ATGAAGGAACTGAATGGTATCGTATTTGGTCAGATGGCTGGATTGAACAAGGCGGAACAACTGGATTAATAACATCAGGAGATTCCTATAATTCTAAAACAATTACATTTAAAAAATCATTTACAAATACAAATTATACATTTACTTCGTGTGCAAATAAATATTCAACTGAAAACGGTTTAGGTACTGCTTATCCGCCATTTATTTTTACTAAAAACAACACCTCTATTATTATTGGAAAATATTCGTGGACAGATGGTATTGATTGGTATGCCTGCGGCTACTAAATAAATTTACTCATTGCAACAGTAATAGATAATGCATACGCAACAGCGTGTGATTTTTTATACATATATCCAGTATCTTCTTTAATCCATATTTTATCAATAATTGAATCCCACCCATTGTTTGTAACTTCAGAAATTAAATATTTTTTAGCAGGACGAATAATAGCAATAAACATTGCTAATTTATCAACAGAATCAATTTTTGGTAATTGATTTAATAATGTAAAATAATTATTGATATGTGGTAGTTGTTCAACAATATCTTTTTTATATAATAAATTCCAATTTGGTTCTTGTTCCATAACATTAAAAAGTTGTTGTCTATCATCAAAAGAATCATAAATGGAATTATGTAAAAAATCTATTTTTATATATCCTAAATCTTCTTTGGCGTGTTTATAATCTAAAGATGCTAATCCTGTTAATCTATCATAAGGAATATTACAAAAATAAACGCCAACGCCGTGAGGATTGATTCCTTTATCATTTATTTTAGATGCAGGAATGTGATACAATTTTTTAATAATTGTATCACGTGTTTTTTGGCTCATATCAACGTCTAAATCTGGAATATTGTATTTTATTTTTTCCATAACCAATCTCTCAATCCAAGTAAACTTCCATATATAAAAAATAAAGGTAATGCAATCGGAGATAGTTTCAATGCTAAATTTATTCTTTTTTCATTTTTAAATAAAAAATTATCTGAATAATTAGAATCTAAACAATCAACTGTAAGTAATGCCATTGCTAAATAGGAACACGCACAATACATAACAGTTGAAAAAATAAAATTTAATAATTCCAAACTCATTGTTAACACTCCAAGAAAAATTTAAGTTGATTTAATTCAGTAGATGATAACACAATATCAATTTTATTTACATAATCAAAATTTAAATATTGAATATACTTGTAACTAATTTTTCCATTATATAACGCAACATATAAATCATAGGGAGAAATTGTTTCAAGATTTTCATTTATTTTTTTAAGAAATTCTTCACTTCTTTGAATTGCCCTCTCTTGTTCTTCACTATGCAAATAATCATATAAAAAGCAATGATATGTATGGTCATCAGCCCATTTTTTACTTTCTATCATATTATTTGCAAGCCATTGAATATATTGATGTGGAAATAAAGTATCAATAGTTTTTAAATACTCATTAACTGTTACAAATGTTTTATAAAGTGGTGAATTAATAAAAGTTAATTTTTGTTTTTCAGGGTCTTTTGAAATTCTTGTTCGTGAAAAACACATATAATCAATATAGCAATTAAATGCACCATAATCAAAATTAAATATGCGTTTCTTTTTTTCGCACATATGTTTTTGAAATCCTGTTTCAGTTTTTAATACCTTCCCGCAATATTCACATTTAAACATTTAAATTATCCCAGCTTTTAATTTCCCAATCTGTTGCTTTAATTTCTTCTTCTGTCAATGGTTTTAAAAATCCATTATTATCTAAAATAGAATTATGTTCATCAATAACAATATAATCATATTTTGCCGCTGATTTTCTTTGAACATAACCAGAATTATCATTTTTCGTTTTCTCAAGAATTTCTTTTAATGTCATATAATCTCCTAAATTTATTTCTATAAATATTGTATATAACAATTTTTAGGAAAAGTCAAGTATTATGTTGAACATCGGTAATAAAATACGTTTCGGACATCAAATTTATAATGTATTAAAAATTAAAAATGATGATATTTTAATTGAAAATAATAATATTGTTAATTGCATTTCAAAAGAAGAATTAAAGAATAATCTTCAAAAAATTTCTTTTAAAAAACCAAGTAATTTAACTGAATCATTTAAATTATTAAATGAAAAACTTAATGTTTCATTAGTATATGAAAATGATTATGTTAAAATTATTGCTCGTCCAATATTTGAAGGTTTTGGTGCTTCTATATATTACCACGGTTCAGATGAAAAAAACATTAAAGAATTCAATACAAAATCTATTTTTTGGACATCAGAAATTGAGTTTGCTAAAAATTGGGGGAAATACATTTATAAAGCACAATTAGATATTGGTAAATGTTTTATTTTTAATGAACGTTCACATTTTAATTGGCTTCTAAAAAAAGTTGGTAAATTTTCTTATGAAGATGCAAATGGTAATGAACAATATTTTACTAATTATAATGAATATATAAAATCACCATTAAAAGATAATAACTGGGAAATTGTTGAAGATTATACAGATGTTATTAAAACAGCTTATAATTCTATGCAAGTTACTGAAAATGGGACAAAGAATTATGCTGTATTTGAAAATAAACAAATTAAATTAATAAGCAATGCGACTCCAAGAAATTTAGATGAAGGATATGTTCAACGAAAATCTGAATTTGCAAATACAGGTGTTATGTTTGATGATGATTATATTGAATTTGAAGTTGGAATGTCTTACATTGATGAAAATAATATTAAATGGACAATTACTGATATTAAAACTGATGCTGATGGCGACCAAATATGTATTGTTGAAAGTGAAGATGGAAGATATGATAGAATATCAGCGTTAATTTTAAATATTGATATGTTTGATTTAGATACAAAAAAACCAGTATTTGATGAAAAATATTTTAAACAGGAAGATATTAAAAAAGCTAATAATATTTCTGAACATTCTGAAATTATTATCTATACAAATGATAAAAAATATACAAAAATATATGAATGTAATAAACTTGATGCAATAAAAGATTTTACAAGTAAATTTAATTTTTATAATGCATTAGTTCCACAATATTTAATAAAAAATGGTTTCTTAGAAGAAAGTATTCATCACGCATCTCAATGGAAAGATGAACAAGGTGATGACGTTTTTTTCACTATTTTAAAAAATCCTACTAAAAAAGAATTTAATGATTTATTAAAAAATTCCAAGAATAAACAATTAAGAGCAATTGTTGGTCCTAGTTTTAATGATGATATTTATGTTTGGGATGCATATTACGGAACTCACGATGATATTTTTAGAAGATACATTTATCCAGTTGATAAAAAATTCAGAGATGGTTTTGCTAATGTAATGTTTAGAAAAAATGATTATGATATTTGGGGTTTTACATTTAGTGATTGGTTTAATAAATTAGGATATAATTCAAAAGATAATTCTACAAATACTATTCCAAAAGAAAAATGGGAAGAATTATATGCCGATGACGATTTAGGTTTATTAGATGAATCAGTTGTTGAAGACAAATATAAAAATCAAATCAAATTAGATGATGGACAATGGTATCATCAAAAAATTATAGATAACTGGTTTGGAGAAGGAACATTTAATAAAGTAAATGTTGGAGATGACATTGATTTTGAAAATAAAAAGATTAATTCAAATAATTCAAAAGAATTAAAACAAGAATATTTATTAAATGATAATTTCTGGAAATGGTTTGGTAATTCTAAAGTTGTTGATGTGAATGGTAATCCATTAATTTGTTATCACGGAAGCAATGTTAATATTAAAAGATTTGATAAAAATTATTGTAGTTTAAACACAGGTAATAATGAAGAAGGTGCATTTTATTTCACATCAGATAAAGATGCCGCTCTTGATTATTCAGGTGAAGCTGAAGTAAGAGCAAAAGAAAGTGAATTTTATGATAAAGGTATAGACAAAGAAAAAGATTGGTATGCTTATGCTAAAGAAATTAGAGAAAAGAAATTAGAAAATCCAACTATTAACCCATCATTTCTTCAAATTGAAAATCCTTATATTTATGATTTTGAGGGGGGTATGCTTAACCATTCTGTTCGTCATACCATCATTGCAACATTACAAGGTAATGTTGATTTTAACAATGATTTATTTGATGAAGATTTATATTATGATATTATTAATAAATTAGAAACTTATGATGAAGAAAATGATGAATATATACAGCAAGAATCATTTGATGGAGTAATTTTTAAAAATGTACTTGATAATTGTACACCAATGGGTGGTTCAAATAATATTATAGATGAATATATTGTTTGGAATCCTTCACAAATTAAATCTGTTTATAATAAAGGATTATGGTCTCCTTATTCAGAAAATGTTGATGAATGTTTAAATGAAAATGTTGAAAATAAAAAAATATCTGAAGAAGATGTAAAAGAATTTAAACAACATTATGAAAATCATAAAAATTTAGTTAATAAATATGCTTCTAAAATAAACAAACAATATCCAAATCACGATGCTGATAAATTTTCAAAAGAATTATTAATTCCTTACATTAAAGGTTTTATTTGGGGTAAAATGAATTGTACTGATGAGGAATGGAAATCATTTAAAGTAGCTCAAGAATTACATTATCGTAATAATGCTCATCATTCTTAACATTGGGATAAAAATAGTTATTTTAAAGCACCAGATGTAAGAGGTAAAATGCCCGATGAAGCATTATATGAAATGTGTGCAGATTGGTGTGCTATGTCAGAATATTACGGAAATACACCTTTTGAATGGGCTGATGAAAACATTGGTAAATTATGGAAATTTGATGAGCATCAAATACAAGTTATTTACGATACATTGCATAAAATGTGGGATTCAAATAATACTATAAAAGAATCATTACAAACAATTGAAACTATTCATACACCAATTTATATTACAAATAATGTTTACGATGTTATTAAATTAACTAATAAAATTCCTTCTATGAGAGTTTTAATTGATACAAATAAAAATTTATATATTATTGGCAATTCTTTATTTAATATACATAATCAATTATTTGATTATGCTATTCAAGCAGGTTATTATAATTTTAAAAATCAACGTGAAAAAGATGAATATTGGGAAAATCTTCCTGCTATTTTAATTGATGAAAATGATTATTTTTCTTTTGATAGAAAAAATGATTATTTTGATGATATGATTATTTGTAAAAATTTTGTTGTTTATTATAGAACTGATGACTTTTTAGATACAAAATTATATAAACTTCTTATTGAAAAATATAATGGCAAACATCAAATTAATGAAATGAGAGTTTATGCTGGTTCTCCAACACAGTATGAAAAACCTTCTTTGATTGCTATTGGTTCAGGCGAAGGAAATCAAGCACACGGTTGGGGATTATATTATGCATTAGATAGAAAAATTGGCGAAAAATATGCTAAAACATTTTCTGTAAACAAAAAAACATATTTTAAAGGTCAATTAATAAAATGGAATGATACTGGTGTTTATCTTGGAAATAAAAAAATAAATCAAAAAGATAATGAAACATTATATAATTTTTTTGCTAATGTTACATCTTATACTATTCCAGATTATAGAGAAGAATTGAATTATTTAATAAAAGATTACGAATTAAGTTTAAAACATTGGAATTCTATGGGTAACAATAACTCACAAATGCTTGAGAATATCAAAAAAAGAATTAAACAAAAGAAAATTCAATTAAAATTATTAGATTATATTAAACAAGAACCTTCTTATGTTTATACTTGCGATATACCTGAAAATGGGTACTTATATGAAGACAGAACTTTAAATCAACAATTTCCATCTATCAAAGATAAATTGTATAAAATTAATAACATATTTAATTTAGAATTTGAAGATACAGATACAGGTCAAGAAATTTATTCTAAAATGGTTTACGCTTTTGAAACTTCTAAAAAAGCATCTATGGTATTACTAAAATATGGTATTAAAGGTATTACTTATGTTGGTGAACAAGATGGAAGATGTTTTGTTATATTTAATCCTAAAGATGTTCAAGTTCTGGATGTTAAAAGATTTAATTTAAATGAATCATTATATTTTAATGAAGAAGTTTATGATGAATATAGTGAAAATTATATTCAATTAAAAGTTTGGAAAAATCCTTCGGCAGAATGGATAAGAAATACTTTTAGTAAAACAGAATATGGAGCTTTTAGATTTGTATATAATTCTCAATCAAAAACATTATATGTATGGGATGCTGGCGTTGCTATGCACGGTGCAGTTATGGAATATGCTGATGTTGATGGTGATATTGTTGGTACATTAGGAGATAACAATGAAGTTTTAGTTTGGCCCTATATTTCAGAAGATGACGATATTGATGATGCAATAGAAATTACAAAAGAAAAATTTGGTTGGTTTTTAAAAGAAATTTATGGAAATATTGATACAATTAAATGGGGTGCGAATGATTAGAAAGAGGAGCAAATGCTCCTCTTTTTTATTCAATTGGAAGTGATTTAATTTCACTTGTTGCTTTTATTTCTGGTTCAAATTCAATTGTTAAAATACCATCTTCATATTTAGCTTTAACAAATTTCAATTTTTCATTTAATTTCCACATACGTTTAAATGAACGAGTTGCAATTCCTTTATAATTATAATTCTGTTCTTTTGAATCATTTGCAACTTTATTACCTTCAATTGTTAAAATATGGAAATCTTCATCATAATTAAGTTCTAAATTATCTTTTCCATATCCAGCACAAGCAACTTCAATAAATGTATGGTCAATGAGAATTGGGTCTTCATTTTCTGCGGCAACATTAATCGCCTTTGTATAAACATTATATGCAGGGAAAGAATCTTTAATACCTCTTTCATCAAGCATTAAGTCAAACATATTTAAATCTTTAAAAAAATCATTGAAACCAACAAAAGAATTTTTGTTATTAAAAAAATTATCATAAATTGACATTAAATTATTTGTCATTTTTATCTCCTTATAAAAAGCAAGTTAAGTTCTTGTAAAGACCCATAAGGCATCCTTACAAGAACTATTTATTGCACATTTTTAAGAATTTTTCAATTTATATTTTAAATAACTTATCATTGCATCACGATAAAGTTTACCAAATTTTTCACCTTTTTGTTTACTTAAATCTTCTTGTGTTTTTTCTGGTAAATCTTTTAAAGTAATTCTTTCCATTAAAGAAAATATTTTTCTCATTTTTGTCGTAATTGCATCTGCTTCATCTAAATTATTCCAAGCTGTTTGTTCATTTTCACCTGTCCAATCAGCATAAAAACAATCAATATATAATTCCAAAAGCATTTGTTCTTTAAAATTATTTGATAATTCTTTAATCATATCATATTGTTTTTTAACATTCATTTCATTAAAACGAGCCATACGCATATGATTTTTACAAAATGTTTTTGCACAATTTCTATAATTATTTGGAACTTTTAGTCTATCACACAAAGAATCAATTTCTGTTAATCCTCTTTCATCGTGTCCGCTATGCTTAGGTAAAATGTCAACAGGAGTTGTACCTTTTCCTAAATCGTGGCAAACAACGGCAAATTTTGTTAAAGAATTTTCATTTTTAACTCTTGATAAAGCAATCATTGTATGTTTAAAAGTATTTCCAGAAGGATGATATTTTACTTGTTCAGGTGTATTAACAAGTCTATATATTTCTGGAAACAATACTTTCAATGCACCACATTGATTAAGAGTTTCAAAATATTTTTCAGAATCATAGCCAGAAGATAATGCTTTTTCAGTTTCTTTCCAAACTCGTTCAGATGTTAAATGTTCAAGCATACCATCTGCAACCATTTTTTTAAATAATTCCATAGTTTCAGAAGCAATATTAAAATTTAATTGAGCGGCAAAACGACATCCACGAAGTAATCTTAGAGGGTCTTCTATAAATGTTTCAGGTCTAACTGCACGCAAAATTTTATTTTCTAAATCTTGCTTACCATTAAAATAATCAATAACTTCACCTGTTTCAATATCCATAGCCATTGCATTAATAGTAAAATCACGCCGAATTAAATCATCTTCAAGAGTTACATTAGGAGAAAATTCAAAAGAAAAATCTGTATGTTTATTTCCTGTTTTTCTTTCAGTCCTAGCAAGTGCATATTCTTCACTTGTTTTTGGATGAAGAAATACAGGAAATTCTTTACCAACTTGTGTAAAACCAAGTGCAAGCATACCTTCAATAGTTGAACCAACGACAACATAATCTTTATCGTGTGGTTTTTTATTGAAAAAATAATCTCTTACTGCTCCACCTACTAAATATACTTTCATTATTCCCCCTTTATATCTTCTTTATAAACTTGTTGAAAATATTTTACATCTTCAATAAATTGTTTTTCCTTGTCCTTATCACTTATAGGAATTAAAGTAAATAATTCAGCAATGCATTCATTTACTGCCAAAATATAATTCAGAATATTCATTTTTAATGGATTATCTAAATAAATTTTTCTCAATGGGTCTTTTCCATAAACATCACACGAAGCACTTGCTTCTTGATATTTTTTTACGTGGTCTTCTCCAATAACCCGAATCATTCTTTCAAGACATTCATTAGTATTATATTTCATTATTTTCCTCTCATATTTTAAACAATTTTTATTATTCTTGCATAGTAATTCTTACAAATTCAGGATATTGTTCTTTAAATTTCCAATAAGCATACATTATAACATCATAAGCATTTCTTTCATCTGCAATTTTTTGGCTTAATAAATCCTTTCCCTCTTTAGTTTTTTCATTTTCAATTTTCATATAATGATGTTCTTTAATACTTTCTTTTGTAATGGCATCACCAATTTCTTGCCATTCTTCAATTTTAACAATTGTATGAAATTTTACAAATAATTTTTCATTTTCAACTTTAAAAGTTGCAATATTTTTAGATTTCAAAAAATCTTTATTAAAATATATTTGCCAATTATTTTTTTGTTTTCCTTTTAATTTATCATCAAAAAAATATACATCTTTAGTTTTATCAGAATTAGAAACTATATGAATATAATCAGTATGTAATGCCATAATATTATTTCCTTTTTAATTATTTAATACGTCTAATTTCTAAATATGGATTGGATTCATCCATAATTTTTTCAAAAACTTCTAATTCATCTAATTTTTTAATGAAATTTTTAGATTTTTCTTCAATTAAAATTGAATATGGTAATTGAAAATTGCAACCATCTTCTAAAACTAATAAATCAAAAATCTTTTCATTACTCATAATTTTTTCTCCATTAATTAGTAGTTTTAAGAAATTGACGAACTTTTTTCCAAAACTGTTTTTTACGAGCCTTGCGAATATGTTTCCACAAAGAATCTTGGTTTTTCCATACAACAAGTTTCTTTTTCATTTTATTTCTCCTAATCAAACTGTCTTATAATTGACATAATTTCAAATAAGTCAATAGGTTCACCACTAGAAATAGAAGTTTTATAAAAACTTCCATCTCGTAAAATATATACATCTGTTGTTCCATTGGTTAGATTACATTCATATAATCCATCTTCTAATAATCCATTCCAAAATAACTCTGTTAATTTTTCGTTATATTCATTATGATTATTAAGCATTAATTTTCTCCAATAAATTAAAACTATTATGAATATAACATATAAAAATTACTTGTCAATAGGCATTTTTAACATTTTTTAAAAAAGATGTATCTTCAATGTGATTTCGTATAGTTAAATAATCAACTCCTCTATCAAATAATTCATCTTCAAAAACTCTAATTGCTGAAATAGTCATTCGTATTAACGAACGTTCTGTAAAACCATACTTTTCAATATATTTTTCTTTATGAATAGTCATTCTTTTTTCCAAAAATTTAATAATATTCAAAATATGTTCTGTACTAAGTTCGTCAAGAGTATAAATTTCTCCTGATGCTGTTTTCCAAGTAAATGTATTAATCGTTTGTGTCATTTTTATGTCCTTTTACATATTCTAAACATTCAATATATGATTTTTCAAATGCTTCATCTCTTAGTTTAAACCATTCATCATCAGTAACAAATGAATTATGTTTATCATCAATATATCTTTTATAATTTTTACTGGATACATCCCAACCCCCAAATACTTGAGAATACAAATTAATCATATTTTTATAAAACTTTGACCCCAAGCAATTGCCAGCCACATAATAAGTATATTCCCATACAACTTTACTACCCCAAAATTTTAAATCATTACAAAAATGAAGTTTTCTAACTTCATAGCAACCACCCCAATAAGAACCTTCTTCTGTTTCAGTATCAGCAAAAATTTTATATCTATCTTCAAATATTTGTGAAATGTGTTTTAATGATTTAATTTTAACATCTTTAACAGTAACAATAATATCGGTTAACATTTTTTTGATAATTGCAATTTTTTCTTCAAAATTTTCATCAACACAATACCTTCTAACGGCTCTATGTGAAATAACATAACCTTTAAAAGATATAACATTCATATCTGCAAGTTGTCGCATCATTATACTGTTCAGTTTAACTTCTTTTTCATCAATCAAATTATCTTTATCATCATAAACAATCCAATCGCCATCATAATAAGTATATTCATAATTTGGATGATTTTTAGAATACTCAATCAAATCATAAACTGTTTTAATATACATAATTTTTTCTTTCATAAAGTTAATACTAATCGTATATTAAAACAGATAAATTATTTGTCAAGCAGTTTTTTTATAATTTTGATTTCCTGAATATTTTTTAATAAAATAGTCAATTTTATGTTTAAGTATATCATTAAAAGAAGTATTATAAAAAATTGGTAAAAGTATCGTCTTTGCATCAGGATTTTTAACTTTGGAATGGTCAGATACTCTAACACCTAAGCGTGTGCCATTCTTTAATACAAAATAAGTATATTGAGAAATTGATGTTGCAGATGTTTTCCAATAAATTGCTTTTAAATTATATTTAGATGAAATATAATGATAAATTTCTTTATTTAAATTTTGAGCGTGTTGAATTACCAATTCAATAACTTTTTGTTTATATCTATCAGCTACGGCTGAACCATTATCCCATATAGTTTTATTTGCATCAAAACCATATTTTTTCAATGCATTAATTTGTTTATAGGTATCATTAGAAGTTTTATTTTTCTTTTCAGCTTCTAATAAAAATTTTACTAAAGAATTTTCTATAATTTCATTTATTTTCATACTAATATTTATAAAAAAGGAGATGACGAAAGGTAATCATCTCCTTTAAAAATTATCCAGATGCTATGTCCTCTGGCATTAGGGATTTATTAACACCCTGTTATGAACATCAATTTTAATCTCCTCTTGTATTATTTGCTTTAAAAATTGAAAAATACAAATAATCGTCTATCAAGCGAACTCTTTTCCATAACCTCTTTACAATCATATTTATAATATATATAAAATCATTTGTCAAGACTTTTTTTATAAAAAATATAAAAATAAATATTTTTATGAGTTATATATATGTAATTGGTACAGAAAATCAAGTTAAAATTGGCTTTTCAAAAACTCCTGAAAAAAGATTAAAACAATTACAAACAGGAAATATGAATAAGTTACAGTTATTTTATAAAGAAGAAGTTCAAGATTCTAAAGTAAGAATTATTGAACATTTAATTCATAGAGATTTAAAAGATAAAAAATCTTGTGGCGAATGGTTTAATATATCTCCACAAGATGCAATATCTCATTTACAATTTGCTAAAATTCGCTATGATTCAGATGATGATTTAGAATTTTATTGGAAAAACGGTTTACGAATTATTTAATAATTTTAATTGTTCTTCAATAATTTTATAGCAATCATTATATAATTTTTCAAATACTATTAGCCATCTATTCCAATAAAACATACTATTAGAATCAATAGTAGATGATATTTTATCAAATTTATCTTTTTTAAGTTTCCATAATGCTTTTAAAAATGTTTTCTTTTCATTAAGATATTTTTCAGCAAAATTTGAAGGAAGTTCCGTTACCAATCGTAAGTTATCATTATAAAATCGTTCAGATTCTACAATATTTGAACAATTATCAATAACATCTGCTAACTTAATACAGATTGCTTCAATTGGAGCTTGTAAAGTATGTTGTAAATCAATTTTTTTCCTATATGCTCTATTACCCATTTCTGGTGTTGAAACATTTGTTAACCAATATACCAAATTTCTAACATATATTCCAAATTTTTCTTCAATTTCAACAAATGTTGCATCTGTATCTTCAACCACATCGTGTAAAATACAGGCACAAGATAATGCTAATTCTTCACTACGGTCAAAATATCCATAAGTTTCAGCAGTATTCATATGTTCATAAAAAATTTGTTGTACTCTGATTGGATGATTAATATAATTTTCATCTGTATATTTTCTTCGTTGGTTTAAATGCTTAAAATAAGCATATTCAAATGCTTCATCGTATTGAGTATCATATAACCAATCTTTATATTCATTACTCATAATTATAATCCTTTAAAATATCTTTATTTTGATGAATATCTCCCAGTAATTTAATGTTTGTTATTAATTTATCAATGGCAAATGCTGTATTAAATTGTTTATCAATAGTTTCAATTCCTAATGAATTAAAATCAGAAAAATATTTAATAATACCAATATATTCTGTTTTTTCATCCGACCATTCATTGATATATCTTGTTACACTTACAATATCGCCTTCATAAAGATTTTTATTATCCTCATCAATAAGTGAACAACCTTGTTCTAAACGAACAAAGCTTTTATCAGTATCTTTAAGAGAAACTCTTTCATTATAATTAATCATATCTTCTTCAATATCATATCCAAAATTGAATACACTTTCAGAATTTAATAAATCATAATAATTAAATTTCTGTTCAAGTTCATCCCATAATCTATATTTAAATCTATTATTCACTATATTCCTCTAAACGTAAATTAATTGGTACTTCATATACTGTTAACCCATCTTCCGAAACTTTAATCAAATCATATACCAATTTATAATATTGATATTGTTTTGGATTTTCAGGTAATTGAATATATTGCCCACCATTTGTTTTTTCAATTAAATCATTAACATTAAAAAAGTAATCTTCTTTCTCATTTGTTGACATTTTCTTTTGATGAATAAAACCAACATATTCCCTGATACTTCCGTGTTTATCAATATAACGATTTTTCATACATTTATATATTTGCATCTTCATCAATTCCAATTACTTTATTACAATATTTTTCCACAATTTTGTACGTTGTTTCAGATTCTTCATAAAATCTATCTTCTGAATTTACAATTCCTAATGCCCATAAAAGTTGGATAAACCTCATATCTGGACATCGTTCAATAAATTCAGAAATTTTTGAAACTATTTTTTTATTTTCATCATATCTCGTCATTTTCTTGATTTCTCTCTTAATACTTCCTGTCTTAATCTTTCAGCAATTTTTAAACTTTTATATTGCTCCTTATTTTTATAAATTGCATTAAGTCTTTCTTGTTTTAAATCAAACTCTCCTTTTTGCTTTTTTAAAATTTCATCTTGAAATTCTTCAACTTCTTCGTATTCATATTTGTCTTTCATTTTCTTCCTTAATTTTTAATAAATCTTCTTTACTTTTTAATAAAAAATCCAATGGCACTCTTAATAAAGGTGAACGATTTAATTCACCTTTATCATCTATATAATTAACCCATATATGTAACAAAGGTGCAATCGGTGCAATCTCAAAAAATGCAAATGTATGCTTTTCTGTTTTAATAGGCTGACTTATTCCTACATAAAAATGAGAACAATTTTTAAATATCTCATAAATTTGTTCCGCTTTATGATTCAAATCAGTATGATTATTATATATTTCTCTTAAATCAGCTATATTTTTCATACTATTCCTTTTCAAATTTATTTTTTAACTTGATATATTCTTCATACTCTTTAGTTAATTGTTCTTTTTCTAATTTTTGTTTTTCTTTTTCTTTTCTTTTATTATATTCTTCAATTTGTTTTTGACGAATATCTCTTAATTCTTGCTCATTTTTAAATATGTACTCCGAAGGCAAATAGATAGAGTGATAATAAGTATCGTGCCAACCATCTTCAGCACTTCCTGTAATTTCAATTGTATTTGTTAAAGTTCCATCTGAATTAATATGTTTATTAATATTACAAACTGGATACCAATATTCAAATTCATCATCTTTTTCTTCACCATCTTCATCAATATGTGGATGATAAAATATTTCCCAAAGCAAATCAATTTTTTTATCAAATTTTTCATATAAATAATTAAAAATTTTAAAATCTTCAATTGTTATATTGGACATTTTTATTTCTCCTCTTATCTATGAAGATATATATTATATTCTTCACACAATTTTTTAAATTCTTCTTGTTCTTCATCTGTTACTGCAACAAATAGATATGAACAAGTATGTTCAACTCGTGTACAAGTTATCATTCCAAACTTATCAATAGTATCATCAACAATTTGAATATTATATTTGTCAAAATTTCCAATATCAAGCAATTCTTTTTGTGCTTTAAATGGGTATGTTGTATCAATAACTTCTCCATTATAATGACAATAAGATTTATTTTTAACATTAGAAACAATTTTTTTAATTGAATCTTTAGAACCTTCTAATACAACAGTTGTTCCAAATCCTTTACCTTCATTAAGCCAATAACTGGTATAAGGTTCTCCTTCAAATGTTTTACGATAATTATTAATAAATTGTGCAGAAGCGTGTGATGCTTGTGCAATTGCTTTTCCAACATTCATTGATGGCAAATCATTTCTCATTAAAATATATAAAATTGTTTTTATCATTTATTTTTCCTTATGATATATGTTAACAACAATATAACAAAATAAAAATAAATGTCAATAGTTTTTATCTATATTTAGATTTCTTATGTTTTAAAGATTGATTATATAATCTGTTTTGTAATTTAACTAAACCAAGATAACGATAATCAGATGCTAAACTATCAGCTATATTATTATAATGAGATAATTTTGTTCCATCGTGAACGTGACCTTTAATTTGAAAAAATGTAACTTTTTTTGATGTTGTTTGTAAAAAATCTTGAATAAAATCTAACGCAGTTTGTTCAAATTCATCTTTACCTGGTGATAATTGACGAATTTTTCTTAAAGCATTGGCGGAATCAGAATAAATTATTAAATTTTTATCTTTTGAATTATCAATAATTTTATGGTCTTTAATATATTTAATGGCAAAAGCTATTGCTACAACTTCTGCCACATTATTATCCACACATTTATCAGTATATGCACCTATTTGATGCTCGTGACCATTATTCAAAATGACTGCACCGACTCCACTCATCCTTGGTTTTAAAGAGTGACTACCATCGGTGAATATTTCCATAATAAGTCCTTTGTATTATATATAAGTATTTATTTTATAGTTGAACCTAAAAAATTTTGAATATTTTTAATTTCTTCTTTTGTCATTCTTCCATATTTCATTTGAATTTCTTTTTCAGTTAATCCAAAAAAATAATCTTTAATTGAATTTAAAGTTTTATCTGTTGATGATTTAGAAATAGGAATCCATTGATGTTTATTAAAACCTGTTTGACCACAAGTACATAATAATTTAAACTGTAAATCTTTATATTTTGATAAATTCCAGAAATACATATTCACATTATTATTAATATCCATATTATATTTCTTATGGTCATACTCATCAGCAACTGTTGACATCCATCTTGCTAATGTGTATGGTTGAATTTCTTTTTTTTGTTCTTCATTTAAAGAATCAAAATATTGATAATTCTTTTTATCAATTTGTTTAATTACATCAAAAATATTATTTTTATATTCTTTTACCATTGCATTACTCTATAAACATTTATGCTTATATTATAATATATTTTAAGATTTGTCAAGTTGTTTTAATTTTTCTAAATCTGAAACTTTAATATATTTAACTGGTAATTTGTTAACTAAATTATTAACGTTTTCCGCCCATTGTTTAGCTTGATTATTAGGGTCAACATTTGGCAATTTTGTTTGGTCAAATTTAATATTAAATTCATCTAATGCGGCATTAAATGCCCAAGAACAACCCATTGTAGATACAGCTTGCAAAGTTTCAGGAATTCCTTCTAACGCTTTTGCTGTTTCATTTAATGCATCAGCAGTTGCAAGCATATCTTCAGCAGTTGGCTTTAAATTTTTTATTTGATTTTTAGCAGTTTCAATTTCTCCTTTAATATCTGGGTCTGGAATTGGAATTTCTTCAACTTTAGTTGTATATAAATCTAAATTAGGAGTTGTTTCAGCATTAAATTGTTCTTTTAAATTTGTTAAATCAACTGCTTTAATAGCGGATGTATAAGGTTCAATAAATTGATAAGGATTCATATATAATGCATAAATTAGTCCACCCAATGCTCCAATTAAGCCAAATAAATTTTTTAATGGTTCAGCAACAATATTTACAATTGCTGTACTTGCAATTGTATTAACAACGTCTCCCATTGTTTCTGCAACTGATGTTACCGTTTTTATAGAATTAATTAAAGAAGTTAAAGGGATTGGTTGAAGTGTCATTCCACCTTTTGTAAATGGCATTAATTTATCAAATACTGGCCCTAATTCTCCAAATAATTTTATCATTTGATTTTGAGCCGCAATCCATTGAGCATAGGCTTGACTTTGCAATGAAGGTGAATATCTTACCCAATTTGGCTTTTCAGAATCATCAAAATTATCATATACCGACTTATCAATTAGTTGAATATCACTAAATGTATCAGTATCTTTTTCATTTCCTTCTTCAAAAATTAATGAATCATCTCCATTTGCCATTTTTAAATCCTTATTTTAATAATCCTGATTTTGTTCCAGAACTATCAATTGTTAATAATTGATGTCTATTATTTGCTGATTTCAAACTTAAATGAACCCAGCCACTATTTGGGTCAGAAGATAAGTTAGTTGCAAATTCAAGAATTAACTGGTCAAATTCTAAATTATCTCTAATCCAAACAGCTAAATCATAATTATTTACACCTAAAACCTCAATATCTGCCGCTTCACCTTTACAATGCTGACTTGTACTTGCTCCACCAACAGCAACATTTAAAGCTGTTCCTCTATATCCACTATTAATTGTTAATTTACCAAATTGTTTATAAATAGGCTCTAAACCATTAATTGCTAAATATCTTAATTTTTCAATAATATCACTTGGTGGTGTATTATTTATACCTAATTTAGATGCAGTTGATGAGTAACATAAATCTTGCAATGTAAAATGTTCAGATAATTGCAATGATGGAATTGGCGAATTTTCTGTTGATGCAGTTGGTAATGGTGTTGTTTCAATTTGATTTGAAATAATAGTTGGTGTAGTTGTATAATATTCTGTTGTCGGTACTTTAAACGAAGTATCTAATTCAGGTATTGTATTATTTCTATCGTGTCCACCATAAGGTTCAGCAGTAGGTATTCTTGAAACAATTGTACTAATTGTTTCACCAATTTTTCCAACTTGTTCTTGTGGTTGCTCAATAACAGGGTAAGGAACTTCTGGTGAAGGTGTTAAAGGTATAGGTTGTGGTGCAGGAGTTATACCAGCATTAGTTGCATATTCAGCAATACCTTGTAATGTACCAGAAAATGTACCATTAATTTGTGCAGATGCAGATATAAATGATTCAATATTACCAATATTTGTATCTATTTCAGGAGCAGTAATAATACTATCAGTATCAATGCGTGGGGCAGATACATTTATATTACCAGCAGATTCTACTGATATATCACCATCTGTTTTAAAAGTAAAACCTTGTTTAGCTTCCATTTTTATTCTTCCGCCAGAATGAAAATTTATATCACCATCTGTATTAGCCGAAATTCCTTGTTTAGAATAACAATCAAGATAACCATCATCTGATAATTCTACCCAAACAGTTCCATCTCGATTAATCATATAGATATTACCATTGTCTAATATTAATATTTGAGTTCCATTTCTTGTTCTAAAACGAAATCCAGAATCATATCTATAAGAATTTTCAATATGAGATGGGTCTTTACCATTATCTCCTTTTAATCCCAAAATATTTGGGTCAGTTGTTTCAGTAAGCCAATTTGTTTTATTATCTGTTTCCAGCCAGCCATCATCAATAACAAATGAATGTCCTGTTGGAGATGTATATCCAGAACACATACTTGGAGATTCACGTTTTGAACCTGCTGTTGAGATACCTCTTAATTTATCTTTATCTAATCCTTGTCTTTTTAACGCATCAATTATTGGTTTATAAGGTGCTTGATATTGTTCTTTTCTATATGCTAAAACATCTGAATTAACATCAGGATTGGTTGATTTCATATTTACTTCACATAATGCATCGTGATTATCAGAAGTGTATGCACCTGGAATACCTGGTAACATAAAATTCATATTAGGATTAACTGGACAAGAAAACCAATAAGGATTTGAGTTTTCACCAGAAATACAAGCATAAAAAATAAAAACATAGTTACCAACATATGGCATTGGATTCCACCAACCAAAACTAACTGGAGCATCAATATTTGTTTGATTTGGTCTAACAGGCGTTGTTCCATATGAAGGAGAAGCATAATATGCTGTAATCCAATTTGTTGGATTTGTTTTATCATTATTAGAACTTAAAATCCATACTTTAATTTCTCCACCTCGTAAAATCGAACGTGTATCCATAACTTCTGCCATATAAATACGACTTTTATCAAAAGTTCTATCACGAGATTGTTTTTCAGATTGTGTTAAATGAGTATCTAATCTTGCCATTATTAAACCTTCATAAAATTACTATGCATAAATGATGCGTGTATTGCACCTTCAATAGTTTGAGTAAATTTACCATTTTCAAAATAACTTGTTACATATAAAACTTGATATATTCCAGAAATATCAACAGCATTTTCTAAATCATATAAACCATTTCCATTAGAATTTTGTTCAACGGCTGTTTTCATATCAAATACAAAATATTTAGCATTTGACAAATTCATCATTGTTTTAATATCACCATTAATATTTTTTTCAGAAAATAAATCTAACCAATATGGGTCTCCTAAAATTTTAATTTTAAGTTGAATTAAATTTCCTGTATTATATAAATTTGCAAAACCTGCTTTTGCACAGTTATAATCAATTGAACCTGTTTTTGAAGCTGTTGTAGCTGTACCAAATGGGTCATTCATTACAGTAATATTTCTTGTACCTAATAACTTCATCTTTTCTTTATTACTCAAGCAATGATATATATCATCCATATATAATCTTTTATCTGAAGCCAAATATCTAACATTTCTTAAATTTTGATAAGATGAATATTCATCAAGAACTTTTTTAAATGCTTCTTGATTAGATAATTTTTCATTTTCATTCTTTTTAATATCAATTAAATCTTGAACTCGTTTGGCATTTTCAAGAGAAGTAGTTATGTTTGGTGTATTAGCAACAGTATCAGCTAAATAATTTTGTGATGAATTTAAATACCATAATTTATCAATTTTTGTATTTAATTCTAATACACTTGTATCTTCTCCATTAAACAAATACTTATATCTCTTTTTTAATCCATTAGTTATTTTCATATCATTTAATGAATCAAGTTGCATTTGTTGAATTGTTTTATTATATGCATCAATTGCCATAGATGATGTATCATTTGGATTATTTTCATATGCAAATTGCTTACTTGTTTCAATAAACCATTTTAAAAAATAATTTTTTTTAAAAAATACATTCATCGTTAATTTATAAACTTCACGACCTTCACGATTAATTAATGGTGTTGCATTAAAAATAACTTTTGCAATTCTATCTCTTAATTGCGGTGAAAGATGACATACTTCTTGAAAAACATTTTCTAATAAATCATTATTATTAACTTTATAAACTATTTGTCCTTTATTCGCAGTATCAATATTTTCTCCAACTTTATCAAAAATACAATCTTTAAAATTATTAAAAGGAGTATATTGTTTACTTTTTTGAGATGTAGATTTTGGTAATGCTGAACCAATAGGAATATATTTTCCATTTTCAGTCATTGAATATAAAGTTCCATTATTTGATAACTGCCCATTTTTTGTATTTTTATATGTCCACTCATATCCGTATGTTGAAGTTAAATCCTTTTCATTATTAATTGTTGATTGATTATCTTGATATTGAGTAGTATCTTCTAAAAATTCTTCTGATGAATATAAATTAATAGTTACAAAATCGCCAGAAGGAAAAAATTTTTTTAATTCTGGATGTAAATTAAAATATTGTAAATTAATTTGTTCTTCTAAATTCTTTTTAAAATCTTCAACAGTTACTGCTTTTATTGGTGCAATATTATTTAACAAACTTATATCTTTTGAAACAATACCCATTGATGTTCCAACCATTTTTATTTGCCAAGTTGTTCCTGAATCCACGACATCTGATTCACAACTTGTTACAATTGTACTATAAGTAATTAATCCACCAATAGGATTAATAGGATTATTTTTTGGTGGTTCATAACCAGTAAACCAAATATCAATAAAAAATGGAATTTGCATAGGATTTTCATATCCTAATAATTTAGAAATTGCTGTAATTTTATTAAATAATGAACAACCGTTAATTTCTTTAACTGTCATATTCATATTAATATTAATTGAATTATCAGAGCCAACAACACCAAATGCATTTTTCATTGTAAAACTATCTAAAGAATAGTTTGAACTTACTCCTGTTTCCATTATAATAATTTTAGAGCTATCAGGAACATAAACCGAATTAGAACCTGTTTTATTTTGTTCAATAATATAATCTTGAATATCGTGAGGTACCATATACCAACGAATATTATAAGTTACATTATCATAAAATTGTAACAAATTAGGTTGGTAATTCCATTTTTTTAATTCTTTATCAACTTGCTCATCATAAAAAGCCATAAATTTTTATCCTTTAAAAATAGGTCATTAATCTTTCTTTTGTTGGACAACGAATAATTAAACCTTCTTTAAAATCAAATATTGGGTCTGAAATCTTTTCTCTATTAAAATATGAGAATATCCAACTTAATCTGGCTGAACCATATAATAAATATGCTAAACCACCTGGTTTATATTGATAATCACTTGGAATTAACATAAACATATCACTTGAATCTTGTGGAATATCAATAGGTTGATAATAACCACGATAAAATTGATTAACAGGTGTATTTGTATATAAACTATAATCACTAAATTCTACCATTTTTTATCCTTACCAAGTCCAACCAGCTCTATCAAAACTATATTTTCGGGGTGTCATTGCAAATCCTGCTGAAACGGAATCATCTGCATATACATTTGAATTACTTTCAACGTCTTTTTGAATTGAACTTACTGACATATTTTTTAAATTCTGTGTTAATTCATCATTTCTTGTTCCATCATCATTATATGCAACTTTTTGTACACAATTTAAAACAGAATCGGGAACTAAAATAGTTGTTCCGCCTTTATAATTATCTAAATACATAACGCCCATTTTATAATAATCTAAATCAAAACGTTTTTTGTATTTTTGTAAATTTGGTTGAACTTCTAATTCAATATGCATTTGTAATTCAACTGGTAACCAATTCTTTAAATAGAATCTATCATTTTTATTAACACCTGTTGCGGTTGGTTGAGTTATAATTTTTGAAGTATTAACAGGAATACCATTAATATATCTTGTTTCAGATGTATTATTCATATTAATTTTATCACCATATCCAGTATCATAAAATTCTCCCGTTACTGAATCAGTATATAATTGATTAATACTCTCAAATGTTGATAAATTTAAATTTAATCCTAATCCAACATAATCTTGGTCATCAGGTAATGTATAACTAAAAGATTTAACAACAACTGGTATATTATCTAATAAATTATTCCAACCGTTTAAATATAAAATTGGTGGTGGCATACCAGCAACACTATTATCTCCACGATTATTTGCTGTTTCGCCAAAATCACATTTTGTTACTGCACGAAGAAACCAAATAGCAGATAACATATGTCTTGCCATTTCTTTTGAATCCGCAGTAAAAACAGCATCAATGCTATAAGTTGGTGGTGGAGTATTTTTATAATGGCTCACCGCTAAATTTGAATGAATAATTTCTGTTCGTTCATAATTAACTTGGTGATTAATTGATATTCTTGGTGTATATGGAAATACAATACCAACAGTTGGCTTTAGACATTTATATAAAAAGCCATAAATATTTGAACCATTATAAGTTCTAGTTTCACTTCCTAAAACATATCTAATTCTATCAATATATTCTTCATTATTTTTTGCTAATGGAGATACATTTAAATATACTCGTTTATCTGTAACTGAACTTTCATAATGACTATGATTTGCTCCAGTATAACGAGGTTTTGTTGGCTGTACTGGTATTAATGGAGTTGGTGTTGTTTTGGTACTCGGTTTTTTACGAGTTGAGTTAATAGCTTGCTTTTTAGTTGAAGCTATTTGGTCACAACTAACATTTTTATCTATTTGACAGTATCCAATATTTTCATATCTATAATAAACCATTAAAAATCCTTATAACTATAATTATATTTATAAGGATTTTCTTTAACCATTTTATTCGTTTAATTTCTTTTTTTACGAGGTCGTCCTCTATTTGCAACAAATCTTATTGCTTCTCCAACCCCTTTAACAGTTAATATCTTATCATTATATTTGGCAGTTTTATCATTATGTAATATAAATTGTAATCCATCATACAACTCATATCCTTCAAATTCAACATCTTCTTTTCCAATAACATCAGTTTCAATATCAGTTTCTAAATAAACTTCAATAACTCTTTTTGCTTCTGCCATATCATATGCTTCTAACAAGCATTCAATAGGCATATTGCTAACTTCTTTAATCATTTTATATGGAACTGGAATTGGTTCTTGACTACTGGTAATTGGAAAGAACAACGGCTGAACACCAAATATAATCTCTTGTTTATCTTTATCAATGTTAATGGATTCAATTATCCATTCATCTGTTGAATGTTTAGATAAATTATCTAAACAAATATGAACATTATTTACTTGTAAAATACCCCTTTCAATGAGTTTTAAAGTTTCCTCATAACTTAATCTTCTTTCAAACATTTTTTCACAACCTCAAAATTAATAATATTGTTTTTAATTGATAATTTTATTTTATCATTTTTATTGTATTTTCCAAATACAATATTTTTTGCTATTTCATTTTTGATTTCATTAGTAATAACGTGCTTCATCGGTCTTGCACCATCTTTAGATGATTTAACCTTTGAAATGATATACTCTATAATATCATCATTAAAAACAAAATCAATCTTTTTTTGCTTTAACATTTCTTTTAATTCATTAAGAAATTTTTTACAAATTTCTTTTAACACATTTAATGGTAAATCATTAAATGTAATTACTGAATCAATACGATTTCTAAATTCAGGCAAAAAGCTATCTTCAAAATCCTTATCAGATGGACTTTCATCAGTATTACCAAATCCAATACGAATTTTATGACTATTATATGACCCAACATTTGAAGTCATAATTAAAAATACATTTTCAAAAGATACACTTTTACCCATTGACGATGTTAATTTACCATTATCCATTACTTGTAAAAGTAAATTATGAATTTTCGGATGAGCTTTTTCTATCTCATCAAGTAATAATATGCAATATGGATTTTCATCAATTGCATTAATTAATAATCCATTTCCTGCTTTACCATTGCCTGCATCTTTATATCCTGGAGGGGCACCAATTAATTTTGGTACAGAATGTTCTTCCATATATTCTGACATATCAAAACGTATCAATGGTATATTCATTGATTTAGCTAATACTTTACATAATTCTGTTTTACCCACACCAGAAGAACCCTTAAACATCAGCGAAGATGCTGTTTTATTTGATTCTCGTAAGCCAGACCGAGAAATGATTACAGCATCACTTACTTGTTTAACAGCTTCATCTTGACCAATGATTTCTTTTTTAAGGTTTTCTTCAATATGCTGATACATATTTTCTTCAGTCTGGGAAACAGTTGATAATGGAAGATTTAACATTCTAGCAATTGTTTGTTGAATTTGTGGAACATCACATACACATTCATTAATATGCTTACAATATGCTCCTGCCATATCCAGTACATCAATAGCTTTTTCAGGAAAATGTTTTTCAAACATATATTTTTTTGTTAAATCCAAAATTGAATCTCTTGCTCTTTTTAAATATTTTATTTTATAAAAATATTCATATTTTGATGAAATTTGAGCAAGAATTTTTTGTGTTTCTTCAAATGTTGGCTCATTAATAACTAATTTATAAAATCTTCTGGTAAAAGCTTCATCATCTTCCATATATTTTCTATATTCTTCAAATGTTGTTGCCCCTATAAGTTTTAATTTTCCATCAGTTAGTAATGGTTTTAATAAATTAGATATATCAATTTGCCCAGAATTAGGAGATGAATTACATACTGTATGAATTTCATCAATGAATAATATAATATTTTCTTTTTTCATCATAATTCTATACAAATTTTTAATACGATTTTCTAACTCACCTTTAATACCAATATTTGACATTAAAGATAATGTATCTAATTGTAAAAATGTTGTATTCTTATCATATGTTAAATAATCATAAGCCAAACCTTCAACTAATTTTGTTTTACCTACACCTGAATATCCAACCAATAAAACATTAGGTTTGTCTTTTCTTAATAAAATTTGTTTTATTAAATCTAAATCGTCTGTTCTTCCAACAATAGGAATCCAATCAGTAGATTTAACTTTTTCAGTTAAATTTATTGTAAAAGATTTCAAATATTCTTCTTCCGCATTATTTTCATTGGTTTGATTATTGATAATTGGTTTGATTCTTTCTTCAATAATAATATCAGCGGTCAGTTCTTCAAAAACTTCATCAATAAACTCTAAATTAATTCCATATTTTGTTAAAATAATTGTTGAAATATCAGTCTTTAAAAATAAAAATGCTCCTAATAAATCAATCCAATGTAGTTCAGGAATAACTTTTATAATATCAGCACTTCCTTTACTGCATACACTCACATATGAAATGTAAGCACTTATTAAAGGACTAATTTCCATTTCATTTGGGTCATCTTCATCAGTTAACTTTTCAATTTTATCTGAATTAAAAATGAAATCATTAACTTCTTCAACCAATTTTTTATATTCTTCTGGTTTTTTATTATTTAGAAGATTTTTAATATAATCAAATTGTAACAAAGCCGCTAAAAAATGCACAGGTAATAATGTTTTAGCCTTAGATTTTTTAAGAAATTCGGTAGCTTGTAACCCTATTTCAGTTAACATACTTTGTTCATTTAATTCAATTGACATTTATATTTTTCCTTCATTCTAACAATATCTTTTTTATCATTATCATCTAATGTAATAGATTTAATTCTAAATTTAATCTTAACATTTCCACGTTTTTTTCTATCTTTTTTCAATGGATAACCAATATTTAACAACATAAAAGGTTGTTGAATATTATTAATTAAATTTTTAGTTATTTGAATTTTCTTTTCTTCACCAAATAATTTAAATGTTTTGATATTTTCTGTTAACAAATCAAGAGGAGTAACATCAATATATTTTGTAATAATTATATCGCCATTCCGAGAATAAGTAATATTTTCATCTTCGTCTGGTTTAATATTTACAGAAACAATATACTTGTTACCATTATTATCTTTAATTAATACATTATCTTGTTTATAAAATTTTGGTGGTATTTTAATTATGGCAGTTTCGCCATTTTTAGAATTATAAATTACCTCTTTTCCCTTAAAAGCTTGAGTTGTAGTTATATTGATAACAATTGAAGTTGGCAATGATGATACTATTTTTTTAGCATTATCATATTCTTCTTTCAATTCTATAAATTGCTCTGCATTACCTGTTACTTTATTATCTGGATGATATGTTTTACTTAGTAATCTATAAATTTTATTTAATTTTGTCAGGGATTTTATTTTTTTTAAATTAAAAAATGACATACTTATACCTCTATTTTGAGGTCATCTTAAATCATTTATTTTTTATTGTCAATCTTTTTGTTTTTAAAATTCCAATTTTTTCTTTCTTTATTAATTTCTGATACAAATTTTTCAAAAAGAAGTTTCTGTTCACGATTTATTTCCTGATTTTTTAAATAACATTTATAATTTTCTTTATCAAAACCAATAAAAATTTTTTCATCAGGGTTTTCAGGCATTATAAATGTACAAGGAATATTTGCTAAAATTAATGGAGATTCAAGCTGTGGTAATTCTGGATAAACAGTTTGATAAACATATTCAGTTTTAACTGTTGTACAGGCACATAATAAAATAGCTAATAAAATAATTAATATTTTTTTCATATTAAACCTTTAATTATTATATATTTCGAATTTTTTATTTTTTAAAAATTCATAAAATTCATTCATTTTAGGAAACATTTTTTGAATCATTTTTTCTAAACCAATATTATAAATATCATCAGTATATAATGTTTCACCCGCAGATGTTATATATACATCTTTATCTTCGTCATAAGTTAAATTTTCTTCTATGGCTATATTAAATATATCATCATAAAATTCATCTTCTTTATTATTTAAGAAATAATATCTTTTAATTAAAAATTCACCTATAGCACCATATTGAAAAAGAGTTAAAGCATCTCTATTCATAACTATTTTTTCTGTTATATTTTTAATATTTTTAATATTCCCAACAACAACTTCTTCTTGTTCAGTTCTTTTACCATAAAAAGTATCATTTGTACTATTATAATCATATGGAACTATTTTATATTTTGATTTTAAATTATCTTTATTAAAACAAAAAACAACAACAGGATTAAATGTGTTATCTAAATAATAATTTTTAAAATAATATTCATCTGAATGTTGTAAAGCGAAACTTGCTGAATAATCAAAATTTCTTGATGTTGATACACCAATATAAGATTTACCATTCACAGGTGTTGTTTCTGTATAACCTACTATAAGGTCTGATTCAAAAATTTTATAAGCATTAAATAATGATGTTCCGTGAAATAACATATTTTTTAAATTACGTGAACGTTCCAAATAACCAGATAAGGATATTTCATTTAGAATATCTATACCTGATAATTTTAATATTTCATTAATTTCTTTATCAAACATTATATTGCCCCTATCATTTCAATGACAACTTTAACTGAACCTAATTGTTTATTTAAATCTTCATTGCCAATATTTTTTCTTAATCTTTGATGAAAAATATTTCTAAATCCATTAAATCCAAAAAATAATTTATATAATTTTTGTATATCAATATATTTAGATTTATATTGTTCAACAATATCCATCATTTCTTCTAAATCTAATGGATTGATTAACTTAAATTTATCTGGAAGTTGAATACGACTACCAACTGTATATAATTTTTTAACAGCCATTTTTAATTGTGTTATTGGAATATCTCCACGAACATTTTTATTTTCAAATGTATTTGATAAATTTTTAAATGCATCTACTAGCTTCTCACCAATAAGAGAAACAGTTTCTCCAAATGATGCCAACCCATATTTTCCAGAAATAAAATCTCTAGCAGAAATTAAAGATTCATCATATGATTTATTTTTATAAAGACTATCAATATATTTTAAATAAACTTTAGATGTATCCATATCCATTCCATATTCATCACATTTAATTAAAGCATCTTTTAATTTATCAGCTTCTTCTTTACTATATGGATAATTTGCAGAATTTGGTAAGCACCAAACGCTATAAAAATTACTCGGATGAATTTTATATTTTGATTCATATATTTCATACATAATATCATATCCACGATGATGTTCATCGGAACGAGCAATTGGAATAATAGTATTATCTTTTAATGAAATCATTACATATCCAACTTCATCATAATCACCAACTTTTAATTTTTCACCGCCACTATTATTTTCTAAAATTCTCGCTTTCCAATTTTTTATATCTTTCAATGAATTAGTTATTTTAAAAAAATTACTTGGTATATTTTTAGGTAATTGAAATGTTGTAAAATCTTTTTGCTCATTAATAAGTTTAATATTAGATAATTTTAATACTTCATTTAATTCATCTTCATAGTCGTTTTCATAATAATAATCATTTATATCAAAATCTTCATCATTAAGTTCTCCATTGTAATAATAGTCTAATGAAGGTGGAAGTTTTTCTATATCTAAAATTTTATATTGTGAAGGATAAAAAATACATATCAAAGTTGATTTTCTATCATTATAAATAGCAGAATCATATCCTTTTTCAATTAATTCTTCTCTAAAATATTCATTCATATTACTATCTGTAAATTCCATTTGAAAATCATCATAATTTTCAATTTTGTAAGGATTATTAAAAGTTAATTCAGCTTTATATACAACGGGAATTTCTCCCTCAATTAATCCTTCATCCCATTCACGTTTAGCATATGATTTAGCTTGTTCATAACTTGTTGTAAAATACAAAGCAGAATCATTATACATTTTCAATTTACTTGTTTGACTTCCGTGATATGCAATTATTTTCATTTTCTACCATCCATAATAAGTTTTATAAATTAATTCATCCAAACCATCATCAATAATAACAGGTAATTCCTGCCCATTACGTTCAACTATCCCCCAGTTTGCGATTCTTGTCCAATCATTAATCATCATTGGTTGATAATCTGTCATATATCCATATAAATTAAAAAGGAATTCATTTTTTTCTGAATAAACTTCTTCATTCATAAATTTTTCCATTAAATCACTATTATATCTTTTAACATAATATGGATTTTTATTAGGTTTATATATATCATAAATATATTCTATTGTTAAACATACTTCTGCCCAAGAAACACCAACTAATCTTTTAAAATCAGATGGTTTAATTTTTGATGCCAATTCCATTTCAATCCAAGTATAATTATTCTCATCAGCTTCATAAATTTTTGCAAAAATATCATAATTATTTCTACCCCAATCAGCTTCGTGTTCATTTTGAGCAATACCTTTTTTATTTTTAGCTATTTTTAACGCCTTTTCATCATCAACTCTGTAAACAATTCTGGAAGAACCTGTACCTATTTTTTGCAAACGCTCATCACAATATTTTTTTCTTCCACTAAATGTTGGAATACGAGAAAATTCTTCTAAATTAAAATTTATTGGATAAGCCATTTCTTCTAACGGTTCTTCAACGCCAGCCATTTCTAAAACAGTCTTCATAAATTTTGATATTTCCATATTTATATCCTAAAAATCCCTATAATGATATTTATTACAGGGATTTTTATATTTTTTAATATTCACCGTGCCACATCAACACTCTTGATTCTTTATCATAAAAGAATTTCCAATTTCCTTCTGGGCAGTCAGTATAATCATAATTTTTTGAATACAATCTATTGCCTTCACCATCTTTAATGACCATTTTTCCTTTGTCATTTTTAGAAATTAATTCAACAGAAAACAAATACTCATCAGCATTTTTATTAATCCATTTATTCATAAAAATGCAAAAGTCATTCAAAAACCAAACAGTTTCAGCATTTTTTGCAAATGTTTCAACTCCATCGGTAATAAGAATTGGATTAATCAAACCGAAACGATAATAATTTTCAGTTCCAGTAGCATAAGCCATCAGTTCATTCAATTCATCAGAAGTTTTCATTTTATTAACCTTTCATTGTTGTTTTTGATAAGGTTAATATAACATATAAAAATTACTTGTCAATAGGAAAAATCAATTATTTTAAATTTAATTCACATTTAATTTCAGGATTTAATGAATTTTTTGCCATACATACTTCATAGTTATTAATTTTCATAAGTATAATGTCTTTATCCTCATTAAATGTCAATTCATTAACTTTATTATTGAAATCATTAATATATTTAATAGATTCTTTTTCATTATGTTGAAGTTGAACTTGTTGTTCAATAGAAATATCTTTAATTGTATTTAAAGTATCAACTTTATTTTCTAATTCAGATTTTTGAATTAAAAGAGTTTGAACCTGTTCCTTAGCCTTAGATACTTCATCTGACATATATTTAAATCCGCCATAAATTCCAAAACCTAAAGCAATAATTATTAAGTATGGTAAAAGTTTTAAAAATAATTTCATAATTAATCCTTAATAACCAAGTGTTTCTCCAAATATAGATTCATTTAATTGAAAATCTTTCATATTATCATATTTTTGTGAAAACCAATGATTATTCCATAATAAAGGTACTTTTTCACAATATTTTAATTCATTCTGTCTACAAACAACATACATTTTATTATCTATTATTGTAAAATATCCTGTATCATATCCATCATATTTTGTATATTTTTCAATATCATCATCCCAAATTATTTGAAATAAAGCACATTGTGCATTAAATAAATTATCCTCTATATATCCATCTCGCCAATAATTACCATCTTCATTAAAATAACTTTGATTCCACCCTTTTGTAGAATATAATTTTGTATTAACAAGAATATAATTCATCATTTGTGTATGAACAAATTTATTAGCATCACCAAATACATATAATCTATTTTTTAAATCATAAATTACTCTAACAGGTATATTCTTAAATCTTGCATTTATAGTATTAATAAAAATATTTTCTGATTTTGTATAATAAATTATCCCATTATCTGTTTTCAAATATGATTCATTAATTATATTACCTTTTACATTTAAACACTCATTTGATATTTGTGTCAATGATTGACTACCGCCCTCAATAAATGCAGAAGCTAAATCTCCACGGTGATGCCAAACATCTAAACATCTATTAACTAAAACTAACATTTGTGAAGCTGACATATTTAGCTGATATTCATCTAATATTTCTAATAATGGAGATATACCATAATCACTCCAAGCATCAGAACCATCTGGCAATTTACACCAATCATAAAAACCTTTTTTATCTAAAAATTCTGAAAATATAGAAAAATCATCTTCACTAACGTTTTCTAATTCTGGGTAAGCATTACGACATTCTTCATATGGAAACCATTGTGTATGTCCAGCTAAAGCTGTCATTGAATCTAAAATCATTGTATTTTTAAAAATAATTTCAATCCATTTTTTAATTTTATTTTCAGGAAATCTAACAATTTCTCCCATTTTCATAAATTCTGTAAGAGCTTGTTTATATTCAGTTGGCTTAATTAATGGAAACCATATATTTTCATTTTTATTATATTCAAACTTTTCTAAAATATTATATGGTTGATAATCTTCATATATATCATATAAATCAGAATCATCTGTCCAAGATTCATTTATTTGAGTTACACCAGCTATTCGTAATACTTCATTAATAGTATCATTATAATTATCTTGTTTATCAATATTTCTTGCAGATTTAATTAATTTCTTATCTAATAATACATAAATTGTTTCATCAGATGGCGTATCAAAAATTAAACAATTATAATTATTATCAATTAATGCCTGTGCTTCTTCATTATCTAAATCAATAGGGTCAAATTCTCCTTCTTCATCCCCTAACACTTCCCACAAATCATAAATATCAGCAACATTTAATTCATTTTCATTAATTTCAAATTCAACAACAGAATCATAATATTCATTTGCATAATTTATATCATCGGTAGTCCAAATATGATTGCTTCCTGATGGTATTCCATAATTATTATATTGACTATTATATCCTCTATATAATTTCATTTTTTTATTCCATCATTAAAATTTTATTATGTTTAATTAAAAATACATTGTTATCTGTTGTAATAATCTCATAACCAGGAAAAGCATTTTCTAATAAAGATACCTCACCATCATCACGACTATTTAATGTTTCAGAACTTTCAATAATTTTTTCTAATTCATCTTCTGTAATATAACGTTTTGGAGTATATTTTCTTATCCAACCATTATCATTAACTAAAAATGGTTGATAACTTTCTTGTACTTCTTCTTGACTATTTTCTTTTTCATCTACATTCGCTGTATCTCTTAATTTACTTAAACGAACATATTTTCTAATATTAGTTAATGATAATTCAACAGGTTTATTCATTTGATAAGTAGAAAAATTCCAATCTTTATTATCAGCTACATAATTTATTGTATCAATCATATCTAAAAATATTTTAGGGAAACTATCATTTCTTTCTAATTCAACAAAAATAATATATTTGTTATCATCGGTTAAAGAATCTGAAATTTCAATATCTCTAATTTCAATATAATAAAATTTCTCAATAAAATCTTCTAATTCTTCAGCAGCATCTAATTCATTAACAAAAAAAGCAACAGTAATATTATCTTCATCAATTTTTGAAGTATATTCATCAACACTTACATAAGAAGAAATTAAATTGGCTAAATCTTTTTCTCTTAAATCTTCACATAATTTCATTTACTATCCTTAAATTTCATCACCATTTGATACAACTGATTCAATATTTTCATCATTATCATTTTCATCATCCAATTTCTTTTGAATGGCATCTAAATCATAAACATTATCATTAATAATGTGTTTATTTGGAATCAAAATATCAATTAACCATATATCTTTTTTCTCCATAATTGGTTCATATTTTCCTGTACGAGTATTATATTTAATATCTTTTTCTGTCTTATATTCTTTAGGAAGATATTCATATGATTCTTTATATTTAACTAAACAATCATATTTTGATAATAACACACTTCCTTTAATATCAGGTTTTTTATCACGAGGAGTTTTTAATATAATATTAGTAAAATGTCTTAAAAATTTTACTTCAATAACTTCGGCATCAAACCAATTAGGAAAAGCATATACATTTAAAATATCAAAAAAATCATCAATATTCATTAAAACATCTAAATAATTTTCATTTTTATATATATCATTAATAAATTGATATTGCTGTAACAAAAATAAATTCATTATTGTTCCTTATCTTTAATATAAAAGTATTTATTATATTATTTTTATTCATTTACTTAAAAATCTCCTTGAAAAATCCAAGGAGATTCTTAAATTTAGTTGTTGTAAAAATTAACAAAAATATATATTACTTATCTCCAAGTAAAATAATACCTTTGCCTGTTAATTCTTTTTTCAAATATGCTAACTGTTCAGGCATATCAAAATAATAAGTTTTATTATCTTTGATTTTTATTGCTGTCAAACGGTCATTATCATCTTCTGAAATAACAAATCCTTTTTTACCAAACATTTCAATAAATGAAGAATTTTCTTCTGGTTCAAAGTTATAAGGTTTAAATGCTTGGCGAACTTTAGATTCTAAATCCATTAAGACTGCTTTTTCAGCAGTTGACCATTCATAATTAACTGATTTCATTACAATATCACCAACAACTTCTTGAATTTTTTCACAAAAAGAATCACTATCATAATAACTTTCCATACCTTTAGGTAATTCCATATCAAATTCTAATTCTTTATTAGCATTAAAAGCAATATTTCCAACTTTTGCTATAACTTGTGAAAATTCTTTATCTTCTAATTGAATAATAATAGTATTTTTATCATCATTAATTAATATTTTGTATTTACTAACCATTAGCATTCCCTTCATTATCTGAAATTAATGCATTGTTAGATACTTTACCAAAAATTAATGTATCTGATGCCGCACAATATTTAATTTCTTCCACATTAATATAAACAATTAAATTAAATGGATTTGCTTTGTTTGGACGATTTAACAATGGTGAAAATTTAACTTTTTCAACGCTACATCCCTTATAAATTGAATGACATTGATTTGGGTTTGATAAAGATAATTCAAAATCAAATGATGTTCTCATTAATACATCATATAACTCTCTTTCTACTGAACCATCTTTCGTACTTCTTAAAGTCAATATTAATATTTTATCTGATGCAGACCAGTTTTCATTCATCATATCAGCATAATTCTCAACTGTCAAATCAGGCAACTCCACCATAAAAATATTATCAGGAATGACTTGTAAAGTCTGTTCATTTCCAAGTTTAAATCGTGTACTAAACTTATTATCCCAATTATATTTTTCTTTTACTACATCCTTATCCATTCTCTTTTTCCTTTTTCATAATAAGTAAATTTATTATGAAGTAAAAGAAAAAAAGATGCAATATTATTATCACATCTTTTTAATATTTTTTAATCCTTTGGCAATGGTAAAATATTTTTCTTAAATTCCGTTTGTACTTTATTACTGTCTAAACTTTCCATAATTTTAACTATTTCGTCTTTTAATTCTGGATGTTTTTCTAACAATTTTTCATAAATTAAATAAGCAACATAACTATTTAAAACATTTGGCATTACTTGTTCAATATAAGTTGAAATAGTTTTTAATACAAATATCTTATATATTTGCTCATTATGAAAATCAATTGTAACATTTAATTGTGGAATTTCTCCTAATTGTGAAAACATTTCATTGATAGATTCTTCAGCAAACATATTTATTTTAGCAATTTTAACTTCATACATATTTTTTACTCCAAATCCGTCAATAATGAAATAGATTCTATTTTAATATCCTCATAATCCCAACAATCTTCCTCACACCAATCAATATCATCATAATCATATTTTTGCTGTCTAATAATATTACGAACTTGTTCTTCATCTTTAGCGTGAATATTTAAGTATCCAGTACAGTTACCCCTTCTAACTGCACTTAGTTCAACAGAAAATTGTGGTAAATTATATTCCTCTCCATCGGCAATACCAGTTCCAAAATATGGGTCAAAATTTTGTTGTATATATTCAGCAAATTCGCCATAATATTTACATACTTTATTTTTATTATCAAGATATTCTTTCCATTCTTTATTATTCATTATTCACCTCAATATTTTCAAATTCTTTATATTTTTCATCCTCGTATACATTACCACCAATATAAAAATCCAAACCTAACTCATTAATATATTTGATTGAAGTCAAATCAAAATCTGCATATCCTTCCAATAATTCAACTTCACCAAATTCTCTTACAATAGATTCAAAGTCAGTATCATTACCATTTTCATCAATATAAACAATAAAATCATTTTCAAAAACAGCTAAAGCACCATCTTCATATACAAGCTGATTTGGTTCAAATCTTTCAGAATGTGAAAACAAATAACCAATTGTTCTTTGTTCTCCATCAACCATATAATAAATATCATTGGCTGTTGAGGTATTTTCAGGATACAATAATTGTTTCTCTTTAGAATCATAAAATCTAAATTTAACAGGCTTTTCTCTAAGCATTTGTAAAATTCCTTATCATATAAATATTTTTTGTTTTCTTTTCTTCAATATTATAATTAAATCGTGAATAAAATTTAATTAAAATATCTTCTGGTGTTCCATAACAGTTTGAAATTAAAAGTTTGCTATTCATTTTATTTTCATCAAGCCATTTACAAAATTCTTCCATAATTACTGTACCAATTCTATTTCTACAATATTTTTCTGGAATTATAAAATTATTTAACCATACCAGTTTTTCATTTTCCCATATCGTTAAATCAAATTTAATATGAAATTGTTTAATAAAAGGATGATAAAATTTCATTTTTATTTTCCCATTGCAACAAGAATTAATGAATTAGCTTTTACTTCAACTTCTGAATTTTCAAGCAATTCACTTTCTTCATTACTATATAATGACATATCAAAATCTCTTAATTTACCTCTATGTTTAACACATTGAAGTCTGGCATTTGCATCAAATTTTTTATCTGCAACAACGTGATAACCATTTTTAGTTTCAAAAGTTTCAAGATAAAATTCACCACATAATTTCTTGACAACATTTAATACATTAACATCTTTTGTATCAACATCAAACATCCATCTACGACCATCTCGGTCAGAAGATTCAGCTAATTGAGTTACAGATGGAACAAGTTTATTAAACATTTTAACCGAAACTTGTGGTTCTTTAACGCCTAAATAAGAATCTAATTGACGATTTATAACATCACGAGCGGCTATTAATGTTTTCATTGTTGATTTTCTATCAAGTGTCATATATAAACGACACTTAAACATTTCAACAACAGTTTTCATATCTTCCTTTACACGCTCAAAATATTCTTCATTATCAACAAGCCATTGACGAACAAAACATTCTTGTTTTTCTTTATCAAGCAAAACAGGAAATTCACCATCTTTATAATCCTTTGCTCTTATTAAAGCAACAAATTTATAATAAGTTTGTTCAGGCTTCCATTGAACAACATTTTTAACTTTATCAAAATTATCAACTATTAACATTTTAATTTTCCTTTTTAATATGGTAAACGATAATTTAATTTGCCTTGGCTTTTATCTTGTAAATGAAAACTTAAAACTTTGGTAGGGTTAAAACGGCTTTCTTCATTTTTAAAATAAAATTCTAGTATGTGTTCTTTTAATTCGTTACCATTGAGATTTTCCCATTTTAATTTTACACGATTTACCTTAACAAGATTTCCTAATTTACTCCAAGTAGAACAAGAATATCCATATTTTGTCCATTCCCATTGTCGAGTAAACCAGTTACCAGTTTCAGATTTAGCAATTTCAATACGACAATTATCTGCATATCTTCTTGAATAAAATCTTACACATTTTACCATTTTTTCATCCACTTAAATGTTTACAAAGAATGTTTTTTAATAAACCAAATCAAGAAATAAATCAATCCACCCAATAGAGCAACTTTTAAAATTTCAGCAAAGAACATCAAAACAACAATAACAATGTAAATATCAACACCAATCATTGCCCATTTCTTTGCTTCATCTGGATAAGTCATCATTCTGTGAAATGCATCTCCACATTTCAATCCAAAATTAGCAACCAAACTTTTAATTTTTTCTAACATTTCTTTTATCCTTCCTAATTTCAATAATGTTATTTTCATATCCTTCATTAAGAATCTTACCTTCAACATTGTAAGTTCTTTTTACCCAATACTTTTCTCCAGCATAAGTTACTGGAGAAACACTTAATGAAAACATATTGTCATTGATTTTATCAATCAATCTTACTTTCATATGTTTAACACCATCAAAAACAGTATCTCCAATATTAACATCGTTTAAATCAATTTCTTTAATTTTAACTTTTAATCTTTTCATAAGCATCTCCATAAATTAAAAATCCTTATGTTCATAATTTAACATAAGGATTTTATTTGTCAAGGGATTTTTTATTTATTAATATAATTTTCTATGATATATTCAACCAAATCTTCTATTTTATTCAAATCAGCAAGCACCTCATCTGTCTTTACTGAATATAATTTATGGTCAACATCTTCATATAACCACCAAGTTATTAAATCATAACCTTCTGGTGTAACCAATTTTTCCATTAATGCCCCAATAACTGAATACAATTTATCATCAATACCTATTAAATCACAACATTTTAAAGCTTTATTAATTCCATCCATATAATTTGAATGTTCTTGCATTGATGTAATACAATAAATTAATGTTTCTTTTAAACTTTTTTCTTTATTAAATTTATTATCTTGTTTCGCGTTATCAAATAACTCATTTATATTAAACTCTTTCATTGTAAAATATATCTCCTGTAATTATTTCATTTGTTACATATAGCAAAAATACTTGTAAAAGTAAAAATATAAACAATAATACTGGTGGTAAATTACAAATTATCATTATTATTGTCGGTATTAAAGCACACAACATTATTAATAACGATATTAAATATGATATTATTTTTCCCTGCCAATTTATTCTTTTTTTATATTCAAATCCAAAAATTTTTGCAACCCATTCATTAAATTTAACAGTATTATTTTTTGATTGATAAATTGATTTTAAATAACGAATTTCATAATTATTAAAATAATATCTGATATTTTCTTCAACATCAACCATTTTTTCAACACAGGACATTTTATATTTCATTAACATATTATATAAATATTGCTCATCATAATCACAATTTTTTAAATCTTTTATCAAAATGTTAACAATTTTTTTATGTTCTTTATTCATAAATCTTATCCTTTGAAATTTTAAGGGGGGTTGTTCCCCCTTAAAAGAAAGTTAATTATTTATTTTCTTCAATAAACTTTTCCATATCTTCCAACGAAGAAAATTCATTAACATCAACCAATGGTACAAATTTTTCAATCAATTCAGATTTTGCTTCTTCTTTAATAAGCTCATCCTGATATTTTTCTTTAATTTCATCAATATTGAATGTATTATCAGTTCCATCTGGCATATACAATTCTCTATTTAATTTATTACTTGCTTTTCTCATTTCAACACTATCTTTATTAGATTTAATGATAGCAATATCACTTTTTTGTTTTTCAATAAGTAAATCATACTGCAAATTCTGATTTTCAAACCTTGTAATAGTATCTTCACAATTTTTCAAACAACTATTTGTATCATTCATAATTGCTTTATTTGTATTCAATTGAATAGCATATTTAGCAAATAAAATTTTATCATTTTTATCTTTAGCTTTTTCAAGATTATCTAAAATCTGTTCTCGTTCCGTTGACAATTTTTTCAACTTATTTTTATAACTGGCTCTATTGGCAACATACTCTACCAATGAATCCATATTTTCTTTTCTTTTCATTTCAAAATCTGCTTGTTTCTTCTGCAACAATTCAATTTGATATTCTGCCCGAAGTGTTTTATTAAGTTTAATAATTCCAAATGTTAGCAATGAAACAATAGTTCCAAGGATATTCAAAATATGATTAAACAAACTTTTAATTTTATTCATTATTTTTCTCCATAGTATTAAATTATATACAATATTTTTATAACATTATTTTATCATTTGTCAAGATAAAAGAAAACAAAATCACAATATTTTTTAAAATTTGAAAATTTTTGATAATTTTCCTTAATATTTTCTAAAAAATTATCAATCCCATCTAAATGTATTTTATGAAACGGAAATTTTGTATTTTTTAATTTTCCTTTATTATATTGAGATATACGATATTCATTTATTGCATAAAATATATCTGAAAAATTTTTATCAATAATTGATTTAACCAAATCAATTAACAATTTTTCAGAATTTGATAATTTTTCAAACTTAACTTCTTTTTTAGTTTCTTTAATTTCTGTTTTATCTACCCAAATAGTTGGCTCTGTCGTCCATACATTATATCCATTTAATGTCTGAACAGTATTTGTATATGATATTGGATGATATTTTAAATTTTCATAATTAGAAACAATATATTTTAATTTTTTATCTGATGCAAATAAAGTTAAATCAGATGCAATTCCCATTCCTTTATATTCGTATTCCATATAAGGATTATCATTTTCATAGCTATTAAATTTATATTGATATTTTACCAATATAAAGCAGATACCACAAAAATTAATTGTTGGGTTTCCCCATACATTATTTTTTACATCAGAATTTGTTTGAATAACATCAAAACATACGTTTTTAATATCTTCTAAATCTGGTTTTAGGTAGGGAATACTAGCCGTACCTAAAACCATACGATGTTCAAAAATATCACTTCTCATTAATTAACCTTTAATTATATTCAGTTGTTTCACCTTTACGAAGTTTATATGCTTCTGAAACTGATTTCAAAAATACACGACCAAGTTCTTCAACATATCTTTCATTCAAAGGACGAATAACAACACCTTCTCTAATTTGGTCTTTATTTTTACCAAGAGTTGTTTTACCACTTGTCAATTCCATAACTTTATCAAAAGAATATTCACCAATATACAATGAAGGAACACGTTCAATTCCAAGTTCTTCAGCAAATGATTTACATTCTTCATAATTCAGAAAACGACCCTGACGAGGTTTGCCAACATATACATCAAACAAACGATACCCAATGTGTCCATTTTCCAAACCATATTTCAAATCCTGCATACCATATGTTTCGCCAAACAAAGTCAACATATCAGAACTTTTATACAATTCAGAATTAATAACTTTTTCTTCAATATTATTAAGCTTAAATGCTCTAACATAATAAGAATTTGAGTTAGAAAGATTATTTTTAAAGAATAAACCTTTATCTCCCTGACCCTTTGAAGCAATATAAATATCTTTATTTTCACCAAAAGTTTCTTCATTTACATTACCTTTAGTAAAGATAAAACGAGTTTGAGTTCCGTGAATTTTTTCTGTTACCTCAAACATTTCTCCTTCAACAAAAGCATCCATATACTTTTGAATAGGTTCAACATCATAAGGAACAACAATTTCAGTTCCACCATTAAAAATTTCACCACTCATTTTTGCAGGAATTATTGGTTCATATTTTGTAATTCCAAGAAAATCTGCAACATCTATTCCTTCAACAGCAGGCGTAAAACCAACATATCCTTCTGTTGATTTTTCCTGAAATACGAATTTAGTATTTTCATCATATCCATAAGATTTAACAACTTCATCAACACTAAATCCTTCTTCATATTCTCTCATTGTCAAGCAAGGATAAAGAACACCTTCAGAAAAAATTCCACGAAGTTTCAATGGTTTTACTCTGTTTCCTTCTTTACCAGCAAGAATACCCTTACCTTTTTCTTCATTCCAAAAATCCATTTTCTTAAGCAACCATTCAGGAAGCAAAGCATTTTCTGGAATATAGACAACTAAATCTCCAATATCATAACGGTCAGAACCATCTGGTAATTTATTAGAAATGCAATTATATCCACCAATATTATAAATTGTCAAACGGTCAGCATTAGGATGATTTGCTTTTTTTTCAATTTTAACAACTTTACATTCAAAATTTGCCATAAATTTTTCTCCATAAATATTAACTATTATTTTGAGTTTTTAAGATTATTTTTAATTACATCATTAATTATTTTTTCAAGAATAATATCTTTATTATCAGTAAATTCATTAACACTATATATAAGATTTGAAGGTACTTTGAAATTTTCTGTATTATTCTGCACTCCAAAACATAATATATTATTAACTATACTAATTTCAGAAATAAGATATTTTTTTAAATGTTTTTCTAAATCATTTTTATAAATTAATTTTTTTACTTGTAATTCCAAATTATCTGTTAATTCTTCCAAACGATAAACGCCATATTTCCAATCTAAAGGAATTACATAAACTTCATCGCCAATTTTAAGATTTTTATGTTTATCATTTTCCAATATAAATTTATATTCATCATACATATTATATTCATAAAAATGTTCTTGAATAATTTTTAGAAAATCTTTATATGCATAACAAATAAATTTATCTTTCAAAATTAAATTATCTTGACGTGGAATATAACATAAACTTTTTCCAAATTCTCCATTTGTAACAGTCATATCATATTTAAATAATCTTGCTTCATAAGATAAAATACAATTTTTATTTTTATCAATATATAAAATATGTTGCAAATCTTCTAATTTAGCATACATTTTATTAAAATGATTACTTTCCAAATAACTATTATAAATGTCTACCAGAAAATCTTCTGGTGTTTTTTCAATTTCATTATATACAGGGCAATCATTAGTTATTGCAGGCATATCATCACTTTTTACAGTATATTGAATCATCGTTTTTTCCTCAATTTCAGTTGTTAAATTTTTATAATTTCTAATATAATGTGGTGAAGTAGAATATAAAGTTTTATATGTATTATTATTTTTTCCTGATAATACTAAACATTTATAAACATACATATTTTCTTGTTCATTCCATTTACAATCCACAATTTCTATTGTTTGTTGCATATTTTTATTAATATCCAACTTCGTTCCAATTTTTAATGGATGTTTTAATGCCGAAAATACTGCTAATTCATCACTCATCTTTATCTCCCAATATTTCAATAATATCTAAATTCCCTTCCCAACCAAATGTTTCATCAATAAAATTAACAGATACACCGTCAACAATACTTGCAATGATATATTCTTCATCGGAAATTTCTCCTCTTAACCATTGAAGATATAAATCATTCCATTCTCTTTCATTCCACGGCTTAGGATTAAATGATTTCTCAAATCTTAAAACATTATCTTTATCTATAAATGTTGGAACACTTATAATTATACCTGATTTCTTAAATTTTATTTTAGTATTCATTATTTGATATTCCTCTTATCATAAATTTTTTATCAATACTAATCCCATTTGAATCAAAATAAGTATTAAAATTTGGACTCATTAAATAAAACAATCCGCCTTTAACTTGTTCAATTTCTGTTATGTTAATTATTTGTGAACTCTTTGTATTTGTTTGCTTAATTTTAATTTTCTTAATATTATTATCCATAATTGTTTTAAAAATTCCTTGCCGATAACAACCATATTTTAATTCATTTGATGTTACAATAGAGCTTTTTTTTCTATTACAATCAAAACACATAAATTGCAAATTATTCATTGTATTAGAGCCATTACAAGAACGAGGAATAATATGGTCTTTATTAAAAAACTTAAAATTATCATTATCAGAAACGCACGGAAGTAAAATATAAATTGGTTTATCGTTAATTTTTGATAATGAATCAATTAATGCATAATGTGTAAATGTTCTACCACATTCTGGGCAAGTATCATTAAAAAGTGAAAGTAATGAAATTTGTGTCATAACATTTACAATCATACTATTGTTCATAATAGATACTAAATGCCGTTTATCATTTTTACTTGAAGACAATGAATTTAAAGACCTTGTTGCCAGTACATCCAATTTCTCAAGAGGTATTGTTTTTATTAACTCTCTCCCTTTTTTCTTTGTAATCAATTGAGCAATTTCAATTTCAGCCATTAATAAATTCCTTTCAGTAATAAAAAATGCTCTATACACAAAATATAGAGCATTTATTTTTATTGTCAAGAACTTTTTACCATTTGATAGTAATTATTTTCTTATCTTTTTCAATTTCAGTTTCATATCCAACTTTATTTAACTGGTCAACAACTTTAACAATAACTTCATTAAGTTCTTTATTTGTCAACATAAATACTGATGGAAAATTAATTGAATCAAGCCATACAACTAATTTATTTTCGTTAGTATGTACTGCAACATATACTAATTGTGTATCAATACATTTAATAATTTCATCAATAGCTCTATTAATATTAGTATTTGATTTTTGTTTTTTCCTTAATTCAGAAGCCGTAATAATTTTACTTTCATAACATTTATTATTTTTGGTAACATTAACAGGAGAATCAACCAGCATCTTTTTCTCTTTTTTAGATGGCTTATATTCTTCATTTTTTTCAGATGGCTTATTATGTTCATCATTTAAAAGTGAATTAAGCAATTCATCAAAAGAAGTTAAATCACCAATCAAGTCATCTATATTAACATCATCTTCATTACTATCAACGCAACAAGAACATCCACAATGACATTTTGATTCATCATTATTCTGTACATCTTCTAGCATATCATCAAGCAACAATGGAACGTGCAAAACAATAGTTGTAACGTCATCATTGAATGCATTTTTATTTTCTTTCATTTATTTTCTCCTAATTTTAATCAATAAAAAATTCATTTTCTTGTGAATATTTAATATTCAACAAGCAAAAAGCTTCATATGCAAATGTATAAAAATCAACATCAAATTCTTTTTGAACTTGTTCCATAATTCTTTCACATTCATAAGAACCATTCATAAGTGTATATTTAACTTTTAATTTTCCTTCTTCAAAAATATAATACTTCTGTGGAACAATATTATATTTTTGAATAAAATCAAGTAATTTTTCTTTATCCATTTTTTAACCTCTTTTTATTATTTTAATATAATCGTTAAACAAATAAATGTCAAGGATTTATTTTACTTAATGTCTCCACTTGTCATCATTAATTGATTTATATATACAAAACATCATAAATGAACATATTATTAATAAACCCAAAATAAATTTAAATTCAACAATCATAATTCATCCATAATGTTTCAATGGCTGTTGAGCCTGAATTTGGACTTTCAAAAGATACTTTTTTAAATTTAGAATCTAAAATTTTATATATTTCATTATCATATCCTGATAATAATATTTTACCTTTAAATGTTAATAATTTTTCACACAGTTGTAAATGTTGTTCATCGGTCATCTCACATTCATACAACTGATTTGATAATCTTGTTTCTTTAACATATGGTGGGTCTAAATACATAAACACATTTTCTTTATTATATTTGTCTAATAAATCAAAAATATCTCTATGTTCAATGATAACTGAAGATAAACGATTATGTATTTCTGGCAACTTATCAATCATTGAAAGAAAATCAGATGTCGATTTACTCATATTTCTTCTAACTATCATTGTTGTAGAAAAACCACCGACACCGTTAAAAGATGACCTATTTACATATAAAAATTTATAAGCTCTATCTTCTAAACTTAAATTTGTTTTTAAATCTTTTTTATATTCTTCTCTTAATTGTGCAGAATATACTGCCAAGTCCATTCTTTCTTTTAATTTAAGAAACATTTCTTTATCTGAAAGAACTTTAAATAAAGAATAAACATTTTCTCCCAAGTCATTATAAACTTCAAGAGCTGTTTTATCTTTTTGAAATAAAACAGATGCTCCGCCACCAAAACCTTCTACATAAATATCATACTCTTTTGGAAAATGATTAATAATTATATTAGTCATATATGATTTTCCCCCATAATATTTAATTGGTGATTTCATTTAATGTTTCCTTAATTTTTAAAATTAATTTATATAAAAATTTATGAAAAATGTTTTTATTTTCAATCTTATTTTGTTGAAATAATTTATAATAATCATTAAATATAGATGATTTTCTGGATAATGTTAGCCATCCTTTATTTTTCATAATTTTATTAACCAATATCATTGGTTGATATGTACAAATTAATTCATTATAACATATATCAACTAAATTATCAATTTGTAAACTTAAATAATTTGAAAAATTATAAGTTGGTTTTTCTAAAACATAATCATTAAATTGACTTACTAATTCATTAATATAATCTTCTAAATTCTCACATTTACCTTCTAAAATTTCATTTAATTTATCATAATTAATACGAATTTTAATCTTATTAATATCATTACATATATTTGATTCAATAACATTTGTTGATATTCTTGGAATATATACTAATACATTAATTTTTTTATTTAACTTAATTGAAGCATATGCCGAAAATTCTTTTCTTAAATAAGAAATAAAACGACTAATCAAAATGGAATTTATTTTTTTTCCAACAAACTTTTTATTAATTTCATTGAATAGCTTTTCAATAAAATTATCATAATCAGAAATATCTGCTAAGTATAATGTTGAAACTTTCATATCAAAATCCTATTTGTCATTATTTATATTTTCAATTCTCTCCTTAGCGATATTAAAATAATTTTCATCTAACTCAATTCCAATGAAATTTCTATCCATTTCTTTGCAAACAATACCACACGTTCCGCTTCCCATAAAAGGGTCAAGAATTGTATCATTTTCATTTGTAAAATTTATTAAAATTTTTTCAATTAATGATTTTGGAAAACCTGCTTTAATAAATTTATTTCTTTCACGTTTAATTTCCCAAACATTTGATTCAGTCCCTCTGGCAAATTTTGCACAATCAAATGCTCTATTATATGGTTTATTATTATCAAATACGATGATAAATTCAAATTGACTATTTAACATACCAACTTGCATTGCAGGCTGACTATAACCTTTATCCCAAATAATAATCTCTTTAATTTTATCGGCAAAATAACCCATTAATTGAAATAATGCTATTTTATTACCTGTTATCATTTGTATATTATAAAATATCAAATCAGAAACTTTTAATGCCTTTTCAATAAATTCTTTTTGAAAATTAAAATAATCTTCCATTGAAAGGTCATCATTATAATTTTCATACTTTGTCGAAAATTCTATTTTATGGTTTTTATTATTACACCGAGAAATATATTTTCCTTTCATAATTCTTAAATTCATATTATAAGGTGGAGATGTAATAATACAATCCACCCTACGATTTTTTAAAATAAAGTCATCTAAAGTAGATAAACAATTATCATTTATTAATTCAATATTACTCATTTCCAATAATTTCTGTAAATCCATTTTCTTTAATTAATGTTAACAATTTAGGAGATTGATTAATTAAAGTATCATTATGCGTTACCAACATAATATTTTTATCATTTTTACGCTGTAAAGCATTAACAGTCATCTCAACTCCAGATGTATCTAAACCTATACGGTCAATTACTTCATCCATTGCAAATAAATTAATTTTGCAATTATTTAAAGTTTCCCAAACATCTCTAAAAGCCAAAGTTAAAGCTAATGTTATTCTGCCCATTTCTCCAGTTGATACATAACCATATTTAATACCCATATATTCAATTGTAATTGACATATCACTATTAAAAGAAATAACGTGTAAAGAACCAAGTTGTTCAAGATATTGCATAATTTTAGAATTCAAAAATTCCAAAGACTTTTCTAAAATTGTGGTTCTAATAAATGATGATGGACTGTTTAATAATTTAAGCAATACTTCTTGATGCATTAAATCATCTTGAATATTTTTTAAATTAGTATCATCTAACACTTGTAAATTATTTTTTAATTCTTCAATTGATTTTTCTTGTTGCTCAAATGGATTTGTTAATAATTGATTTTTTAAACTATTAATTGTAACATTCAATGATTCTAATTTTGCCTGATGCTGTAACGCTTCTTGAATATTAGAATAATGAGTAATAGGCTTAATTCCTAAATCAACAATAACAATTTTTTTCTCTTGCTCTTTTAATTCAGTATATTCTTTTACAGTTTCTTCCAATTTAATTTTTAATTGATTTAATTCATTTTCCTTTTCTAATAAACTATTCATATTATTAAAAGATACTGGTTTAAATTCAAAAGTTCTTGGAACAAACGAATTTAAAAAATGATTTGTTTCTAAAATCTCCATATCAATTTTATGATATTCATTTCTTAATTTATCCAGTTCATCTTTCTTTTCTTCTCTTAATTTATTAACAGCTTCAACAGACATTGGATGCCCGCAAGTTGGACAAATATCTTCTTTAATATTTGCTAACTCCGTTTCTTTTTTTTCAATTTCTTTAGCAATTCTATGAAAATTATAATCAAGATTTTGCTCTTTAAATGTCTTTCTTGTTTTATATTGATTTTCTTCAATACTATATTTTATCTGTTCTGCATTTTCAATTTCATTATGCAAAATATTTTGTTTTTCAGTTACAAAATCATATTTTAGCAAATCATTAATTCTAATTTGATAATTTTTTATAAAAATTTCTTTTTCAGAAATTTGCTTATTTAAAGAATCTTTCAGTTGCTGATTTTGTTGGTTCACCCCCTCTTGCTTTAAATAATTTTCAAGCAACTGAAAGTTTTTAAGTTCTTCATCAATATCAATCTTTTTCATTTGAAAAATTTGTTCTTCAGCAATTTTAATTTGTTGTGAAATTCCTAATTCCCATTTTTCTTTTGCAACATTCATATCTGAAATTTGCTTATTAATTGACATTAACAAACTATCATTTTGAGTTTTAATAGTATTATATTTAAACTGTTCATTATTAAGTGAATTTTTTGTTTCTTTAATAAGAGCCTTTAAACACTCAATCTTTTCAGAAATAATATTAATTCCTAAAATATGCTCGATAATATTCTTTTGATTAGCAGTTGTTTGGTCAGTAAAGATAGGAACTTTACAAGATAAACATACAATTTGATTGTAAATATCTTCATTCATTCCTAATACTTTTTCTATTTCTTTTTGCGTTTCCCTTGAATCTCCTTGTGATTCATCTGAAACAACTTGGTCGCCATTTTTTAAGAATTTTAAAAAATTTGGAGAACGACCTCTTTGAATAGTATATTCTATTCCATTTTTTTCAAATACAAGAGTAACAACCATATTTTTTTTATTAATATTGTTAATTAAATCACCTAAAGTAATTTTATTACCAATTGATTTTCCAAACATTGCATAATGCAATGCTTCAAAAATGGTTGATTTACCAACACCATTACGGTCTGATGATGAATCAGATTTATCTCTATTCATACCAACAATAACTTGGTATAATTCTTTATTTAAAGGAATCGTTTCTTCAACATTTCCAAATGATAAAAAATTTCTTAAAGTAATAGATTTAAATTCTAAATTCATATGTTATACCTCTTATATTTTCTATATTATAATTAAAATCTGTTAAAAAATCATTATATAAATCTTAAATTTTTAGTTTTAACATTTATATTCTTCTTAACTTTTTCCAAATACTTCATTCAATTGTCTATTTACACGATAAAATGTTGTACATTTTGGAATATCTTTTAATCTTTTAGCTCCAATATAAGACATCGTACTTCTCAATCCGCCTTGAATTTCCTGAATAACATTTTCAACCGAACCTTTATATGGAACTTCAACAACTTTACCTTCAGATGCTCTGTATTTTGCCATTCCACCCCAATGCTTTTCTTGTGCTAATTGAGATGACATACCATAAAATTGTTTAAATTGTTTAATTTCAAATTTATATCTTGGTTCATCAAAAATAGGTTCATCATATTCATCATAACCTGATGGAAGTATTTCATTAGATTTATAACATTTAGTAATTAATTCTCCAGCAGATTCATCTGTACCTGCAAACATTCCACCAATCATTACAAAATCTGCACCAGCACCAAATGCTTTTGCAACATCACCAGCACAAGTACAACCACCGTCAGCACAAATTAATCCACCTACACCGTGTGCGGCATCAGCACATTCTAAAATTGCAGATAACTGCGGTCTTCCAACACCTGTTAATTTACGTGTGGTACAAACTGAACCAGGCCCAATTCCAACCTTAACAATATCTGCACCATTAAGAATTAAATCTTGTGTCATATCACCAGTAACAACATTACCAACCATAATTAATGAACTTGGAAATTTATTTCTAACTTCACGAACAAATTCAATTAATTTTGGTATATAACCATTAGCAATATCAATACAAATTTTATCAATTTGTGTTCCAGATTCTAAATAACTAAACACCTTTTCTTTATCATCTTTTAATCCAGTAGAAATAAAAGTAAAAGAATTATATTCTGAATCATCATCCATATAATTAGTTGCCATATATGAACGCAATTCTGTTTCCTTATAATGTTTATGCAAACAAGTAAATGCTTTATATTTTTGTAAAACATCATTCATTTTAAAAGTTCCTGTGGTTGCCATATTTGCCGCCATAATTCCACAAGATTTAATTGTTTTTGGATAGTATTTAAATTTATATTCTCTAATTATATCCGCTTCACTACGTGAATTTAATGTTGTTCGTTTAGGTCTAAACAATACATCACAAAAATCCAATTCCACACTATCTCTTATTTGAGTCATTAATTTTCTCCTAATTTTATAATTGTATAATTACATTTTTTCAAATCATCAAAATATATCATTGATAATTCATCTTTTCTGCCTTTTCGTGTATATCTATGATATAATGCATCTTTAGAATATAATGCAATTCCTTGATTGCAAATATTTTCACAAACCTTTGCTAATTCTTGTGTTTCTACTAAATAAAAACAATTTTCATCTGATTTATGAAAAGCTATATAATCATTTTCTCCATATAGCCAACCATTTTTTCCTTGAACATTTTTAAATTCAACCCATAATATATCATTATTTGTTGATGTATCATTTCTATTAACTTTTTTAGAAGCCTTTACATCTATTTTAATATCTTTATTGAGCTTTTCACTATTAATGATAAAATCAATATGTTTATATTGTTCAGATAATGTTGCTTTACGATACTTTCGTTGGTGTTCTTTAAGCCAATTTTCAAACAAATCTTCGGCAGTTTGCCCCATTCTTGCGGATTCTCCCGTATAATCCTTTTTATTAATATACATAAATCTTTTTTAATCCTTAAAATAATTATTAACACATTCTATAAAAGCTATTATCATTAATGTCAAGAATTTATTTCTAAATTCTTATATATTTCAATTAATTTTGAATTATTAATATTTTCCATTGTCAATTCATTTAGCAATGAAACAATTAAATCTTCAATGTTAGAAATATGTTCCAATGATTCATCTTCAACGATTGATTTTGCTAACTCTAACTCATTTGGATAAATGAAACAATCAACTATGTTAGGTAAATTTTCTAATTCTTCTTTTAATTGATTAACTTCCATTTGTTTCATTTGTACATCATTAATCAATTTTAAATACATATTATTACTAAATTCAATAGAATTTAATTTACTAATTGAAGTTGTACAATATTTTGGAGCATTTTCCCATTCAAAATACTCTAATTCATTTTTATCTGTATCTAATATTGCAAATCCTTTATTATGCCAATCATTAACATCAGAAAAATCGTGTGAAAAGCAATTACCAATATATGTAATATTATTTTTTTCTTGCCGTAAATGAAAATGTCCAGACAAAATTCTTTTTGGCCCTTTATAATTTTCTGGATTATATTCGCCTTCTTTTTTAATCAATTTATTAAAAGAAAATGATGGAATTTCAAAATGACCAAATACATAATCAGGATTATATTTTTTAATGTAACTTTCTAATTTTTCTTCATTAATTAACCACGGCAAAAATAAAAACTTTTCATTTTCCATATATATAGGTTCTTCAACAATATTAACTCCTATTTCTCCTTCTGGAACAAATATACTGCTAACATCTCTCCTATCTATATAATATAAATCGTGATTTCCTAAAATTAAATATGAATTACCACGTCCAATACTACCGAATTTATATAACCCTTCAATACCATATTTTAATGTTTTAACATTTATAGAATTTCGGTTATGAAACCAATCTCCTAAAAATATTGCTCCATCAATATCATTCATTTTAGATGTTTTTTCTTCAACAAAATTAAGAAAATCTAAACATTCTTTATTAAAGTCATCTTTATTTCCTTTATTTCCAAAATGAATATCTGTAAAAATTATATATTTCATATTTTACCTCTATTTTAATATGAAAAACATTACCATTAAACAATAAGTTTGTCAATAAATATCTTTATATAAGGATTTTTTATGACAATTACAGGTTATACAACAATAAATGATGAATGGGAAATTTTGATTGATAAAGAATTAGCTAAACACGATTTATTAATTAGAATTTATACAACCAAAGGTGAATGCGATTGGAATCCAAATTTTGGTACAACAATTCGCAATCGTTTATTTCAACCAAAAACAATACAAGTAAGAAATGACATTCAAAATGAACTAATTGAAACCTTTCAAGAAGAACCTCGTTTTACTTTATTGGATATTAACCCAATTGATATGGAAAAAGGGTGGGTGTTTGATTGTACAGTTAGCTATTTAGATGGATTGCCTGAAAGTTGGAATTTAGATATAACTTTAGAAAAATTTAATAATCCATCAACTGGTGTTTATCCATTAGGAGAAAATTAATGAAACTTTCATATTTTAATAAAATACATTTAGGAAAAAAAATTAATATTAATAATATTCATTTTAGTTCAATATTAAATGAATCCCTTTTAGATGTCCGTCAAAAAAATGCTTCAAATTTATCTGATGAAGAATTTAAATATTTAATTTCATTTGACCCTGTTTTAGGAAATATCCAAAATTTATCTAATGATGTCTTAGCTTCAACACCTGAAAATTATAGTCGTTGGTTATTAAAAATGAATAAAATTGGAGAATTAAAAAATATATCTCCAGAAAAAATGCAACAATATCTTAAAGCATTTACTCAAGCAAAAAATAGAAGAAATTTATTACCTAGTAATGATATTAATAGTTATAAAACAATTGATGAATTAAAAAATGCATTATCAACTGCCAAAGACAATCTAACTGCTAATCAAAAAAATAAAGATGCTAAAAGAAACCAAAAAGAATTACAAGGTGAAAAAAAGCCTGGTATGTATATGGACGGTGCTGTTGAGTTATTATTTAATGGAGATAATTGGGAAGTTTGGACACCTCATACTTATGAAGGTTCTAAAGCATTAAGACGAGGAGCATCTTGGTGTACTGGCGGTGATAATTGTTTATATTATGATAATTATACTGCTGATGGAACTTTATATGTTATTATTAATAAAGATAATCAAAAAGAAAAATTGCAATTATTTGTCCCTGATGAATATCAAGGCAGAGACCGTGAATTTAGAGATGCCAATAATGATTCTGTTAAATTTAGAGAATTTGTACACGAAAATCCAGAATTATTAGATTTCTTTTTAACCCAAGAAGATGTAACTAATTCATATAAAAATCTTGAAGACCCTTCAGAAGACGATGAATGGGATGAAGACAGAGAAAATGATATTGCATATGAATATGATTTAACACGTACAGATGTTGGAGAAATTGCTTTACAGATTTCTTATTCAACACTATTAAGACACAACTATTTAACTGATATTAATGATTATAAAGAAATGGCAATGAATGGTTATTTAGATTATCCGAGTGGTTATAACGTTTCTAAATTTTACAAAAAAGCTATTCAAGATATAAGTTTTGTTGAAGATGTAAATTGGGAAGATACACAATTAAAAACATTATATAAATTTTATCTTAAAGAAAATAGTTTATCATCTGATGATATTGATTTTGAAAAATTTTTAAATACTTTATTTAATACAAATGATTCAAAATATAATGATAAAAATCTTGAAAAATGGTTTTCATCTAAAGATAATAAATGGGAAGAATTAATTTATAAAAAAATTTCAAAATCTACATTTAATCAAGTTATTGATGAATATGTTTATGACCAATTACGTAAGTTCGGCTGGACACCACCATCACGTTCCAAATATACTGATTATGAATATAACTTCATATATACATTATATGATTGCCATAGTGTCGAACAATTTTATCGTGAATATACAAATAATGGTCAAAAATCATTAAATGAAGTTTATGATGATTTAAATCTTTACATTGATGAAGAAGAAGGAGATATTTCAATCAATAATATTGATTTTTCTCAATATGGAACAGAATGGTCAAAAGAAGATGCAGGTGACATTTTAGATATTTTTATGTCAATACCAGAATATAATAAATTTATTGAAGAAGATGATGATGAAGAAAATGATGAAATTGAAGAAGTTTTAAGAATTTCAGGAGTAATATTATAATGCAAACACAAGTTTTATTAGATAATATGAGTGGTAAAACAGATTTTGTTGGTAAAGCTGTTAAAGCAGTTGCATACAATTTACATAAAACCAATAAAAGAAGTAATACTATCGTCATTCATACAACAAATTTTACTGGTAGAATTTGGTTAGAAGGTTCATTAAAAAATGAACCTAAAGAAGATTTGGATTGGTTTATTATTCCTTTAACTAATGAAACTCCATACATTGAATATTCTAATTATAATCCAATACTTGTTAAAAGACAAGCTGATTATTATAATATTAATGGTTCATATGTTTGGTTAAGAGCAAAATTAGATAGAAGTTATCTGCCATTGGTTCGTTCTCCATTTGCACCATTTGATATAAAATCTAAAACATATATTATGAGTTCAAAAGTTGATGATGCAACATATACACACGCACCTTACCCAACATCAAATTTAAATCCACAATATGACCCAGCATATTATGAAAATTGGACACCAAATTATACTCAAGCATATGATAGAAGAATGTCTTTATCAGTCTTAGGAAATGTTGAAAAAATTATGTTATGTTATTAAGGATTATGAATGTATCGTGGCAAATATAATAATTTAATTAAAGAACTTGTTAAAGAATCTAAAAATGATTTAAATAATAATTTAAATGATAATTTTTGGAAATGGTTTGGCAATTCTAAAATCGTAGATGAAAATGGCAATCCATTAATTTGCTATCACGGAACAAATAACAAATTTAATTCTTTTAATAAATCAATAAATGGTCATTTTGGTGCTGGAATTTATTTTACTCCTAATTATAGTGTTGGAAAATCTTATGGTTCTAAATTAAAATCTGTTTATTTAAAAATGGAAAATCCTCTTTGGTTTAATAGAGATATGCCAGAAGAATTAGAAAAAGCTGTTTATTTTAGAAATAAAGAATTATTAAAAGATTATGATGGTATTATTGTTGGATTTCCTGAAAATGGTATGGATTTTGTAAGTGAAATAATTGTATTTGAGCCAAATCAAATTAAATCAATTGATAATAATGGTGATTGGAATCCCAATAGTAATAACATATATGAATCTTTTGTTAAAGATTATTCAGAAAATCCTATTCTTTATTATACATCTTCTGAATCTGAAGCTAAACAAATGATTTCAACATTATTAACCAAAAACCCTGTTCGTGGAATATATGATTTAAAACATAAAATTTATATTTTTGGCGATGCATATAATGTTATTCACGCAGATTTAATTGAAAAAATGAAATTATATGGAAAAGAGCATTTGTCATATCCAATTGTTGATAAAGAAATTTATGAATATCTGGATAAAAATTGTGCAATGTTTAAAGTAATTGATGAAACTGATTATAAATCCTTTTCTCGTTCTGATGGATATAAATATGCTTTTATTGGAAAATTAGATGATAATCAATATGTTATTTTTAGAAATAATGAATTAGCTCCATCTTATTATAATGCTCCAGATGAACTTAAAAAAATGCAACAAGTTCCATTATTTAAAAATATTCAATTTAAAAAATATGATATAAGAGGAGTTGGATTAAATACAAAAGACCAATTACCTCAAAGAATGGTTGATAATTCAAGTAACATTATGGAAGATTATGATTATATTGATGATATTGAAGTATTATTAAATCCCACAAAAAAAGAATTTAATGATTTAGTAAAAAGAAATAAATGGTATCGTATTTTATTATCAAATACAGGAATTGCTATATGGTCAGCCGATACTCCATTACTTCATCATCAAGTTGAAGAAGAATATGATGTTAGAAATACCAAACATTTATTTGCATATAATGGAAATGTATATTTTCAAGATTATAATTTTAAAAAAAATGATGGTTATACTGATGATGACAAAAAATGGTTTATAGAACAAGCAAAAAAATTAGATAATAATTCAATATTAAAAACTTATTTTCCTAAAATACATATGGAACAAGATACTATTGATATGTTTAATAATAAAATTGTTATTGAATACTTCTTATTAAAAAAGAATGTTCTAACAGAAAATAAATTAACAGAAATACAAGAAGATATTAAATATATTATGTCATCTGATGCTATATTATTCAGTTGTGACCCAGCATCATATGAATTTATGTTAAAATGCTTTAAACAAGGACAAAAAACTGAATATTTTTATTTTAATTTTTATAAAAATAAACCAAAATTTATTAACTTATGTCGTCATTTATTATCACGTTTTAATGATACAAAAGTTACAGGAACAGATGAAAGCATTAAACAAAAAATATCAAACTATGACGGTCAATCAATTTCCAAAGAAGGCGTACAAGCAATATTAAATGGATATTATGGAAATAATATTAAAGGCATTTTTCTTTAATCTGATTTTTATATAATTTAATAAAAGATTCAAATTCTGCTATGATATATCTATTTCCATTATTATAATATATTGAATGATTTCCCAATGAATCATCAATATCTATTATTTTTTCAGGAATAACTATGTAACTTCCAACACGATTTATTTTAAATACAATAAACCAAATATTATTATCCTCTACAATAGTAAGTTGTTGTTTTATCCAATCATCTAATAAAGGGATTGATTTATTAATTAAAAAATGATGAAAAGGAAAATCTTTATAAAATTTACATTCTATTATAAGTTTACCATTAAATGAATCAGGACAAATTATATCTCCTTGATTATTCCAAACCTGCGAATCTGATAATATCTGCTTTCTATAAATATTATTACCACCAATATATGAACCACTACCGCTAATATTTCTATTAAAATGCTCATTAAAAATAGTAGTTAAAAATTTGGCAACTTCTCGTTCAAATGAATTACCTTTATTTTTCGCTGGACTTGTCATATTTTTCCCCATAGTATTTAATCATTTTATTTATTGCTTCTTGTTCACCTAAAATTTTTGAGTATTTACTGATATACATTCTTAATGTTGCATATTTAACATTTAATAGTTCTGATAATTCTTTTAAATTATACATCTTTTCATTAAAAAATATTAAATGCTGATTTCTTTTCATATTTGACATTTTACAAATATTTTTTAATTTTTCTTTTGCTTCATTACTTGCTTTCTTTCCTAATTTAGCTTGTCTTATTTTTTCTCTGGTTTCTAATGATACAATTTTACCTTTATTACCTTCACCAATTTTCCTTTTTGTTTCTTCCGAATGTGTTCCTATTGTATTTCCACCATTTTCAATATTATATCCAAAATTATTGTTATTACTATTATATACTTCTGTTATTAATTTAATCTCTAACATATTTGCATCATTATGATTTAATTTATCGTATAAAATTTCTTTTTTAACATTTTCCCACCCATATTTTAAAATAGCATTATATACTTTAGGGCAATTCTTATAACCTTTTCCTTGAAATCCCCATCTTTTTTGAATTTCTTGCTTAGTTTGTCCAATATATACTTTTCCATTTGGGAATATTAATTTATAAATTTTATATTCATTCATATGTTTATTTATTCTATTTTCTTATTGAATGTAAGTTATTAAATAATTTATTATACCTTCAATAAATATTATTATAACATTATTTATATTGGATTTTTTATGAAACTTGAAGATTTAAATTTAAAAGAAGATACAATAAAATTTAGTGATACATTAAATACTGACATTTGGAAAAAAGATGAATTAAAACCTCAAGTATATAATAAACTTATGCAAATTGCAGATGCTTTTATTCAATATTTAGATTTATCACTTGATATTGCTGATATTCAATTTACAGGCTCAATGGCTAACTTCAATTTTAATAAAGATTCTGATATTGATTTGCATATTATTGTTAAATTTAGTGATTATGATATTAACATAGAATTATTACAAGATTACTTTAATGCTAAAAAAACAATTTTTAATGCAAACCACGATATTACAATTTATGGTCATCCCGTTGAATTATATGTAGAGGATGCTTCAAAACCTGCTGAATCAGGCGGAAAATATTCTTTAAAATTTGATAAATGGATTAAAAAACCTGAACAAATTACAAAAGAAGTAGAAGATGTAAAAGATTCACCAAAATATAAAGACTTAGTTTTACAAATTGATAATATTTTATCATCTGAATATAATACTGAAGAAGCCAATGATTTATTAGATAATTTATATTCAATGAGAAAAGAAGGATTAACAACATCGGGAGAATTATCTGAAGAAAATCTTATTTTTAAAAAATTAAGAAGTAATGGTTTTATCCAAAAACTTCGTGATTATATTACAAAAAATTATGATAAAAATTTATCATTAGAAGAATCTGTATTAAATGAAGATATTCAGCAAGATTCACAATATAGAATATTAGCAAACAAATTAGCTAAACTTTGTATTAAAGCTATTAAAAATGATGAAATGTTATTTAATACGGATTCTGCATTTATCAATATGACTTCGGCATTTAAAAAGACTTCACTAATTATTAAAAATTCACCATATGAATACTTACTTCGTTTTTGTGATATGAATGTTGAACCAAATCCATCTTTTGGTAAAAGTATTGACGGAAAATTTAAAGTTATCACATTTCCTGCTTTAACAATGTCTATTAATGATTTGTTTTCAAAGATAATGAAAAAACATTTAAATGAGTATATTAAATTAAAAGATACCACAAATGATACTACCGAACTTGCAAAAAATATATTTACAAAATATATGAGAAAGGAAATCCTTAAATATATTCAAAATTCCAAAGAAACTGTTATTCCATCATTAATTCACGAGTGTATTCATTTAATTGATAGTTTAAGACGTACACAAACATACAAATCAACTGAACAAAAATTTGATTCAGATGAAGCGGCAACAAATTATTGGAATGACCCTGTTGAACAAAATGCCTATTATCAAGAAACTGCATTTTTATTTGATGAATGGATAAAAAAAGAATTTTTTAATCTTTCAGATTGGAAATCATTTACAGATTTTTACGAAGATTTCATTAGACAATATCGTGGTAATTATGATAAATTAACAAAACCTAATAAAGAAAAATTAATAAAAAGAGCATATCAATACTATATGAATTTAAAATTATAAAATTCCTAAATTATGTTCGTGCATAACTTTAAATGTAATTCCACGTTTTTTACAATATTCATTAGCGGCAACCCATTTCATTGCATTTTTTGCAACTAAAATTTTATCCCAACCATTTGATGCTTTTTTAAGTGTAGCTTCTTTTAATGGTTTAACTTCAATCATCGTTTTTCTAAGAACTTTATTAGCATCCAAATATTCAACATAGAAATCAGGAGTATAAAAAGACATTTTATTTTTTGTTGGGTCACGATATAAAATTTGAACAATTTCTGAACCCCAACGAACAATTGCATCGGTCGTATCTAACCATTCACATAAATCTTTTTCCCAACTACTTCTCCATACAATTGGTTGTGGTTCAGTAGTTTCCATAATATTCATAACTTTAAGAGGTCTTTTTGGAATAAAAAAACCTTGCTTATATTTTTTATTATGAGGTTTTTGATGATTTTCTAATAAAGTATTAACTTTTTGAATATACAAAGTATAACGCATTTTAGCATAATCTTCATCAAAAGTTCTACGAGTATCAATAATATCCATAATTAAAAATCCTTCTAATATTTTTATTTATTAGAAGGATTTTCATATTTTTATTAAATTTCTTTTGTTATTGTTTTAACTGGCTCGTGGCAATAAACATTTAAATTACACGCAACTTTTACTGATTGTTCAGTTGTATGTCCAAGATACAATGCCGCCTGTGCAAAATCTTGTCCGCTACCAATAGCATAAAATCTTGGAATTTCTAAAACTTCTCCCTGAATAACACTAAAAACTTTATTTCCTAAAATTAAAATAAACTGACATTCAATTTCTGGTGGCAATCCCATTTGCTGTTTAAATTGCTGAAAATCAAACATAAACATTAAAATATTTTCTTCGGTTGGCTCACCAATTAAATTTTTTTCCATAAAAATTTTCAACATATTGATTTCACGAATCGGGCCAGCTCCTGCTACAATCATTCCATTTTTTTCAAACATTTTACTTGAATCTAAAAATTCAGATGAAATTGTTGTATCGCAAGTCAACTGTGTATCACAACTAAGTTCAATAAATTTATCAGTTTTTCGTACTGCACAAACAGACATTATATTTTCTCCCACAAAAAAGTTTAATTAAACGATTATACCGTCATATAAATCCAGTTCACATTTTGACGTATCAATATCATCACACATCATTATACAATCGGGATAATATGAAACTTTTCCAGTATTTTTATCAATAATTTTATTATCCCAATCCTTTTTTGTTCCTAAAGGCGTAACCAATAAATTTTTCTTTGGTAATTTAGGAACAAAACATTGAACTTTGTTTATATTAACAGAATTTATTTTAATGTCAACAATTTTTGGTATACCAACATAAAAAGGATTAAAAATAACTGTTTGATGATTAAAATGTAATAACTCATCAATAGATACAAGCTGACACATTAAATCGTGGTCATTAATAACCATTACTCTCCAATTTAAAGGAACTTCTAATTTATACTTCTGCCCAATTTGCAATTCTACCATATGATACCCATAAGAAAAAAATGATGTTATTTTTTTAAATAAAAAATCCTTATCATCTTTATCAGAATAATCAAATACACATATTTTAGAATCTATTAATTTACTTTTTGGTTGATTTAAATTAAATGGTTCATTTTCTGGTAATAATATTTCCACTTTTTATCCTTTTTTCATAAATTATAATAAAAATTATCTCCATTTGTCAATATTAAGTATTCTAAATGGATATTTTTTTTCATCATAGTAATGTATTCTGTCATTAAAATGTTTTTTTGAATATTTAGTTGTTGATGATATATCATAAATTTCAACAAAATCTTTATCCTTTGCCAATCGTAATCCACGACCAACTGATTGAATAGTTTTTGTAAATGCTTTACCATAATCAATAAAAACTAAATTAAACAATCTTGAAATACTTAATCCAGTTGATGCAATTTTATCAATTGCAACAATACATTTATTATTTTCTGTCTTAATTTTTTCATATTCTTCAAAACGTTTAGTTGATTTTACATCGCCATTTAAAAATATGGCATTTGTCCCTAACTTAATTAATTTTTCAGTTAAATTTTTACCAAATTTCTTATGACTTAATAAAACCAATGTATTACCAGATGTTTGTACAATCGAATGTAGAAGTTGTGTGATAAAAGATATTCTTTCATCGTTATTTTCTAAATATTCAATTTCAGATGTAAAATCTTGACATAAAGTATTATCTTCTAAACGAATACAATTTATATTACAATTAGCTAAAAATCCTTTATCTTGCAATTCTTTAGCTTCAACAACTGCTCCAACACCACCCAATGAAGTATATAAGCAATAATAATCTGATTTTTCTTTAGGTACAGTACCTGTTAATCCCCATTTAATTGGAACATCTTTAAATGTTGAATCACAAACTTGTTGAATATGATAAGATTTACATTGATGACATTCATCAAAAATTAAAGATACAACCCCATCTTTTAATTTACTTAATTCCTCAACTGATAATGGTTTTTCAGTTTTTGAACGCTCCATTGAATTAATTGTTTGCCAAGTACAAACAGTTACATCGTGTCCAAATTCTCTTAAATTACAACCAACAATACCAGCATCTAAACCCCATTGCTTAAATTCATTAGCTGACTGAAAAGCCAAATCTTTAGAAGGAACAATAAGTATTGTTTTTCCAAAAGGGAGTACCTTTTTTGCTAAAACTGCTGATATTAAAGTTTTTCCTGAACCAGTAGCGGCATCAATAATACATCTGTGATTTTTTAAGCAAGTATTAACAACTCTAACTTGATGGTCTTCCAACATAATAGGTTCATCTTCCTTATAATGACCTTTATACCATTTTAAATAAGAAAAATAAGTATTATCAATATCTTCACCTAAATCTGGGTCTTCAATAACATTTTCAGGACGTATTATTTCAACTTCATATTGAGAAACATTTATAATTTCAAACATACGTGGCAATAAATTAACATAAGTTTGACCTGTAATAGTAAAATATTGTTTGTAACCATCCCAACGACCTAATTTATAAGATGGTTGAAAACGTGCTGAAGGAATAAAAACTTTAAATTCCTTAATACATTTAGCTATATCATCAGGTAATAAACCACGAACAGTACAATGAATATAATCTTTATAAATTATTGTTAATTTAACCATAATAATCCTCAATTAACTTTGTTATTTATTCTACTACATCATTCAATCTCTTTTCAATAAATATTATTATAATTAAAAATTAAGGATTTTAAATGGCTGAAATATTTAAAAACTTTTTATCTGTTTCAAAACAAGTTGGTACTGAAAAAATTATTATTCCTTCTGCTTTAGCTGGTCAAAATACTACTAATGTTTTATCTGGCTCAAGTAGTATGGGAGAAGTTTTACGTGAAGAAGGCTCAACTGCTCAAATTCACTCATTATATATTTGTAATGTTTTTGACCCACGTATTGAAGAATATGATGCAAATACACATACATATCCTCGTTATGAACCTTCAAATTTTAAATCAGTAGATTTATACATCAAAGATGGTTCAAATAGCAATATTCAAACATATATTGCACACGATGTTCGGGTTGTCCCAGGTGCATCTTTTTACATTGAAAAAAATATTACATTAAATCCATCTCAATATTTATGTATGTTTTGCCCTGCTGGTGTTGTCGGAAATACTAATGGTATTAATATGAATATTACAGCATCGGCAATATTATTTGTTGAAGATGTAGAAGAATAAAAAATGGGGGGTTAATTAACCCCCCCAATATTTTTTATAACTTGTTGAACTAAATAATCTATATCTTTTTTATGCTTTTCTTCATCTTTCAATTTAAAATTCATTTTTATAATTTGAAAAATATCATAATCTACATAATCTTGCAAAGTATATAAATAAGCCATTAATTCTCCAGAAGTATTAAATTCTTTAACTTCTCCATTATACCAGCTTACTTCTATTTTTTCAACAATTTCTGATGATGGCAAAAAAATTGAAAAAACATCGCTTGTCATTTTTTTCCATTGTTCATCAGTTATCATCATTAACCTTTTTTAGATTCTGATAAAGCCTTTACTAATTCAGAAATTGATGTCGTTAATGCACCAACTGTTTCTTTAATTTGAGTCATTTCTTCTTTAATTTCTTTAATTTCAGAATCATTTGCTGGTTGATTGTCAATAGCTGTTGGAAGTGCCTGAACTGGAGCTGTCTGCATCATCTCGGTTGGCATATATGGATTAGACATACCAATTTTTCCTTGATTTGCTTTTGTTGCATAATAAACATTCAAACCTTCAATAATATCTTTTGGTGTTCTAACAACATCATCTGGGCATTGAATTGCAACTTGTGCAGACTTAACAATTCTAATCTGTTTTAATCCTCTTAAAACTTTCAACATTGTCTGCTTTGGATAATTCATAAAATATTTTCTATCTAAAACTTTCCAAATTTCTGGTTGATGCTGGCATTCCTCACTATTAACCAAATTAACTAATTCAGCACGTGTATCTGAATCCAATGCATCAATATCAACTACTGAACAAGTATCTTTATCAGTATCATTCTGTAAAGAAATGATAATATATCTTGCTCTTGTAACCAAATCCTGTGCATAGTGTCTTAAAGGCTTACCAGTTTCTGGATTAATTATACCGCTCATATTTTTCTCCTTGAATAAACTTAATTTTGTTATAAAAATATTTATAATCCATTTTTTTAAAAAATTGATTCTAACAAAAATAAAGTTTGAAGAATATTTATTAAATATTCTTCAAAGGAGATAATGTATGGCTGATATTTCAAAAATAGATATGGAACGAATTAATGGATTACTTGATAAACTTGAAGAAGTAACTGATAAACTTAATTCAATGAAATATGTTGTGGAAACTTGGAATGAAGGAACTGAATGGTATCGTATTTGGTCAGATGGCTGGATTGAACAAGGCGGTTTTTTAGGAACTAATACAATAAATACAGAAACTAAAACAATTCATAAAGCATTTTCTAATACTAATTATACAATATGTATAGCAATTAGAAATGATTCAAATTCTGTTAATTTAAGAGTATCAATTGTCAATAACCATCAAATAACTTTTAGTCGTTCAGGTTCATACAATGCAACTGGATGGTGGTATGCGTGTGGATACTAAAATTTCTTTAATTTACCATTTCCAATTACTTGAATAGCATTAAAATTACATTTAGGAAATGATTTTTGTAACATCATAAAATTAGATAAATTATTATGACTATCATCATACATTTTAACATCAGTATATAGTTTCGTTTTAAGATACTTACGAACAATAAAATTTTTTCGTTGATGAACTTTCTCAATAAATTTTAAATTACCGCTTCTTTCAACATATACATTTGGATGGTCTATATTGATTCCATATTTTCTAAATGTTTCTAAGAATTTATTTTTATCTTTAAAATCTTCACGAGCTGTCAGAAAAATAACTCTATCATTACCTTTAATATTATCAATATATCGTTTAACCAATTTAATAACATTATTAATAGGTTCAGATGTATTATAAAAAACAGATGAATCTCTAAATTCAGAAAAATCAAAACTTTCTCCATCCTGTAATTTATATGTATTAAATTCTTTATTGGTCAATTTCTTAATGATTTGTTCATTTTTCATAACATTAATCAGAGCGTGTGTATGAAAAATTGTTTCATCAATATCAAAAAATGATATTTTAGTTTTTAAATGTTTCATTATAATATACTCGCATTTTTACTTTTAAGATATTTTTTTAAGTTTCTCTTATTTCTTTTTTGAAATAATTCCTCAATATCTTTAACAATTTCAACAATATTTAAACAATTTTTTTTATTAATTTCAATTGTATAAACATCAACAATTGCATCATTGACAAAGGAAACTTCAATCAAATTACTATTTAAATCTTGTTCGTGAATAAGAATTCCAAGAATCCAAGATTCTTTTTTATTTTTCATCCAATATTCAACACCAACTTTTTCTCCATCATCACTTTCAAAATCATTAATTTCATACTTAGTTAAATCAATATTATAACTATTTAAATAGTCAAGCATAAAATAAACTTCATTCATAAGATTTTCATTATATTCAAATTCTTCAAATTCTATAAAATCACTATAGCATTCATCAAGTTCTTCAAATAATTTTATAAATCCATCTGTCATTTTATACCTCAATTTAATAAATTAAACCTATCAATTTATTTTTGATAGGTTTAATGTAACATAAATTTTTATTTTGTCAATAGATTATTTAAATCTTTTTACAGCTTCATCATAAGAAATGATTTCAATACCTTTTTCTCTTGCTTTTTCAGCTTTTGATGAAGTGCTATTATTTTCTTTTGTAATTAACAAATTACATATTTTTGTTACAGATGTTACAATTTTTCCGCCACCCGAAACAATATTATATTCCATTTCCTTATCTCTAATCCCAGTAAAACAAGCAATAATATTTTTAAATTTTTCAGATTGAATTTGAACTTCTGCATACTTTAATTCAATTCCAGATGAACGAAATTTCTCACACCAATTCAAATAAACTGCATATCTTGAACAATATTGGTCTGCTGAAATATCCGACCAACCATCAACCTGCATAATTTTATCTCTATCATATATTAATTCACCATAAGTGTCAACAATTCTATTAAGTTTAAGTTCACCAATACCATCGCCAAATGCTCCAACAGCATCCATTAATTGCTGAATTGTTGCTTTTTTAAGACACTCGTGTAAAGAAACATATAATTTAATTCCATTAATTCCAATAGTTTGTGTAAAAACTGATGCAGGCAAATTAATTAAATTATAAGGACTCATTGTATTTAATTCAGTAAAATTCATAATTCTTGTTAAATTACCTTCTCCAGCAAATTTAACATTTAATTTATTACAAAAGTATACTAATCGTTGTAAAGAAACAATTCTATCCAATTCATCATTAGTTCCTTCATAATAAAATGCAAATACACCATTTTCTGTTGTATCCCACATTGAACGGTCAATTGTTGGAATTCCTAACTTATCTTCTTCACACGGAGAAATAACTTTTTCAACATATGGTATAACATCTCCACGCCGAGTAATTACAATCTTTGCACCTTGACCGATTTTATTATCAACAATATTTTTATAATTATGTCCAGTTACCCAATCAATAGTTACACCATTAATATCTACTGGTTTAACTTTAATGCGTGGATTTAACAAAGCATTTTTAGAAACATTCCACTCAACAAATTCTACTTCGGTTTCAACAGAATTAACTACTGCTCCAACTTTAAATTTACGAGATTCCTTTGGATTGTATGTACTTGTTTCATAACCATTATAATTTTCAGATTTATGATTAACAGTAAAAATAATTCCATCACATTCATATTCATAGTCATCTCTAACTGATTGAACACCTAATTTAGCACTCTGTTCGGTTACATATTGACCATCAACCATTGAATGTTGTGCTGTTTCTAAACCATATTCTTCAAGTTTTTGAAACATTTCTTCTTCTGAACCATTAAAATTCATAATTTTATAAGCGACAAAATGAGCATATTTTGAAAATGTTTTTGCACACACTTTTGAGTTTAACTGACCAGCAACAGTATTACGACCATTTTTATAACGATAATGAGTTTCTTTATATAATTCATCAATCATCAATGGAATATTTTCTTTGGAAACAATAACTTCACCACGTATCATAACATTATCAGGAATTTTTAAAGAAGTAATCGAATTTTCAAAAGTGTTAATAATACGAGTAATATCTTGCCCATTTTCTCCATCACCACGAGAATAAGCAATTTTTAACTGTCCATTTTCATAACAACATAAACAAGAGCATCCATCTAATTTAGCTGATACCATATATTTTTCATTCGGAGAAATCCATTTTAACAGTTCATCTTCTTTACATTCTGTCATTGAACCAAGCGGTATTGGCAATTTAACTTTATCACCTCTAACTTCCGAACCAACAGACAAAAAGAAAATATCATTAGGATAAAACTTTTTTCCAATATCATATAAACTATCATATACATCATCTGTTGAAATATCTGCTTCAATACCATATTCTTGTAAAATTAGTTTATCTTCATCATCAAAAATATAGTAATCGCCTGTATTTGTATAATAATCAGAACAAACTCTTAAAATATCAATTAAAGTTTTCATAAAAAAATCTCCATAAATTATTTTTTTATGAAGATTATAAATTATTTAAGATAAATTGTCAACATTTTTATTAAAATAATCAAACGAACTTTTATTAAGTTGACACCATTTAAAAGATAACCATTCATTTGGATTTAAATCTAAACCGAACATTTTTTCATCATCTTGCAATTTACCAAATAATAATCTCTTTTCAAATTCCGTAGCATTTTCACTATTTAAAATATTAAATTCTTTTTGTAAATTTGGAATATAAACACGAATCATTGTATATAAGAAAAATAAATAATTACAAAATTCTTTACTAAAAATCTTATTAAAATGGTTTAATGCTTTAACCATTTCAAATTTATGAGCAAATCCATAATTAATCATAGATATATTATACATTAAATATTTCTTAGCTTTAATAAAATCTCCTTTATCAAAATATGTTTGAAAAAAGATATGATTAATTGCCAATTTTAAATAGTTAAAATTATCATATTTAAATCTATTATCATAAATTTTTCTAATAATTAATTCAACGACATCATCAAAATTTTCACTAAATTGTCCAATAAACAACATAAAAAGATACATCATTTGAATTCGCTTATGAAATAAAATATTAAAATATTGTTCAGAATTTACTTTATTTTTCATTTTAGAAAATAATGTATCTTCATAGCTTAACATTTTTTTCACTTCTTGATATGAAAAAAATCCATTTTCATTAATTTTTTTCAAATTATCACTATCAACCCATTGTAAATATAAATTTGTAAAATAATAAATGGTATGTATAAAAGGCGAAAAATTTAAATCATTTTGTTCATATAATTCATTAATTCGTTTATATCTATTAAATAAATCTTCTGACGGACTCATATCTCCATCATTAAGCATATACATTAAATATATTTGAGTTTCAATATCATATTTTTCAATATTCTTAGCAAATAAATTAGCTTTTTGATTATAACCATTTAAGCAAATATTTAATTCATCACGCAATTCATCTGAAACATTATTCAACATATATTGATTAACTTCATCAAAAATATGTTCATCAATACTTAAAAAATTTTTTAAATCATAATGTTGAGATTCATTATAAACTTTATTACTAATTTCTTTAATTTTTTCATTTAAAAAATCATCATTTTTAAAATATTCATAAACACGTTCTGGCATAAAAATTATCATTTTATTTCCTTAAAATATATAAATTATTTATACATTTAATTTTATCATTCCGTCATCTTTATTTAATTTTGAACTACCATTACAATAATCAATACTCCATAAATTATATTGAGTAATCAGTTCATACAATTTATTCTGCTGGTCAGCATCTAATGAATTTAAAAATTTGTTTGTACATTCATAAATAACCTTATAAATTTCACAAGTAAATGGGCATATATTTTCTTTCCAACTATTTGAAAAATTTTTTATTCTTTCATAACGACAACCACCATCACATATAGATTTATATTTACATTCTTTTTTACAAGATGATTTATATTTTAAATCGTCTATAATTTCTGTATCAATTTCATCATTAATATTCCCCATTTTAAATCTTTCATCTATTTGCGATAAAATAGTACAAGGATATATATCTCCATTTGGACGGATAACAACATAATTTCCAACATCACAAGATATTACTGGCTTATTTTCAATAACATTAGTAATGTTTTTATATAAAAATCGTGGAATATAAATTTTATTATCATTGACTAAATTATTTTTAATATCAGAAAAAATCAAATTTAATTGAACTTCCAAATCATTCCAATATGATTCTTTAAATTGGGGCTGATGAGCTATTGTAAAATCTCCACTAAATTTATATGTATGATGTAAATCTTTAAATATTTTATAAGTTTCAAAAAAATTCTTTACTGATGTTTCATCTAAAACACATCTTCCTTCTAATCTATACCCTTTTTTTAATTGAGTAATAATATTATCATATACAATATTATTTGTAATCTTATTAGTTACAGATTTACGAGTATCAATATTACCATCCCACGAAATTTGAACATCAAAAATATGATTAAATGGTTGATATACTTCATCCATAAATTCATTAAAATTTACTGTTCCATTTGTAACAACTTGATATTGAAAATCATCTTTATAATTTTTAACAATTTCTTTAATTAAATTCACTCTTAATAATGGTTCTCCACCAAAAAATATAATTCGTGGCTTATTATAGCAAGTAAACATTTTTTTAATTTTTTCCATTACCGAAATATCAATAGTATATGGATTATCTCTCCCTTGAATATAACAATACTTACATCTTAAATTACATTGTTCAGATAACATCAAAAAACAATGATTTATCATTGGCGGTAAAGTTGTTTTCTTCATTTCATTTATTCCATTGTTGAACAATATTCAAATTTGGAGATTTGGATTCTGAATAATGAGATTCAAAATCACATTCAGTAAATTTATTCAAATCATAAGTTGGCAACATTTCATTTAAATATTCATTATTAAACATTATATTATTTTTTATTTTTTCATAATATTCTCCAAAGACTTTATTTTCAATTTTATATAATTCACACGCCCCTTCAAATCTTTTATGTAAACTTCCATTATTAACATAATTAGCCGCAGGACATTCAGAACATTGATAACATTTACAAGTTTTATATTTGCATAATGGATAATGATAATATTCCTTAACAAATTCATTTTGTTTATTTAAATCAATTCCATCTTTAATATTACCAAGGTTATATGCTTTATGGTCGCCTAAATAAATACAAGGATAAATTTCTCCTTCTGGATTAATAAAATAATTATTTCCTAATTTTACACAAGTAAAAAAATTATCAGGATTTCTTCTTCGTTGAAAATAATTAACCCAATTATAAAAATTAATTTTATCATTTTGAATATACATATCACAAATTTTTCTAATTTGTTTTTCAAATTCTTTATATATATAATCACTATTATAATTTGCTTCGTGAATATAATAATAACCCAAACTTAAAACATTATTATCAAAACAAAACTTAAAACTATCAGCCAAATATGGTAAAGTTTCAGGTGTTAAAGCGTGAACTATGGAAATTTTATCATTGTATTCAGATTTACCCAATTGTAGTATCATATTTTTAAAATATTCATCATCATATTTTCCATTTATCTTTCTTGATAAACTTGATGAAAATAAACCATCCCAAGAAATACAGCAATGTTTAGAATAAAAATAATTTTCATTACATAAATCAAGTAAAGTATCTAAATTAGTTCCATTGGAAATAGTTGCACAATGAAAAGTTACATCTTGTTCTCTCTCAATTCTTTTAAATACTTTTTTAATACAAAGTTTTACTAAATCAGGTCTTAATGTTACCTCTCCACCAACTAATGTAACAATTACAATATCAGATAACGGCAAAGATTTAACAAATTTATATAAATTATCATAATCAGAAAAAATTCGTGGTTTAATTTTATCATTATATGGTTGAAAGCAATAACAACATTTCATATTGCAACCTGAATAAAGTTTAACTGCAATACGTGTAATTTTTTCAAATAATTCCATAAATTAAATACTCCCACAATTTTGGTCGTGACATTGTTTTGTATTACAACCTTGACAACTTACTTGACATCTATTTTGACAATTAATTTGACAACTACGGCTACAAATTCCATTATAAGTAAACCAAGAATTCTTTTGAATCAAACAATCTTTAATTCTTTCTAATACACTTCTTATTAATTCATAATCAGATTTTTTAACAATACCTTCTGCTTGAGATGATTCAGTTGGATTTGTTGAACCTTCCATTTGAGTTTTTTGATTAATATCCTTAGTGATAACAGCATTTAAAGGAACTTCCTGTCCTGTTGTTGTATTAACAATTTTATTGGCTGGAATATCTCTAACATATGAAGTATTGTATTTATTAACAGTATAATCATCAGAAGTATTAGCAATATTAACATCTGGATTAAAATTACCAGCAGTACCAATAGTTTTAACTTCAATTTTTGGTAATTTTTCACTTCCAATATATACACCAATATTTGCATCAGTTGTATTATTTAATTGAATTACAGCCCTTCTAATATTATTTTCATTTCCTAAAGTATGAATTTTTGAAGATTCTTCATTAATAACTTGATTAACTTCACCCGATAATCCAGTATATTCTTTTTGAATTTTATCACGAACAGATTCTGGAATAGTATCATACATTTGGATTTTTACTCCTTTCCATCCATATACCCAACGACCACCCCAATCAGGAGATTGATTTGTCCATACCTTCCATACACCATTCCAATTCATTGCTCTTTGTTTAAAAGTATCACGAATATCTTGATAAACTTGTCTATTAACAATATTACTATCAGCCATTATACACCTTCATTTTTAATTTGTTCATCAATAATATTTACCATCTGGGAAATAGTATAATTTATAGCTTCCCTAAAACTTGGTAATAAAATTCCTTCCATATCAACCAAAGTTTCATAAAATTTTAATAATTCAATCTCATTTTCTCTAATGCTTCTTTCATTTAGCAAAATATCTGTTATATGGTCTAACAATTTAACATTTTGACTTAATATATTTAATTTTCTTGAACGAATGTTAGGAATTTTATCATTAATTAAATACCATTGAAATTGTTCTGCAACATCAACCATATAAGCTAATACATTACATTGAACATCATTCATTACATTACCATCGTTATTTAATGTAAGATTTTCCGATGGACAGCCACCTTTACATACAGCTCTTGCATTACATACATCACAATTATGATTTTCATTCATAATTGTTTGTTTATTGAAATTAACCTCTCTAATCTCATCAGTATTATTAATATTGCCCATTACTAACTCATCATAATGGTCTGAAATAGTATGACGTTGATGACAAGGTAAAATATCCCCAGTTACACCAAATGAACAAGAAGAAAATGTTCCAGCCGTACAAACTTTTCGTTGGTCTGGTACTAAAAAGATTGGATTTAGTACCATTTCTAAATAATCATCAATACATTTTAATGATAAATTTCTTTTATTATTTTCATCATTATAAATTGAAAATGCCCATTCCCAAATTTTATGCATTTCATCTCGTAAATTCATATAATCAGCATCTGTCCATTTAGTATCAGTTACTGGAACAGGAGCAATATTATCAATTCCCATATTATATAATTCTTGTATACCCGTTAATAAATCTTTCAAATCAGCAGGCATAACTGTCATTCTAACTTCAACTAAATGCTTTAATCCTCGGTCAATCAATTTATTTAAATTTGACATAACAGTATCATAAGAATTACATCTATTTCTATCGTGTATTTTTTTTATTCCATCAACAGATACCAATAAACCTAACTCATAATCTTCAATAACATCAATCATATGGTCTGTAAGCATTGTTAAATTAGTTGTAACACCAAAAGAAATACGATATTTTTTATCTTTTGCATATTTCATAGCGTGTTCCATAACATCAAATGCTAAAAATGGTTCTCCACCAAAAAAATTAACAACAAATGGAAATTTAGTTTCATTTGTTATTAAATAATTATTATAGCTAACATCAATGATTTTTTCAATCATTTCAGAAGACATTTTCATTCCATTTTTATTATGTTCAAAACAATATACACAATTTAAATTACAAGAATTTGTAACATTTACCGTTATATCTTTTAATTTAAAATAATCATTAAATTTCATAATTTTTTCCTAAAAATAAAGTGTGATACTACAATATCACACTTTATTTAATTTGTCAATCTTTTTTATTATTTACATCATCAATATCAAATCTAAATTGTTCATATAAATCATCAAATAAAACTGGAATTTTATTATGAAATTCATTTAAAGTCATAAGCATAATCTGTCTAACAGATGGATGAGCCGCTTTAGCACATCTTAAATTAAAAATATGTCGCCATTCTCTAACATTAGCTTTCATCATTACACTTGCGGCTGTACTATGTGGAAGAATCATTCTTAATTGGTCAGGTGTTGCACCAATTTCTGCCATCTGCATATATGCTCTTTCCATATCATTCATTGCTTTAAGCCAAGTATGATAAATTCCAGAATTTTCATCCATATTACAAGGTTTAATTACAGAAATTTCATTTCCAAATTTACCTTTAGAATAATTACAATATCTTGTAGATTCAATAGCAAAACTGCAATGACGATGACGTGTTAAATCTTTATAAACACCAACATCACAATGAAGATTAACAATAACATCAGCAAATTCAATCATTGCAGTATGACCCATTTCAATCAATTTACCAATCATTTTAACAGCAGATGTTGTATCTTCAGTAATATTATTTTCAGATTTATAACAATTTCTGGCACATTTTTCAATCTGTTTTAACATTTTATCCGAATTAATTTCACTTACGATTTCAACACTTGGTTCAATTATTTTAACCATTCTCTAATCCTTTATAATTATAATTTTCTTTAAGATGATAAACCCATCCATTTTCAGTACAATAATCTATAGCTTCTTGTAATTCTGTAAAAATATGGTCTTCATCATATAACATATAATGTTTCATTCCATATAATATATTTTCATTATTTAATTGAAATATTGTAGCATTAATATATTTTGCGTTATTTGTTTCTTTAGTTCCGCCTAACTGCATTGGATGTTGAACCCAATAACATTCAGGCAACTTACGAATTTGATATAATTTTAAATTCGCTAATTTCATTCATTTTGCTTCCATTAATATATTTTCATCAGATGTATTATCCATTAAAGGTTTATCAGTTTCTTGTGTTGAATCAATAGAAGCTACACCTTCATTAACAATCTCTGTCAAAGTTATACCTTTAACTGTATCTGCATTAAAACTTCTCCACGCCTTTTTCTCTAAATCAACAACTCTAACCTGATTTGGATTTTCTTTACGTTCAGTTTTGGTATCATTAGTATCAGATGGTGTAAGTAATGGCTTAACATATTCTTCCATTAATGTTGATTTCATCACCCTCTCTGTTCCATCTTTCTTTGTAAATGTTACATCACAAATATTTTCTTTTAAAATTGATGTTAAAATTTCTTTATTTAAAGACATAATAAACTCCTCTATATTTTTATAATGAGAAGTTTATCACATATATTTCTATTTTTTCAAATTATTTTTTCTTATACATATATTTTCCAACAAATTTATATACCATCTCATAAAACGACCTACAAAACCATATAATAAATATATCAAAAAGAAAACTATCCAAAATATATAAGTTAAAAATAAACTTTCTTGAAGAACTTTATCATTTCTTATATTTAACAAATTATCCTCATCGCATATATACATAATGCCAATAGCTACCAAACCAATTAAAAAATATAAAATTACAAAACTTAAAAAAGACATATTAATTTCCTCTAAACATTATAAAACTCATTCATTGTTACTTTTTTTACAATAAATCATATATTTTTAATTATGTCAATCAATTTTTTAAGTTATTATTTAAGTTTCATATTTTGGAATAGCTTCAATTATAAAATTTACTTCATCATACTGCACAATGTCATATTTTTCAACGAGTTGTATATATAAAATAAGTAAATTATTTAATTCAGATTTGTTTATTCTAAATTCTTTATTATATATATTATTAAAACAGCTTCTAAATAGATGGTTTAATAGATTGTATAAATCATTTGTGTTTTTAATACGAAATGACTTACAAGAACCTAACATCCAATTTCTTGTTCTGTTTTTATATTTAATTTCTGTTAATGATAATGCTTTAATAAGGGCTTTTTTAAGGTATTGTAATGATGTTTTAGCTAATGCACCAGATAATCCTAAATCATTAATTGATTGCTCTTGTAGAGCTTTTAAATAGGTGTCAGATATTTGAAAACCCAATACGGCATTAAATTCTTCATTAATAAATTCTTTATTTGTATTAATTTCATAAAACATTTTACCAATTATTTCTTTTAAGAAATAAGGTATCTGCTTATTTAAGATTTCTATTTTTTCAGTTGAGAAAGAATTAAAAGAATTATTATGTTTATTTCTTTCTTTCATATAGAATTTAATAAAACGGTTAGTAAACCATTCGTTAAAAGTTTTATTATTTAAGAAATCTTGAGTTATTGTTGGTAATTTTTCTAAATTAGAAATAAAAGATTTATTATAATTCTTAATGGTTGTAAATGCTTGTTCGGGGCATTTATTAAAGAATTTTTCTATATTTTTCTTTAATTTTTCTCTTGACCATTTCAATAAATCCTTTGAATCAATATTATTATCAAATATGGTATTGACAGTTTCATCTAAACTCATTCCTTGAAGTTTACAATATGGAATAATTTTAGACATTGATTCATATCTTTTGCCTTTTTCAATTTTATAAATTTCATTATTAAAAACAATAGATTGATTTTTTTTGAATAGATTCTTTTTTGTTTTCCAATAATTTTCCCATATATTAACAGGTTGTAAATTATGTGTTTTAAGAATTAAATCATTTAAATAATTTGAATTACATACATTATCATTCAAATTATTTAAATAATCTGCAAAAGTATTTTCCCAAAATTGTGTTGGAATAAATTCATCATAATTTAAAATGCGTTCATCTTTTTGAATAGCAACATATTCAAAAGATAATGGAAATCGTAAAATGGTATTAATGAAATTACATTCTATGCGAATATCATTTTTTTGAAGTTCTTTCATTAAAGTTGGATAGAAATTTATGTTTGAAATTACTTGAGGTAATTTCAAAGCGGTGTGAATTCCACCTGTAAATGCATTTTGTTCGATAAAAATTAAATCATTAATTTTTAAATTAACAAAATCTAAAAACATATTTAAAGTTTCTAAAGCGTGTCTATCTTCATAATTATCAATATCAATTAAAAGAATATCTGTTCCTATTTGCTGTGATGAGCCATAGGTTTTATCAGATACCATATATAAATTTTGTAAAGATGTTGAATAATTTTTTAATTCATTTTGTTCATTTTTTGATAATTTATAAAAGAAATTAATTTTTCTATGCGGCTTAAAACAAGATAAAAAATGTTCTTTAATATTGACATCTGTAAAGTATGCATTAATTTCTTTAGAAACATATGAAAAAGTATCTTTATTCCAAAATGATTTATTGATTTTTTTATTCTCATTGGATGTTATCCAACAAAAATCTTTATTATCCATATTGAAATAACGTTTTCCCCAGCGATAATTTTTTGTATTGAAATCAGTATTGTATGAAAGAGCATTTAAAAGCGATATAAAAGGAAAGCCTTGATAATCTTTAAAGAAATTTGACTTGTGGGCAATCAAATCCTTATTAAAATCATCAAGGCTCGTAAAATATTTATCACTTAAATATACATTTTTCATTAATTATAATTTCCCACACAAAAATTTTATTTAAACTATACATCTAAAATAAAATTTGTTTCAATATTAATTTTATTTATTCTTGACTAATAAAATCTTGTAATGTTTTATCACCAATTAATTGTTTTAATTCTTCGGTGCTATTGTTACAAATAATTTTCCAATCTGAATCATCAAATCCATACCAGTCATAACTTGATTCGCTAATACTAAATTTACCATTTCCATCATCTATAGAATAACGATAAACATATAACCAATTTCTTTCATATTCTTCATTATATGCCCAAGGGTCATCATCGTCATCATATTTAACCCATTGCATATACCATTCATCTTTAAATTTATATTTAGATTCATTAAAATTAAATTCCTGTTGAATAGGTTCTTTATAAGAAGGAATATTTCCTTTTTCTAAAATATCTAAACCTAATTTATCAACAACAAGATAAGTAAAAGCAAATTGAATAGGCATTTCTAAATAAATTTTAATATTATCATCTACAAATTCAATATTTTTAAATATTGGAAAATTCGATTCTAAAGAATCTTTAATCTGTTTAAAAACTTCATCTATTGTTCCTGTTTCTTCTAATGAGGTAACTGTATCAACAAATCCACCTAAATCTGAAAATTCTTCATTTAAAAATGTTTCAAGATTTTGTGGTAATTCATCAGAAATACTTACCAATGTACATAAATCATCAAAAGAAATATTTAAATTATTTTTTTTGGCATAATTATCCCAATCGGTACCAATATACATATTTTGGATTTCACTAATGGAATAGCTTGGATGAAAATCTATAGTAGTATATGGGTCTTGAATAAATTTATCAATCCAATCAAATGATATAGAATATCTATTATCATCATATACATCTTCAAGCTCATCAAATGAATCAATAGTTCCTGTTATTGTATCTCCTTCAATTTTAAAATTATGAATTGATGGAAATAATCTTTTATTCATTTCATTTGGATTTTTTAATAAATCCGAAAAAGTTTCTTGTAGTTGAATTAAAGGTGAAGGTTTATTTTCAACAGAATCTTTTTGATAATTAAATAAAAATTTAGCAATGTCAGGATATTTTTCTGTAAAAGTATCCATATTAATTCTACTGTCAGATGCATCCATAAAAGATTGAGTTTCAAAGTGGAATTGATAAAATTCCCCTGTTTTCTTATTTAAAAGAATGTATAATAATCCTTTATCAGAATAATAATAGTAATATTTTCCGTGAGGTGATGTTGTACACCAAGAAGTATATTCACCAAATGGAACTGAACATTCTAATTTTGTTGGAATTGCAATAATCCAATCAGCATTTTCAAAAATTTTCTTTAATCCTTTATCAGCATATTTTTCAAAAAGATTATATCTATCTAATACTTTTTTATCTGTTGGAATACCTAATGATTTAATTTTTTCAAGTTCCGTATCTAATTCTGGTAATGTTTTAAATAAATCAATAGGCTTTTTAATTTTATTTTTATATATTTCATATTGTTTTAACGAATTTGGAATTTTTTCTAAATCTTCTGATTTAATAGCAGGTAACATTTTAGGTTGTTCAAATTTTTGACCTGTTTTAGGATTAATTCCATCTGGATATTGTTGTAATAATTCATTAAATTGTTTTTTACGCTCAATATTTTTTATATTATTATAGAATAAACGTATAATCCATTGACCATATTTTCCCAATTGTTCTCCGCCTTTATAAGTTGGGTCAAGAGAAATTAATTTACGTAAAGATTTTTCATCTAATTTTGGAAAATATTTTTTTATGTCTTCAATTCCCTCATTTAATATTTTATTAAAAAGGAAATTATTATATTTGTTGATTGTTTTATTTAATATTTGATTGTATTTCATTATATTTTATCCTAAAAATGGCATACAGGGAATATCTCCGCCTGGAACAAAATTCATTAATTCTTTTGTTAATTCTTCTTTCATAGTTTTAGCTTCTTGTTTTAATTCTGCTCCATCTTGAGTTACAGTACCATTTGGCCCTGGTAAATTACCAAAACGATTACGAATTGTTCCAAGAATTTCTTTAGCTTCAGCTAATGCCCAATTTTCTATCCATAAACCAGCATATCTATCCTGAATTAATTCATATTCAGGCTTATCAACATATGAATGAAGAAGAATAACTTCATCATCAGCTCGTGGATTTTCAGCAATAATTAATTTATGTGTGTTTTCATTAAAAGTGTAATTGATATACATACCAAACATTTTTCCAGCAGTTTTTAAATAATCATTATGAAGTTCATAAGTTACTAAACCACCTGTTCTAACTCCATTAATTGCACCAGCCATATAAACATTTGTCCAAGCCATTTGGAATGGGTCAATATTTTGACCGCCAGTAGAACCATATGTTCTTCCATAATTTCTACGATAAATTTGTTGAATTTCAACTATTTCATCAGGAAGAATATATTCTTTTTGGTTTTTCTTTAAAGTTAATAAAACTAATGATTCTTCAACAAAGGCATCACCTTGCTGTTTAAGTTTTGCAAATGCTAAATCAATACATTTTTGAATTTGCTGTGGTGATAATTCAACATCAATCATTGTATCACCAAGTCTTATTAATATATCATTTGCTAATTTTTCACGAGCTTTAGTATTGTCAGTTATCATAATTAAAACCTTTTATATAATATAGATATTTATTATTGAAAATGAAATAAGATTTTTGTTAATATAAAGAAAAATATGAGGTTAAAATGATAAAATCGGCAGGTGCATTAATTAAATCTGTTAATACAAATAGATATTTGTTCTTATTGAGAAGTTCAATAAGTTCTTATCCTTCTCGTTGGGGTTTAGTTGGTGGAAAAGTCCACCACGATGAATTTTTATTAGAAGGACTTGAAAGAGAAATTGAAGAAGAAATTGGGTTCTTACCACCGATTAATAAATGGATTGCATTTAATTGTTTTACGTCTATGGATAAAAAATTTCAATATCATTCATTTTTACTTTTAACTGATAATGAATTTATTCCAAAGTTAAATCACGAAAATGATGGTTATGCGTGGGTAGATATTGATTTTCCACCTAAACCTTTACACCCAAGATTGAAAGAAGTTATCACTTCACAAGTTTTAATTGATAGTATAAAAAATTTTAATTAGATGAAATTGACAAAACACTAAACCATTGATTTTACTTAATATTTTACAAAATTGATATAAAATAAAAAACCAATAACAATAATAAATATAATTACATTTCGCTATGGGAGAATAAAAAATGACAAGAATTTTACAACCAATTACTTCAACTTGGCTTGATTATCCTGATAAAGAAGATTGTAGTTTAGTTGTCGTAATGATGGGTTGTGATAATGGTTGTCCAAAATGTCAAAACCCCAACTTTAAAAATCCAGATTTTAATACAGAAACTAAAGAATATTCAGTTGATGAATTAATTGCTGAATTAAAACAATTATCAATACGTCATAGAACAAATAAAATTGTTTTATCTGGTGGCGACCCATTATCTTGTTTTAATGTTCAATTTACAAAAGAGTTTCTTGAAAAATCACCATTTGAGGTTTGTGTTTATACTGGTCATAATATTGACTATGTAAAAATGATGGATGTTAAAAATTTTACATTTGTAAAATGTGGTTTGTATGATGAAAATAATGCACAACCTTCAGAAAAGATGGATGAATATATGAGATTTGCTTCAACAAATCAGCAACTTTTTGATTCGAATTATTGTTGTTTGAGTCAAGATGGTGTATACTATTTTAAAAACTAATAAAAATATTTTTGAGATTTAAGGAGAATTAAATGTCTGATTTGACAGTTAAAAAAATATTAAATGTTAAGAGTCCAACTATTGTGGATTCTTACTATGAAGATGAAGATTTTAAAAAAGAATTAGATAAAGTTTCAGACGATATTTTAATTAATGCGGAAACAACACGAACAATTAAAAATATTAAAAAAACTTTAGCATCAGCTTTAAAGAAAAAATATGGATTTTCAAATGGTGAATTAAAAGAATTAACATCTAAAATTTTAAATATTCACGGTTTAGATGCTACCAATTTTGATACATTGGCAAACTTTGCAAAAATTTTAGATTCACGTGTTAATGATGTATCAATTGATGATAATTCAAATAAAAATGAAAAGACAATTGCAGGCGTAAACAATGAAATTACTGCTTCTAATCGTAAATTGATTGGTTATCATATGCTTTATGGAGTAATGAAAGATTTATATGGTCAAGCCGAAGCTAAAGTATTATCTGGTGATTTATATGATTTTTCATTAGGCTTATCAGATTCAACTAATATTTTAATTCCATATTGTTGGGCATTAGATGCTTCTAAATTAGTTATGGAAGGTCGTAAATTCGGTCAATTACCATCTGCCCCTGTTCATCGTGTTGATTCATATATTTCTGCATTAGATGAAACTGTACATCAGATGTCTTCTCATTTAGCAGGTGCAATTGCTGTTGGAACATTTTTCTTAGATATTGCACATATTTTAATTTATAAACAACGTGTTCCATTTGAAGTTGTTAAAAATGACCCAACAATGAGAAAATATATTGAAAATTGTTTTCAAACATTTGTTCATTCAGTAAATCATTTGTCGAGAAATGGTGTAGAATCTCCATTTACTAATATTTCATTATTTGATAGAGTAAAATTATCAGGTTTAGTTGGTGCAGATAATTATGGATGGTATTTTGCAAATAAAAAAGATATTGCTCTTGATAATGGATTAGAAGATAAAATGTCTGCTGATGAATGGAAAGATTTTGTTATTAATTATATTATGGAATTACAAGAAATTTATGCAAAATTCCACGAAAAAGGTGACCCATTAAATAATGGTATTCCATATCGTTTTCCTGTTACTACTATGAATATTTCAAAAGATGATGATGGAAATATCTTAGATGAAAACTTTTTTGATTTTGTTTGCCAACGTGATATTACAAGATTCAATATTTTTACTTCTAAGGGAACAAAAGTTGCTTCTTGTTGTCGTTTAATTAATGATGCTGAATTATTAGATATGGGTTCGACAGTTAATTCATTTGGTGGCTCAACTGTATCAATGGGTTCACATCGTGTTGTAACTATTAATTTTGCTCGTATTGCATATGAAGCTAATTCAATGGAAGATTTCTATAAAATTTTAGATAAAAGAATTCGTGGTGCGGCAAAAGTTTTAAAAGCTCATAAAGTATTAATTGGTAAAATGGAAGCTAAAGGTCTTGAGCCATTTATTACTCGTGGTTGGATTCGTATGGATAGATTATTCTCAACATTTGGTATTCTGGGTGTTGTTGAAGCTAAAAAAATTCTTGAAACTAAATTTTCTGATGAAATTAAAGAAGGTCAGGATGTAATGAATGATTATTTAGTTTATTTAAATAAACATTCACAAGAATATGCAAAAGAATTAGGTTTATTTTCTAATATTGAACAGATTCCAGGAGAATCCTATGCTGTAAGATTGGCAACAGTTGATAATTTAATTTTCAATGATAATATAATTGATGCTCCATTATATGCCAATCAGTTTGTTCCATTATGGGAAGATGCAACTATTTGGGAAAAATTGGAAGCTGATGGAAAATACAATCAGTTATTAACAGGTGGTGGTATTGTACACGCACAATTAGGTTCTAAAACAACAGCGGCACAAAATAGAAAAATTATTTTATATGCTATTAAATGTGGTTGTGAACATTTTGTATTAAATTCTGTTTATTCAAAATGTCCAGAGTGTGGTTCAGTTTATGACCATAAAGTTGCAAGTTGTTCAAAATGTGGTCATAATGAACATATGCAATACTTTACTCGTGTTGTTGGTTTCTTTGTTCCAGTAGATTCTTGGAATCCAACAAGAAGAAATTGGGAATTTCAACGAAGAACATTTATTGATGATTCGTTACACGGATGAATTAAAGAGAGGTTTTAAAACCTCTCTTTTTAATATCCTTTGGTTTCCCAGTAAAAAGGTGCTTGAAAATTATTTAAAATTTTGTTCGTTTATAAATTAAAATAATTCCACCTGCCGTACCACCACTTGAACCACCAGCCCCCCAATTATTTACAGGACTTATTGTTTTACCGCCAGAACCACTTCCCAAACCTGAACTACCATCATTTCCGTTTAATAGTTGTGCATTATGTTGTAAATTTTGATTAACAGATATTGTTCCACCTTTACCCACGGCATTAAAACCAGCATTTGTTCCTTGATTACAGGTAATCATTCTTGTTTCTTGAAAATTCATATAACTTGTGTTTGCATTTGCACCAGCATATATTGTTACTTGTTGTTTAATTGGATTAAAAAATTCTCCAATAAATCCAGAACCTGAACCACCACCAGCTCCCCAAATATAACCATTAAAAGCCCATTGTGTTCCATTTCCACCACCACCAATTAAGGTTAAATGATAAACCCCTTTTGGTAATATTTGACTAAAAGTATATTCACCAGTATTATTACATAATGTATAATCTGGGTCATAAGGATTAGCAGTATAAACTAATGTTGAACCATAATAGGCACTATCAATTTTAGTATTATTAAGATATATATCAGCTATTTCTTGAGAATTAAAAAAGACAGTCATTTTTATAAACCTTTATTCAGGTATACAATAAAGAACACTATTTGTAGGATTAGATGGTAATGATGATACTAATTGTATTTTATTATTTAGTGTATTACTAATTGTAGTTATTGAATTATTAATTTCTTCAAGTTTGTTATTTATTATAATTATTGAATTATTAATTTCTTCAAGTTTGTTATTTAAATCATTAATTCTTTCTATATTTATTTTACTTATATCAGTCATTAATTACCCCTTTGTGGTTATTTAATAAATAACCACAAACTGTTTTTTATAATTATTTTATAATAAATATTTGTATATGTAAGATAAAGGATAAATTTATGTTTAAAGATTATAGTCAGCCAAAAATTAAAGGTCATTTAAGAATTCACGAGGAAGAAACAGGTAAAGTTCTTTTAGATGTACATAATGATATTCACCCTGAAAATTTTTCAATTGCCTTAGCTAATTCTTTATCAAATAATGGTGGATATATAACACAATTAGTTTTTGGTAACGGTGGTGTTAGAGTAAATGCTTCAAACGAGTTTTTATATAGTACCCCACAGACAATTGGTCGTACAGCATCGTTATATAATGAAACATATTATAAAGTTGTTGACCAATATTCAATTACTGATAATTTAGAAAAAACTCGTAATTATATGACAGTTTCACACGTTACTGGTAACGTATATTCAGATATTTTAGTTCATTGTACATTGGAAAAAGGTGAGCCAACAGAACAAAATGTTTTAAATAATGATTCTCAAATTATTTCAGAATATACTTTTTCTGAAGTTGGTTTGAGAACAAGTAAAGGTGATTTAATTACTCATATTTGCCATTATCCTATTTCTAAAACATCAAATATTACATTGGTTTTTGATTACTTATTAAGAATTCAAATTGTATAAAATAAAAGAGTGTCAAATGACACTCTTTTTATTAATTTGTTAATGAGAATAAATTATTTGTCAAGTACCCTAAATTTGATTTAAATATTACCGTTCGGTAATATTTAAAAGATATATTTATAAAATTGGATAAAATATTACCGTTCGGTAATAATTTGCTTGATTTTTTATAAATTAATTATCAAATATTGGAGTATGTTCAATTGCATCTTTTAATATTTCACTATATGGAACTCCTTCAAAATGATTAGCGATTGCAGATAAGAAAGATTTTGTAAGTAAATTTTTTCTTAATTTAACAGAAATCTGTCTAATAATTTCAAATGTTGTATAATAAGTTAAATTAGCATCTAAAATAATTTTTTTAATATCTTTTAAAGTTAAATATTTTTTATTTTCATTAATAATGTTAATTAAATAATATCCACCATCAATAATGTTTAATTCTTTATAAGGAATTGGTTGATGTTGAATTGAATATTTAAAAAATTGTGGATATAAAAATAAAAATGCCGCTAAAATTTTTTCTGGTAATTTTTTTGTGGCAAAATTTAAAGTAAATTTTTGCAATGGAATCTTTTTAGAAATAGTTTCAATAACTTCTAAAGTATCTTTTAAACTTAAATTTAGATTTAATAATGAAGATGGTTTTTTTAAAATTTTATCAACAATTGTTAAAATTTTTGAAGATTTTTTAAAAACTTCTTTATATTGAGGATTAAAATCATTAATTAAATTAAGAAATGTTTTTTTATCATATCCGTTAATTTCTTTTTTCTCTAATGTATCAGAAATCCATTTTGCGAATTTATATAATTTCATAAAGAAACGTTTAATAACTTCAATATCAGGTTTATTTAAGAAATTTCTTGGACCTCGCCATTCAAGTGTTCCTTGTGGATGATTACGAATTAATCTCATTTTTTCTTCATTTAATTCACTAGATATTGCTTGAAAATTATCATTCATAATTGCATTTTTTAAATCTTCTAAATAATCATCAGAAGAATATGTTGGTGTAATAAAATTAATTATTGCTCCGTTATGATTTATTATTGAAGATAAATTTTTTATCATATCTTCATCTAATGCTAAATTACATTCTAACCAATAAACATCTTCTGGAGTTATTGTTGGAAATGATAAATGAACGTGAAATCCACAAGTTCTATCAGTATAAATTTGATATGGTGTTTTTGATAATTCCATTAAAAATTTAATACAATATTCAATGTTTTTTGGAGTTAAATTAAAAACAGGAGATTGTAATTCAAATCCATTATATCTTAATGAAGAATCAGAATCAATAGAAAAAGAACTATTACCAAAATAATTTGTTTGAAAAAAATATTTTAAATTTTTATATAAATTATCATAATCAACAAATTGAGTTCTGGTCATTAATGGAACATTTTCAATATCGTGTTTCCATTGATGATTATCTTTAAATACTAATTTGTTTTGATTTACATAGGCTTCTAATTCAAAACCAAATGTTATTTCACTCATTAATAATTGTTCTTCTAAGATACTCATAAATATTATTTCCTTTAAATATAATAATATTTATGGATAAAATGCTTGACAAATATAAAAAATATGATATATACAGTTTTAATATTAACTTTTAGAAAGATGAAAAATGAGTGGTATTAGAAATATTAAACAATTAGCTAAAAAATATAAAAAAGCTGAAATTTATTTTCATATTGACTTAGATGGTGTAACAAGTGCTTTAGCAATGAAGGAATATTTAAGAAAATATGATATTGAAGTTGTTGCGGCTCATAAAGTAAATTATGGAGATGGTGAATATAATATTCCAGCTCCAGAAGAAGGAAATATGGGAGTAATGGTTGATTTTTCTCACGGAAAAAAATTTATTCAAATACATACTGACCATCATCAATCACAAATTGTTTATGATGGTTCATCAACTCATTTTAGACATTCAAAATCAAATGCATCTACTATATCTTCAATTATTGGAAGTGGTATTTTTTCTGCTGATGATGAAAAAGCAATTGATATGATTGATTCAGCAAGTTTTAATGAATATAATATAATGCCTGAAGAAGTTGGAAATGCTGTATTTAAATTTGATAAAAATGAAAATCATTTACAACGACATTTAAAGATGGCGTTGGCTTGTAATAAGTTGCTATTAACTTATAAAAATAAAAATGCTTGGCTGTCTAATTTAGTATTGCAATGTTCACCATCATTAGCATCTATCTATAGACAATTGATTGATTGGATTGATACTAATAATAAAGAAGATTCAAGATGGTATAAAAAACCAGAAGAAATTAATGAAAATGTTGAAGCATATTTTAATGACCAAAAGTCAAAAAGTCAGATTACAGATGACTATAATATTATTGATACATTAAAGAATGGGCAATTATGTTTAAATGGTAATTGCATTATTCAGGTTGGTGGTGGAAATATGAAAAAAGTTGGTTCTTATGAACGATATACTGCTTTTAGAATTTTTCCACAAGCTAAATTTTTTATTATGATTTGGGATGAAATGGGTATGATGCAAGTTTCAAGAAATCCGTGGAATCCTAATGTTGATGATAAAATTGATTTAGGGAAAATTGTCTTAAATGATATGTTTCTTGAACAATATGCTAAATCTCATTGGTTGAAAGATAAGACAGTTTCTTTGTTGGCTATAAAAGCAGAATTTGAAAAAGGTATTGAAGTTGAAAAAGAAAAACTATTAATTGGTTTTAATATGGTTGATTTTGATAGTAATTTTCCAAATTGTGGAAAAGAATTTGATGTTGACATTGATAATAAAATAGGTATTTCTATGGGATTAAGAATGTCAAAATATTGGTGTGAAAATATGAATCCTGCTCGTGCTGAACAATCAATGAGAATGATAAAATTTATGAATAATCAGCGTGTTTCTTTAATAAATTTAATTGAAAAAATGTCAGGTGGTCATAAAGCAATTACAAATCTTGTTGGTTTTAATTTATTAAATCGCCAAATTCAAATTGATATGGCATTGAGTAAAAATGATAATCCATTTAGACCATTAACAAGAGAGGAACGAAATTGTATTAATGAAGAAAAAAATGGAGAAGATACTTATATTTTGAAATTTATGAAAGCATTTTCAAAAGATGTTGTGAAAAAATTAAATGCTCCTAATTAGGAGCATTTAATTGATATATTTGCTCCAAAAGGTATTAAATAATAACACTTTTTGGAGAAAATATGTTATTTTATATATTTAATTAAGGTATTTAAATATGTAATTTTACTTTCATTTAAATTTTTTGTATGCATAATATTAAATAATGAAGAAGCAATAGGCATTAATACTATATTATCTTCAAAACATATTTTATTATATAAATTAGTTGCTACTGATTTAATATTAGAATCATTTACACTTTCAACTAATGTTTTATTTAATATTATTTGATTATCCATAATTGTTTTGACAATATTATATAATGTAAATGGATTTTGAATGTAAGGTTTTAATCCTTCTGTTAAAATTGTTTCATCAGATAAGGTTTGTTCCATTAAAACTGAACAATATTCCGCATCTTTTTTTGCATTTTCAATTGCAAGATATTTAATAGCTGGATGTTCAACGCCCATATCTTTGCAAAGTTTTTGATATTGTGAAGTATAATCAATTTCTTCTTCAACTGATTCAAATAATTCTTTATTAAAATTTAAATAAGCTGATGATAATTTATTTGCATTTTCACTAAAAATATTTTTAAATTTTGGTAAAAATTTTCTAACTTTATAATTATCTTGATATGTTTTAATAAAATCAGAAATTTGATTATATTTAACAGTTTCTAACATAATATTTTTACAAATTATATCATCACGAGAGCCACCATTATTAATGTATTGAGCTAATGCTTTGATACCGTTTTTCATTGCTTCATTAAAAATAACTTTTTCACCTTTATAGTTTTCAACAACAAAAACTTTTTTAGGTTCAATTTTTAAATTGTTTGTTCTTGATAACCATAAATCAACTAATTCTTTACGAGAAACATTAAAAGTTTCACAAATTTTATTATTTCTAATTTCACGAATTATATCTGTACCTTTTGTTGCATTTTGAGTAAAAGACAATAATTGATTATAAGCATTAATTAAATTTTCACGATTATTTTTTTCTTTGGCTGTATAAACTTTAACATTTTCAAGAACAAATAATGTTCTTGGTTTTGATACAATAAAATCTCCGTTATTTAAATATTCTTTTTTAACAAATGATGCAATATTTTTGATATTATTTGCATTTTCTTTAATAATTTCAGAATTTTTAATTGATTTCGAAAATTCTTTAACTTCATCTAATGTTTTTAATGACATTAAAGGTTTTAAAGTTTCTGATATTGATGTATTTTTGAAGGCATTTAAATAAGAAATTTCTTTAATAATTTCAGAAAAAATTTTTCTTGTATTTTCTAATTGCATTGCTTCTGAAATATAAAAATCAGATGGGCGTTTTGTATCCTTTGCAGTATTAACAATATTATATAATGTTTCAATTAATACTTTATCATCATTGTTTACTGATTCATCCATATCTTCACTTTCTCTTTGTTTTAAAATATCATTTTTAATTAAATTGTAAATTTTTCTTTGATTTAAATCATCATAAATTCTGATTTGAACTTGTACCCCATTTAATCCAGAAAGTTCTCTAATTCTCTGGATAATATGTTTCATATTTTCATCTAATGTATTTTTATCTTTCCATATTTGAATAACTGAATTTTCGTCATTCATAAATTTTATCATAATGTTATAATTACTAATATAACACCATTCAGATTTTTCTGTATCTAAAGTGTTACGACCATCTTCATCATAAAATTTTAAATATAAATCATAATCTGAACTATGTAAAATATTCACAATATCATTTTTAAGTGAGGTATATTTCATAATCAACCTTATATTTCTATGTTTTATAAGAATATTTATTGTAAAATTGAAAACAAGATATTTTATAAATATGCGAATATAAATAATTTTAATAAAGGAAAAATTATGAAAATTGTTTTACCTCAAGGTACTGGTGTTATTAAAAAAACAAAACCATTTAAAAAGATGACAGATGTTCAAAAAATGGTTTATCGTAAAGTTTATGACCCAATTAATGGGGCGTTGTTTTTTGCTGAACATTGTTGTTGGGTTAATAGAAATGGTTTGGAACAATATATTCCATTTGATTATCAACGAGAAATGATGTTTAATATGCATAATTACCATTCTTTAATTTCTTTATTTTCTCGTCAGAATGGTAAAACAATTACAACAGCCATTTATTTACTTTGGTACGCAATGGTATTTAATAATAAAATTATTTTGGTAACTGCTCAAGATTTGCGTGCCGCATCGGAAAACCTCGGAAAAATAAAAGGTGTGTATGAAAATTGTCCTGATTTTTTGAAGAAAGGATTAAAAGAAGATAACAAATCAAAAATGGTTTTTGATAATGGGTCTGAAATTCACGTAAGACCATCAACTATTAAAGCTCCCCGTGGTATTTCTCCTGCAATTGTTTATTGTGATGAGTTCGCTTTTATTGGTGTACAAGATTCTGGAGATAAAGCTTTAGAGAAGCAAGAAGAATTTTATGGTGCATTATCACCAACATTATCAGCTACACAAGGTAAATTGTTTATTACTTCAACTCCTATTTCTGAAACAGATTTATTTTTTAGATTATGGTCAGGAGCTAAAAACAAAATTGATGATTATGGAATGAATATACCAGATGATTATATATTAGAAATTAATGGTGAATTATATAGAGATTTTCATTTATTTAAAGATAAAGACCAAGCAGAAGAATATGCTAAATCATTAAGAGATGAAAATACAATTGTTAATGTTGTTTCAAAAAAATCATATGGAAATAATGGATTTCAAAGTCAATTAGTTAGATGGGATGCTTGCCCATTAAAAGATGAAAATTGGGCAAAAGCTGAAATTAAAAAAGTTGGTGCTGAACGTTTTGAACGAGAATATAATTGTATTGGTGGAAATAATATTGTGCAAATTATGGATGAAAAAGGATATATAAGAAGTCTTTCTCTTGAAATGTTATATGAATATTATTAATATCCATAAGCATACCAAAAAGCTCCATTAGAAGTATCACCAGCTCTACTACCAGCAGTAAAATAAATAAAATTATTTTTTGTTCGTGAATCCCATTTAATCCAACCATAAACCCAAGAACCATCACTATTATATACAGTTATTTGAGGTATATAAGAAGTAGTATTAAATGGAGTTAAAAAGGTAATTGTTCCTTCATTAGCATTATTTAAATTTATAATATTATTTCCGCCTTGTTCAATAAATCCATCATTCCATTTTCGGTACCAACGATTACCATCAGAATTAGCATCAATAACATATTTCATTGAATTTATTTTTGAATTAATATTATTAATTTGTGTATTAAAATTATCTAATTTCGTTGATAACTCATTGATTCTTTCTATGTTTATTTTACTAATATCAGTCATAATAAAATCCTCTTTGAAAGATATTTAATAAATATCTTTCAAATTATTTTGTTATGTGTTTACCCCTTTATTTTTACCCTATTTCATAAATATATGTAAAGACTTTTAGACAAGTTTTTATAATTATTTTTACAATAAAAATAATTTAATTTAATAGGAGTGAAAATATGTCAGAATTAGCAAAATCTCACATTGAAATAACAGATGAATCATCATATGGAACAGGTGTTTCTCCGATAATTCCTCTTTATATCTTTGCGACAGAACAAGATAAAGTTATTGACGAAAGTACAGGTGAAATTGCACCTGGTACCTCAAAATCAGTTGCTAATGAATTACTTGTTATGACTTCACAAAAAGATGTTACTGATACATATGGTATACCAAATTATACAACAAATGATGGAACAGTTCAACAAGGTGATGAATTAAATGAAGTTGGTTTATACGCTTTGTATAGTGCTTTAGGAAGTTCATCTTTAGCATATGCACTTAGAGCTGATATTGACTTAAAACAATTACAGGCAACTCAAGCAGAACCAACAAGTAACGTTCTAAATCAAACATTATGGTTTGATACTGCGGAAACTTCATATGGTTTATTTAGAGCAAATGGTAATTCTCGTCCTGCTTTAGCTTGGGATAAAATTGAAAATGTATTAATTCCATCAGAAAATGAAATTGGTGAAGATGGTAAACCTCTTGGAATATACGGTGCAAATAATGATATTGCTGTTGTTACATCAGGAAATAAACAAGTTATTTATGAAAATATTGCAAGTGAATGGTATGAATTAGGTTCAAATGAATGGATGTTACAATTCCCTTCAAGTGCTAAAGGTAAAGCAAATGGAACTTATGATACAGGAGCTAAAATTACAATTAATGGTACAGAAGTAACATTAAGTGGTGTATCATCAACTACAAAAATTGATGATGCTGTTAAAGATATTAATAATGCATCAATTGAAAATATTGTTGCAATCAATGAAAATAATGCATTGGTTATTAAAAATACAGCAACTTTATTAACTATTACTCAAGATTCAAGAAAAGCATTAGAAACTTTAGGTTTTGTAATGAATGGTGATGAAGCAGTTGTTAATGCCGTTTCATTAGTTCATAAAACTCATTCTCAAGTTCCAAATGGTTCAGTACAAGGTTCAATTTGGGTTAAAACAACAGAACCAAATAATGGTGTAAATTATATTATGAAACAATATAATTCAACCAATGATTCTTGGAAAACAATTAAAATGCCAATGTATGGCTCATTTATTGAAGCTGAAAGAGTTTTAGGTGCTTCTTTAAATTCTGGTTCAATCATTGTTAAATATGATAATGAAGGTTTAGCAGAAACAAGATTAGCACAATATGGTTCATTAGGATTAAAAGTTGTTGGTACAGTTTCAAATCCAACAATTACATCAGGAGAAGCATTTACAATTAGAACTTTAATTGGTACAGAAGTTAAAACTTATACAATTAGAGCTTTTGGAACAACAGTTGAATATTTAGCCAAAGCAATTAATAATGCTAAAATTCCAACAATTGTTGCTGATGTAACAACTGAAGGTTATTTAAGATTAGTTTCTTCAACAGGTAATACTATTGATTTCCAAGATGTTGCCGATGGTAAAATCTTAGAAACTGTTGGTATTGCTTCTGGAGAATTAGGAAAATGGAGTGAACCAACTTATATTGCAAGTGCTGTTGAACCAACTGAAATTGCAACAGATGGTACATTATGGTTTAATGATGCATTAAATGTTGATATTATGGTTAATGATGGTGATGAATGGAAAGGTTATAAAAATATGTACGAATGTGCAGACATTTTTGTAACTTCTGAACAGCCAACACAACACGCAGATGGTTCTGCTTTACAAGAATATGATTTATGGATTGATACAGCCGCAAATGAATATCCAACAATGTATAGATATTATGAAGGTGAATGGGAATTAGTTGATAATACTGACCAAACTACACCTTTAGGCGTTGTATTTGCAGATGCACGTGAGAATGCAGGCCCTGCTTATGCAGATTCAACTCATACACCATTTTCAACAAAATCAGAAGATTTATTAATTTCAGATTATGTTGACCCTAACTGTCCAAATCCTCAAACATATGCCGCTGGTATGTTGTTATTCAATACATTATACTCAACAAATAATGTTAAAGAAATGACAAATGAATATCAAAATGCTGTTAAGGAATTAGGTGGAACATTTACTGTTGGTGCTTCTAAAGATTTCCCAACACCAGGTTCTTCAACAAATCCAAAAACAACTCGTTGGGCAACAATTTCAGGTAATTCAACTGATGGAGCAGGATTATTTGGTAGAAAAGCTCAAAGAGCAATGATTATAAAAGCATTAGCAGAAGCTATTAATTCTAATGATGAAATTCGTTCTCAAGATTATGACTTCTTCTTTGCAACTTGTACAGGTTATCCAGAATTGGATGATGAATTAATTAGTTTGAATACTGATAAAAAAGAAATGTTCTATATTGTTAGTGATTCTCCAGCAAGATTAGCTCCAAAAGCTAATGATATTATTGCTTGGGGTTCAAATCAAAATAATGCATCAGCACACGGTTTAGATGGTCGTGTTATTAGAAGTCCTTATATCACACGTCAATATCCACCAATGGGATTAACTTCAAATGTTGATGGTTCAGATATTGCTGTTCCAACTTCAGTTGCAAAAATGAAAAATTTATTAGTATTACCAAGAGGTATGTTTGCCGCTGGTACTCAATATGGTCAAGTTAAGAATTTAGCATCTGTTGGTTATATTACAGATGAAAATGAATATGCACCAGTAACAGTTAAAGATAGTTTGGGTGAAGTTATTGTTGCTCAATCAATGAACCCAATTATGCCACAGCGTAATACAGGTTTATTATTCTGGGGTGAAAATACTGAAAATAGTTATTCATCTTCATTATCTGATGAACACGCAATCTTAACTATTTTAAGATTAAAACGTGAATTAGATGCCGCTTGCTTACCATTCTTCTTCCAACCAAATACAGAAGCTTTAAGACGTGATTTTGATAAAACATTAAGAAGCATCTTAAATGATTATGTATCAAGAGATGAATTATATGACTATACATTAGTTACTGATAATTCAGTTAATACTTCTGAAAGAATTGGTCGTAAAGAATTGTGGGCAGAAATTGCTATTGAAATTGTTAAAGGTGTTGAACAAATTTATATTCCTATTCGTATTGTTCGTACTGGAGCATTATCAAGTAGTAATAGCTAATTTTTATTAGTATAACAAATAAAAAACCTCTAAAAAAATTTTAGAGGTTTTTTATTATTGAATTTTTCAATATTTTTGTTTTATAATTGGTTAACAATTATAAAAAGGATTTATAAATGGAAAATCAAAAAGAAGAAAGAACTAAATTTATGCATTTAAAAACGAGATATAGAGTTGAATTTTTTAAAAATAATGAAAAAATTTTAACAGAATTAAGTAACAATATTAAAATGATTGAAACACCGATGTTATATGATTTTCATTTTCATTTTGATGGTAATTATCAAGATATTTTAATGGTATCATATTTTCCTAATGATAATTCAGTAATTAAAGAATTAATGGATGTTTCTAAGAATAACGATAAAAATATATTAATGAGAATTGTTTTAGTAGATGGACATTTTAATGAACTTTTAGCGTGGGAATTAAAAAATTGTTATATTAAATATATTGATGCAAGTAATTTAGAAACTGGTAATCATTCATCACTTGAATTAAATATTACTGTATCTTATTCAAGTGTAGATTTAATTTATCAAGGAGCTAACTAAAATGAAAATACCATTTGGATTAACATTTAAAGGATTATTACTTACAGGCAAGGCAAGAGAATATGCTAAAATTGATTATGAAATGGAAAATGGGTATGATAAGGAAATGGAAATATTGAAATTAGATTATCCATCTGAAAATTTAAAAGAATTAGCTGATTATAAGTTAAGAAAATTAGAAATTCAAAAAAAATATAATAAAATTGATGATTTTGATTATGAATATCAATTACTTCAAATTAGAGATATTGATAAGCCTGAAACTGAAAGATTAATAAATGAAATTGATTTAAAGCATAAGTATAAAAAAATTAGTGAAATTGATTATTGCAAAGAAAAAAATGATTTACTTGGAAAACCGTGGGTAGCTATTCATACTGATTATGATGAGCAAAATGACCCTGATAATTTAATGGTTGAAGTTGTTTATAATAAAACATTTATTAGTAATATGCGTAAAAAAGGGCTTCCAGGTGATACAGATGAAGAAATTGCTGAACAATGGTTAAAATTGTTTTTTATGGCAAATATGGATTTAGATGATATTACTTCAATGCTTGATGAAAATGAGTTAGAAGAAGAAAAAAGATATTTAACAAAACGAAAATTAGGTGATAATACAATTTTAATGGGATAAAAAATATGAATGAACTTAAGGAAATAATGGAAAAAGAAAAAATTATTATTGATGATATGACAAAGGAATTAGCAGAAATTTGTTTGCAGATGAAAGAAAAACAGGATGAATACAATAATGAAGAAGAATTTGAAGATGATATAACTACGGAATGTGCAAAAATTCTTAAAAAATATTGTAAGGATAATAATTTTAAATTTTATTTTACAATTGAAGATAAAGTTATTCATAATGAGGAAGCAAAACTTATTAATTTAATACCATTAGATGAATATACATATACATTAATGAATGAAAAAATGGGTGATATGAAAACCAAAAAATGTATTTGGGATACAGATACTCAACAATATAAAGATTTTAGTGAGATTGGTGAATGAATACTTTTATATTAATTGATATTTATAATTTATTTTTTAGAGCAATGTATACTATTACGGAAAAGGATAATGAATTACGTAAAGGTATGCTATTACATACAATGTTTTATATGATTAAAAAAGCGTGTGATAAATTTAAGCCAACACATACTATTATTTGTGCTGATGGTAAGGGAACTTGGAGAAAAGACATTTATCCACAATATAAAGCAAATCGTATTGAACGTTTACAAGATAAAACGCCTGATGAAATTCAAAAAGAACAAGAACTAAAAGATATTTTTGAAAAAGATTTTATACCATTTTTAAAAGAATCTACAAATATATCATTTTTAGATTATCCAAAGGCAGAAGCTGATGATTTAATTGCTCGTTTTATAGCATTACATCCAAATGATAATGTAATTATTGTTTCAACAGATAATGACTTTGTTCAATTAGTTAATCAGAATGTTATTATTTATAATACAATGGATAATAGAATTATTACTGAATCTTGTATGTTTACAGCAGATGATAAACATTTACCAATGAAATTTACTTTAAAAGATGGTAAAATTTCGGTATCAAGAACTGATATGTTATGGAAAGAGGGTGATAAATTAGTTCCAATGGATGATTGGATTGAATATGCATTATTTACAAAATGTATTCGTGGTGATAAATCTGATAATATTTTTTCAGCTTATCCAGGTATTAGAGAAAAATCAACAAAGAAAACTGTTGGAATTTTAGATGCATTTGCTGATAGAAAAGAAAGAGGTTATAATTGGCAAACATTTATGAATTCAACTTGGGAAGACCCTTTAGGAAATAAGCATATTGTTAAAGAAAGTTATGAATTTAATAAAAAAATTATTGATTTAAGAGAAATTCCTGATGATTTAAGAAGTAATATTGATAATCATATAATGAATTCAGTTAAAACACAACAAATTGATTTGGTTGGTATACGTTTAATGCAATATTTAACAAAATGGAATCTTGTTAAACTTTTGGAAATTGCTCCGACTTTTACTGGTTACTTTAGTCGTCCATATCCAAAAGGATAATAAATAAAGTAATGATAAAAAATGATAAAAAATATAAAATTTTAACGCCAGATGGGTGGGCAGAATTTGATGGTATTAAAAAAATACCATCAATGCCCACATTAAATATTATATTAAAAAACGGTAATATAATTAATTGTACCGCTGACCATAATATATATATTGATTTATATACTTGTATAGAAGCAAATAAATTAAAAATTGATGATTGGATATTAACAAAAAATGGTTTGGAACAAATAAAAGATATTCAACAAGGTGAAGTTAAAGATGTTTATGATATTTTAAATGTTTCAAATGGAAATAGATTTTTTGCTAATGATATTTTAGTTCATAATTGTGAATTTATTGGCAAATCAAATTCTTTAATTGATTCAATGATTTTACGCCAAAAAATTTTAGAAATTGATAATAATAAAATTACATATAAATTTGTTGTTGATGAAGATATACGTTTTTATCAAGATTTAAAACCTTGGAAAAAATATTTGGTTGCTATTGATACATCTATGGGTTTATCAGGAGATTTTGCGGCAATTCAAGTTTTTGAATTTCCAGGATTTATACAGGTTGCTGAATGGAAATCTGATAAATTAAATCAAAATGACCAAATTGAAAAAATGAAAGTTTTAACCGATTGGATGTATATTAATATTAAAGAAAAAGGGAATAAGCATCCTGAAATTTATTGGTCTTTAGAAAATAATGGGTCAGCAGAAGGTTTTTTATGTGCATTAAAGCAAATTGAAGATAGTCAATATGGTCAACCATATATTAAAAGAGCAACTTTAATAAATGAAATTGGTAATAAAAGAAAAGGGTTTACAACTACTAAAATTACAAAACCTAAAGCTTGTTCACAATTAAAAATTTTATTTGAAACAAATAGATTTCACATTTTTTCTCGCGATTATTTAACAGAACTATCTAATTTTTCTAATAAATCTGTGATGGCAACATCATATTCAGCAAATGGTTCAGGACACGATGATTTAATTACAGCATCATTAACAATAATTTTAATGTATTTACAATGTAAAGATAAGTATGATTTAGATTTTGAAATAATGCCTGATATACCAAATGAATTAGAAAATACTCCGTATGATGATACATTATTTTTAGTATCAATATCGTAAATTTATTGACAATTTAAAAATGTAATGATATATTTCCATAAAAAGGATATATTTATGGAAAGAATGAAAGTCATTGAATATTATGAAAATCCACAACAATTTTTAGATGAATTGACATCAATTAATGTTAGAAAATTAGTTAATCAATCCGATAAAGATTTAATAAAAAAATTAAAAAAATGGGTAAAAGAATATTGGCAAGAAGACGGTTCAATGTTTTTATATGAGAGTCAATATAAAAGATTACAAATGATTTTGGCTGATATAATTGATTAAATTAAAATAGTATGTTATAATTATTAAAAATATTTTAGGAGAAAAATAAATGGGTAAATTAAAAACTTATCGTATGAAACTTGAACATAAAAAAGTTGTTCAAAAACGTAAAGATAGTGGTCGTTGCTATAATTTTGTAGAAGGAAAAGGTTGGAATCATTATACAAAAGGTTTTAGAAAACATACTTCTCGTCCAGAAACATTGGAAAAAGGAACATTATTTTTGTTTTCATTTTTAGATAGAACAATGCCAAAAACAGAAGAAGTTAAAGAAGGAGAATAATATGAAGAAATTGTTATCTATTTTTAGTTTGGTGTTGGCATTAACTGCTTGTTCATCAATGTGTGATAATTGTTATTATGGTCGAGAACAATCATACACAGTATCTCAACCAGTTGAAGTAATTTATCGTAATACAACTTATAGAACAGTTTATGAACCAAAAACATATAAGGAAGTAACCTTGGAAAGAAGACCTTATAAGGCAAAATCAACTTGTTATAGAACAAATCATAAAAATTATTGTAATTAATGAGGTATATATGAGTGATATTTATGAAATTGAAGAAGTCAATTTTGAAGAAAATGGTGAAAAAATTCAAGGATTGGATTTAACCATTGATGTTTATGATATTTCAATAACATTACCTATTGATACACGCCGAATTAATTTAAAAGAATTAAAGAAATTGATGAAAAATTTTGATGAGGAAAATTAATGAATAAAGTATTTGATATTATTGAAAAAGAAAGAAGAAGACAAGAAGAAGAAATTTGTTTAATTGCTTCTGAAAATTATGTATCAAAAGATATTATGAAAGCAGTTGGTTCAATATTAACAAACAAATATGCCGAAGGTTATCCAAATAAACGATATTATGGTGGTTGCCGATATGTTGATGAAATTGAACAATATGCAATTGATAAATGTAAAGAATTATTTAATTGTAAATGGGCTAATGTTCAACCTCATTCAGGTTCACAAGCAAATCAGGCTGTTTATTTAGCTTTATGTAAACCAGATGATACAATTTTAGGTATGTCATTGGATGCAGGGGGTCATCTAACACACGGAAGTAAAGTATCTGCATCAGGTAAATTATATAATGCAGTTTCGTATGGTTTAGATGAAGATGGTATTATTAATTATGACGAAATTAAAGAAAAACTTTATCAACATTTTCCAAGAATTTTAATTGTTGGTGCATCTGCATATTCAAGAATTATTGATTTTAAAAGAATTCGAGAAATTGTTGACAAATATAATAAAGGCTTAAAAGATTATATTATTCACTCCGTAGTGGAAAATCCAGATTTTGTGAATAATACTGTAAGATTTTATGGAAAAACAATTGATGTAACAAATGAGTTAATTTCATCAATATATAATAATACTTATTGTTATTTAATGGTTGATATGGCTCATATTGCAGGATTAGTTGCAACTGGTTTACATCCATCTCCACTTCCTTATGCAGATGTTGTTACTTCAACTACTCATAAAACTCTACGTGGTACTCGTGGCGGTATTATTATTTCAAATAACGAAGAATTAGGTAAAAAAATTGATAAAGCCGTCTTTCCTGGCATTCAAGGAGGCCCTCTTGAACATATTATTGCTGGTAAAGCAATTTGTTTTGAAGAAGCGTTAACACCTGAATTTAAACAATATCAAGAACAAGTTCTTAAAAATATTAAAGCAATGGAAGAAGTTTTTAAAGAAAGACAAATTCCAATGGTTTCTGGTGGTTCTGATAATCATTTAATTCTTCTTGATGTAAGAAAATATGGTATTTCAGGTAAACAAGTTGAAGATAAATTATCTGAAGTTGGTATTGTTGTTAATAAAAATGCTGTTAAAGATGACCCTAAACCAAAATCTGAAACTTCTGGTATTAGATTGGGAACAGCGGCAATAACAACAAGAGGTGCAACTGAAAATGATTGTGCGTGGATTGCTCATCAGATTGCTCATATTATTGAAATTTTAGAAGGTGATTATGATTATGAAGGAATTGATTTTATTAAAGAATCTTTTGAAAATTGTGAAGGAAGAAAATTAACAAATGAAGAAGCCGCTTTAATGCTTATTAAAGAAGGTGTAGAACATTTTTGTTTAGAACATCCAATTTATAAAAAGGATTAAAAATGAATATTTTAAAAAGAATGTATTATTTAATATCAAATAAATTAAAATTTATAAAAAATTATGATGAAGATGATTTTATACATTCTTTCTTTGGATTATCTTATGCTCATTATTTAGTTTTACCAAGAAGTGTTTTACAATCTATGCCAGCAAAATGGCAGAAAAAATTTGTAAAATTATTAAATGAAATTGAAAGTAAATTATGGGAAAAAGAAATAAACTTACCAGATTATCAAGTATCAGCTAAAAAAGATGGTAAATTTATTAAGGATAATTTTAATAACTATTGGAATAATGGACAAAGATGCCAAGGATTAAGGAATATTTTTGAAGAAAAACAATAAAAATATATTTTCTCTCTTGACAAATGAAAAAACTATGGTATTTATATATCATAGTTTTTATTTTATTAAGCAAAGGAAATAAAAAATGAAATTAGAAATTAAAGGAAAATATAATTCAGCAGTAGTAATGACTGACCAGATTGAAGAAGAATGCGTGGGACAGTTAGTAACTTTGTGTTCACAAGAAATATTTAAGGATTCACAAATTCGTATTATGCCTGATTGCCACGCTGGTAAAGGTTGCGTAGTTGGATTTACTGCATCAATTAAAGATAGAATCATTCCGAATTTGGTTGGTGTTGATATTTCCTGTTCTATTTCAACTTATAAACTTGATGTTAAAGAAGTTGATTTTGAGCAATTGGATAATGTTATTCGTAAGTATGTTCCATCAGGAATGTCTATTCGCTCAACTGTTTCCAAGTTAGTTACCAATGAATTAAAAGCTAAAATTGAAAAGGTTTGCAAGGAAATTGGTGATGAAAATGGATATAATCGTCACTTAAAATCAATTGGAACTTTGGGTGGTGGTAATCACTTCTTGGAAATAAACAAAGATAAAGATGGTTATTTATGGCTTTCTGTTCATTGTGGTTCAAGAAATTTTGGAAAGAAGATTTGTGATTTTCATCAAGATAAAGCGATTAGAATTTATCAAGAGCGTCTTGATGCAAAAAGAGCATATGCTTTATCACAAATTCCGCCAAAGGAACGTCAAGAATGGTTACAAAATCATATTGAAGTTAACAGATTGCCACCAGAATTACGTTATTTGGATGGTGAAGATTTAGATTTGTATGTTGAACATATGAAGGTAGCTGAAGAATTTGCAACTGTAAATCATAAGGTTATTGTTCACGAAATATGCTCACATATGGGTTGGAATGTTGTTGATTCAATTTTTACTCATCATAACTATATTGAATTTCTTGGTAATCGGGAAATGATTATTCGTAAAGGTGCTATTTCTGCTAAAAAGGGAGAACGAGTAATTATTCCATTAAATATGAAAGATGGTTCAATAGTTGGTGTTGGTAAAGGAAATGATGAATGGAATCAATCTGCTCCTCACGGTGCAGGACGAGTTCTTTCACGAGGAAAAGCAAAGTCTGTTTTATCAATTGAAGAATTTCAAGATAAGATGGTAGATGTTTGGTCTTCGTGTGTATCAGAATCAACTTTAGATGAATCTCCAATGGCATATAAAGATATGAATGTTATTATTGATGCAATTGGTGAAACTGTTGATATTGTTGACCGTATCATTCCAATTTATAACTTTAAAGCACAAGGTTAAGGCATAATACCTTAACCTTTTTAAAGAAAACAGGAAGTATAGAAATGAAAATTTGGTTTATGAAACATTTTTTAAAAAATTGTTATAAGAAATATTTAAATGAAAAAGAGCAAGTTAATAAATTAAAAATTGAAATTTATAACAATTATGATTCTTTTAATAAAATTGTAAAATTTTATGATGATGTGTTTCCATCAAGGAGTTACCCTATTCGCCATATTATATTTCAACTTAATAAAAAAACGACTTTTACAATTGTTTTCAGTTATGATTTTTTGCCTTATGGTTCACTTAAATTTGTAAATTATAAAAAATATAATATTTTTTATGATGGAAAAGTTATTTCAGAAAAATTTAAAAAAGAAGTTTTTAATTTAATTAGAGAACTTATTTTCAACAATGAAGAACCAAGTATGTGGTATTCATTATGTGATGAAGGAGAAAATTAAATGAAAAAACCAAAAGTTAATGAAGTGTGGTATGATAATAATAAAAACAGACGTTTTTTTATTTATGATATGATAAAAGATACAGATTATGCTGTATACAAACCATTTGATGTATTGTATGATAATAATCAAACGAGATATTTGGAAACTAAGTATATTTTAGAAAACTGCACTTATATTGGAAAATCTAAAATAAAATTTGAAGAATTATTTATAACTAAGGAAGGAAAATGATAAGTCGAGATTTTGTATTAAAAAATTTTAATAAAAAGTTATTAGAAGCTAAAAAACAAAGAGTAAAAGAAGTTAAATTTTCTTTACAGGAAATTGATGATTTGGGTTATATTATTTTTGAAATAATGTCCGAATTAACTGAAAAATATTTTTCAAATTCTTCAATATCAAATGATTCAACTGAATTAAAAATAGATGGTGGAGAATTTTAAATTGAAATTTATTGTATCTTAAGTTATATTATGATGGTAATTTAAGAGAGGATAATTATATGTATGTAGGCACTTATTTAGATAGACAAAATAATTTACTATTTGTTTCTGAACGTATTAATGGTGAGCGAGTAACAACAACTTATCCATTAATTTATGAGTATTTAGTTCCTGATGAAAATGGATATGATATGGGAATTGATGGTCAACGTTTGAAAAAAATAACATTAAGAAAATATAATGAATTTTATACTCATAAGAAACAATGTAAAGAATCGGGCATTCGTACATATGAGATGAATTTTAATTTGGTATATAAAGTTTTATACCAGAATTATAAAAACTGTCAAGAACCAAAATTACATAAAGCATTTTTTGATATTGAAGTTGACTATGACCCAGCAGTATCTGGGGATATTAATACGTTGGTAGCTGAAACTCCGTGTGCAATTAATGCTGTGTCAATTTACTTAGATTGGATTGATAAAACAATTACATTAACAATTAAACCTGATACTTTATCTTGGGAAGAAGCTCAAAAAATTTGTGATAATATTGGTGATACCTATTTGTGTCAAGATGAAAAACAATTGATTGATTTGATGATACGATTTTTTGATGATGCCGATGTAATATCTGGTTGGAACTCTGATTTTTTTGATATTCCTTATATTATTGGAAGAACAATAAAAGTTTTAGGAAAAGAAAAAATTAAAGATTATTGTTTATGGAAACAAGAGCCAATTTGTAAAGAAGTTGAAACTTATGGTCGTGTTGTAAAAAATTATTCATTTGTTGGTAAATGGGCAGTTGATTATTTGGAATTGTATAAAAAACATACTCCAAATGAACACGAATCATATTCGTTGGATAATATTTCCTATGAAGAATTAGGGGATAGAAAAGTTAAATATGAAGGAACTTTAACAAGATTGTATTTTGATGATTATGAATTATTTTTAAGATATAACCGTCAAGATACTGATTTGTTGGCTCGTTTAGATAAAAAATTAAATTATATTAATATTCATAATAGACAAGCACATTCAATTTTAGTAACTTTAGAAGCAACAATGGGTACAGTTGCTTGGTTTGACCAAGCTGTTATTAATAATGCCCACGATTCTGGATTATATATTCCCGATAGAGTTGAAGGAAAAGGTGATGAATGGAAAGGTATTAGACCTCCTGGTGCATTTGTTCAAGACCCAGTAGTTGGTATGCACGAATGGATTTCTGATACAGATTTAAATTCACTTTATCCATCAACTATTCGTTGTTTAAATATGAGTCCTGAAACAATTGTGGCTCAAGTTAAATTAACTTATACGATGCCTTATTTATGGAAAAAGATTGAAGAAGATAATTTATGGTTTAAAAAAGGTGAAAGAATTCCATCTTGGGGTGAAGCTTGGGGCGGAGATGAAATGTTTGGTACTCTTGAATACCAAAAAATTATGAATCAAACGGATGATATTTTAGAGTTACAGTTAGAAACTGGTGAAACGGCTGAAATGACAGCTAAAGAGATTTATAATTTGGTATTTGAAGAAGGAAGCAATTTATGCATTTCTGCATTTGGAACTCTTTTTAGAACGGATAAGCAAGGATTAGTTGCTAAAATTCTATCTGAATGGTATGCGGATAGAAAATCAATGAAAGCTAAATCTAAAATGTATCGTAATTTAAAAGATGGTATTAAAGTTTCGGATGATATTAAACAACATATTAAACCGTATGAACCTGAATATGATTTTAAGGAATATGATTTAAAAGAATTAAAAACTTTAATTGATAATTGTGATTATGATGGAATACAAAATTATATGGAAGAATATAATTTAATTCTTAATGATAATATTATTGAGCCTATTCATAAAGATTATTATAAAGAAAAAGAAGATTATTGGGATTTGGAACAATATTTAAGAAAAATTAATTTAAATTCATCATATGGTGCATTGTTGAATACAGGTTCAATTTTTTATGATTTTAGATTAGGAGCATCAACAACTGCTTCTGGTAGAAAAATTGTTCAACATATGGCAAGTAAATTAAATGAAATTGCAGTTGGAACATATAAGCATACAGGCGGTATTGTTGTTTATGGTGATACTGATTCAACATATTTTGCATTGTCAAGACCTGAATTTAAAGAAAAACATCCTGATTTTGTTTTTACTAAAGAAAATGTTATGAAATATGTAGATGAGATTTCTCAACAAGTGGACAGTTCCTATGCTGAACACGTAAAAAGCATTTTTCACGTTACAGATGAAAATGCAAAAATCATTAAAGCCGCACGAGAAATTGTTGCAACTCGTGGATTGTATGTTTCAAAAAAACGTTATGCTTTAATGGTATTTGATAATGAGGGAGAACGTTATGATGTTCACGGAAAAGCAGGAAAATTAAAAATTAAAGGTTTACAAATTCAACGTTCTGATACTCCAATGATTGTTAGAAAATTATTAAAGAAAATGATGGAATCTTTATTATCGGTTGGTAAAAAAGAAGAATTAATTGATATTATTAAATCATTTTATAATGATGAATGGAATACATTACAACCTTGGGAAAAAGGAACACCAAAAGCTGTTAATGGTTTAACCAAATATACAGAAGAATATCGTCAAAATCCAAAAGCAAGAGTTCCAGGACACGTTATGGCATCTATTAATTATAATCGTATGTTAGAAATTAATGGCGATACATCTACAACAAGAATTTTGGATGGAAATAAAATTGTTGTTTGTAAATTGAAAAAAAATAATCCATTTAATATGACTTCAATTGCTTATCCAAGAGATTTGTCAGATGTTCCAGAATGGTTTGCAAAGTTACCATTTGATGAAGCAGATATGTCTGATACAATTGTTGATACAACAATGGATTCAATTTTTGGTTCATTAAATTGGAATTTATCAATGAAATCAGCTATTCAAACTATTGATGATGATTTAGGTGGATTTTTGACATTGGTTTAAAATTAAGATATATTATAAAAAAGGATGAAAGAAATGTTAGAAAAAATGTTTTTAGATGTGAATAAATTGTTTAGCAAATTTGAGTTTAAACCAGTTGTTGTATATCCGTCATCAACTTCTCATTGTTGTATATCTTGTCGTACATTTGATGATAAAGTGTTTGTATATGCTGAATCTAATGAAGATAATTATGAAGAAAAAGAATTTGCAATTAGAGATTGGAGCGTAATGAGTTCAATTTTAGGTACATTTTCTGGTGAAAATGAAGAAAAAATGAAGGTGAAATTAGCATATAATGATTATAATTATCCTCATTTAGCAACATTTACATCAGGACGATTGAAAGTTAATCATTATTTGCAAAGTTATAATATGGTATCAAGCCAGCAAGATTTATTAGCTAATTATACAAAGAAAAAATTAAATTTAAAAGAATTTTCTGGTGAAGGCGATGATTATATAACAGAAGAAATTGTTAAAAATATTAGTAAAATGAGTTCATTACTTTCAGAAAAAAATTTTAGATTAAAAAATACATCAGAAGGAATTTTTGTTTTATTTGGAAATGAGAATCAAACAATTGATAATGGTTTAATTAAGATTTCTGATAAAGAAGAAAATATTGAATTTAAAGATAATATGTATTTTTCCGTTGAATATTTTATTAATATGTTTAAAGCAATGGCGGTTAATGATGAATATAAAATTAAAGTATTTGCTGATAAAATTGTTTTTTGTGGAAAAAATGATATTTCATCAAAAGTCGGAATTGTTGTTGGTTCTACAAATTAAAAAGGTGGTAAAAATACCACCTTTTTTATTCTGCACCTTTATATTTCTTTTTATCTAATTCTTTAAAACCTTGCTGATGCTTTTTGGCTTCTTTTGTTTGTAAAGCTTTAACTAATTCTTCATTGTACTTATCACCATAGTAATCTTCTGCATTAATTTTATTATCAATTTCATCTTGAACTAATTGTGAAATATAATCTTCATCTTTATATTCTAAATATGTTGATTCATATTGTTCAACAGGGGCATCAATATTTCTTACAACAATATAAGCTCTATCTAATCCTAATTGTGTTGATAATTCATTAACAATTTGAGAAGGAGTAATTGGATATTCAAAATCCATTTCAAATTTATAAATTGTTCCAAAAAAACCTTGTAATCTTGGGAAATCATATGGTGTTGATGCTAAAGGTAATGCTTCTGGTTTTGTTCTTTTAGACATACCTTTAACAGTTAAAATTGTATCAACACTTTTTAAACTTTCTTCTGAAATATCAGCCGCAATTTTAACTCTAAAAGAATATGTTTTTTTCATAGTTTCCAAAATTGATTTTAAATCCATTGCCATCATAAATTCCTTATTCTTTAATTATAAAAATATTTATTATATTTGTGATATTCTCCAAAAACCAGGTCTATATTTTTTATTAATTACGTCAACCCAAACTGAATAATCTTCATTCCAAGTATATAAAAATTTTGCATCTGAATTATCTCTTAAATAATAAATTGCTGGTTCTTCTATTGGATTTAATGATAAAGTCCAAAATCCATTTTTATATTCAATTATACAATTTTCAGGGATTGATGAAACTTCTTTTCCAGATTTATCTAATAATTTTCCCCATAATTTTGTATTATTTCCTAAATCTTCAGCCAATAAATAACGCTCACCTTCAACATTTGTAGGTTTAGTGTCGTGTGGGTCAATAATTGCATTTACAGCAGGAATATTTGCAGTTGGTAAAATGTCTTCATTAATAATCCAGTTTGCTTTTGTTGGGTCATTTTCATTGATTGTTAAATTGCCAAGAACCTCTTTTTGTTTATCAATATCATAATTAATCATACAATGAAGATAGGTGTTATTTTTAGATTTATTATATTTAAGCCCATACATTTTAAATAAATCATACCAAGTTTTAATATTTTTGTTTGGAACAAGTTGTACATCAGTATTATTTGAAACAATTATTGTTGAATCAGACGGAGTATAATAAGTTCTAATAATATCTTCCATTGTCCAACCCCACATATTTTCACGAGTATCAGCTTCTCCAATGTCCATAATAATTTTTTCAATCATTCTATTTCTTGAAATTAAAGAAGGTAAATCTAAATTTGTATCAACTTCAAAAGTCATATCCATAGTATCTAATGCTGTTGAATCTAAACTATTAATACCTTTTGATGACCAATTTAAACCTGTTAAAGTGATTGAAGTTAAACGTGTCCAGTCCAATGGGTTTTCAGAAGTTTGTAATTCTAATGTTGGTGAAAATAATGCTCTAATTTGTTCTAACAATTGAAATTTTTGTTCTAATTTGGTTGTTAAAATATATAATTTAAATACAAATCCAATTGGAACTGGATTTAATCTTTTAATATGATATGAATTACCAGGTTCATATTCATAGTTCCCAATTTCATCATTAAATTTTTTTTCAGTAACTTCACTTTCATATTCATAATATGGTGAGCCGCTAATTAAATCATTATTTAAACGAATTTCAGAAATTGTTAATACCATTTTAGGAACAGTTTCAAGAATAGTATCAGTATTTTTGTTAATTATAGATGCAACGGATTTATCAGTTGTCATAAACACAACAGGTATTCGTTTTAATTTATCTTGACCATTTTCATCTTTACCAGTTGAAATATAAAAATTTGAAAATAAACGTTGAGTATGAAGAACAAGAGTTCTTATTTGTGCATTATACCAATAATTAACATCAACAGTCATATTTTTAATACCTTTTTATTGAATATCCTATGTTTATATTTATAACTTAAATATATTGAATAAATATTTTTAGTTATAAAATAAAGGAATTTTTAATGCCTATAAAATTAGATATTTTTAATGAAATTAAAGAATTGATTAATAATGGTTCTTCAATTACACAAGCAATTTCAGTTGTATGTCAACAATATCACATTAATCCAAATATAATATATAATGAATTTTATAAAAAAGCAGATAAAACTGTCAAAGATAATTCAATAAGACCAGAAGAAATTCGTGTTGGTGATATTGTTATTTTAAACGGAGATTCACTTGAAAATCATTATGAAGTAATAAATATTAATAATAAAAGTGATATTATTTTAAGAAATGCTGATGATAATACACAAATATCAGCATCTGAAAGTGAAATAACACCAGTAATTACGGAGAATAAAATGAATAAACTTAATGAAGCACAATATAATATTTCTATTAATGGATTAGAAACTGAAGATGCTGATGCTTTATCTCAAATGTTATCTTTAGCAAGTCAAGCTGAAAATAGCTCAACAATTTCTGACCCAATGCTTGCTGACCCATTAAGTATGGGTGGTATAGCAGTCAATGAACCTATGATGAATAATACAGGAATGGAAGAACCAACAGAACCAGAAGAACCAATGGATTCAATGGAAATTGGTATGCCATCATCTATTTTTGATGATTCAGGCGATGATATTAATTTTGATGAAGAATTACCAAATGATACTGAAATTGTTGATGCAGAAGTTTCTGATGCAGGAATGGAAGAACCAATGAATGATATGGAAACGTCAGATGATATGAATATTCCAGCCGAAGATATGTCAATGGATGATATGATGGATAATGGTATGTATGATGAAGTTGATGAAGATGTTGTTTTAGACCCTTCTCAAAAGGATTCAACAGTTGTTGCTTCTGAAAAAATTAATGATTCAGAAATTGATGAAGAATTAGAAATGTTAATGCGTGAAACATTTGATATTGCAGGTGTTGAAGATTTAAATTTTGATAAATTAAATGAATCAGAAGAAAATGTACCAGGTGATGATTTTATTGATGATGATGGTACATTGGAAGAAACTCCACAATTAGATTTTGCTCACGATATGGTTGATGATTCTGAACAAGAAGAAAATGCAGAAGAAATTGTTGGTGAAGCTGATGAATCAAATTATAATAATGAACCAAAAGTTGGAGATGTTGTTAGAATTAAAGATACAGCAGAAGATTTTCAAGGAATGACAGGAAAGATTATTGATATTTATGAAATTGGACAACAATTATTTGATACTGGTGGTATAGCTTATGTTATTGAATTTGAAGATGGCAACCAATATGATGCATTACCTGAAGACTTTGAATTAATTAATGAAAATGATGAAATTGAAGAAAATAATATAGAAGAAACTGATGATATACAAATTGAATTATCCGATGATGAATTAGATGAACATATTAATGCTATTTTAAGAAATGCTGGTGTTCAAATTAATGAAGCTGATGATGATGTTGCTGTTAATACTAATGTTGGTGAACCAGTTACAGATGAATCATTATTTGCAAATGATGATGAAAATGAACAAGGTAATGAACCTGATTATCACGAAGTTGATACAACAACTTTTGGTAAAGAAGCATCTGAAGGTATGAAAGAAAATCCTTTAACAATGACTTTTGAATCAACAATTAATAAGAAAAAAATTAAATCTATTTATGAAACAGCTAAATCAATGTATAAAAAATATGATGCAAATGATTGGTTAAAATTAGATAGAAGATATATTGAAAAATTAATTCTTGAAGGTGTTGGCTATTCAACTGCAAGTAAAATGTTACTTGATGCTAAAAAAGGTAAGTAGTTAATAAAATAAATTCAATAAACTCCCATAACAAATTGGGAGTTTATTTTTATATAAATATTATTATTAGAATATTAAAGGATTACAGTAATGGCAATTAATAATTATGCACAATCTTGGACTGATGTTTATGAAAAATATCAATCAGTTGTTAATTTTGTTGCAGGTGATTTTGATTCATTAAAAGATGTTATCAGACGTTATATTGCAAGTCAAAACCCAGAAAATTATAATGACTGGGCAGAATCATCTGAAGTTGGTATGTTTTCAAATGGTCTTTCATATCTTGGTGAATCAATCCATTATCGTGTTGACTTAAATGCTCACGATGTTTTCCCATCAACAACGGAAAGAAGACAATCTTTATTAGATTTTACTAAAATGTTGTCATATTCTCCAAAAAGAAATATTTGTGCAACAGGTATTGCTAAAATTAAATCTATTACAACATCTCAAAATATTACTGATACATCAGGAAATATTTTAAAAGATACACCAATTCTTTGGAATGATGCATCAAATCCTGACTGGTTAGAACAATTTTTAACAGTTATGAATGCTTCATTTGTATCAAATAATCCTTATGGAAAGCCATTAAAAAGAGAAACAGTTGATAATATTACAACACAATTATATCAAATGAATACAACAACAATTTCTAATACTGTATTTTCTTTTACATCACAAGTTAATGCGACAACTCAACAGTTTGAAGTTGTTAATCCAGATATTAATAGTGATTTAGCTCAAATTGAAGAAAGAACACCAATTCCTGAACAGGCATTTCATTTATTATATCGTAATGATGGAACTGGTAATGGGTCAAATAATACAGGTTTCTTTGTTTATTGGAAGCAAGGAACATTACAATATGAAAATCAAGTAATTTCACAAAAAGTTGAAAACTATTTTATTGATGTTAATAAAGATAATATTAATGAATATGATGTATGGTTTGAAGAATTAGATATTTCAACTGGATTAGTAAAAAATGTATGGACAAAGATAGCAAATAATGAATATCTTGTTTATAATAATACAGATACAACTATTAGAGATATTTTTAAAGTTGAAACAAGAGAAAATGATAGAATTACTTTAAGATTTTCTGATGGTAAATTTGGAACTATTCCTGTTGGCGTATTTAAATTATGGTATCGTGTTTCAAATGGTAATGATAATTTATATTTAAAACCAACTGATATTCAAGATGTAACTATTAAAATTCCATATAAATCAAATAATACATCTGATGATAATATATATTATTTAACTGTTGTATTTAGCATTACTGATGCTTCACATATTAGACAGTCAGTAACTCAAGAATCAATGGAATATATTCGTGAAAGGGCACCACAAGTATACTCAACTCAAAATAGAATGGTAACTGCCCAAGATTATAATTATTTTCCAAAATCTATTGGTCAACAAGTTAAAGTATTGAAAGCTATTAATAGAACTTATTCAGGTAATTCTCGTTATATTAACTTTAATGACCCGACAGGAACATATCAAGATTTAAATATATTAGCAGAAGATGGATATGTTTATAAACAAGATGTTTTATATATGACAGAAACATCTATTGAAGATACAACAAATACAACACAAATTATTAATATGATAGAAACATTATTATCATCTAATAGTTTGAATAATTTCTTTTATTCATATTATCCAGAAAATTCTTATTCTTATTCATCAAAAGAAATATTTTGGAATGAAACTTATACAACTGGTTTAAATAGTTCAGTTGGTAGATTTATGGTTGATATTAGTGAAGAATCTTTAGCAACTGGCGTTGTTGTTCCAAAATCTGAAATATTAAAACAAATGCAAGTTGGATATATGATTAAATTCCAAGCAGATGGATATGATGGTGAAATTTGGGCAAAAATTTTAGATATTGTAACAAGTGATGAAAGTGAAGAAGAATATTCAATTACAATTAATGAAGTATTAGACCCAAATTATAAATGGTATGCTAAAGGCGGTTACAGAGTATTTTCAACAATTTTAAATGCTCAAGCTCGTTATGAAATTTCAAATAAAATTGAAGATAAAGTTTCTTTTGGTTTATCATATGATTATATAAATCAACGTTGGGATGTTTTAGATTATGAAACATTAGCCGATGATTCTATAAGTTTTGATTATGAAAATCCATATACTGAATCTGGATTATATAAAAACTGGATAATGAAAATTAGATATGAGTCTTCACAATATTGGACTTATACAATTAGATATTTAGATTATATTTTTGGTTCAGATAAAAAAGTTGCCTTCTTCTTTAATACAAATGATAAAAGTGATGATAACGCATCATTTGTTACAAGTGATTATATTAAAGTTTTAAAAACAAATTCAAATAATAATAAAAATTTAGCAGAAGATTATTTTTGGAAACCAATTGAAACAATAAAATATCCAGATGGTTATACTGACCCTTATCAATTTAAAGTTTCAAGTTATGATTTAGATAAAGATTCTTCAAGTGAAAATCCTCGTCAATTTAGTGAAATAACTTCTATTGGTGAAAAAAACTTGTTTTTCTTAAAAACAAGTGATGAATATGGTTCATTTAATAGTTCAGTTCAAGAAATTGATAGTTTATGGGGTCATACAACTGAATCAAGTTTATATTATTGTCAAACAGGTGGAACAATTTTCCCTGCTGGTACAATTTTACCAGTTTCTGTAACTGTTAGTAAAAAAGTTAAATTATCTAATGGTGTTACATATGAATGGACACCTTCAAATCCATTTACATTTAATAAAGGTGAAAAATATGATGTCGATGTTGTTTATGATGGACACGAAGTTGAATGGACAACAGATATTGAAGGCAATACGACATTAGTTTCTGATATTGAAATTGGCTCACAATTAGTTTATTGGAATTCAATGTATAAAACTATGGATAGATATAGTGATGACAGTTATTATATTAGAACTGGTATTGATAATTTATTGTTCTTATGGAAGCATTATGCATCTTCATCATATGTAATTGACCCTTGTCCAACAAATATTATGGATATGTTTGTATTAACTAATACATATTATGAATCTGTTCAAGAATGGTTAAATAATGGTAAAAAAGGTACATTCCCTAAATTACCATCTGCATATGAATTAAAATCATTATTTGCTGAATTAGAAAATTATTGTATGGTGTCAGATACAATGGTATGGCATCCAATCAGTTATAAAGTTTTATTTGGTAATGAATCTGATAATGAATATAAAGCTAATTTCAGAGTTATTAAAAATGAAACAACAACTATGAGTGATAATGAAATTAAGCAACAAATTATCCAAGCAATTGATGAATTTTTTGCAACTATGGAAGCAGGAGAAAAGTTCTTTTTCACTCAATTATCAACTTATATTCATCAAAAATTACAACAAAACATTGGTACTGTTGTTATTGTTCCAACATATTCAAATGATAAATTTGGTAATTTATTTGAAATTGAATGTGAAGAAGATGAAATTTTATTATCATCTGCATCTATTGATGATGTTCAAATTATTACAAAAATTACAGAACATAATATCAGAATAGGTGAGTAGTGGTAAATAATTATAAGAAATAATAGGATTAAATATGACATATCAAATTACAAGAACAAATGGCTCACAATACTCACAAGGTTTAATACCTGATAGTAAAATTATCAATGTATTAGATAAAAATTCTTCATACTTATCATTGATTGGTAAATTATCGGCTGATTATGGTGAAGACCAATCTAATAACTTTTTTCATTTAGTTGAAAATTTTGCAAATGAAAAATTTCCATCAGACCCTGTTGTTGGTATGTTATGTTTTAGAATTGATAGTGATTATAATGGTTTATATATGTGTGTAAATGAAACTTCGGATGTTGAATCTGAACGTTGGAAAAAAATCTTATCTATTAATTTTGATGATTCTGGCGCCCATCAAGCAGGTGATATTTATTATAACAAAGAAGAAAAGAAATTTTATGTTTATGATGATACTGTTGGTGATAATGGTGGTTGGGTTTTAATTGGCCCACAAAACTTTTATAATAAAGAAAATATTTCAACGATTTTAGAATCAACAAGTGATATAACAAGTTCAAATATACAAATTGATATACAAGAAGAATCTGCAAATTTAGTAACTATTAAAGCTGTTGCAAAAGAAAAAATGGATAAGGGTTCAAATCCTGAATTTGGTATAAGAAATCCTGAAACTGCTTCTTGGATTATTAGATTACTTGTTGAATCTCATAAATTATCAAATGGTGCAAATGAAGTTATTATTGTTGGACAACCAAATTATGAAACTATTGGTAAAACATCTGGACAAGCATTAAATTGGGTAATTGAACCAACTATTTTTGATAATCGGTTAATGATTACCGTTTCTGGTGTTGGTACAGATAATCCATTAGTTACTCCAGAAATGGATTGGGTAGAATGGGAATTAGATATTGAAATTGTAAAGGTTTAAGATGGCTATAAATATAAATCATAAAAATAGTACAATTATTACTGATGATGATACCTTAATTCAAATTACAGATAAAGGAGCATTAAAGGTTGGTGATGGTACTTATTTGGATGAATTAGGTAATTCACAGGAAATAGAACCAAATCAAAATTACAAAGGTGCTATTCGTTTTAATGAAGACCATCAATGTTTACAATTATGTGATGGTTATAAGTGGAAAGATATTAATGGTCATTACAAACAAACTTCTGGTATCGTATATTCATTACTATTTTAATTAAATATTTGATAAAAATTATATATATGTTATAATATCAATAAAATTTAAATATTGATAAAGGATTATTATGCAAAATGAGAAACGTTATTTTTTAAAAAATTCCAATTTGCTGGAAGAAGTACATAAATCAAAATTAACATATTGTTGCTATGAAAAACCTGAATATGGGCAATATGATATTATATGTGAGGATTATAATTTAATTACGCCGAATATTATGAATGATTTTTTCAAGAAAAATCCAAATAGTTCATATATTATAATTAGAGTGATGACGAATGAACACGTTTTACCATATTGTAAGAATGGTAAAGTTAATTTACAAGAACTTAAAATGTCGCCATTTAAACATTTTTTAATTGATAAAGATGATTTTGAAAAAACTTTTGAAAATTTTGGAAGTAATTTGAATAAAATTGATGAATTAAATTTAAAAATTTCAAATTTAAAAGAAAAAATTAAGGATAATAATCGGAATATAAGATTAAATCAACAAACAAAAGATAAACAAATACCATTTAAAGAAAATAATAAATTATGTAAAGAAAACATTGAAAATTTAACAAATGAAATTAAAAAATTATCTGAAACATTTTCAACAGATATTTTAAAAGATGCTAAAGAAGTTTTAAGGTCACATTGGAAAGGAGATACTATTGAAAGCGGTCATTTTGATATATCTCAAGGACGTTTGAGTGATGGCTTAGTATATATGATTATTATGCTGGTTGACCAATTTGCAAAATCAGGAAATTGGTCTGGATATACATATTTAGATGATATGAAAGGCTCTGCATTGGTTCATTTATGCGATGTGGCATTAAAATTTGAGGAATCAAAATCTAATAATGTATTTTCATATTTAACACAAGTGGCATCAAATAAATTTACAGCTACATTAAATTCTGAAAAAACACAACGAAGAATAAAATCTAAATTAATGCAAGAAATTGGATATAATCCAACATTTAATGAGCAGTTAGAAGAAGAATTTAAAAATATATTATATGATGATGACGGAAATGAAATTGTTGATGAGCCAGAAGATATTGAAGAAAATTCTGATAATTATGAAATAATGGAAAATTAAATTTAAAGGTGTCATTTTCGACACCTTTAAACATTTATAATTTGAATACCATCATCTTCATCATCGTCTTCATCGTCATTGTGTTTATTTAAACTTGCTTCAAATTTTTGTTTATTTAAATCATAATTAAGTTTTTTCATTTTAGCATCTAATTTTGCTAATTTAGAATTTAATTTAATTGTTAAAAAATTATTAGCGGCAGAAGCAATATCTCCACAGGCTTTACCTTGAGTATTTAATGCTATATCCATTAAATCAACAAATGCTTGGTCAGCTTGATTAGCAATTGTGTCTAATTCAACTTCGGTTTTTTCTTCTAATGATAATTTTGATAAATCTTTAATATTTTCATTTTGCTGAACAATAAATTTTTTAATTTCCATTGGTTCAATTTCTGTTACAATATTTTCTTTATTGATAACACTTAATGCGGCGGCAATATCGTTTGCTTGTTTAATTTCTGAAGATGTAAGAATATTAAATTCATCATCAAGTTTCTTCTTATTTGCCATAAATTATCCTTAAAAATATAGTTTATATAAAATACATAAATATTTATAATAGAAAATGGAGATTTATTTATGGGAATAGAATCATTAATTAGTGGTGTTACTAATAAATTATATAATTCAAACGTTGTAAAAGCAGTAAGTGGTGTTGATTATATCAGCACCGTTTATGGTCAAGATTTTGTTCCAGAATATACAAATTTGGAAGGTCAAAAGAAATATCAAACAAAAGCACCAATTCCAAATTTACCAAAACCAGAAACAATGTTTTTTGTTTATTTTTCATTAAATCCAAATATTCAAACATTAATAAATCAAAAAAAATCATTAATTGAATACTTAACAAGACTTTCTGCACAACAATCTTCAACTGATGCATCTGAATCTTATCAAAATTCTGTTTCTGAAAGCAAGAATAAAGGATTTTTTGATACAATATCAGATAGTATATCTGATACGATTTCATCAGTTTCTAATTCTCTTTCAAATTTAAAAAAAGGAGTTACTGATGCGGTTAGTGGAGCATTAGGTCTTAATGCAGATGTTGATGCCGAAACAAATGCAGATTATTTACCTGATAAATTTTTATTAAAGCAATTATCATTTGAATTATCAAAATTTGTTAAAACAGTTAGTAAACCAAAAATTGATATAGAAGTTAAACAATTTAATGAATATAATCGTCCACGTTTAGTTAATGAAAAATTATCATATGGTGATTTAAATATTTCTTTTTATGATGTTAAAGAAAATCCAGTTCAGCAATTTTTCTTTGCGTATTTAAAAGTAATTAACGATACATTTTTATGTAAAGATTATAATGATTATAATAAGGAAATATTATTACATAAATTTGATACTGACCCAACTCATTGGGGATGGAATTTAGATAGTTATTTTAATTTCATTGATAAAATATCTGTTATTGAAATGTATATGGATAAAATGATGGTTTATACATATATGAATCCAAAAATTACATCAATAGATTTTGGTACAGGAAAAATTGGTAGTTGGGCACCAAATGAAATTAATATTACTTTTAAATTTGAAGGAATAACAAATGATTTATTAGATGTTGAACCTTATACAACAACTTTTGGAAGTGAAGAAAGTAAATCATATCTTAAAGCAATGATAAATTCATCAATTACTGGTAATATGGCAACATTTTTAAATAAAAGATATAAAGAAGGCGTTCAATTTACTGTTGAAAACGCAGTATCATTTATTAAAGGTATTTTAGATGCTCCAAGTGAAGAACGTTGGGATAAATTTAAATCTCAATTACTTGATACAGCTCGTAAATTAGGTTTTGCAGATGAAACAAATTTTGTATTACAAGTACAAAAAACCATAGAAAATTACAATGAGTCGGAAGATAAAGGCAAATATATTCTAAAAGTGGTTGATGACCCATCTTCAATTATTGGAAAAATTACTAATACAACAAATATATCTATGGACTCGGTATTAAGTTTATTTTAGATTTGGATGATTTTCTAAATATTTACTAAATTCATCATTATGAACCATATCATATAATATTTTAAAAATAAAATTAGCATCATTTAATAAAATCATTTGTAATGATTTATTGTCATATAATTTTTCTTCAAAATATTTTTTATAGTATGATACATTTGAACGATTAATACCATCTTCATAATAGTAATAAAATACATCATCAAGAAGTAAAGACATAACATTTGGAGATAATGATGAATTGTTATTCATTTTATCAGCATCATAAAAAGAACGAATTTTATCATTATTAAAAATATCATTTTTATCCATAGAAGATAAAATTAACATATAAGCAAATAATGAATCATACACGTTTATCCATTCATTTAGTAAGTCTGAATGTGTATTAATAAATTGATTAGATTCTTCTTCTGAAAAAAATGTACAAGTTATTCTTTTTTTAGATTTTTTTATAATATAAATCATATTTAATATTGTTAAATTAAATGAAGTTATATGATAAAATGTTGATGATTTCATATAGGATTCTAATAATGTATTTTTTGTAAATGTTGGCACATCGGCAGAAATAAAAATATCTGACACAACACTTGTATTTTTAATGTAATTTAAAAAATCTAAACCTTGTAATGAAGACTTAGAATAATCAAATACATAAACAGTTTTTGATTCTAAGTCTTCATCCATATCGTTAATGTTTAAGGGAGCATTAACTAATTTTGCTTTATTAGATGTCATTATTAAGACTCCATTGTCTTAAATTTTTAGAATAAAAATTATATTCTTCTGGATAATTAACTTTTTCTAAACCAATATCATTTTCATTTATTTCTTTAAAATAAGAAATATCGTTTTCATTGAACTGTTGAACATATAATTTATTATCAGGTAATAAACAATATTCTTCTTCAAAAAAAGATTCATTGGCTTTAGAGGTTTTACCATTTAAAAATCTCATTTTTTCTTTATTTAAGTTAATAAATGGAACATTTAATTGAGATGATAACACTAATTTAATAAATTTATCATATACTAAACTATTTAAATTCCACATAGTTGTTTCATTTCTATAATATTCTTTAAATTCAACAGTATTAATGTTTGGTAATATTGACAATTTATTTAATATTACATTTGGGTGAAATGTTTTTAAAATTTGAGGAGATACTAAAACTTTTACATCAAATTTTTTAGGAAAATTCAAAAGATTTTCCCAAACTTCTAATGCACGAGGTCTAGCTAAAAAATCATATGAAAATTCATATTCAATATCATCACGATAATTTTTTAATTCAACAGGATATGATGATACGACAATGTTTGTATTAAATTCTTTTAAAGTATCAACCAATTCATTAAAATAATCATAATTGATTGACATTGGTTCACCGCCAGAAATTTTAATTTTATCAAATTTTGATGCATTCTTTTCTAAAAAATCTCTTAATTTAAAAATATCTAAAAATTCATTTAATGAGTTTTTATCTTTAGTAAGACAAAATGCACAAGAATAAGGGCATAAAAAAGTTGGGTAAACAATTAAAGTTTTCATAATATCTCCTATGTAATAATATAAAATTATTTACTATAAGAATTATTATATATGAGTGTGCATAAAAATTTCAATAAGTTTTTCAGTTTTTTTAGTTTTTTCTTCTAAAGAAATACCAATTGTTGGTTTAAAGAGTAACCAATCTAAAAATGTTTTCTTTTTTGCAACACCTGCAATTTTAGAAGTTGTTAATTTTTCAAATTTTTTAATTGTTCCAGAAACTCTACAAGGAACTTTACCACATAATGCAACAGGTAATGCACCTTCTTGAGTTTTTTTATTTAATTCAATACCAGGTTTTGAAGAAATAATTCCAAAGCAATGTTTATCATTAGGTTGGGTTTTTGTAATTTCTTTTTCGCCACCAAATTTAACTAAAGTTCCCACAGGAATTTGTTCCATAACAGAATGTGTATAATATTCTGCTAAGTCACCATAATATGTGGCAATAGCTGTACCACGAATAGCTTCTTTGCAAGTCACAATATGTTCAAATGTCCAATTTCCTGTAACATTTTCATCCTGACTTCTGCGTGTATACTCTGGGTCACTTAAAAAACCTGAATAGCTCATAAATTTAACCTTTGGTTATCAATAAGATATTTATTCTTTTGTATATATATTTATTCGTGAGAAATCAATCAATAAATAATTATATTAAAAAGTAAGGAATCAAATGTCATTATTAGATAAAAATAAAATATTTTTTGGTTTATTGCATTATATTTTTTCAGAACAAAAAAACGTTGATTGGGCATTAAAAACCAGTTTAGTGAATTATACTGGTATTAACTCAACAGTTAATAATAAAAAATATAAACAAGATTCAGTTATTGAAGATGTTATTGATTACATTTATCAAATTAAGCCCTATCACGTGGAATTTGAACAATTTATTGAAAAATATTCTTCTCAACGAGATGATGTAAATGTTTCTGGGGCAAAAGAACAAGAAAAAAATAATATAACAATGTATATTCGTTATGATGCTGTAACATCAGCAGTTGACCCTCAAGGTTCTTTATCTGATATTGAATATATGGACACACATATGGCAAACAGATTATATGCATATAAAACTAAAAATTTAGATGATATTAAAGATTATTTAAATTGCCATTTTAAAGGAATTACAATTAATGGTTCAACATTTAATGTTGATACGGCTGGATATGATGCATTTTTATATGATTCAACTTTGTATGATGCACCAACAGTAACTAATGATTATTGTTTAGTTAATTATAATGAAAATTTTGATTATCCTTATATAAAAGAATTTGTAAATGTTGGTTTACAAACATTTAAATTAGAAAATGAAGATTTATTACAACATAATTTTATTACAATAACATCATATTTTAATGGAATAGAAACAGAAATTACTGATTATTCATTAGAAAATAATTTATTAACATTATTTTATACAATTCGTAATTTAGAAAAACTTGTTATTACTGAAGATAAAGATGGTCAAAAAAAATCTTGGGTTTTTGTTGGACATCCATTTAATAAAATGTCATCAGATACAGGATTAAAAGAATTTAAAGAATATGGTATAGAGTATTTTGATGTTCCAGAAGGCGGATTTAATAGTAATAAAATAACTGTTAATATTGAATATCCAAATGGTACAAGAGATATAAGTGAACAAATTACAAGAGTTCCATTAACAAATTGGGAATTAGTTGATGGTAAAGTTTATCTTCCATTTGATAAAGAAAATAATCAATATTATGATAATAGAATTGTGGAAAATGGACATATAATTGTAACAACTATTGATTATTATTATATATATGATAAAATATATACTTGGGAAGACCGTTATGGACAATCAAACAATGTTATTAATGTTGATGGTAGTGGTTTTTTAAGACCTTCATATGAAGTTGAAAGACCATCTGAACTTTGTGTATCTGCTCCATTACCATATTTAATGATTTATAATGTTGATGATAATAATGTTCCAACTTCATTATATGGGTGTGATTATAAAGATTATCAATATAAAATGAATTTTAGTAAAAGTAAAATTACTCAATTAACAAAAGATTTAAATATTGGTGATTCTGAAATATATGTTAAAAATATTAATGCTCTTAAACTACCAATTATTGAAAAAAACAAAGATATTACTCCAGGAAAAATAATTATTAATTCTGAAATTATTGAATTTTATGAAGTTGATGAAGCAAATAATATTTTAAAAAGAATAAGACGAGGTGCAGACGGAAGTTATTTAGCAGAAAAACATAATATAAATGATTATGTTATTGATTTTAGAGAATCTACACAAAAAGATTGTTCATCACGAGTTAAATCAATAATGACATTTATTACCGATGATGTAGAAAATAAATTTATAATTCCAGGTACATTAACTGATAATGAAAAAGTTAATGTAATGATTAAGCCATTAATAAATTTATTAACACCAATAAAATATAATAGTACATATTTTGATATTTCAAGTGATAATATCTATAAACCAGGTAATGTGTCATTAACAATACCAACAAATAATTTAGTAATTCATTCAAATCAGAATTTAAATGTTATTATTGGAAATAAAACATATATTGTCAAAATTACAAAAAATATAACAGGTATTGATGAATTTATAACATATATGAAACAATCAACTTCTGGTATATCTAATTTTAATATTATTAAAGATAATAATAATATAGTTATGATTGCTAATCAAGGAAAAAGTATCGTACTTAGTAATAATGTTGGAAGTCCTTTACAAGAATTAACAGGTACATATGTTCAAGGAACTAAAGCATATACAACAACAGATACACCAATTTTAAAAGATGGTTCAAATGGATTAAGAATTAATAAAAATAATGTTGTTTGGGGTTCAGATAAAAATTCAACTGGATATATGAAAGAACATCCAGAAAGAGGTACATTACAAGATGCTGTTGATACAATTAATAATTTATCGGCAACAAAAAATATTGTTAAAGCATATATTTATGATAATAAATTAGTCATAATGCCATTACAAAATATAGATATTACAATTAGTAATTTAACATCTCCAACAAGCAATGAAGATAATATTGAAATTTTAGGTTTACCAACTGTAACTAATAAAAATGAAATTTATGATGGTAATAAAATTGAAATTAAAAGTTCTAAACCTTCTTTTATGGGATATATTTTTATTAATGATGAAAAATTATATTTTGAAAATATTCAAGAAGTAAATTCTTCTCGTTACAGAATTACTAATTTTTATATTGATAAAGAATATACAACAGATAGTGTCATTTATAGTGAAAATCCAATATTATTAACTAAAGATGATTATAAAATAGTTACTGAAGAAGTTGCATATTCATTAGATGAATCTACACTTGAAAAAGCCGCAAAGCAAGAAATGAATTATGTGATATTAAATAATCAACCTGCTAATGGGGAAATTATAACAGTTAGTAATGATAAGTAAATTAAATGGATATTAAAAAAGAGAGGTTTTAAAACCTCTCTTTTTAATTTTGCTAAATGTATTAGTTATAGGCTAAAACTTTAGACATTAATGTTGAAACTGCACCATCACCTGTAATTAAAGTTCCATCATAATCATATAAGGTTGCGTTATCAAATCTTTGTGAACAGTTAATTAACATTGACTCGTGGTTTCCATTATCACCATCTTCTGGTTGAGCTTGAAGTAAGAAACAACCTTCCATTACCCAAGTTGCAATAGCATTTTGGTGACCATCAGTATATTCAAACATTGTTACATATTTATAGTTTTGAGAAACAGTACCTGTAACTTGTTCTGATAAATCTCTTTGTAATTGAATTTGACGATATAATTCTTTATAATTCATATTATCATAAGAATCATAAACAGTAAATGATGTTGGTTCCCAAGTCCATTTTCCTGGATAGTAAATTGGGCCATTTACTGTTTCAATAGTCTGGTCTTCAAATGCACCCTTTGGTGTTGTAAAACTACGCATATCCATAGTTATGTTTTCACCGCCGATTGGTGAAGCGAAGCCTTCAAATCTAACTCTATAACGAGTTTTTAAGTGGTTAAATTTAGTTCTTTGGTTTCTATCATCTAATTTAACACCAAATTTTGAAAGTGTATTTACATAATCCATTGTTATCTCCATTAATCTTTATAAACATATTTATTAAAATGCTTCTGTATGTATTTATGTTATTTGTATACCTTAAAAATTTGACTTCTTGAAATCATAAATATTATTATGAATATAAAAGGATAAAATAATGGCAATTAATGAAGCAACTTCTGTTAAACAAATTGTTAAAAAAGATTTAAAAGATTTTTTTCCAGCAGAATTTTCAAATAGACAACTAATTGGCAAATATATAGATTATGTTTTAAATCCATTTTTCCAACAATCATATGAAAGTTATATTAATGGATATATTGGTAAAAAATCGGTTGCATTAGAAGAAGGTGATTTTTATCTTTCAGAACCATCAAGTGAAAGAAAAACTTATCAATTATCACCTGTTTTAGTAACAACAAATCCTAATGATTCATCATTAGAATCAAATAATTCCGTTGTTGATTTTAGTAATTTCTTAAATACATTGAAAATTCAGGGTTGTGAAACAAATGACCAAAATAGATTGCTATCAGATACATATTGGTCTTGGTGTCCGCCAATTAATATAGATATGTTTTTAAACTATAACTTTTATTATTGGGTAGAAGACGGTCAGCCACCAGTAGAATTATTATCAAAAACAAATGCCGTTACTGATATTATTGGAAAAGAAAATTATACTTATAAAGGAATTGATGAAGATGAAAATGAAGTAACAGTAAATTTTTCATCTGGTATGAGAGTGTTATTTATTAATGATGAAAATCCAGAGTATAATAATATTCCATTTATTGTAGAAGGAGTTGGTTCATCAATTCAATTAATTAATGATAGTGAAATTTTATCTTCAATATCTAAAGCTCCTGATTATTATGTTATGGAAAGAGGAGCGGTTGATGGTAACGCTTGGTCATTAAGAAATCGTTGGTTTCATCGTTCAGTTTTAGATAAAATTGAAAATACAATAATTTATCAATTAATAAGTAATAATGTATTATATTATACAAACGCATCGCCAGAAGATATGACTGATGATACAATGATTTATGCTGATATGGATTTAACAATTAAAGTTAAAACTTTTGGTGAGTTTGAAAGTATCAGATACACAGATAATACAAGAAAAATTCAATATATTCAGGCTAAAAAACCTATTTTATGTTTTAATAAAGATATTCAATTATATAATTATGGAACTTATAATCGTGGATATGTTGATTTAATTGTTAATAGTAGAAAGAATGATTTAAATGGTATTGTTCCACAACCAATACAAGGGGTTGATTTAAAAGATGGAATGACAATTTTAATCACAGGCGATTCTGATGAATTATCAAATAATAGAATTTATCAAGTTTCAGGCGTTTCATCAATTAATACTGTTATTTTACAACCAGTAATTAATGGTTTATCAACAGATGGTTCACCAGTTGAAGGAGAAGGCATAACTGTACGTAAAGGTCGTTATGCAGGTATTTATTACTATTATAACAATGGAGAATGGATAACAGGACAACAAAAGCATAATGTTAATCAATCACCATTATTTCAACTTTATGATGATGAAAAAAACACTTTAGATAATCAATTATATTACAATCAATCATCATTTAAGGGAAGTAAATTATTTGATTATGTTACAACTGATGAAGCAGGAGCAACAATAGATGAAGATTTAAATAAAGCTATTGTTACTGATGGCTATGGTAATTACATTTTTGATAATATAATTAGAACACAAACATTTACTTATTATGATTATACAATATTAAAAGAGTATGATGGATTTAAGTTTTTTAAATTAAATGGACAAGATGTATATTTAAATAACTGGTATATTTCTAAAGATATAACTACTCAATATATTACAACCGAGTTAACAGTTTCAGATAATAAAGTATATGAAACAATTGATGATGTGAAATATACTGTTTTTCAATTAGCATATCAGCCAGACGAAGTTACAAATAAAAAATCATCATTTGTATATCTAAATGGTGTTTTGTTAAATGACGGTATTGATTATATCATTAAAGATAAAAAATTAATGATTGCTGAAACAAGTATTTTAAATACTGATGATAGCTTATATATTAAATTATTAGTTAAAAAGTTAACTGATACAATTGCTGATGGATATTTTTATGATTTACCATTAACTATTACTTCAAATGCAATGAATGAAGATATTTCTCAAATTAATTATAATGAATGTTTTGACCAATTAAGAAGCATCATTGAAAATCAAAGTGCATTTAGTGGTAATTCATCAGGAAATAATAATTATAATAATACAAAAAAAGATTTATCATTAGGTACAGAAATTTTACAACACGAAAGTCCTGCCCTTAAAACAATGTTGCTAAATTCTCGTGAATTTTCAAATATAAGAACAGTATTAACATATATAACTAATGAATATACAAAATTTAAAACTAAATTTAAAAATATTATTACTTCAATGAGTAATAGTGGAGAATATGATGAATATGAAACTGTTGATGTTATTAGTCCAACAGGTTCAGTTTCTCATATAACTCAACAAACAGATGTTAAAAAAATTATTCAAACTGCATTAAGTAAAATTAATATTGGTAAAGAAGGATTAAATTCATTTTATAATAATGGTGTAGCAAATGAATATGGAGAATGTTATATTCCAGCTACTCCTGCATATTTAGGATTAGATTCTTGTTATAAGCCACAGATTATTGTATTTGAAGAAAATGCTAATAAACCAAAAGTTTTACTTTGCCACGATGGTTCATATCAAATGTTATTTAATGATTATCGTGATGAAGCATTATTAGGAATTGAAACAGCTATTTATAATTCAATCTTAGATAAATTTAAAAATAGTTTACCATTATACAATAAGTTAGAATATATTCCTGGTAAATTTAGAGAAACAAGTTATAATCAACAAGAATATAAAGAATTTTTAACTCCTATTTTTGAAAAATGGTGTCAAGATAAAGGTGTTGATTATACTATTAATGATGGTTTTGACCAAAATGACCCATTTTCTTGGAATTATTCAACTTGTGTAGATGCTGATGGCGAACAATTATATGGTTCATATAAATCAATTTATATGTATTACTATGATACTTATAGACCTCATACTCATCCTTGGGAAATGTTAGGTTTTGGTTCAATGCCTGAATGGTGGGAAGAACATTATGGTACTGCACCATATACTTCTGCAAATTTACCTATGTGGCAAGATATTGAAAATGGTTACGTAGCTGATGGAGAATCAAAAGGAGAATATGAATTTTTAAAACGTCCACAATTAATTGAAAAATATTTACCAGTTAATGAAAATGGTGAATTATTAAATCCAGTTGATATTGGTATTGTTTTAAATGCTCCTATTCCATATTATGCAAGACAATCTTGGAAAGTTGGTGATATTGGTCGTTGGGAATTTGCGTGGATGTATACATCTGAATATAGATATTCAATTCAATCAATTTTATATATGATGAGACCAACAGAATGGGTAGAAAGAAATTGGGATACTCAAAATATTAAAGTTATTTTTAAAGATACTTCATATGAGCAAATTATTTATGATGATTTAGGTAAAAGACCTTCTCCATCTGATGTTGTTATGCATAATGAATTAGTTGATAATTCTTATATTCAAAAAATTGGTATTCAACAATGGATTTCAGATTTCTTATTACACGAAAATGTAGATATTACAAATTATATTGCTGATTCAATAAGAAAAATTACAATGAAATTATCTTATAAATGTGCAGGCTATTACAAATATGATAGTATTAAAATTTTATCAGATAATTTTGGAGTTATTCCTTCACAAAATTATGAATTAGATTTATATAAAACTATTACCGATAAACAATATTCATATTCAGCAATTGTAATTCAAAAAGTTGAATCTGGTTATATGATAGATGGTTATGATTATGAAAAGCCATATTTTATGGTAAAAATTCCTCAATATAATGGTAAAAAATCAACTGTTAATATTGCTGGAAGAAATGTTATTTATTATAATGAATGGACTGATAAATTAGAAAAAATAAATTATAAAACTGTTTATTCTTCTATTCAAGATGTTTATAATATTATTAATGGTTATGGAAAATATCTTGAAGATGTTGAAGGATGGTATTTTAATATGTTAGATACCAATGGAGAATTGGTAAATTTCAGAAATAAAGCTAGAGATTTCTTATTATGGACGACAACAAATATTGAAACAGATTCAATTATTATGTTAAATCCTGGTGCTGATGGTATTGGTATTTTCCACGATGCATTTATTGATAAAGTTGGACAATATGTTAATGGTTATTGGTCAGTATTAAATACTGCTTCTTTACCAATATTCAATGAAGATTTAGATGTTTATCGTAAAGAAGGTGATACTTATATATTCTCAACAAATAAAGCTATTACTTGTTTGAAAATTAAAGAAATTGAAAATGAACATATTATATTATTTGATAATCAAACAATTTATGGTGACATTATATATGACCCATTACTTTGTATTAAAGCACAGCGTTTAAAACTTTTAGGTATTAAAGTTGATGGCTGGAACGGAACATATTTTGCTCCTGGTTATTTAATTGATAAAAATGGAGCATATCCAAACTATGATAAATTAGCTAATGATTTTAAATATTTCTATAATACTGATGATGTTCGCTCACAAGGTATTTTTGGTGATTATGCAAAGAGAACTATTGGTTTTCAAAAATTACCATCTATGGAAAGATTATTAATTGATGATAGAAATATCTTTGATTTCTATAAAGGATTACTTAAAGAAAAAGGGACAAAACGTTCATTTGGTAAATTAAATCGTTCAACTTATATTATGGATGCAGAAAATAATGAAATTGAATTGTTTGAAAACTGGGCATTTAAAGTTGGAGAATTTGGTTATACTTCAAATAGTTCAATTATTGAATTAAAAGTACAACCTGATTTAATCACGCAAGACCCTCAAATTGTTTCATTTACAACATCTGATAATGTTAAATTAAATAATTCTATTATTGATATTACTTGGAATAATTCAAATTGGTTAAAGAAAAAAGAAAGTAAAGAATTAAATAAATTTAACTTTACAAATAATTTTAAATTTTATCCAACTGCTGGATTTGCAGAAATTGGTGAAACAAATTATATCATTGATAATGAAACAACTTTTGATGAAATGTTAAAAAATATGAAAGTTGGTGAAAAAGTTTGGATTTCATTTGCCAATACTAAACAAGGTTGGGATATACGTAAAAAAGTTGATGAAGAAAACAATTGGATTTCTATGGTTGTTGATAAAATTGCTGATGTTTATAGTTTTGATACAACTCATTTAGAAATTGGCGATTTAATATATGTATTAAGAGATGTTATTAATAATGTAGATAACTTAAAGAAAATTTATGACCCATCTTATCATATTAATGATTCACAAAATATTATTGATAAAATGGCTTGGTCAGTATTTAAATATATTAATGAACAATCTGGAGAAGTTTATGATGTTGGAGAAACTGATATAGATTATAAACCAACAGTTGATAAAACATATTCATTATATCGTTTACAAAATCGTAAAGTTAATATTAAAGAAGTTAAATCTTGCTTTATGGTTAATGATGATAATAATGAAACAATGGCAACTATTCAGCCTTATGACCCAATTCAAGGAGTTTTTCCAAATAATTTATTAAAAGAAATTAATTATATAATTGCACAAGACCCTGCTGATTATAATAATTATTCAACTTGGGGTGATAATAAAGTTGGACAATTATGGTGGGATATTTCAAAAGTTAAATATTTAGACTATTCACAAGGAGAAATTACTTATAGAAGAAATAATTGGGGTAAACAAATGCCTGGTTCAGAAATTGCTATAATGGAATGGACTAAATCAACAACTGAACCAAAAGATATTTCTTATGTAACTAAAGAAGTATATAATAATTCAACTGAAAAAAATGAAGTATATTATTACTATTGGGTAAAAAATCCATCTGAAATACCTTCAGTTCAATTCAGACATACAAGTGCATTATATATTTCGCAAATTATCAATTCTCCACAAGATGAAGGTGTAATTTGGTATGCTCCTGTATATGCGTATGATGGCGAAACACAATATAGTTCAATGATTATTGGTAATTTTGATACAATAAATGCAGGTAGAGATTTTGTAATTCAATTGAATTTTTTAGGCGATAATGATGTAACTGAACACGAAGAATGGGTTTTAGTTAAAGAAAATACTGATGCCGAAATTCCAGATTCATTATGGGATAAAATGAAAGCAAGTTTAGTTGGCTATGATTCTTTAGGTCAAGTTGTTCCTGACCCAGAATTATTAGAAAGAAATAAAATTGGTATTTACATTAGACCTCGACAAACAATGTTTGAAAATATATCAAAAGCAAGACAAAATTTCGTTGATATATTAAATCATATATTTGATACTCGTGATGTATTATCAGATATTGATGTTGGTTCAAGTGAATTTAATAATATATTTTTAAGTAAAGAACCATATCCAGAATATGATTATTCATTTGATACTCATTTAGAAATGATTTCAAGTGAAGACACAGCTTTAATTGGAAAAACAATTTTAGTAAAAACTGATGAAGTATATGAAAATATTTGGACTTTATGGAGAATGGATAATTTAAATGATTATACTTTATTAAAATATCAAACTTATGATGTTTCTAAATATTGGACATATAAAGATTTATATGCTGATGATTCAATTAAAATGATAACACCAAGAGCAACTTTTGAATCAGAGATTGATTTACAAGAACATTTTGAAGAATATCATTTTGAAACAGGCGATGTTGTAAAAATATATTCTGATGGCAAGTGGATACTTAAACAATATGAAGGAATGCAAGGAACATCTCCAATCTTCCATACTGTTGGTTTACAAGATGGAACAATTAATGTTTCTGATAGTTTATATACATATATGGATGATGCAGAATTAAAAAATAATGTTCCAAATTGGTATAGAGATGAAACACCAAGAACAACTGATTTTATTATTACCGAAGATTTATGGAATGGTTATGATTATATGGGAATTAATATAACTAAAAACGGCGTATTAGATGCTTCATATATGAAAAACAGTTTTGCTAATAATGTTAAAATTTATACACCAGATATATCTGGAGAAGGATATAATCAATATCCAATAACATTTTCATTAGTTTCAGGAGTTTCAACATCCGCAGTTGTATTAGGATTAAAAACAGGTAGTAATGATACTCTTGAATATTTAACAAATGAATTACCATTTACAAAAGCAACTGTTCCTGTTGGTAGTAAAGTTACTATTGCAGAAGATTTTAATGTAACATTAAATTTCTGGAATGGTGATTATGATTCTCGTGATGATTCAATTTTCATAGGAAATCAAACAAAATATGATTATTTAGAAGCCGAAAGTGCGATTGTAATTCAAAAAATGTTATCATATTTTGAAGAAAAATAAAAAAGGAGTTTAAAACTCCTTTTTTATTTGTTTTTTCATATTTTATATGTTATAAATAAAAATAAATTAGTTTTTAAAGGAGAAATTATGAGTAATCCATTGCTTGATTATGCTCGTAAAGCAGAACTTTCTATTAAACTTCCAACAAATGGAAATTGGTATTCTTCTAATGTTGTTGTATTAAATGCATTGAATGAAGTTGAAATATTTCCTATGCTACCTAAAGATGAATTAATAATGGTTAATCCAGATGCACTATTGTCTGGTCAAGCAAATATTGATGTTATTAAATCTTGCGTTCCAGCTATTAAAAATCCAGAAATGTTGTTATATCCAGATTTAAATGTTTTAATGCTTGGTATTAGAGCGGCAACATATGGTGATGAATTAAAATTAGAATTAAGTTGTCCACATTGTATGGAATTAAAAGAAAAATTAAAAAATGAACCAGATAAGTTAACGAAATTAGAAAAAGAAAATAAAATTTGCTTACATTCACAATCCTTTTCATTTTCTTGTAGAAATATTTTAGAAAGAATTTCGGTATTAGAAAAAGAATATATTATGGAAACTGAAAATGGATTAAAAATCTATATTAGACCAAATATTACAAAAGATAAAAATTTATTTAATTTATTAAATTTTAAAGAAAAATCAATTTTAAAACAATTTAAAGATTATAAATTTGATGATGAAAATCAAACAGAAGAAGAAAGAACAAAATTTGTTTCGAATGTTTCTAAAATTTATTTAAATATTAGTGATATTGGTAATAAAATTGTATCTAATGGTATTTTAAAAGTAATTTTGCCTGATGGTAGTTTTGTTGATGATAATAATTTAATTTATGAATTTATTTCAGAATCAAGTGCTTCCTTTGTTAATGAAATTTTTTCTAAAATTAAAGAATTAAATGATATTGGTTTACCAAATGAATTAGAATTTTTCTGTCCTTATTGCGGGCATCAATGGAAAGATAGATTTTATGGATTTAATCAATCGGATTTTTTCGGTTTAAGCTCTTAAATTCTAATGATGAACAAATTTTAGAATTTATTGAGCAGTTAAATAAACAAAAAGATAGTATTGAAAATTCTTTATTAAATATGCAAATATATTCTAATGGGCAAATAACGTTACAAGAAATTTATAGTATGCCTTATAAATTAAGAGAACGTTATATTAAAATGAAAACGGAATATGATAAAAAAATAAATGAAGCAAAAACAAAAAGCATCATATAATGGTGCTTTTTTATTTTATTTAGATGTAATAAATATTCATATACATATAAAATTGAGGAAATATAATGGTTAAATATATTTTGAAAAATAATGAAAAATTTACAATTACTGATGAATTATATGAAAGTATAATTAAAAATGGGGGTGTACTTTTGTTTGAAGATAGTTCATCAAATAAAACATTTACTCGTGATGAAATTCAAGAATTAAAAAAAATGTTGTTTAATCATATTGTCCAGACAACAGCTAAAAAAATTAATAGTAAATATGGAACTCAAGCCAAATATGATTGGTATAAAAGTTTAAGTGAACCAATCAATCCAAATGGAACTGATGAAGAAAAAACAACAACAGAAGCAACTTTAATCAGTAATGAATTAAGAAGAATTTTTAATAATGATATTATTTTAGATGGTTTAAATAAAGATTTTTTAGATTTATTGGATAATGGTGGTATATCTTATAGCTTAGAAAAGAAAACTGAACAAATGGCAGATGAATCATTAAATCGTTTTCAACAAAATTATAAGCCAGAATTAAAAAAAGAAAAAGAAAATGAAAAACAAATGGCATTACCATTAAATAATGAAGAAAATAAAAATGATGTTTCGGATGATGAAGTTAATAATGAAACAGAAATTAATGATGAAGATTTTGATAATGATATAGATATTGATAGTGATAAAAGAGAAGTATTCATAAAAGAATCTCTTAAAAATAATAAAATACCTTTATTTGATGAAAAATTTAAAGATATAGTTGGACAAAAAAATATAGATATTTTGGAAGATTTATATAATAATTTATATTTTTGTGGAACATCAAAACTTAAAGCAAAGGCAAATATTTCTAAATTAAAGAAAAAATATAAAAATTTAGATGAATTTTATGATAAACGTGATGAAGAAACACAAAAATTATTTGATTCAGCTACTCAAAAATGGTGGGAAACTGTTTATAAAAATATACAACAAAATAAGCCAAATCAAGTAAAATTTCTTGATAAAATGATGTCATCTGTTAAAAAAGAAGATGATGACTATGATTTACAACAAGAATTTTCATTAAAAGCAAAGGCATCAGCCGATATTATTAAAAGAATTAAAGATATAATGAAAAATGTTGGTAAAGTTAATTATGTTAATTATGTTTTTACAAACGTTCCAAATTTAAGTACCGTAAAAAAATATTATTTGTCAGAGTTACAGACAAATGCATCATATGGAGAAGATAGAGAAACTGAATTAAATAAAATAGAAGAAATTAGAAATGCTGATAATAGTTTATTTCAACAAATTTCAAAAAGATTATTAGTTCACGGTGATATTAATGAATATATTAAAGTTATTCGTTATGATGATTTATTAGATGGTATTTTTACAGTAACAAGAACTGAACGTGCAACAACTATGGGTCAACAAAGAACAATTTTAACATTTACTGATAACTCATCAAGAGAAGTAATGTTTATTTTAGTTGTTGAACCAACTTTTGGTGCATTAAAACAATTTTTTAAAGGAATTGATACTTCTGGTGTAAAAAATGCATATAATAGTTTAAATTCTAAATTATAAAGGTTAGATAGATGGCTGAAGATTATATTGAAATGGAAACTTCTTCAAAAATCCCTGTATTACATAGAGGGAAAGAAGTTGCTGTTGGTTTTAATGATTTAGGTTCTATTCAACCATTAGATGAATTATTAAGTCGTTATTTTCCAAAAAAATTTGGTAAAACAGTTGATAAAAATCTTCAAGAATTATCAGTAAATGTTAAAAAATATATTAAATTATCTGATATTGAGCAAAAAGAAAGAAAAGTATCTTTTGATAAAATAGCATCTGCGGTTAATAATATTAATAATGCTATTAAAGAAGATAGAAATAGAAAAAAATCTAGTAAAAGTAAAGAAGAATCTAATAATAAAGCTGTTGCGGCAAAAATTGTACAAGCTGTTGCAGGAGCAACTATATCAAGCCTTCAAAATGGACTAAAAAGAATTGAATCTTTAAGAGAATTAGAAAGTGCTGGCGTTTCAGTTGCAAAAGGATTTGATAGTTTACGTAAATCATCAGAAGATTTAGCAAGACCACAAACTCAATTAGTTAAATTATATACAAAGAATTCACAGCTATTATCAAGATTAAATGCATCTGCAAATTTTTTAAATGATGGGGTTGGATTTTTTAATGATACATTAAAATCTGTATCAGGACAATTTAATTTAACACGTCAAGAAGAAGAAGCAATTTTATCTGAATATCTTGATACACGAACAAAATATGCTAATATTGAACAATTAGACCGTGAACGTTTAAGAAAAGAAACAGAATTATATACTAAAAATCTTAAACAGTTGAGTATGGCAACTGGTAAAAGTATTGATTTAATTTTACAAGAAAATAAATTAAAAGAAGATGAATTTGCAATTCAGGCATTACGAAGTGCTAATCCAGCAATGGAAGCTCTTGAAGGTTTACTTGCACAGCAAGTTGGCCCTGAAATGGCTCGTGCATTAATTTTAAATGATGTTACAAGTGAAAAATATTTAGGAGCTATGGCAACTCAACAAGGTAGAGATTATGCCCAATTAAGAAATATGGTTGCTCGTAATCCAAATATGCAAATGGAAGAAATGATTTCTTTTATTAATGCTTCCCTTGATAGAAATCAAACTGAACGTAATAGAATGAATTCATCATTAGTAAATGATGCTTTATATGGTTCAAATTTAGTATATAGACCTGAAAATGCCGCATTATTTGGTCAAGTTGCTGTTGGTACAAGAGGACAAAAATTAGCAACTTATAATGGAGAATCTACTGATAGTAATATTTTAAAATCAGCAAGAAATTTTTCAGATGAAATAGAACGTTCAAAAATAATATTAGAAAATTTACGCACACAAAATCTTGAAAATGTAGGTAAAGAATTAGGTTTTTTTGCTGATAAATTACAAATGATTAATGAAAGTGTTTTATCTCCATTAAGTCGTTTAAAAGATAAATTTTCAGATAATTTTTGGATTGATTTAGGTGCAAGTATTGCAGGTAATTTAGCTGATGGGTTAGCATCTAAATTACTTAATACTGTTGGTGCAATGTTTGTTACTGCTGGAACTGTTGTTGTCGGAAGTGCAATGGATGGTATTGGTAATTTCTTTGGTGGTTCTGGTAAAGGCGGTAAAGCTGGTAAACTTGGTAAGTTTGCTGGTAAAGCAGGTAAAATGGCAGGAAAAGTTGGTCGAATTGGTGGAAAATTAGTTGCTCCAATGGCATTAGCTTATGATGCATATTCTGGTATACGAGATGTTTCTGAAAATGGTTTTATTGGTACAGGAGAAATGTATACCAATGAAATGAAACAAGAATCTCTTTTTGAAAATGCATTGTCTGCATTAAATCCAATGAAATATGCATTTGCTATTGAAGAAATGACAACAAAATTATTAAACAAATATGGATGGAAAGAAACAAGTAATACAACAACTCCAAATACCGTTCCACCTGCACAACCATCATTTGATTCTTCATCAAATACATCAGCAAGTAATGCATCAACACAAAATGCAGAAACTCAACGATTTAATGCAACAAATCAAGTTCAGAAAGATATTAAAGAAATTAATTCATTAATGCTTGATGCGTTAGAAAGAATTGAAAGAGGTCAGCAAAGACAAACACAACAATTAGAAAATATTGGATTTATGGCAACAAGTAAAAATACTGGTATGATATAGAAATTAAAAATACATACAATAAATATTTTTATTGAGTTATTAAGGAGATTAAATGTCTTATAAAAAATTTTTAAAAGCGGTAACATTACCAAAAGCAAAGCTTGGAGTTAGAGGTAATTCTGGAGATAATGCTACGTCAATTTATGATAGATATAAAAATTATTTACCAGCAGTTTATCAAGGCCCAAATAATCGTTGTGAAAGATATACTATTTATGATGGTATGGAACAAGACCCTATTATTTCTTGGTCATTAGATACGATTGTAGATTATGTTATCCAAGCTGATAAAGATAAGCCATTTAAAATTGAATATACTGCAAATGAAAAGTTGCCTGATTCCCAAACACTAACAATTGAAAAAGAATTAGATGATTGGGTTAAAACAAATGAATGGAAAAAAAGAATGTATCCAACAATTCGAGATGCATTAAAATATGGAGATGTATTTTTTGTTCGTGACCCTGATACATATGAATTACAAAAAGTTAATATATATGATGTGTTAGGCGTTGTTGTAGATGATTTAAAAAATCCAACACATTATGTTATTAAAAATGTTGAATTAAATGTTCCTTTAAAAGTTGCAACAACTGCACAATCAGATGTTACTACAAGAAATTTATTAAATACAATTAATTCTAATTTTCCTGGTGTTGTTAATGCAAGCAATACTGCAAATGCATCAACCTCTCCAAATCCAACTGATGATAATACAACTTTACCAGTTAGTGCTGATAATGTAATTCATTTATCATTAAATGTCGATAATGTATTACTTTTTCCATTTGGATTATCAATTTTAGAAAAAATTTATAAAATTTATATCCAAAAAATGTTATTACAAGATTGCATTTTATTATATAGAATTAAAAATGCAACAGAAAAATTAGTTTTTTATATTCCAGTTGGGGGAATACCTCGCTATAAGCGTAAACAAATACTTGAAAAAACCAAAAATGAATTATCTCAAAGACGTATGCCTGCTAAAGATACAGATGGTGTATTTAATACAATAGATGTTGCATATAATTCAATTCCAATGAATGAAGATTATTTCTTACCAGTTGATTCAGATGGTGTTCAGCCAAAAATTGAAAAATTAGCTGGTGGTCAAGCACTTGGTGAAATTAATGATATGGTTTTTTGGGAGAATTTATTAATTCGTGGTATGAATGTTCCACAATCTTGGGTACCTTACGGGCCAACTGACGGACAACGAACTTTACCAACAAATGTTGCAAATGCATATGTTCAAGAATTAAGATTTTTTAAATTTTGTTGTCGTATTCAAGATATTTTAATTCCTGAATTAGATAAAGAATATAAAAGATTTTTGCAACATAGAGGAATTAATGTTAATGAAGATAGTTTTAATTTAACTTTTAATGAACCATCTAATATTACTGAAATTTCAGAAGAAGAAATTAAAACAAATAGATTAAATGCATTTCTTAGTGCATCTGGAAGTCAATATATCTCAAAACAATTCGCATTAAAATATTATTTGAAACTTACAGAAGAAGAATTTAATGAAAATCAGCGTTTATTGATTATTGAAAATCAAAATAGATTTAAAAATGAAGATGTTGAATTACCAACTGAAGATAAAAATCAAATTCCTGGTTTACGTACCGTTGGTATTGAAGATATTTCAATGGATTACTTGAATGATATGGCGGCAGATATGAATGCTGGTATGGAATCATTAGGTGGTATGCCAGCAGGTGGTGATATGAGTAGTATGGGTAATGGTGAAATGGGTGGTGGAATGCCATCAGGAGATGCAGGTGGTATGGGTATTGCTCCAACCGCAGGTGCAGGTTCAACTCCATCAGTATAAAGGAAAAACAATGAGTACAATGTTAAAAGAATTGACAATTTTATTAGAAAATGATAATGATGATATGGATAAACCATATGATAGAATGGATGATAAGAATATTCCAAAAATATTTAAAAAACGAAAAAAAGTGCTTAAATTATCTGATATTAACAGATTAAAAAAAATTCGTAATAGTAAAAGAGAAGAATTAGCACAAGATTCTGTATTTGTTCCAATTCTTTACGGCCCAAATTTAGAAAATCCAGAAGGAATGGGTGGAGATTTAGGTGGTGGAATGCCAATGTAAAAGAGAGTATATTACATACTCTCTTTTAATTTTTCACCATATTTGGTTTCATAAGCATCATACATATATTCAGGAATAGGTTCTCCTTCATTGGGAAGAATTTTTAATTCACGCAATGCACGAATATATAATTTATCTTTCGTTTTTTCAGAATGGAATTTGGGTTTTTCCATATTTGAAATGAAGTATTGTTTAAAATACGGCATCCAAGGAAAATGACATTCAGCAGATTGTTTCATTGCCCAATCATACTGATTTTTAACACGTTTGAAAATCTCTTGATAAAGTTTTTCATTATCTTTCTTTTTAATAATCATATGTTTTTTCATAGTATATCTCCTTATAATGGAAATATAACATATATTTTTTAATTGTCAATGAAAAAATTATAATTTTTCAAGTGGAATATCTAATAATTTCATTCCATTTGGTAATGTTAAAACAAATTTAATATCATACACATTATTATATGTGTTATTTTTTTCAAAATGCCTTTCTAATTTATAAGATTTTACTAATGACCAATCAGACCAATCTTTAATAAAAGGATTGAAAAAGCGTTCATATATTTGTCCATTTATTAATTTAACACATTCTACATCTTTTGTTGGATGCTTATAACAGCCAACAACATTTAGATTGGATAATTTAAGTTTAGACATATTATTTCTCCATTGTTTAATAATAGATTGCTGTTCCATTTTTATTTTTATCTAATGGTTCATTATACCAATAACCTTTTTCAACACCATCAGCAAAAAATCCATATACATCTTTATCGGCAATATTTGATGTGTAATAAACGTTTGTATAAGATTTTGAATATTCAATTTGGAAGCAAGCAAAAGCATCATCCAATGAAATATTTTTAATAGTTTCCATTTTTTATCCTTATCAATAAATTTTTTTATATAGTATATTATTTTTTTAATTTGTCAAGAGAAAAATACTAATTTTCATCAAAACTTAATAAGTTTTTATAAATACAAATAGAACAAAATATTTTTTAACAATTAAGGAGTTAATTAAATGACTAACGATTTAGAAAGAAAATTATTAGCAGAAGCATTTGATGCTTTGGTTAATGATAATGATATAGCTAAAGCTACTCGTCTTTTCAAACGTCAATGGGATTTAAAAGCTAAAAATTGTTACTCTTTGTTAGAAGCTGAAGATGAAAGTTTTGAAGTATCTGATATGGGTGATGAATTAAATAGTGAAATTTCTAATGATGAAATTGATAGTAGAAATGAAGCAAGCGACCAAACTATGGTTGCTATTGACGAATTAGAAGAAAAATATCCAGGTGAATTACCAGATGATGTAAGAGGTAAATTGGATGAACTTCGTAATATCGTTGATGAAAGAAAATTAAGTGATGGTGATGATGAAGAAGCATCATCTGATGATGATGCATTAGCAATCATTGAAGACTTAAAAGCTGATTATGAAATGGCTGGTGCCGCTGATGATGAAGAAATTAATGATTTATTTGATGAAATTTCTTCACATTTCCAAGATGGTTCAGAAGTTGAAGAATTAGATGTTGAAGATGACGATTCTGATTTTGATTTTGAAGAAGATGTAAAAGTTGAAGAAGCAGAAGGTGATGATTTAGTATCTGATTTAGAAGCTGAAGGTGAAGATGAAATTGAAGCTGGTATTGAAGATGAAATGGATGCTCACGAAATGGGTGAAGATTCAGAAGGTACTGTTGAAGTTTCAGAAGAAACATATGATGATTTAATGGATATTTTAAATCGTTTAGAAGCTGAAAATGGTTCAGAAGATGCAATTGAAGAAGGTTGGTCAAATATTGCTGACCCTCGTAAAAAAATGACTTCTGAAGATGAAGGCGTAAATAAAAAAGGTACAATGAACTTTGGTAAATTATCTGATATGAAATTAAATAAGAAACCACGTTTAGGTGTAAGTTCAACTGATTCTAAAGGCGAATCAGCAGATAAAAAAGTTAAAGTTCAGTCAACTGAAAATAAAGGTGCTAAACAATGGCACAAAGTTGAAAAACCAGCTAATAAACCTGCCGCTGGTAAATCAATGATGGGTAACTAATAAGGATTTGTAAGAATGGGTAATATGTTAGTTAATAATAAACCAGTTCTTCAAGAATATATCAGTTCAGGTCAGTCACGAATGATGGCTGACCCGACTGATTATGTTGATGAAAACGGTAATCGTAAAAAACATTGGTATTTGAAAGGTATCTTTATTCAAGGAGAAATTCAAAACCTTAATGGTCGTATTTACCCAAGACACGAAATTGAAAGTGCAGTAAATGATTTAAGCGAACAAATCCAAATGCACGGTGGTGTTTTAGGAGAATTAGACCACCCAGATACATTGGTTATCAATGTTCATAATGTTTCCCACTTAATTGAAGAAATACATATGAAGGGAAACGATGGTATTGGTAAAATGAAAATTTTATCAAATACTCCATCAGGAAAAATAGTTGAAGGATTATTACAAGACGGAGTTCCACTTGGTGTATCATCTCGTGGTTCTGGTAATGTAAGCGATTATGATAATACGGTTTCAGATTTTGAAATTGTTACAGTTGATATTGTGGCAACCCCTTCAGCTCAAGATGCAAGACCAACACCTATATATGAAAAATTAATGTATACTGGTAGTGGTCAAAAATTATTAAACAATGCTCAAGATTTAATAAACAGTAGTTCTTCAAGATATGAATCTAAATTAAATGAAGATATTGTATCTTGGTTTAGAAACTGGAGCTGTAAATAAAGGTTAAAAGGAGACCATTACAATGGCAAGATTGACAGATAAAGAATTAAATGAAAAACTTATGGAAAGTTTAAATATTACAACTGCCGATGCTAAGAATGCATTTAATGCTTTAATGACTGAAAAATATAAAGAATTAAAAAATGAAGCTCGTAAAGAAGTTTATGAAGAATTATCTAAACAAGCTAAACAAGATAAAGAAAAAATTATTGAATCTATGGATAAATTATCTCGCCAAACTATTAATGAAGAAATGAAGAAAATTGATATTCATAGAAAAAAATTAATTGAAGAAAAACTTGCTTTACAAAAAGCTAAAGCTAACGTAGCAAAAGAAGTTGCAGATAAAGTTGCTGTTATTAAAGAAAACTTTAATAATAAATTAAAAAATGTTCAAACAACAATGCAAAATAAATTAGAAGAAGAAAAATCTAAATTTATTGATACTGCTTCTAAATGGTTAAATGAATCAGTTAAAAAAGAAATGACTGAACATTATAACGATAGAAAACAGTTGGGCGATGCATTAGAACAATTTGGTAAATTTATTTCTGAACAAGTTTCTATGCAAGCAAAAAATCATAAAGATGAAATGAAATCTTTAGATGCTTTAAGAGTTAGATTAGTTCAAGAACAAAAAGAAAAAATTTCAGAAGCTAAAAAACAATTCTTTGCAGAAGCTTCAACTAAAATGCAAAAATTTATGCAAGAAACACTTACACGTGAATTAAAACAATTCCGTCAAGATATTGCAGAAAATCGTAAAAAAGCATTTGGTATGAAAATTTTTGAATCATTTGCTAAAGAATTTGCTGTTAAATTCTTTAATGAAGATAAAGTTGTTAAATCTATGTTTGAATCAGTTAAAGCTTCACAGAATAAATTAATGCATTCAAACAAAGTTTTAGAAAAACAATTAAATGAAGCTAAAAATCAGGTAAATCAATTATCAGTTATCAATAATAAATTATCAAGAGATAAAATTATTAATGAATCAATAGCTCATTTACCTATTGATAAGCAAAATATGATGAAAAATTTGGTTAAAGAAATTGCTACTGAAAAGTTGGAAGAATCAATTAAGAGATATATTCCTATGATTTTAGGCAATTCTTCAATAAATCAAATAAATAAAAATGACAGAGTGTTAAAAGAGGGTAAAAAAGTTACATTTTTAACAGGTGAAAGTAAAAACAAAAATGCAATAGACTTAAATGAAGGCAATCTAAGTAGTGACTTAGAAGAAGAAATTAATAAAGTTATTGCTAATTGCAAATTTTAAAGTAATTTTTAGGAGAAAAAATAATGACAACAAATATTGAAAAGAGCGTGTTATTGTTAGAAAGTCCATCAGCTTGGAATAGATTGAAAAAAGGTATGGTTTCTGACATTAAGGGTGCTTCTCGTAGACGTATTACAGAATCTGTATTAGAAAATGTACGTAGACAATTCTTAGCAGAACACGCAACCCAAGGTTCAACAGTTGCCGCAAATGTGGCAATTATTAACAAAGTTATGATGCCTTTAATTAAACGTATTATGCCAACAGTTATGGCACACGAATTAGTAGGTGTTCAACCATTATCAGGCCCTTCTGGTACAATTACAACTATGAGAATTAGATATGCTACAAATTCTCCTGTTGATGGTACAGGTATCATCGCTGGTCAAGAAGCATTATCACCATTCTTAGTTGGTGCTTGGTATTCTGGTAATGAAGATATGGTTAACCCAGGTGCGGCTGATACTGCTGTATTAGAAGGTACTGGTGGTAACGATATTAACATTGAATTCGTAAAAGAAGATGTTAAAGCTGGCTCTCGTAAATTAAAAGCTAGATTTACATTAGAAGCTATGCAAGATGCTCAATCTCAATACGGTGCTAATATTGAACAAGAATTAACTTCTGCTTTAGCTCAAGAAATCGTATTAGATATTGACCAAGAAATTTTAGGTAAATTACAAGCTATTGCTGGTTTACCAGTTGCAACTTATGACCAAAACAGAATTTCAGGTGTTGCAACATCAGTTGTTGACGAACACGCCGCATTGGCTGTTATGATTAACAGATACTCAAACGAAATTGCTCGTAAAATCAGAAAAGCTTCTGCTAACTGGTCAGTAGTTTCACACACAGTATTATCTGTTTTACAATCAGCTACTGCTTCACAGTTCGTAAGAACAACAGAAGGTACATTTGAAGCTCCAACTAATAATAAATTTGTTGGTACATTAAATAACACATTAAAAGTTTATGTAAACACATATGCTAAAGATGATGATATTTTAATCGGTTATAAAGGTTCAGATGAAATTGATGCCGCAGCTTATTATTGCCCATACATTCCAGTAATGTCATCAGGTACTATCTTAGACCCTAATACATTCGAACACGTTATGGCTTTAAGCACACGTTATGGCTTCTTCGCTTTAACTAACCCAGCTAACTCTTTAGGTAACGCTGGCGACTTCTTAGCTAAAATTAAAGTTGCTAACTTACGTTTCATCTAATTAGCTGAAAAGAGTATTAAAAAAGAGGTTGAATTTCTTCAACCTCTTTTTTTATTATATGTTCTTGACATTTTTAAATTTAATGATATTATTATGTAAAATTAAATAAAAGGAAAAATAATGTTAGAGTTTTTTAAAGAAATTGTACAATCAAATCCTGCATTAGCAACTATGTATAGTGGCGGTATTGTTGCAATGTTTGTTATGCATAGTAAAGTAATTTTTGGTTGGGTTTATACAAAACTTATATCATTAATTTCATTTTCAATTTCATATAATGCTAAAATATACAATTATGAAAGTGTTCCAAATAAAAATTTAGAATTATTAATTAAAAATCAAACACATTTATTTCAAAATACATATGAAATTAATAATAAACAAGAAATTGGTGAAGGTTATGGAGTAACTTGGCTATGGATGTTTAAAAAATTGGTATATTTTTCAAAATCGTGGGAATCTGATGCAAATGGTGTAACTTTAAAAATATTTTTAAGGGTATATTTTGCAAATAAAAAGAAATTTATTAAAAAATTAGAAGAATCTTTAAAGGATACAGTTGAAGCATATGATAATAAGATAACTGTTATTCAAGGATATAATGAAATTAAAAGAACAAAAAGACCTTTAACAAGTGTATATACAAATGATAACATTGGAAATAAGATTTTAAATGATATAAAACATTTCTTAAAATCAAAAAATGATTATATTAATAATAACATTTTATATAAAAGAAATTATTTATTATATGGTGTACCTGGTACAGGAAAAAGTTCTTTGATATTTGCATTAGCAAGTGAATTAAATTTTCAAATTAAAATGATTAGTTTAAAAACTATTAGAGATATTGATGATTTAATATGGCAAATTTCATCACCTGATAGAAAAATATTTGTATTTGAAGATATTGACTGTGCTGATACGGCTGTTAATAATAGAGTTGATAATGAAATGACGGGTGATATTATTAATCCATCAAGAGATAATAAAATAACATTATCAGATATATTAAATGTATTAGATGGTTTATATACTCCAGAAGGAATAATTTGTTTCTTCACAACAAATCATATTGAACAATTAGATGAAGCCTTTTTACGTGATGGTCGTATGGATTATAAAATAGAATTAACCGATTTAAATAATGAAATGGCAAATAAAATGATTTTTGATAAATTAGGACTTGACAATTTATTTAAAAAGGAGTTTATTAATCCTGCAACATTACAAGAATTAATTAGACAAGTCAAATGGAATATATTAACAATTGACCAATTTAGAAAAGTAATTAACGATGACAAATAAAAGTATAATGAATAGACCAGTTTTAATTCTTAATGGAGATTATCAGCCTTTAAGTAGATACCCATTATCTTTGAATAGTATGAAAAAAGTTATTAAATCCTTATTAAAGGGAAGATTATCAGTTGTTAAAGAATATGATGATTCTATTATTATTCAAAATAAAGAAATGAAACTGCCTAAAATAGTTGTTTTAAAAAAGTATGTAAATGTTAATCATACTCCAAAATTTTCTCGAAGAAATGTTTATCTTCGTGATGATTATGTATGCCAATATTGTGGTAAAAGATTTAAAGCAGATGATTTAACATTTGACCACGTACATCCTCGCTGTAAAGGCGGTAAAACTTGTTGGGATAATATTGTTACAGCTTGTAGAGAATGTAATAGTAAAAAAGGTGGTAAAACACTTGAGGAATCACATATGCATTTAATACATAAACCATATATTCCAAGTATTAGACAATTGGAAGAAAATGCAAAGAAAAATCGTAAAAATAAAGAATACGATGATAATGATTGGTTTTCGAAAGAGTATTGGGAAACACAATTAGATGAATTCTAAAAAATGGTACGCAATGCGTACCATTTTTTTAAATACCTGTTGGAGTTGCATCTGGCTCAATAATTGTAATATCTTTCCAAGGTCTTGGTTTGCCGTGTTCTTTTTTAACTCTTGCTTTAACAAGGTCTTTAATATTTTGACGAGCAGGTTGTACTTCTCCATCTTCAAATTTAACAGTTGTGTCATTGTTAATAACACTTCTTAATACCATAGGAACACCTGTCCATTTTTCTCTATTATCATATTCAACCATTCTCCAACCGCCTTCTTTTGATTGTTCATTTGTAAATCTTTTAAATAATCTAGGTGGATTCATATCTACTCTTAAATAATAATCACCATCTTTAACAGTTGATGAATCAGGAAAAAATTCTCCAAATGGTACATCAATGCAATTTAATTGATTTGGAATACCATCTATACCTTGTGGAATAAAACGACCGTGAGTATCGTATAATCTATTGTTTTCATCTAAATAAATATGATGTTCATCGTGTAATCTGAATGAAGGCCCTTTTAATTCTGCTTCTTCTAAAACTTGGTCATTTATATCTAATTCGCTTGATTCTGCGGTATTATTTGGGTCTAAACCACCACCACCATTACCTGAATTAACATCTTCATAAAAATCATTTTCTTTATCATAATTAAATAAATCTTCAAATTCAGGAGAATTAGTAATAGGCTTACATTTAACTTTCCATAAATGATATTTGTAGTTTGCCGCCCATCCTTTTTCATCTCGTTCAGATGAAGTTACTTGATAAAATTTATTAGCGGCTTCATCAGAACCTAAAATATCTAAATCACGTAACCAAGACCATTCAATAACATCTCCAACTAAAATTTTTCGACCAAGTTGAGCAACCATTGAATTATAGTGAAATGAAATCTCTTTTTGGTCGCCATCTAATAATGATAAACCATCAAAATTAAAAGAAAATGTTGGTGTATTCATCATTGTAACACCCCATAAATCAAAGGTTTCACGGGAGTATTTACGTTTAGAGTTTTCATTAAAAACTGCATCAGTTACATAAAATCCAGAAGTACCAATTTCGTGTTCACCACCATTATTATCAATAATTGATTTCATTGGATAAATGTGAAAAAGTCCACCACCTTGTTCCAAATAATTTTTTACTACACGGTCAATATAATTATAATTTTGACTTCTTTCTTTTTGATAAAGATGATAATTGTTTGTACCCATTGTATTTCCTTAATTCTTTATAGATATATTTATTGCTTTAATTTTTGGAATAATATTGATTATTTTTTTATTCTTTGCTAATATTCACACATATTAAAAATAAATATATAAACTTTAAAAGGACAAAATATGGGAGAAAATTTATTATTTGTTTTAATTAAAGAATATTTTGGAGATATGAATTATACAAGTATTCACGGTGTTTTTGATAATTATAAAATGGCTGAAGAATCATTAATTAAATTATATAATGAATCTATCGAATCTTATAAACATACGGATTGGTTGCAATCTTATACTTATGATGAAAAAACCAATACATATAAATTTTATGGCGATGATGCTGACATCATTGAAATAAAATTACTTGCATATACTCCAAATTCATATAGACATTTAATGTAAGGAAAACTATGTCAGATTTAGAAAAAACTATAAATTATTTGAAAAATACTGTTAAAAGAGATAATTATGTTTTTTTACGTAGACGGATTGATAAAGGTAACGGTAAAAAAACTCTTGGCTGGGTTGTAAAAAAAGAAAATTCTGATAATTATTTAGAAAATATTGATTTTGATGTATTAAATAAAATAAAATCGCAATTATAGGAATATTTTAATATGGAAACTGTATTAACATTAGAAACATTTTCATTAAAAAGAAATGCGGCGATTGCAAGAATATCGTACGCAATGTTTGATATTGAAAATGGAGAGATATTCCTTGAAAAACATTTAAATGTTGATGCAAATTTAATTGATATTCAACTGTTTGATATTGATGCTGAAACAATTAATTGGATTGAAACTTTAGATAAAGATGTTCAAGAAACATTTTTTTCAAATTCCCAACCATTATTTAATGTATTAAATGAAATCAATGGAGATGATATATGGAATACAAATGTATGGTGTAATACTTCATTTGATGCTCCAATACTTTTAAATGCCTATGATACATTAAATTTTAAAGGGCCAACAATGTATAAATTTAAAGATATAAGCACTTTATGCTATATTTCAAATTTACCAATGATGAAAAAAACACATAATGGTATTAAGGATATACCAATGATGGTTAATTTAATTTCATCAAGCTATAATAAAATTAAATATGGAGAATACTAATGAAAGAAATTAAAACGATGGAAGAACTAAATGCTCTTACAGGTATTAGACCATCACTTGTAAAATTTGGACAGCCAAATTGTATTCCTTGTAAAATGACTCAAGAAAATCTTGAAGAAATTGAAAATTCAAAGAAATATGATTTAGATTTTTACGAATGTTCTAATATTGATATTATAACACAATTAGGTTATAATGCTGTTCCTGTTGTTATGCTTATTACATCTCATATAAAAGCAGAATTGTTAGATAGTTCAATTGCTATGGATTTAGATGAGTTAGATGAATGGATTGGCTCATCATTAAAAATTATATAAGGAGAAAAAAAGATTATGAATATTTTTGAAGAAAGAAATTTTAATGCAGAAGACCGAACAAAACTAAAAAATGTTATTGAAAGTGCCATTACTGCATTAGAAGAAATTAAAGACTTAACTGATAGTATGAATGATGATATTAAGTCAAGATGTGAATCATTAAATGAAGGTATTGATGATAAAGAGTTGATGATTAAGCCTGCATTAATTAAAAAAATGGCTAAATCAAAAATGAAAAATAAAGAAGATATTGAAAAATCAAAAACTGTTTTAGATGAAGTTGAAACAGGATTAAGTATTTTGTATAATATGTAATAAATATTACCATAAATTAATTATATAATGGTTAGATTTATAATTTATATATCTGACCATTATATTTAGAATGGAAAAAATGTATGACAATAATTATAACAAGAAAAGGATATGATAAATTAAGTAATGAACTAAATGAGCTAGTTCATAATGAAAGACCCAAAGCCTATCAAATGCTTGAGGAAACACGTTCAATTGGTGTTTCAGATGAATTTCCGCCTGAATATTTACAAGCCATAGATTTTCAAAATAGAATTGAAAAAAAAATATCAGATTTACAAGATATTTTAAGAGATTCTCGAATATTTGAAAAAACAATGATTTGTTATAATGAAAAAGGAAATTATAAAATTGGATTTGGAGCAACAGTTACATTTATAAATACTGAAACTGAAGAAATTAAAAGATATACTATTGTTAGTACGTATGAATCTGATATAAGCAATGGGTTAATATCTATTCAAGCACCATTTGTTAAAGAAATGATTGGATTATCATTGAATGATTATTTTGAATATAATGATAATGAATACGAAATAATTAATATCCAATATTCTCTTTAAGAACATTTAATAAACTATTTTTAATTTGAAAATATGAATCATACATTGCAGATAATTTAATTCCTAAAATATCTGTTTTTTTCTGCATATAATATTTTTTAAAAAAATCTATTTTTTCTTTATATCTAATAAGCTCATTTTCTAAAAATAATATATGAGAAATTTTTCCATAACAATTAAGATTATCGACTACATATTTGGCAACTTCTTGAAAATAAATTTTATTATATAATTTAACGCCTGTCTTAGCATCATATATTGAATATAAATTATTTTTTCCCGTAGCAATTTTACATTTCTTATATATGAATTGTAATGGTTTTACAGGATTTTCAAAAATCATTTTTGATAGCATATATTCAAACGCTGATGCAACATTATCATCAGTTAAAATCTTTTGTTTAATTTCAGAAAAATCCATCATAATAATATTTATGATGGATTTTTTAATATTTATAGTTTAAATAAATTAATTATTCTTCGTCATTAGATTTATTTTTTATATTAGCTATATAAGCTGTAAATTGTTCTATTGGTTGTAATTCATCAATAGAATATGAATAATTGCTACCAGCATAAAAATATATATTTTTAACATATAATTGATATTGATTATTTAAACCAATTTCAAATACAATATCTTTTGGATATTCATTAAAGTGGTCTTTATAATTATAACGATATTCATTCTCAAAATTAATATAACCAGTTTTATTTAATAGAAGTTTTTTCAATGAACTGCTATTATAACCTTCAAATTTATAAACACAACCAAATAATTTAAATTGAGTATTTTCTTTAAATAACTTCATATCTTTTGGAAGTTGTGAAATATCATTATAATTAGGTAATCTATTTTCAAGGAAATCCTTTAAACGTTGTTTTAAAGTTCCTGATTCCATTGCATAATTTGAAGGTGTAGAAATATTATTTCGATTAACTGTATTTTTATATGACGATAGTTTTTTTCTTTCTGCCTGTTTTTTATTTCTTTCTAAATCTTCATAAACAATTTGAAAATTAATTTTAGATGCAATTTCTTTTGTTGTATTAGGAATGTCAGAAAATTCATCAGGATTAACCGATGATAATGATGCTAAAAACTTAATAATAGAATTACATAATTTTACACATCCTGATTCACTTTTAAAAGTTCTTGGCACAGATAAACGATTTTCATAATAGGTAATATTTGAATTAATATCTTCTAAATCAGCTAATTCTCTAATTTTAAATTCATTAGAATAATTATTTGTAATAAGAATTAAACTGTCTTGCTTATATCTAATAACAACACCTAATATATTATCTTCATTTAATATAGACCATAATTCTTTTCCTGATGTTTGAACAACTTTTACTTCAGCATCTTTTCCTAAATCAGAAGATGATGTGTTCCATCCTGAAAGAATATTACGTACATTTTTATCAAGAACAATAAGTTTACCCCAATCTTCTTGGATAATTTGTTTATGTAAAGGTTTTTGGTTAACTAATTTTATCATTCTTATCATTGTATATTCCTATCTAATATAATTTTTTGTATCAGGGTCTTTTTCATATGCCATTTTAATAATTTCGGCATCTGGATTATTTATAAATTTAATATTAAATGGATTTTTTTCAATCAATGCTTTTTGAAGTCTAATATCTAAATTTTTAATTCCAACAACGCTTTCAGGTGATAAAACGGCTATTTTCTTTTGTAATTTATAAGGTATGTCAATATTAAATCTCTTTAATAATTTATAATCTCTTGAATATTTATGTTCTTTTGATACCATATTATCAATAAATACCTCTAAAATATTATTTTTGGCATCTTCATCTAAACGATTATAAACAGGAAGAATATCATTTAAAATTAAGTTTCTTAATCTATTTAGCAATCCATTGTTAACATAATTAGATTTTATAAAATCAAATTCAGATGTAAATAAAGTATTAATTAATGAAATAAATTTATCAGTATCTTCAACAAAGCTATATACAATATTTGTTAAATTACCTGGTAATATTTTTATAAATTTTATAGCATCTTCAACACTAAAAAATTCATAAAATGATGATATATAAACACTAAAACCTTTTTGTATTATTATTTTTACATATTTAAATAATAAATTAATACATTTTTTTGAAATAGTTTTAATATTTGAATTAATTTCTAAATCAGATGTATCGCCAATATTATATTGATTTTTAGCAGTATCTACGAGTGCTTGCATATCAATTTCTCTAATTTCATTAAGGTTTTCAAAAAGTTTTGGATATATAACTAATAATTTATATCTCATATCTTCTGGCACATTGTTAATATCAATTTTTGATAATCTAACACAAAGTTTTAAATTTTCTTTAGAATAATAGTCTGTATTTTTAATATTAAAAAATTTATTAACAATTGTAAATACATCTTTTTCTGAAAAATTAGTATTTAAAATATCATCATCTTTTGTTAAATCTAAAACATCTAATGCTTTATTAAATAAATCAGGTGTAAAACGAGAAACATCTTTATTATAAAAATATTTAAATAAATCATTTCTTTCTTTTATAATTTCTAATAATTTTTCATCCGAAAATGTATCCATAAAATGTATGGCTTCTCTTGGATTTTCTTTAATATATAAATCTATTTGTTCTTGTGTTGGATGTTCAATATATTTAATAACTGAAGGAGATACTTGGATTGCTATATCAATAAGTTCTTGTGTTGGGTTACGAATATACTGAATAGAATATGGGCGACTTTTGAGTGTTTCTTTATAATCTTCTAAATCATCATTTTCAAAATCATCATCATTAAATAAATAACGATATTGAATAAATTTATCTTTAGTTTTATTATTGTTAATTCCATTTTTAACAACATTATCATAAAATTTAACTAAATCGTTTGAAAATTTACGAGATAATTTCAAAATATTAACTTCATTATCGTGTTCATCCATAAAAGAATCTGTTTCAAAATGGAATTGATATAGTTGACCTGTATTTTTATTTAAATTGATATATAAAGGCCCATCTTTTGTATAATGTTCATAATAACTTTGACCTGGTGAAGTTGTACACCAAGATGTATCATCACCAAATAAACAAGATGATTCTTTAGTTGTTGGAATACCAACTAACCAATTTGCATCTTCGTATACTATTTTAAATCCTTTTTCAACGCCTTTTTTAGCAATATTGTAACGTTTTAATGCTAATTCATTTGTTGGTATTCCAGATTGTTTAATAGTGCTTAATTCTTTATCCAAATCTTGTAATGTTTGAAAAGAATCAATTGGCTTACCAATTTCTTTTTTATTAATATTATATTGCTTTAATGAATCAGTAATTTTATATAAGTCTTCATCTTTAATAGCTGGTAATAATTTTGGTTGCATAAATGGTTGACCTGATTTTGGATTAATTCCATCTGGATATTTCTTTTTAAGTTCTTCAAATTGTTTAATATTTTCTTCATTTTTTAAATTATTATTAACTAATTTTAAAATCCATTTACCATATGTACCCAATTCATTACCACCCTTATATGTTGGGTCAAGAGCGACTAATTCCTGAATTCTTTTTAAAGGAATTTTTGGAAAATATTTTTGTAATTCAGTAATGCCTTCAAGTAAAACATTATAACTTTCTGATAAACCTTTTCCATTATACATATTCCAAGCTTTACCATAAAGATATTTTTTATAATTACTACCATATTTTTCTTTAAATTTTTCTTTATTTTTATTAATCCATTTTTCACTTGCAATATCTGGTGGAGCAACTTCTTCCAATGGTCTATTGAAAACAGCATTTTTTCTACGTCCACGAGTTGTAAAATAAATTTCGTGTTGTGGATTTTTTCTACGTTGTAAAATACCTTTAGTAACTAATCCAGAAGCAATTCTTTGACTAAATTCATCTAAATCTTTTTTAAATAATTTTTTATTTTCTTCTTTTTTAATTTTATCATAAATTGCTTTTTCATCAGTATTTAATGAATAAAGAATACCATTAATAGAAACAGTTTGAAAATTCTCTGTAATAATTTGTTCTAATTTCATTTTTTATCCTTAAATTCCTTGGTCATCAGTAGTTTTAATTTGACTTGATTTAACAATTTTAATTTTATTTGTTGATGGATTTTTTACAACATATTGTTTATTGTTAATATCTGTATCATCAACGCCAACTAATTCTTGATTTAATTCAATCTTATTATCATCTGTATTTTCAACAGATACTTTTGTATCTGTCCCCGAATCAATACGAGTATCTAAATCTTGTTCTTGCTTTTGTTTTAATTGACGTTGTTCAGGAGTTAAATCCATATCTGAAAGTTCATTTGGATTATTAACATCTTCTTCTAACATCATATCTAAATGCATTGGTAAAAACCCATCTAATATTGGTAAATCAACATTTCCTTGAATAAATTCAACCATTTCATTTAAGTTTTTTGTTTTTACTAATTGAGCATCTTTATAAAGATAGCCATTTTTTAACATATAATGATGACCATCAAAAATTGATGTACAATCACGACCTTCTTTAATAAATTTTAATAATAAAGATTCTCCTATTGATAATTTTCTTTTTTTACCAATCGGACGAGATGTCATTGCAACATTTCCTGCCCCAGTAGCTCCAGCAGAACAAGTTTCATCAACTTCTTCATCTTCAATGATTACACCTTCTTTTGTTCTTTTTGGAAAATCTCCATCATCATTTTCATACCAAGAATGGTCATAAACAGTTTCTTCATTCATTATTTCATCATTTTTGGCTAATAATTTTCTTAATTTAGTTTCAGCATATGATAATTTAACACCATAGTATTTTTTATCAGATGTTGGTTCTTTTAATTTTTGTTTAAGACGAATAATTTCATTTTGTAAACGAGCTATTGCATCATCATTTTTGAAAAGTTTTTTTGAATCAACATCTTCTGAAAGTTGAAAATCTTCATTATAAGTATTAATTTTGTTTATTAATGCTTTTTCAATTAAATTCCAATTTTGTTTCATTTTAATAATATTATTTTTAATATTATTATCCGAAGCTCCATTTTTTGTAAATTCAGAAGTTGTAATATAATTATAATCTTCATCCATTAAATCAATATCATATGAATTATCATTTAATTTATATCCACTAAATTCAATATAGTGATTATCTGGTGTTTGAAAAGTATATGTGAAATCAGGTTTTGCATTATGTTCAAAAATATCTGCTTCATTAAGTTCCATTACGCCATCATTGTTAATTTTCATTTTGCTTTCTGAAAGTAAACTGTTAAAATATGATGATATTTGATTTAATAATGTATTGATTGTTTGTAAACATTCTAAATTATTTTCACGAGAATCTGATTTAGTATCATTTAAATGTGAAGATAATGCTGATAATGCAGAAACAACAGATGCTTGGTCTGGTTTTTGTAAAATTGGAGCATCAATTGCAGTTGGTGATAATGTTAAAGGCTGAACAGCTTGAACACCATTAATTAAATCCATATTTGGTGTATCATTTAAAACTGGTTGAACATCATCAATATTTCCTGTTTCTTTATTAACAGTTATATTAATAATAGTTGGTTTTGCTAAATCATCTAATAAGCCATTAAATGTATCTTCTTCAACAGCAGTAGAAACAACATTACTTGCTAAACATTCTGCAACATTATCTTTTTTTAATTTATTTAATTTTGCAATTACATTTGTTTTAATAGAATTAAAAAAATTCTTTTCTTTTGTTGAACGAGAAACATTAATTTTATTATCCAGCATTGAAATAATTTTATTTAAATCATCAACATTATTATTGCTGTGAAATAAAGCATATATATTTTTTACTGCTTCAGGAAAGTTATCTTCATTTAAAACAGATTCATTAATTTTTTCTTCTTTTTTTGGTTCTTGAATTGAATTAAGTGCTGATTTAATTAATGACTTAATTTGATAAATTGCTTGAGCAACATTTTGATTATCAACAACTAAATCTGTATTAAATTTTAAATTGTCATCTGTATTTTGAGCGTTAAATGCCATATTAAAAAATGCGTTAGCAATATTTTTACTTGTTGATTTTGCAACAACTTGATATAATTGTTGATATGCCATCTTATTATTATGGCATTTTTTTGCAACTAAATCAATTATATCATTAAGTTCCATAATGTCATTTAATGTTAATGATTGTTCTTGTGGAACAGTAACATTTTCTTTTAATTTACGTGGGGTATTGTTTTTATTAAATTGATTTTTGCAAAATTTGTAATTATCATTAGTTGTCAATGCAAGCAAATTTAAAACTAATTGACGTTGTTCAGTTAAATCTTGTCCGTTGTTTGCAATATCTTCAATTTTAAACATATCATATGGAGATAAATCCATATTTTCCATAACTTTTCTATATTCTCTATCTGATTTTACATTAAAAAGTTTATATAATTGATTCATAATTAATCCTCTAATAAATTTTTATCTATATAGAATTATTTATTGAATACAGTATTGGATAAAAGAAAAGAGAGAGTTATTAAACTCTCTCTTTTTAAATGTTTTAACTTATAATCCTAAATTAAAATACTTCTTCAACAGTTGCTGTACAAGCAAATGATGTTGAGCCATCAACTGCTTTTAAGTTAGCAAATAAAGCTTCAATTTGAGCTTTAGCATCAGTTAATAAGTTTTTAGCAGATGGTTGAGTTTTAGAAGCATCACCATAAACATTAGCTTGTTCTAAAGTGAATTTAATTGTTTTGTTATCAACAACGGTGATAATTGGCTGACCACCATATGTTCTTAAAACTTCTAAAGCTCTTAATAAGTTTGCTTCTGCTTCTGCTTTTTTAGCATCTGTATCTAATGCTGATTGAGTTTTATCAACAACAACATTTGTGAATACAACTGTATAATATTGTACACAACCGTTCAAAGCAGTAAATTTGTTAGGAAGTGTATAAGTTTTACCGAAACCGTAATCCATTTTTTTCTCCTTAAATTAATGATACAAATTTTTGTATCTGAATATATTTATTATAATTCATAAAAAATATTAACTAACATTAAAATAGCATAAATAATAATATCAAATATAGACTTTTTAAAGGATTAAATACAATGAATAGTTTTAGAATGGCAATTGAAACAAATTCAGGAAGAAAAGGAATTAAACATTTCAATGATTTAAATGAATTTGTTAATTTTATGACAGTTAATAATCATAAAATTAAAGCAGTTATGGAAGCTGATATGCCTTATAATGATAAGCCTGTGAAATTACCAAAGGCTTCAACATCAAAAGGTTGGGAACAATTAGATGCTTCTGCATTTGGAGATATTGATAGCGATGGTGAAAAAGGTGAACAAATTTTACCAACAGGAAATTCAGGAGTATTTAAAAATAATGCTTCTTTTGAATTTTCAAAATCAAGTGAAAGTGCAGATAAAGCTGAAACTCCAAAAATTGAAAAATCTTCTGTGAAAGCAGATAATTCTGAATCTTCACAATCTAAAAAAGTAAGTCCAAATTTTTCAGAATTTAAATATGAAGAAAAATCAGAAGATACTAATAAAGAAGATTCAGTAAAAAGTGAAAAAGAAGATTCTAAAGAAGAAAAATCAGAAAATAAAGATGATGAGAAAAAAGTAAATGAATCAGTTATGGATTATATTCCAAAGGCAGGATTTATTAGAGACGAAAATTCTAATAAAAAAGAGGGTGCATTTTTTGGACAAGGTAATCCTGAACAAATTAAAAAAGCTAAAATTATTGCTAAAGTAAAATATGCTCAAGGCGATAGATTTGGTAGAGTTTCTAAAGATGATTTAGATAATTTTGATGAATATTATGCAGAATATAAAAGAATATTTGGAAAATCTAAAGAAATTGATGAAGATTTTAAAAGTGGTTTGAAAAAAGCTGGTAAATTTGCTAAAGGTGCAATTGCAGGTGCGGCAATGGCAGGAGCTTTAGCAGGAAATGCTCACGGTATGGAAGACCCTTATTCAGATGGAGCAACAAGACCATATGAAGATTCTTATGAACAAGTTCAAGATGAAAAACCAATGATAAAAAATGTTAAATCAGATGGAACAATTGTTGACCAATATGGTAATGAATGGACACGAGAAGAATTTGAAAGATTAATGAAAGGTGAAGACCCTTATTCAGATGGAGCAACACAACCTTTTGAAGAAGCAGAAGATTCTGATAAAGAATGTAATAAATGCGAAGATGAAAAAATGAAAAGAATTAAAGATAAACACGAAAAATTAAAAAAAGATTTTAGTGATTATAAAAATAAACAATCAAAAGAATTAGATAAAGAAGAATTATTTGAAAAAGATGATGAATTAGAAGAAGATACAGTTAAATCAGGTTCAGGTTGGACAAATAAAGGTAAAGAAGGAACACACGGTAAATTTAAAACTAAAAAAGCCGCTGATGCTCAACGAAAAGCTATGTTTGCCAATGGATATAAAGTATCAGAATGTAATGATACAAGTGAATTTGATGATGAAATTAATGAAACTCTACGAATTGCTGGAGTTGAAATATAAAAAAGGGAGAATTTATTCTCCCTTTTCTTTATATTGTTCTAATGTTTTAAGTGCTGATAAAACAGAAGCTGAATTATTAGAATTATCAGGAATATCTTTTCCTATCATTGAAAAATCTGAAATTCTTAATGTTTTAGAATTATATCCCATTTTAAATTTAACATCCGTACAACCTGCATTACGACTTTTAATAATTTTAAATTCATATTCTCCACGTTGCCGCATACTTTCATTTGTTCTTACTGAAAATAAATTATCACAAGTATGTACTAATGTTGAACCGCCTGCAATATCAGTTTGAGTAAATTCCATTTCAGAAGCACCATCTTTTGTAATTTGGTTTGCTGATATACACATAGTTCTTTTATTATTATGAGTTCTTTCCCTAGCGATTTCTCGTAATTCTTCAGCAATATTTTTGTCTCTTAAATGAATATTATTCACATCAACTTTTCTATCAGAAGGATTCATAATTCCAGCATAGTCAAATATTAATATTTCTGGAATAATTTTTGTTTCTAATTCAAAATTTTGTAATTGTGAACGTATATCAGTAGGTGTTGCACCACGAGGTAAATCAATAATCTGAATAACTCCTGGATGGTCTTTTAATTTTTTAATTTGAACTTGTTCACATAATGCATCTGCTTTTAATGAAATGTCAGAATATGCAACATTTCTTTCCATTGCCATAATTCTTTTACCGACTAATTCTCTATCTAATTCTAATGTAAAATAAAGAACATTAAAACCCATTAAAGACCAATTTAATGCTAAATTAGCCATACATAATGATTTACCACCACCAGATGGAGAAACAACATAATTTAATTGACCCCAAGAAAATCCACCATTAAAGAGTTTATCAAATTCTGTCCAACCTGTTGGAATAACTCCCATTTCTTTATCAATTTTATGTAACCATTCTGCCGTATTATCCCAGTAATTAATACCTAAATCTCTTGTTAAAGAAATCATTTGAGCTTCTCTAATTCGTTGGTCAATTCCAGAGGTATCGCCTTTAGAAATACGTTCATAACATTCTTCAATTGCAATTTCTAAACCTCTTTTTTTACAAAACCATTCCGCCATATCTAATACAGATTTTTGAATGTTTGTATCAGATAAACCTTCAACTTTTTGATAGTCAATTCTGGAATTATTATTCAATTGCTCAACAGTTGGCAATGTACTATATTCAGTTGAAAAATCAAGTAAATATTGAATTGTTTCTTGAAATTTTTTATCAAAATATTCTGGTTTTAAAATCGGTTTTGCTCGGATAAACAAAGATGGCTCACTAAACAAAAATTGAATTAGTGATTTTTGGTCTTGTTCATCAAAGTTATTTGGTATAATCATTTTACCCCTTTATAAATTTAACTCATTATATATAATTTATAATACTTTTGCATTATTTTTTATCTTCATCATAAAGTATTTTTAAAGTATTTAATATAATTTTTTGAAGTTGTGGGGTAATTTTAAATCTTTTAAAAGAATAATCGGTATCTAATTCAGTTCCTCTGCAAGATGCAGAGGAATCCCAATCAACAACCATTTCTAAAATATCTAAAAGATTCATATCTTCAACACCGTGTTCAAAATGTTCAGGGTGATGCCTATTTTTAGCATAATGATGGTCTAATGCTTTTTGAATAAGAGGTTTTGTACAATTATAATATTCTTCATAAGAATCAAAATCTTCTCTTTTAATATTATCAATGCTTTCAAATACTTCTTTTTCTTCTTTATCATATTTTGAATTGTCGTGATTATCAGCACGTTCTTTTAATTGATTTGCTAAATTATATAATACTCCTCGTAAAATTAATTTATGTTTATGTAAATCGTTTGTAAAATTACTCATTTTTTAATCCTAATTCTTTAATTATTTTTTCATCATCTAAGCAATATGTTGTTATAGGAGAATGTTGAATAATGATTTTATTACATTTTGGACAGATAAAATCTTTTTGTAATGATATGAATAAAGGTGAATTTGCAGGTAATTTTGTATCATATCCACAGAAAGGGCATTTAATAGTATCTATATATACTTTAAAATCATCAATATCATTTATTTTATTAACATTAAATGGATAAAAATCATTATCATAAAATGAATTATAAGTATTATTTTCTTTCCATTCTATTTGAATATCATCTTCTCTTAATTGAGAATATTCATTAGTTGCATATGTGATATTTTTAATGTTTTTCTCCCTTTTTAAACGATGATATACTTCATAAAATTCTTCTCGAAAAGACATATTATTCCATAAATCTATTAATAATTTTTTAATAATAGATTCATTAGATTTATTAATATCAATATATTTTATAATAGGTTGCATAATTTTATTATTAACTTGACTTAATTCAGTTCCATTATATTGATAACTTGCTAAAGTTATAATGGGATTACCTTTTAATTCCCAGCCATCTAAAGTGTATGATGGAATTTTATGCAATTCAATTAATTTTTCAATAATCATTTTTTATCCTTTATAAAAATCAGGTTTTTCTCGTTTTGTCCATATTGGTGCTTTACCATCTAAAGTTTCTTTTTGCCATTTTGTAATTAAATACTGTTTATAAGCATTACACGTATTTTTAGTTTCCATCAATTGATTATAATTTTCATAATTTTGATTAAATTTACGAGTAAATGGAGTCATATCAATTAATGGAAAATAATTTTCATATTGTGGAAATATAAAAGCTAATTTATGAGTATCGTGTGTCTTATCAAATCTATATTGATATTCATTTAAGCAATCAATAAGATACATATATGTCCACTTATAGTTATATTTTGATTCTCTAACCCATTGGTTATGTTCTTCATTAGCATTATATTTTTTATAAATTCCTTCTGGTTTATCTTTAATTTTATCATTAATTATAATTGCTGTTGAAAGCATTTGTGCCGCTTCAACAATAGTTTTTCTTAATAATACATCATCTAAATTCCTTGCACAGTATTGTGTATTATCGCTTATTGTAAATAAATTCATTTTTATCCCCATTTAATATAATGTTTAATATTATTTTTGATATAATATAATAATTTTTCATCATCTTGATAAACTGAATATGAGTTATTATCATAAATATCAATAATATGATTCATATCATCATATTTTGCAAATATTATTAATTTATTTTCCATTTTTACTCCTTTAATTGATAAACTTTTTTAGTTAAAGACAATAAAATTTTATTAAAAAACGCTATATCATATGAACTAAAATTTTCATTTTTAAATTTGTTTCGTAATTTATCTAAAAATGAACAAAATTCTTCTTTTAATATTGAATTTTTAATATCTTTTGATAAATTATCTTTAATTTTATTATATGCTAAATCACTATTTAATAATAAACTATTTGCCATATATTTCCTTTATATACTAAACCATTTTAATGATTTCATTTTAATTAATTCTTTATTATTTTCCTTAGAATTTAATATACTGTAAATTGTATATAATCTTCCATATTTTTTAGCGGCTTGTTCAGCATCTTTTATTCCTCTTTCCCAATTTGGAAAAGCAACACTAAAAGGTAAGTTTTCTTCTAATAATTGTTGAACCATTTTATTGCCACTTTTATCTCTATCAGGTAATAATATAATTTCTTTATCATTAACGAATGGTAAAATTCTTTTTAATCTTTCTGGAGTAAAAGTATTACTTAATATTGATACACCATTAATTGCAATTGCATCTGTCTGCCCTTCACAAACGATTTCATATTTGCGTGGCTTTAATAAATTATCATAATTATAAATATATCCTGTTGGTATATAATGAATATATTTGTTATTTGTTTCATCAGTTAATTTTCTTAATGAATAACCAACAATTTCTTCATATTCATAACAAGGTATTAAAAAATTAAATTGTTTTGGACACCATAATAAATCTGTCCATTCCAATAGATATGGATTTCGATTATTGATATATTTCAATACTTCCATAAAAGTATATGAATTTTCACCTTCATTTAAAGATTTAATTATAGATTTATATCCAGTAGGAATTTGCTTAATTTCTCTTTTTTTAATAATAATTTTAGAATCTTTTGGCTTTTCAGAATTTGCTTCATTATATTCTCTAATTTTTAATCTTAAATCATTTAAATCTTTTGTTGAAATTCCTAAATCTTTTAACCATTGAGTAGTATCTTTAGAAAGATATTGACCTAATGTAAATCCACATTTAAATTTACAATTAAAACATTGATAAACAAAACCATCATCTGTAAATAAAATATTTCCACGATGTTTAGTATCTGGATTTTCTGTATGATAACAAGATGGGCAATTAAAAAAAATCCACCCATTATTCCGTTGTTTTTTATCTGATGGTAATAAGTTATATATTGTTTCTAAAATATCATTCATAAATTTTTTCTCAAATTTTTAGTAGTATAATAAACATTGTCAATATAAAAGTCAATATATTTTATTATCTGGATAAAGAGGTTTAGATTTTTTTATATAAATATAATTATAAATGTTCAAATTAATATGGAGAAACAAATGAAATCAAATTTTATTAAAAATTTATGTGAATCAGAAATTAAATCAACTGAATTAGCATTGGCTGTTGAATCAATCTCTGATGAATTACAAAATATGATTGAAAAAATTTCAAACATTAAAACTAAAGATTTAGCAAATTTAGTTAAAAAAATCAAATATGATGGTGATATTGAAAAAGCAGATTCTTTTAATGATTCAATTAGTCAAAAATTAGACACTATCATTAATTCAATTACTGATATTAAAGGTGAGATTGATAATGAAGTTGTTAAATTGTTTAATGGTGACAATATTGGAGATTCTGTTGATTCAGATATGGGAGATTTTGAAGACGACTTTGGTGGAGATGAAGATTTCAATGAATTTGACCCTAATGCTGATGATGATTTAGATTTAGATGATATTGAAATTGAAGAAATTGATAGAGAGGAAAAATAATCGTGGCTAATTTTGAAGATAGAATAATTCAAAATATTAATAGCTTAATTTATCTTTTACGTTCACACGGAGTAAAAGCATTATCAACTGTTAACTTTTTACTTTTATTAAATAAAAAATATAGAGTTGAGCTTGATGAACAAGGTTTAGAAGACGTATTATCAAATAATAAAGCAGTAACTGAAATTATTGACGATAAAATTATTATTGATGGTCAAAAACAAAATGAAGAAGATGATACACAAGATGAAATTCACGATACTGCTGTTGACCAAGCTGGAGAAAAAATGACTTCTGAATCTAAAGAATATGCAGAAGTTATTAATATTTCAGAAACAATAAATGTTGGTGATATTATCCCAGCTAAAAATATTGTTTTAAATGAAAATGATAACTACTATTTTATTCATAAAGGGGCAAGAGCTTCAAATGTTAATTATGTTGTTAAAGAAATCAAGCCTTGTTTAACATTAAATGAATCTTCGGTTTTATGTCAAATTGAAGGAAAACAAATTAAAATTGATATTCCATTAAAGGCATTTAAAAAATAATCAAAACCGAGAAGTTATAACTTCTCGGTTTTTTTATATCAATAAATAATATTATAAAGTTTATGATATAAGGAATAAAGCAATGGATTTTTATAATGCAACTGAAGCTAAACAATATGCCCGAAATAAATCTCGTATTTTAAAAGAGATTAATGATATTGAAGAATATATTATGCAAGCGGTTGACGAAAATCAATTTGAATGTGATGTATATAATACAGTAATGACAGATGCTCGTGAATTTGCAGACCCAATTAAAGAAGCAAAATCTCATTGTATAATGGAATTATCAAAAGTTACTATTCATAAAGATTATGAAAATGAAGATTTAAATAATTCACCATTAATTAAATATGTAGATGGTGGTAATTCTGAAACTGAATTATTTGAAGAAATTATTGATGGGGGTAATTCTGAAACTAATATTTTTGAAAATTTTGCAAATGCAGGTGATTCTGCTGGTAAAATATATCCAAAAAACTATTTTAGAGTTGGAGAAGTTTTACAAGTTAAAGATGATAATAATTCTATTCCATTAGAATTTAGAGTTTCAGAAATTAATGATAACGGAGATATTATTAATTTAGAAATTGTTAATCGTGGAGAATATACAACTATTTTTGATACGGCTAAATTAGTTTATAAAAATATGAAATATTGGAATGATGAAACAATAAAACCAGGAGATTCTGTTTGGTTAGATATAGATTCAGATTATGGTTTAATTTCAGATTTACAAATTACAAGAGATAATGAACAACAAGTTAAAGATTTAAATGGTAATAGTATATATCCAGGTGAAACTGATTGGTTTCCTATTGGAACAATTTATGATATAAATTCTTTACCACCAGAAGCATTTGGTATGATTAGTGATACTTATACAAAAGAGCAAGATAAAATATATGTAAAAACATCTGACGGTTGGGTTGAAGTTTCAACAATATATGATTATAAAACTTTTAAATTACCATTTAATTTTGGAGTTGAAGGAACAGTTTGTTATAATGTATTTGGAAAAAATTATGTAAAAACAAATTGTGGATGGAATTTATCACATAATATTTGGAATTTTGGAGATAGAAAACCAACCGCAGAAGATGGTTTAGATTATGATGTTGGCTATTACAATGAATTAGTATATGATGAAGATGGAAATATTATAAATCGTATACCTCATAAAGTGTATAAATGTTGCCATCGTATCTGGCAAGAAATTGTAGTTGAATATGATTGGGATAATTTACCACCAGATGTATTTGGTGAAAATTTAGATATATTCATTTGGGATGAAGGTCGTTATAGAATTAAAATTAATGGGTCTTGGGTTGAAACAGAAAATGAATATAGATTTGACCAAATTAAACTTTATGATGATTGGGGTGAAGACCACGATGTTGTAGCATATTCTGGAGAATTAGAAGCATATACAACTTATGTTAAAATTGCAGGTCATTGGACACTTGTTAATAAAGTATGGAATTTAAATGATTATTTATTAGGTCGTATACCAGTAGATACAGATTTAGAATGGACAATTAAATATATTGTTATGGATAATTATGGTGATGGTTATATGTATCCAACAAGTGTTGTCTTTAATGATGGCGATGCAAGTGCAACAGTTAGAATTGTTAATGATAAAATTTTAGAAACAAAATTAATAAATGGGGGTACATATACAGAAGTTCCTGAAGTTAATTATGTAATGGAAGCTCCAACAATGTCTAAAAAATATTATCAGGTTTGGAAACAATTAATTGAAAATGATGTATTACAAGATGAAATGCAACAAGTAATGAATTATTTTGAATCAACTAAAAAGTTTTCAATTGCCAGAGTTACAAATGATAGTACAGGAACAACATTCTATTGGCATTTACAATGGAACTAAAAAAGTTCTTGACAACTAAAAAATATAATAATAAATTAGCATCAGCAATGGTGCTAATTTTTTTGAAAGAAAATATTATGCTTATAGTTAAAAATGTATGGAATAAAAAACAAAATGGTTCGAAAATTTTTAATAAACTAAAAATTAGAACAGCGATTAAGGCTAACAGAAATTATAAACAACTTTCAAAAGATATTTCTTTTAAAAAACTAAATTTCATTAATGAAGTAATTAAAGAAGTTTTTGGAACAGGAAGAATTACAATTGCATTTGGCATTGGTACTCGTGGAACTATTGATAATTCAAGATTTAAGAAAATTTTATTAGGATATGAGTTTGTTATCCCTATGTTCTATTTAGAAACAGACGGAAATGATGTTCAAACAAACGATATTTATATACCATTTCAACAAGAACTTATTTTACCAAAATTATCAAGATTTTTTAAAAAATATAAAAAGTTTCCAACAAGACAAGAATTGGTTACATATTTTGAAAAAGTTTTAATTAATTATAAAAATATGACAGATGAAACAAATTTATTTAATCAAACTTTTATGAAAGACCCTTCAAAAGATTTTGATTTATCAACTATGGGTAAAGAAATAAAAAAATAATTTTTTATTTTTGACAATCATTTTCATTCTCCGTTATAATAAGCTAACAAACAAGTTAGCTTATTTTTTTATGGAGAAAATATTATGGAAAATAAATTAGAAATTCAACCATTATTTAATTTTGTGGTTGTTGAAAAAGATGAAGAAAAAGGAGTATCTGACCGAGGTATTATTATTCCTGATAATGCCAAGGAAAAACCATCAACAGGTGTTGTAATTGCTTGTGGAAATGGTTTATATAATGAAGAAACAGGTAAAACAATGCCAATGACTGTTAAAGTTGGTGATAGAGTTTTATTTGGTAAATTTGCTGGTCAAGTTATCAAATTAAATGGAGAAGAAAAAACCATTTTAAGAGAAACTGATATTTTAGGTATTTTACATTAATATTGCATTTATAAAATAATTTATAATATAATAGAAAAGTTAAAATAAGGAGTTAAAAATATGCCAATTAAAAAAGTTATTAAAGGCGATGAAGCTCGTACAGAGCTATATAAAGGATTAAAAACAGTTTCTGATGTTGTTGCACAAACATCAGGCCCTGGTGGTAGAACAATTGCAATTCAACAGTCTTGGGGAACACCAAAAGTTACTAAAGATGGTGTAACAGTTGCAAAATCTATTACTTTAATGGATGCAGAAGGTGAAGGAGCAAAATTAATTGTTCAGGCTTCTGAAAAAACAAATAGAGATGCAGGTGATGGAACAACAGCTACTTGTATTATTGCATCTGCAATTGCTGAAGAAGGCTTAAAATGGATTTCAAAAGGTCGTAAATCAACTGAAATTCAGCAAGGTATTAATATAGCTGTTAAAGATGTTGTTGAAGTATTAAAATCTCATTCTAAAAAAGTTGAAACCAATGAAGAAATTAGACAATTAGCAACTATTTCTGCAAACGGCGATGCTGAAATTGGAGATTTTATTGCTAAAGCTATTGAAATTGTTGGTGAACGTGGCGTTGTCACGGTTGAGGAAGCAAAAGGATTAAAAACTGAATTGGAAGTTGTTGATGGCTTACAATTTGACCAAGGTTATCTTTCTCCATATTTTATGACTAATGCAGAAAGACAATTAGTTGAATATGATAATCCATTGATTCTTTTATATGATGGTAAAATTAATACAATTCAATCTATTTTGCCATTGCTTGAAGATGTTATGCAAATTGGTCAACCCTTAGTTCTTATTTCAGATGAAATGGCTGATGAACCTTTGTCAACATTAGTAATTAATAGAATGAAAGCAGGTTTAAAAGTTTGTGCAGTTAAAGCTCCTTCATTTGGTGATATTCGTAAATTTCAAATGGAAGATATTGCAATTTTAACAGGTGGTGAATTTATCTCAACACAAATGGGATATAAATTAGAAGATGTTAAAATAGAATCATTAGGTTCTTGTGATAAAATTCGTATTTCACCAACTGAAACAGTTATTATTGGTGGACACGGTGATAAAAATGCTGTTTCTGAAAGAGCTGAACAATTAATTGCTGAAATTGAAAATACTGAATCTTCATATGATAAAGAAAAACTTCGTGAAAGACTTGCAAAATTGACTAAAGGTGTTGCTGTTATTAAAGTCGGTGGTGCAACAGAAACCGAAGTTAAAGAAAAGAAAGACCGTGTTGAAGATGCTGTATGTGCAACGAGAGCGGCACTTGAAGAAGGTATTTTACCAGGTGGTGGCGTTTCTCTTGTAAGAGCATATCAAGAAATTAGTAATAATCTTGATTTTGCTATAACAGATGATGAATGGACAGGATATGGTATTGTTCTTAATTCTTTATCTGCTCCAATGAAAAAAATTGCTGAAAATGCAGGAAAAACTGGTGAAGTAATTGTAGAAAAGGTTCAAGATAATGAAACTTATTCATATGGTTATGATGCTCGTAATGATAAATTCTGTGATTTAATTGAAGCAGGTATTCTTGATGCAACGAAAGTTGTTCGTTGTGCATTGGAAAACGGAGCATCTATTGCTGGTTCATTGCTTACTGTTGAAGGATTAATTATTGATGATACAGAAACTAATTTAAAGTTAATGTCGGCAATGAAACCATCACAAATGGGAATGTAATCAGTTGAAAATATTTATAAAAAACCGCCTATATAGGCGGGTTTTTAATGGTTTATTTGTATTTATTAAATACAAATAAAGGATAAATTGATGACTGATGTAAGTAAAATAGATATGGAACGAATTAATGGATTACTTGATAAACTTGAAGAAATAACTAATAAACTTAATTCAATGAAATATGTTATTGAAACAGGTCAATCAGAAGATGGAAGTCAATGGTATCGTGTTTGGTCAGATGGCTGGATTGAACAAGGTGGGCATAAACTTGTTCATAATTATATCTATTTTATAAAAAATTTTTCAAATACAAACTATATTATCGTTGGAAATACTTCCAATGCAACTTCTTCAACAGATGAACAATATTATGCAAATAATCCAGTAAATTTTACGGCAAAAACAAAATCAAGTGCTTATATAAGATTATATAATAATGCTGTATTTGGGATTGATTGGTATGCGTGTGGGTATTAAAATCCTAATTTTGTTCCAGACTTATTAATTGTTAAACATTGTTTACGATTAACACTTGGTGAAACATAAGATACGTGAACCCAACCAGCATTAATATCATTCTTAATATTATCAGTAAATTCAAGAATCAATTGGTCAAAATCAAAATTATCACGAATATAGCAAGCTAAATCATAATTACTCATACCAATAATTTCAATATCAGCAGCTTGACCTTTACAATGTTGAGAAGTTTTTGAACCACCGACAGCTTCATTAAGTTGTTTTCCACGATAACAAGAATTAACTCTTATTGGTTTTCCTAATGCATCTCTTAAAGGTTGCAATACATTTTCACATAAATTTTTCATATTATTATATTCAATTTCTGTTGGAGTATTATCTAATTTTTTAGCTTTTGCAGTATCAGAATATGTTAATTCTGATAAAGTAAAATTTTTTGTAATTTGATTATCCATATTTTAACCTTTGTTTAATGTCTTTTTAATAAGAATATTTATGGAATTTATAAAATGTATAAATAATTCTAGTAATGAAAATTTTTAGGATAAGTTGATGACAGATTTACCAACACTAGCAAACGATTCAGGTTGGCTTTTAATATGGAATGACATTAAAGATTTAGGCCCTTCTTTTTGGGCATTTTTAACAATTTTTAGTTTAGTTTATTTTAAAGAACAAATATGCGGTTTGTTTAAAGCTATTATTAACAAATTAACTTTTAAAAAAACTTCTTTAAGTTATACCAAAAAAGATTTATTAAAGCACCCAATTTTTAGAAATTTAGATTATTGGTTAAATACAGGAATAGATGCAATTAAATTAAAAAATAATTTACATCCAGAAGATGAAGATTATATGGCAAATAAAGAGAAAATGGCAAAAGAAGTTATTCATATTATATATGAAAATGCTCGTGAATCCTTTAAAACTTTTGTTGATGAAATAGATATTGATAATTTAGATTGTGAGGTTGCTTGTTCTTATTTAATGGAATGCTTAACAAAAAATAACATTAATCAAAAAAGAAAATTTTTAGAAAGAGGAATACCTGTAAAATTTTTAAATAAATTTTATATGCTTTCAGATATTACAGAAAAATTAGTTTCTAATTCTGTTAAGAATTTATTTTCTCGTGGTTGTGATACAACACCTGCAACAAAAATGTATTTTGCATTTAATACAATAGATGGTTATTTAAATGTAATATTTAATAATTTATGTGAAACAATTGGTGTTATTAATGGGGATTTAAAAGATGAATTATTTGATGGAAAACCAATGTGTAAATCTTATAAAACAATTTTAAAACCACCTCATCCAACCTATACTTTAATTGTTAAAGAAAAATTGGATGATATTTTAAGAGAATTTAATGGTTCTCGTGCAATGATTTCTAAATATTTTACAAAAGATGGAGAACATTATCATTCAGCAGTTTACGAATCAACAATTGTTGGTGTAACAAGTGAAATTGCAAATGTGCAAATGATTAGTGATGATAGAGAAAAAAATATTAAAAATATAATGTCAAAAAGTGGTAATATTGCGGCAGATATAAGTAAATTTGGAGCAAATACTATTGAAAGATTTAATATGCGAGGTGTTAAAGGTATATTTTTAGCTCCAATATATAATGATGGTAAAATTGATGGAGCTTTAAGTATTGAATATATATCAATTGAAAAATTCGATAAAGCTATTGAAGATGAAGATTTAGATGAAAAATTAAAAAAATATGCAGATGAATTTGCTCCTTATATATTATATCCTCAACATTATAAATTCTAAAAGAAAAGGGCTATACAGCCCTTTTCTTTTTATTTTCCTGAATGGATTAATGCTTCACAAACTGCAATTCTCTTATCTAATTCGTGCAACTTTTCGTGTAAACATTTAATTTCAAAAGACTCGTTACTTGTATTAATCATAGAAGTAACTAATGGAATATAAAGTTTTGCAAGATTCATAAAATCTGATGTTGAAGAATCTTTTTTAATTTCAACATTATTTTCACAAATTTGAGTTTGTGATGTTTCTTCATCTTTAACTTTAATTTCTGTCTTTTCTTCAGACATTTCAGGAACGTTATTACCACGCATCATTCCATTACTCATCATCATTTTTTGCTCCTTTTATTTCTTCAAGTAATTTAATTATTCGTTCAAAATAAATTTTATCTTGCTTATTTAATTCTGCCATAATAGAGTTGTTATCAATCTGCTGGATATTCAAATATGAGTTATAAAAACCTAATGCAATGGAAATTAAATTTAATGCATCTAACATATTATCGTTCTGAACAACTTCGGTATGAATTTCATCAATTTTTTGTTCAATTGTTAGTGGTAGATTTATCATTTTCATCCTTTATAAAAATATCTTTTAATGACAATAAATCTTTCATTTGTGTTGAATTTAACACATTTGATTGAATATGTTTATACGCCTTATTCACTACCATATTAATTGTTTTTTTACCAGTATCGGTAAAAAGTATCCAACCAATAAACATATCTCCAATAAATCTAAGCATCTCTTTCCTTTTCTAATAAAAGATTATCAATTCTTGATTTAATATTTAATAATGTTGCTTGTATTTGTGATAAGTCTATATTCATTTCATTTTTATCATCTTCATTATTTTCAAACATTCTTGTTAATGTATCTAATTTTGTCGATATTTCATCAACATTTGTTGATAAATCAACACTATCTTCTAAAGATTTAGGATAGATAGATGTTTGAATATTAGATAATGTATTAATTAATTTTTGTTGATTTTCAACTAAATCATTAATCATATCAGCAAGACCCAAAGTATTTGTATAAACCATTTGTAATAAGCAATGATTATATTTTGGACAAGTAAGACATTTTTTAACATTAAATTTACAATTCATTTTAATCCTTTTCAGATGCCTTTACTCATAAAGAATAAAGGCATACAACAACTTATTCCTTTTTATTTTAGAATTTCAAACAAGGTGATAAAACAGTCATATGTGATGGGTCTGTTCCAAACACTAATGTTAATCTTTTACGACATTTTAAGCTATTTGCACGTACATAATTTCCCATTTGTAAATAAACAGGATAAGGTGATGAATTAATTACTAACATCACTTGTGGATTATCACCTGCTGGAATTTCAGGAATTGATTGGCAAATATCTAAAGTAAAAACTTGACCATTTGTTAAAGTAGCATTTGGTAAAGTAATTAATAAATTAGATGTTGCATCAGCAGTTGCGGCGTTATATGCTACTGCTGTACTTTTAACGTGTAATATATCACAAAACATAATAATTCTCCTTGTAATTCAAGGGTGATGATGATTATTCACCATCACCCGATTTAATTATATTATCTTAATTAAGATAATACGTTACCATTGCATCCGCAACCGTAAAAACCGTAAGGCATACCATTGATACCTAAACCGTTAATTACAGCGGCATTTGGACAAACAGCACTTGTTGCATAAACTTCTGGTTGTTTAGCCATTCTGCAAGAGATAGAAGCTAATTGAGCTTCAATTGCACCGAATTTCGCATCAGAATATAATTTGTTTTGTAACATCATATTTTCTCTTTGAGATTCAGATAATTTATCTCTTAAATCTTGGTAAGCATAGAAGTCAATTTTTGCATTTGTTGTAGCAGAAGTTGCTTCTACAACATTGCGAGTTTGCTGAGCTTGGTCAATAATTCTATAATTTGTTTCAGCGGCAGTAATTAAGCCACGTCTTTCAACTTCACAGTTTGAAGCTCCGCAACTTAATGAAGCATCACGACCTTGTAATTGACCTAATATATCACCAGCTAAAAAACTTCCAGCTCTGTTACCATATCCGCCAAAACCAAAACCGTTTCCGCCAACAAAGAACCATAAAATTAAGATTAAGAAAATTACCCAACCCCAACTAAATGTAGTATCATTTGACATCATTTCGTTCATAATAATATCTCCTTTTATAATAATATTTTAATAAACATAATAATATTGAGTCCTATTTGAAAGAATTTAGACCTTTTCTAAATCTTTCTAAATCATCATTCTGACTCGTTGGGAATGATGAAGTTTGAGATTCATTAGAGTATGTTGTAGGATTAGTTGACTGATTATTCAACATTTGTTCCAATGAATCTATCTTTTGTAAGGCAACTTTTTTATCTATTCCAATCATAGGTAATAAAAAGCTATACATTGGATTGTTTAAGTAACCTTTAATTTTTTCTAAAAAACCTGGGTCAATATTTGCTTTAGATAATGCTTCAGTTGGATTGTTTACTGAATTTAGCAGAGTTCTTGCTTTTTCTATTGACTGTGATAGGTTGCTCTGTTGATTTTGATTCAGATTGAATTTCTGTGTTAACAAATTCGCTATTTGATTCATATTCATTATTTTCGCCTTTCATAATATTTTCATCAGTATTCTTTTGTAAATTATCCAATTTCTCTTGCATCATCTGCATTTGGGTAAACATTGCTTGCATCATTTGTTGTTGCTCTTTAGCAATATCTTCTGGAGTTTTCTCCTTTTCAATGACACCAAGTTCAATCAATTTATTATAATATGTGTTTAATAAATCTAACGTATCTTGATATTTTTTCATTGTTACACCAACGATTTGCTTGTTGCCATAAAAGTCCGTTGAAACAATATTATCACCATCTATTGAACCACCAAAAAAGGTGTTATAGAATGATAATTTTTCATAAGATGTATTCATTTTTAACCTCTCAATTTAATCGTGATGTCCTTCTCACAAAAATATTTATTGACCAAAATTAAATGAAATTTGAGATAAAAATGAGATAACTTATTGTTTTTACTTAATAAATTTTTTTTAAAACTATTTTCATATTGAAAACTAAATATTAAGAATTATGTGCTACGCTTCTAAAGAATTATTAATACCTCTTTTATTATTGTGATAGTTTTATAACAAACAGAAGTGAGGTTAAGAATTAAAATACTAATTTTAGATGATGAGGAACTATATGTTACTGGACTAAAAGAATTATTAAAAAGATTTAATATTGAATGTGATGTTGATGCGTACTGTGATTATTTGGCAGTTAAAAATAATGTTGATTTTAATATGTATGATTTAATTTTTATTACAAAAACTAACAAAATAGATATGCAATCTCTTATTAAAACTATTACAAATAGTAATACGAAATCAAAAATTGTTATTTTTACATCAGAATATATTTCATCAGATGTTAAAACATATATGGCGTTTAATGTTGCTGGTTATATTTCTAAAAAGTATTCAAATGATAAAATTTTCAATATAATAAACTTAATTATGTTAAATGAAAATTATTTTCCTAATAACTTAATAATGAAATCATTTAATAATATTGTTACAAATAAGCAGATAGATGTTATTAAGTTGATTAATAAAGGATTATCAAATAAACAAATTGCTTATGAATTAAATATATCTGAATCCACGGTTAAAGTTCATATAACAAATATACTAAAAAGAATGAATTGTTTTAATAGAGTACAGATGATTAATAAAGCAAAAGAATTAGGTATTGATTTAAATTAAGAGAGGTAAAATCCTCTCTTTTTATTTTTATTTCAACCCAATCAATAAGGTTATACAAACATTTATTAAATAAATAATCATATATAATGTAAAAGGTTTATTTAAAATGGCAAAGAATACAAAGCAGATAGCATTAATGCAACATAGACGTGGAAATCAAAGTGAATTGACTGATTTACACGAAGGTGAATTTGGTTTAGCAACTGATACTAATAGCCTTTTTATTGGTAATCCAAATAATCCAAAATTAAAAGAAAGAATTCAATCAAATACTTTTCCATATGGTAATATTCAAGTATTAACTGAATTTAGTGATAATTTGGAAATGATAAAATATGTTTTTTCAAATGGTAGTGAAAGCAATCTTCCAATTATTGTAACAGGTTCTAAATTATATCCATCAATTCCTGCTGGAACAACAATTGTAATCAATGGTCAAACTATAACTTTTGATAAAGAAACTGATGCCCAAGGATTTTGTGATATTATTAATTCATTAAATTTAGATGTTAAAGCACAAGTTGTTGAAGGTGGAAAAATACAATTAATTAGTAATGGAGATACTCTTGTTTTAGAAAATGGAGAAGGTCAAGAACAAGGTGGTATTTTAGATATTATTGGTATCACAACTGATTCAAGTTATACTGAAAATGCTAATCCGCCATCTGATAGAACTATTCAAGAAGTTTTAGATGATTATTGTTCAGTTAAAAACTTTGGTGTGTTAGGAGATGGAACAACTGATGATTCAGATAGTTTTTATAATGCAATTTTAACTGTTTTTTGTTCAGATAATAAACCAAATTGTTATAAAACAATGCTTGTTCCTGCGGGAGAATACATTATTAATTCTAAACCTATTGCATTGCCAACTGGTATTCATTTAAAAGGTGAAGGAATTGATAGAACAATTATTAAAACTAATAGTTATGAAAATGGTTTAAATATATTATTAACAACATTAGACAGTAATTATGTATTAAGTGATTTATCAGCAACAAATAAGTATGGTGTTAATGGAGAAATTGCTCATAATATTATTGTTGAAGATATGACATTTGATGTATCTGAAAGTACATTAGAAACTGTTTTACTATTAGGTTCAACTTTTGATGTATGGTTTAAAAATGTTAAATTTGTTGGCTATTCAGACGTTCAAAATGGAAACGGTTCAACATTAGTTAATATTTACAAAACACAAGGATTACAAGATTCATCACACATACATTTTTTTGATTGCATATTTGAAAATGGTAAAAATGGTATAAGTATATCAAATAATTTAAGTTGGTTTTTATTTAATAATTGTTTATTTAAAGATATTACAAATCAAGCGTTAAATATTACTGCCTTTAATGATGCTGGAAAAACATCTAATGGTTCATTTATTAGTAATAAATTTACTAATTGTTCATTGGGAAAAAATATTATTACTTTAAGTAATAGAACAGAATATTTAACATTTATTAATACTTTATTTGATAAAGAAGTTACTGAAACAAATACTGTTGCAACTCGTTTTTCTAATAATTCAGAATTAAATAATATTGATACATTAGACCCAGAAATGAGTTCAAAAAGAATTTATCAATTTGGTTTTTATCAACCTAAATGGGTATTTTTAGATTATTTAGCAACTCCAAATGGAGATTATTTAGTTAAAGGACTTTATAATACTGAAATTGTTAATGGTCAAGAAGTTGTTAAACCATTAACAAATGGTTTAACTATTGAACAAGGCGATGAAACTAATAATAATAAAGTTGCCGTTACAGGAACAAATTTAATAGGTGATGTTTCTATTGGTTCAGGGTTTTATGGACATTTAGAATTAGGTGGAAACTCAACATCTTATCCTGCTTGGGAAATTGGAGTTGAATATAATGTTAATGATTATGTTCAAATACCATTTGAAATAGGTTATAAAATTTTTGTATGCTTACAAGCTCATACTTCATCAACTGATATAACAACAGATAATAGTAATTATTGGAAATTAGAAAATTATTATACTCCATCAATATTATTAGATAAAATATTAGATTTAAATGGTAATCCAATACGTAGTTATGAGAGTGGACAAAAGATTACTTTCCAAACAACAAGAGATAATTATTTAGTTATTGATGATTCAACACATACAGGATTATCATATGCTGAACGTATTGCTTCAGATAATGATGCTATTCCTAATGTTGAATATGTTAATAAATTAGCATCAACTGAAAATCGTTTAGGTATTGATTATCAAGCTATTCAAACAATTAATAAAACAAGAATTCCTTTAATTTTCTTTGATAAAGGAATTTATGGAGATTTTGTTAATTTAAAACAAATATCAATTAATATTAGACGACCATTTTATTCTATTGTGAATAAAATTAATCAAGATACATTAACTTGGGAATCAAATTTATCATATGCTGTTGGTGATATTGTAAAACATAATGAAACATATGATGGAGTTGAAGAAACTTATTATTATATGTGCAGTCAAAATCATATTTCATCATCATCTTTTGATGAAGATGCAGGCAGAACTGGTAAAATATCAATGTGGGAAGATGTTTATGCACAAGGAAAAGATTTTGACACGGGATTAACTGTTGATTTAAAAGATATTAAATATGTTTCTATTGTTGCATCAAATAATGAAGATTCAGCTCGTTTATTATTTAATAGAAATATATTAGATGTAACAAAAAGAGATATTAATGGTAAGTATTACCAAAATTGGGCTACAAGTGTTGAATACAAAGTTGGTGATAGAGTCGCTTATCAGGATAGATATTATGAATGTAAATTGGCACATACTTCATCTGATGCTCACGAATTATTTAATTCAACATATTGGTTCGTTATCCCAGAAACAGGTTATGACTTTATTTTTAACTTTGAAAGAGATTTACAAAAAGTTAATCCAACAACTTTTGAAATTATTGCAGATGATACTGATTATACATTAGAATATAATTTTTCTGATTATACTTTGTATTTGGAATTATTAGATGAAAATATGAATTTAATTAATAAATTCATTCCATTAAGTAATGTTGATGATTCATCTGCGGTAATTCAAGTTTCAACTGCTGGAACAATTTTAATTACTGTTGACTATTTACGTGGTAAAAATAATATTATTGTTGAATAAAGGATATAAATGAAAGTAAGCACATTGTTACAAGAAAGGTTAGTTAATTCATCTTGGTTAAAAGATGTATCTTATTATGGTCGCCGAAATCGTTTTTTTCCAGGTGAAGAAATTATCACATTTAAAGTTCAAAAGAATCCAAAAACATATATTGTAAGAGGTTTAACACGAAAGGATTATTTAGATTGGATTAAATCTCCATCAAAAGGTAAGTTTTATCACGCTATTAAACATAAATTTAATCGTGATTGGTATCTTAAAAATCCATTTAGAATTATTTCATATGCAAAAGTTAAACCTTTTAAATAATCAAAAATCTGCCAAACTTGGCAGATTTTTTTATTTTTCCTATTGACAAGTAATTTTTATATGTTATATTAACCTTATCAAAAACAACAATGAAAGGTTAATAAAATGAAAAAAGTTTCTTTGAAAAAGGCAATTGAAATTATTGGTGGAACAGATATTGAGTTAAAAGCTGGCTATTATTACTGTTCAGGATTTTTTAATTTGGATGGTCAATTGTACTACATTTCAACTGCTGATGTAAGAACTTGTCCAATGACAAATAATAATTTTATTATGTTTCGGACAGCAAAAAATCGTCAAGATTATACTGGTGGAACTAATTTATGGTATTTTAATGAATTGTTAGCTAAAAAAGGCTATGAAATTGGTTCTTGTCGTTATAAAACTGCTTAATATTGAATCTGATTTTTAGGAGTAAAAAATGAGATATTTTATAGATGTTAATCCTGTTTCTGCTGGAGAAAGTGGTTTGATTATTGAAGGTAAAAAAACGAAATTATCTCTTGATAGTAGTTATTGTGATAAATGTGATTTATCATATTCTGACTATTTAAATCCTGAAACAGGTGAGGTTGAAGTTGAAACATTTACCAAAATTTTATTAAATGCTTCAAAATATAACAGAACACTTAAAGAGGAGTTAAAATTATGAAATATATCATTGAACTAATTATGACAGATGAGTATGGTAATACAAATAATGAAGTTTTACCTTGCGAAACAATTGAGGAATTTCAGAAATCAAAAGAAATGTTTGAAAACAAAGAATTAAAATTAAAACTTTATGAATGTAAAGAAATTGAGGTTGATGGAGAAGTTTAATTGAAAAATAAAAAAATAGGAAATTATAAATCAAAGAAAATTATTACATCACATATTAATAAAGAAATAAAAAATATTAAAAATGATATTAAAGAAATGAAATCTTCTTTTATGGAAGAAAGAAAATCTTATTGTCAAATATATAATTCTGAAACAAATTCATTTGTTTTTAAATCATTAAAAACAATAAATGAAAATGATTATATTTCAAAAAATAAATTAATACCTAAAGAAAAACCAATAGAAAAAAGCTGGCATATTTTTTATGATAATGCATTAGATATTAAATTTATTGGTATAGATAATGAAATTCATACAGTTAATTTAATGAATATATTGTTTATTGGTATTGGATATAATAAATTATTTGATTATGTAACAGATTCAGATATTGAAAGAATACATATACCAACTATTCCTCATAATGGAATACCAAAACAACAATTTTTAGTTTTAAATACTTTTGATAATTGTACATATCTAATTAATGAATCTTTTCATTCATTTATGAAACGATTAAGAACAATTGAAGAAAATTATAAACAATATTTTCCTGTTGAAATGAATGATGGAGATGAAAAAATTTGTTGGCTTCAAACTTCTAACGGATATGAATTTTTTGGTAAAGTAAAATTGAAACAAGAAAATAATTGGGAAGATTTTATGTATATTAAAAAATATAATCCAAAGATTAAAAAATTTGAAAATTTAGAAAGAAGAAGGGTTAAATGTTTTGGTGAAAAATATTGCACTCCAGACCGTCATTGTTGGAATGTACCAAATAATTATCCAAATATGTTCTTGACAAATACTTTAATTAATATAGAATATAAAGAAAGAATTTAAAGGAGAATATAAATGAGTAATGATAATTTAGGCGATAGAATGAAAACTTATGAAGCAGTGACAACTTCAACAATGTTAATGCCAAGATTGCCTGTGTATGTTAGATTAGATGGGCGTGCATTTCATACTTTTTGTCGTGGTTTGGATAAACCATTTGATATGGAATTTGTTGCGGTTATGAGAGAAGTTTGTAAAGATTTAGTTAAACAAACTAATGCCAAACTTGGTTATGTTCAATCTGATGAAATTTCTTTGGCTTGGGAAGATATGAGCAAAGCACCATTTGATGGTAGACTGTTTAAATTAACTTCTGTCTTGGCATCAATGGCAACAGTATCTTTTGTTTTGAATTGTATGAAATATCCAAAACTTACAGAAAAAGTTGAAAATCTTAAACCTAATTTTGATTGCAGGGTTTTTCAATTGCCAAATATGGTAGAATTAGCAAATGCTTTTGTTTGGAGAGAAAATGATGCCGCAAGAAATGCAGTATCAATGGTTGCACAAGCTAATTTTAGTCATAAAAAACTTCAAGGTAAATCAACTGCTGAAATGAATGAAATGCTGTTTCAAGAAAAAGGTATAAACTTTAATGATATAAAACCATATTTAAAACGAGGTTCTTATTTTAAAAGAGTAAATGTAAATAAAGTTCTTGATGAAGAAACTTTATTAAAAATACCTTTGGATAAACGTCCTGAAAATGGTATAGTAGTCCGTAGTGAAGTTCAAGAAATGCAACTTCCTATAATGAAAAAAGTTGAAAATAAAGTTGAAACATACTTTTATGATGCTGAACCAATTATGTATGGAGTTGAATAATGGTTGAGTTTAAAGATTTTATGGATTTTGTAGATACTATTATTGAGCCAATGATTATTAAAAATAATGGAAGAATATTGAAATATTGGCTCAATAAAGATGAAAATTTATATGAAAATTATATTGAAGTTAATGTCAATGGAATACAACTTTTTATTAATGATGATGAAAAAGAAATTTTCGTTGTTGAACATTTTCCTGCATCAGGTTCAGTTACTGAAATTCTTTTGATGAAAAATTGTTCATTTGATGATTACTATAATGTAATTAAAACAATTTATAGGATTAAATAATGATTTGGTTTACAAGCGATTTACATTTAGACCATTAAATCAATAAATACTCATATAATAAAAGGAGAAATATATGGGTAGAAAGAAAAGTATTAAAGAACCTAATTATATATGTTCTAATTGCAAGAAACCATTTTTTAGATTTCCATCAACAGTTAGAAATGAAAATGCTGTTTTTTGTTGTAAAAAATGTTTTTATGAGTATATGAAAACTTCTATGTTAGGAGAAAACAATCCTAATTATGGTAATAAATGGGATGAAAAAACAAAACAAAAAGTATCAGAAATTGTAAAACAGAGATATATTAAAAGACCAGAACTAAAAGAATTATGTGCAGTTAATAAAGGTAAAAAATTATTTGAAACAAGTAAAAAGTTAAAAGAATATTACAAAACACATAAGCCAACAATGTATGGAAAAAAACTTTCAGAAAAATCTAAAAAAATTATTGGAGAAAAATCTAAGAAAAAATTTACTACTGAATATAAAGAACGAATGAGAAAGCAGTATGAAACGCTGGGTTATTGGATACCATTAGAAAATAAAGCTGATAAAGAAATTTATTATAAAGAAGCAAATTGGAAACAAAATATGTTTAATTTAATTGATGATGAAAATCAATTAAAATTATTAACTGACTATAATGTATTTAATTCTATTACAAATCCAAAAGGTGTTGTTAGAGACCATATGTATAGTAGAAGAAGTGGCTTTGAAAATGGTGTTTTTCCTGAAATATTAAGACATCCTTGTAATTGTCAAATATTAACAAATAGAGATAATATAATGAAAAAAAGACAAAAATATATTGATGGAAATCACTTGACATTAGAGGAATTATTTAATAAAATCATCAATTATAAAAAAGAATGGTATGAACAAGATTTAGTTATTAAATTAATAGAGGATTATAAAAATGGTAAAAGATGGATTAACAAATATAGAAAGGAGTAGATGTCCGAAGTATTTTTTTACTTCGGACCTTTGACTCCATTTAGACCATACTAATTCAATTAAACATTCAAATAGACCATTTTCATCCGTTCAGCAAATGAATGAAGAAATTATTAAACGTTGGAATAAAAAAATTGATATAAATGATGTCGTATATGTTTTAGGAGATGTTTGTTGGGGTTGGAATTCAAATCAAATTCAACAAACATTTTCTAAAATGAATGGAATTAAATATTTAATAATTGGTAATCACGATAAACTAACACCTCATCAAAAATCAAATGTATGGGCAGAAATTGTACCTTATAAAAGAATTACAATTGAAGATAAAAGAGTTATTTTATCACATTATCCAATTGCGGAATGGGATTGTGCGTGGCATCAATCAATTCATTTATATGGTCATACCCACGGAAAATTTAATTTAGCTGAATTTACAAAATTAATGCCACATCAAAATACTAAATGTATGGATGTTGGGGTTGATACGCATAATTATGAACCTTGGTCGTGGGAAGAAATTAAAGAAAAATTAGAAATTATGTAAAAATGTGTTGACAAGTATTTTTTCTATGTTATATTACCATTATCAAATGATGATAATGGTTTTTAATGAAAGGAATTTTAAAATGGCTGAAGTTAAAGTTGGAGATACATTTTCAAGATACCACGATTGGTCTAATAGCGTATTAGATACTAGAACTGTTACTAAAGTAACTGAAAAAAGTATTTGGATGAAAGATGCTTCTGGAAATACATACAGAGTAAAAAATACTGGTGCTAATGGTTATTATATGCCAATTTTAAAAGGTTTTACTCTTAAAAACTATTTTACTTTTGATGCAAAATAATAGTAAAAGAGAGATTGAAATGATAAAAGAATATATAATTTCAAAAAGAAATCATAAAAAAGTGTTTGGTTTGTGTCCAACGATGAATTTTAGATATGGGTTGAAAAGGTTTAAATATTATCTTGATGAAGATGAGAAATATTTAACTATTAAGACATATTATTCGTGGTTAATGTTTCCATTTATGGTTATTATGTTTATTCCAAGCATTTTAATTTGTGGAATGCCAGAAACATTAAGTTCAATAAAAGAAGTTATATATGGTATGAAAGCTCCTTATTTGGTTGATTCTATATGTAAAACTTTTCATAATGGAAAAGAAAATGAAATGTTCAGTAATTTTATGAAATATGCTAAAAAGAAAGGAAACTAAAAATGTTTAAATGGTTTAAAAGAGATGAAAATTTGGAAGATTATGATGAAGATGATTCTTACACCAAAAGAGATTTTAAAATCACTTTATTAATTGTTTTGGGAATCTTCTGTCTTTGGGGTTTTGGTAATTTTATGGCTGATAAAGTGTCGTGTGCTTATACTGGTTATACTTATGAAAAAAATACAAAACGTCCTATCTTTTCGGAATGTTTAATTCAAATGAAAGATGGTTCATATGTTCCTTTGGAAAGATATATCAATCGTGTTTTAACTTTTAATGATTTGGGAGAATAAATAGTGGCTTGGATAATTAAAGATTGTGAAGCAAAAACTCCTTCATATGAAGTAATTTGGAGTGATAATATTCATAATTTTTATTCAAAAATTGGATGGAGATATGAAGTTTATAAAACAGATACTGTTCATATTCCAACTGATAAAGAATCACCTGTTTTTTATTTTAAAGGGAATAAGTGTAATATAATTACAGGATATGATTTTGCTTATTCTATTCTTGAAAATATAACAGAAATTAAATTTAGTGAAGATGAATTAAATTCTAATCCAAAATTTAAAAAATTGCTTGACTTGATTGAAAATTACAAGTATAAAGATGAAGTAGTTTCTATCACAAAAACATTTAAAAAGAATAGTATTTTTAAAAAAGGTAGAACTAAGTATAATATTAAATTCAATGGATTTGTTGTAGAGGAAACTGACAAAATTATTTCTGAAACAGCAACTTCATTTGTCGTAACAGAGAAGGATAAAAGATATGAGTAAAATGTTTATGTTATTAACAATTTTAACTCCGTTTTTAATTGTAATTTCGTGTATTGCATCAGCATTTTTTGGTGGAGTTGCAGGGTGGATTGTTGGTTTTGTATTTGAAGATACAATTCTTGGAATTTTAGCTCAAATGGGAATTACAAATGTTACAATGTTTCAAGTTGGAGCATTTTTGGGATTTGTAACAAGCTTTTTAAAAGAAACTATTAAAGTATCAAAATAAGAGAGGAAAAAATGTCAGAAGAAGTAAAAGAAAAATTGTTTAGTGAAATTGGAAAAGGTAACGAATGGGTTAGACCAGAACATATTTATGTTATTAAAAGAACTGGTGTTGATTATGCACAGTATTGGTCAGAAAATACTAAAAATTTTGGGCCTTTGCTTGAAGCAACTTCTTATAATGAAATGCCATCAGTTATTCCAGAAAATGGAGAAGTCGTTGAATATAGAAAAATGATTGGTGTAAATTAATTTTTATAATCTGCGAGTGACAGATTTAATCCTAAATTTATTTAGGAATCACTCATTATTTTTAAGGATTAAATATGAATAATATTGAAATTAGTAAATATCTAAGTTATATTTTACGTCATAAACCTGAAAATATTAATTTAAAATTAGATAAAGAAGGATGGGCAGACATACAATATATTATTGATAATTCAAATATGGAATTATCTTACAATATTATTAAAGAAGTCGTTAATACTAATGATAAACAAAGATTTTCTATTTCTGAAGATGGAAAGAAAATCAGAGCTAATCAAGGACATACAACAAACAAAGTTAATATAACTTTTAAAAAAGAGATTCCACCTGTTATTTTATATCACGGAACAAAAGAAGAATATCTTTCATCTATAATGAAAAAAGGACTATTGCCAATGGAACGACAATATGTTCATTTATCAAAAGATATTGAAACAGCTAAAAAAGTTGGTGATAGAAGAAAAGGAAAAACCATTATTTTATCAATAAATACAAAACAAATGTTTGCAGATAATATTGATTTCTTTTTATCAGATAATAATGTTTGGCTTGTTAAAAAAGTTAATAAAAAATATATTGATATTATAACAGAAAAATGATATGTATAAAAAGAAGGACATTAATTTATATATTATAAAATATTTAATAAATTATAAAAAATATTTTTAATTTAAATAAGTAAAAATCATCAATTAAGGATAATTAATGTTTAAATATGATAATAATTGCTATAATGGTGATATTGGAGAAATGATTGTAGCAACTGAATTAATAAAAAATAATATTGATGTATGTAAATCTTTAATGAATAACAGAATGTATGATTTTATTATTGTATCTAATGGTGGAAATGGTAAATTATATAAAATACAAGTTAAATCTTCCAATACATTTGATGGAGAAAAAATTGTATTTAATTTAAAAACAACACGATTAATTCAAGGTAAATGGATTTATAAAACTTATCAAAATGGAGAAATAGATTATTTGTTTTGTGTTAATAATATAACATCTGATGTTTTTATTTTTGAACCAAATGATTTTATTAATAGAACATCTATAACATTAAGATATGATAATACAAACAAAGATAATTATTATAAAAATTATCTATTAAGTATAAATATAAATAAAATAAGGGTATAGTGTAACGGTAGCACTCAAATCTCCAAAATTTGCAGTAATTGTTCAAATCAATTTGCCCTTGCCAAGTTTCCCATTCTATGTTTGGGAGATTACATACATAAATCTAACACACGAATGATAGGGGCAACCATCCAAAAGGCTAATAGGAATTTTCTTAGGTAAGTCGTGATAACCGAAAGACAGAAACAGTAAGACACAGTTGACCTAACCTTGCCCAAGGCTGTAACATAGACGATAAAGTAGTATGTAATCATTAAGCTAACCTTTGTATGTGAATACTTGTTGGATAAATAGCATACGTTAATAAAGGTTATCCAACCGTTAGGTTAAGTTGTAGGTTCTTTTAATCGGAGTGAAAAGAACCTTCATATATGCGACTTTCGTATAATGGTTAATACAAGACCTTGCCAAGGTTTAGATGCGAGTTCGATTCTCGCAAGTCGCTCCAATGCGGTAATGGTATAATGGCTATTACGTTAGCCTTCCAAGCTAAATATGTGGGTTCGATTCCCACTTACCGTACCATTTTATAAGTCTGGTGGTAGAATGGCTATACAGCGGTCTGCAAAACCGTATATCTGAAAAGATGATGCGAGTTCGAATCTCGTCCAGACTTACCTCAAAAAAGATAGAACCTTCTCGTGGTTTGAGGTGTGAGTAAATATTTTTTATTGAAACGAATCTATCTAATTATTGAACTATTATTGAACTATACCAATAAATATTATTGAAAAATAAATATTTAAGGTTCAATAATGTACTACCTAATTTATAAAATAACTAATAATGTAAATAATAAAATCTATATTGGAAAACATCAAACGGAAAATAAAGATGATGATTATATGGGTTCTGGAAAAATAATAAAAAGAGCTATTGAAAAATATGGTATAGATAAATTTACAAAAGAAATATTATATGAATGTAATTCATTAGAAGAAATGAATGAAAAAGAAGCAGAAATTGTTGATGAAGAATTTGTTGTTCGTTTAGATACATATAACTTACAATTAGGTGGAAATCCTGGTTGGGATTATGTCCATAAAACTAAAAAACATTTGCTTGGTGGATATATAGCAGGAAAATTACATAAAGAAAAAATGCTAAATGATGAAAAATATAAAGAAAAATTTTTAAATAAACTTTATATAACAATGAATGATGAAAAATATAAAGAAAAAGTTTCCAGAGGATTAAAATTATATTACCAAGAACATTTAAGCCCTTTTATTGGCAAAAAACATACTATTGAATCAAAAGCTAAAATAGGTAAAGCAAATTCTATAAGACAAAAAGGTGAATTAAATTCACAATATGGAAAATGCTGGATTTATAATGAAGAATTAAAAGAAAATAAATCTATTAAAAAAGAAGAATTACAATCTTGGCTAGAACAAGGTTGGAAAAAAGGTAGAAAAATAAAATTTTAAATTATTGACAATTAATAATTTATAATATAATCTCCATATACAAATTATGGAGATTTTTATATAATTAGGAGAAATTAATGTTTAATTTTTTAAATAAATTTAAAAAGACTGCATATGAAAAAGATGATTTAAATAAAACTGGAAAATGTTTTTTATGTCCAGAAGATGATGACGAAAATATGTTTAATCTTTTTGGTATTGAAGTTTGTGAAGGATGTTATCACGATTTATTAAATCATATGGGTTATAAAAATATTGATGATTTGTTAGATTGTGATAAAAAACAATTGATGAAATTTTTAAATAAATTAGCAAATAGTAAAAAATAATTGTTGACATCATTTAAAATAAATGATATAAATATATTCATAAAAAATAATTGGGCGTATGGCGGAATTGGTAGACGCATCAGACTTAAAATCTGACGGGGGTAATCTCCATCCGAGTTCGACTCTCGGTATGCCCACCAATAATAAACATTGGGCTTGTGGCGGAATTGGTATACGCAACAGACTTAAAATCTGTCGGGAGTATTCTCTTGTGGGTTCGAGTCCCACCAAGCCCACCAATAAGAATAGATATATTTGCATATTAAATGTGAATATATCTATTTTTTTATAAAAAATGCTTGCAAATATTCAAAAAAATGTTATGATATTTTAAAATAAAAAAGGATATTACAAATGTTAACTATTAATGATATAAAACAATATATCAAAAAAAATACAGATGAAACAACACAATATAAATTAATTCAACTTATTTTAAAAAATGACTTATATACATTAATTGATATTATTGAAGAATTATGTAAATACAATTCTAATAAAGGTTTGGCAGGAAAATTTTTTGAGAAACTTTTTAAAGATGTGTTTACAATTAATCATAAAAATATCAAAACCATTACAACTAATGGAAAGATTGAAAAAATTTATAAACCAATACCTTGTTCAGGTAGTCATAATGGTGATATATCATTTTTAATTGAAAATGAGTGGTACATTGGTTCATCAAAAATTAATATTTTAAGCAAAAGTAAATCCACACTTTCTGTAACTCATAGTGAAATTTCTGCTGAATTGAAAAAATATTCTAATGTATTAAATGTTACAAGACACGGACTTATTTTTACATCATTACCTATTAATATTTTAGAGTTAATGAAATCTTGTATCGAAACAAATGATGTTTTTGATTTATCTATTGTATTTTTAGATATGAGAAAAATTAATAAGCAATATATTACAAAAAATGAAATATATAATTCATCAATTAAACTTATTGACTTTAATATGTATTATGTTAAAGCTCAAAAAATAATTGATGAATATGGAGATGTTGAAAAAGTATTCAATACTATATACATAAATAATTCACCTATTAAATTAAGATTAAGACAAGAAGAAGCCGTAACAACTATTTTAAAACTTTTACAAAATGGTAATAAAAGTGTGTTATTAAATATGCCTTGTCGTTCAGGAAAAACAATTATCTGTGCAGAAATTATTAAAAGATATTTTGGTGAAAACTATAAAGGAAAAACAATAGTTTATCAATGTTTTATTCCTGAAATTTATGATGGTGTAATTGAAGATTTTAGAAAGATTTTTTCTTCTGATAAAATTAATATTTGTACTAACTTAGATAAAAAAATTAAATTATGTTTAGATAAATTAAATGTTGTATTTTTGTCAGTTCAATATAGCTATAATTCATCAATTAAAGCACAAGCTAAAACAATCTATGAACAAACAAATTTATTTGTTTATGATGAAGCTCATTTGGCTTATGGTTCAGAAAAACAACAAAAAATTATTAATTTATTACCAAAAGATTGTAAATTAATTTTATGTTCGGCAACACCATATACAAATTCATTATATGGTAAAAATGGTTATATGTTTGATGAAATTGATAGATTGAATGATATTTGTAATGGTAATATGGATTATTACAATAATCCAACAGTTATTTCTTGTTTGTTTCAACCAGAAACAAATGCTATTGATGTTCAATATAATTCAATTTCTGAAATGGTTGCAAATCCTATCCATCTTGAAAAAACTTTAACTTCTTCAATTAATACATTAAAGAAAGGTATTAAAATTGATGGTTTTAAAAATATTATTCGTAATCATTTTAATAATAAAACGATTTTTAATGATGAGCCATCAATTCAATATCCAACCAATATTCAAATGATTTGTAATAATTGTGAAGAATTAGCATTAATTGTTAAATGCTTGCAAAAATTAGAAAATTATGGTGTTGATGTTGATTTTTCTTGTACAAATAAAGATATAATGGAAGAATTAAGTAATCAAATTGATTTAAAAGCAATTGATAGAGTTAATAATTTTTTTGATTGTTTTAATGGAAGAATAAAATTTTTCTGTACAGTAAAACAATGCACAATTGGAACAACTATTAAAAAAAATCACGCTATTATTATGATGAATGATTCAAAATCATTTTCAAACTATATGCAATGTATGGGGAGAGTTCGCCAAGCATTTAAAAACAATGATGGAAAATATCAGCATATTACTTTTTTTATTGACCCATTAAAAGAAAGATTTCTTCAAATGGCGAATATATCTATTGCTTCAAATGGTAATGGAAATTTTACAAAAAATAATAGAGAATTAAAATATTTGCTTTCAACTTGTATGGAAATTCAGTATCAAGAAATTAATATGATTGATGAAACAAAACTTATTAATCAAATGATGGATGCATATTATAGCCCGAAATGTATTCAACACTTGTTTGATTCATTAACAAATGACATAGTATTTAAACAATTTGGAAGTTTAAAAGACTTTACATTTGAATTTTTTACTAAAAAGAAAAATAATAATGTATTTGAACCAAAAATAAAGTATACTAACGGCATTGATGTTATTAGTATTGAAAATAATAATAGACAAGATAAGTCTATTGAAGTTTCAAATGAAAATAGAATTTTAACAGAAAAAGATATTGAGCAAGCTAAAAAGTTACTTGATATGCTTTTATCATATTGTTCTATGATTTTAATTACTATGAATATTGATGACCTTTTATTGGTTCAAGAAAAAGGGATTGTAACAGGTATAAATGATTTTTTAAATCAGCCATTTAATAATAAATTATTATATAATGTTTGGTTTCCAAAAGAATCATATAAAAATAGTGAAAGTTTTTCAGATATTATTAATAACATTGATAAAATTATAGATTCAACTGAATTTATAAATAAATTAAATCATATAAATAATGCATTAGTAAAAACGTGGGGAACACAAGAATACTATGCTTTAAAAAGGATTATAATGGAAAACAATGCTATTAAAGAATTTGGAGAAGTGTTTACACCTGAATGGTTAGCAAATAATATGATTGATTTAATACCACAAGATTGTTTAGAAAATGAAAATTCAACATATCTTGAACCGTGTTGTGGTAGTGGAATATTTTTACAATTATTGCTTGAACGAATAATGAAATCATTAGAAAATAAAATTCCTAATGAAATAGAGCGTGTAAATCATATCATAACTAATCAACTTTATGGGGTTGAATTACAAGAAAAGAATTATATTTTAACTCTGGCTAATATGTGTAATATGGTTAGAAAAATTTATCAGAAAAATAATGTTAATTTTGATGAAGATAAATTTTTAACAGTTATCAAATCACATTTACATAATGGTGATGCGTTAACATTTGATTATTGGGATAAAACAGATTTTACTACCATTATTACAAATCCACCATATCAATTACAAGTTAATGAACAAGGCAAAGGATTAGGAGCTATCCCTCTTTATAATAAGTTCGTTGAACACGCCATAAAATTGAACCCAAGATATTTAATAATGATTATTCCTGCTCGTTGGTTTTCTGGTGGTGTAGGATTAAATGATTTTCGAAAAAAAATGCTATCTGATACAAGAATCAAAAATATTGTTGATTTTATAGATTCTAAAATTTGCTTTCCTAATGTTGACATCAATGGCGGAATATGTTATTTTTTAAGGGATAATAAATATAATGGTTTATGTGAATTTTCTAGTGTCACAAAAGATGGTGTACAAAAAACTACTCGAAAATTGAATGAATTTAATATATTAATCCGCCGTAATGAAGCGTTATCTATTGTTCATAAAGTTGTTTCAAAAAGTAATTCTTTTTTATCAAAAGACGGTGGTTGCAGTCCTCAAACTCCTTTTGGATTTTTATCAACATTTAAAGGAACAGAAGATAAAGTATTACCAGATGATTGTGAAATTTTAAGTAGCTCTGGTTGGGGTTATGTTGAAAAAAATAAAATACAGAAAGGTAAAAATTTTATTAACAAATTTAAAGTTTTAATTTCAAAATTATCTTGTGAACACGCAGGTAATCCTGATAGAAATAGTATGTATAGAGTTTTAAGCAGAATGGAAATTTTAAAACCCAATCAAATATGTAATCAATCATATTTAATTATTTGTCCTACTGATACATATCAAGAAACAGAGAATATATATACATATTTAAGAACAAAATTTGTCAGATTTTTAATTTTACAAACATTATCAGGAATGAATATTTCTACAAATAATTTTCAGTTTGTACCTTGGCTTGATTTTTCTAAATCTTGGACAGATAAAGAATTATATGAAAAATATAATTTAAATCAGAAAGAAATAGATTTTATTGAAAAAACAATTAAATTTATGGAATAAAAATATTTTGTTTTAATTTTATATTTAAGATATACTAAATAAACTAATTGGGCGAATGACGGAATGGCATACGTGTTAGATTCAAAATCTAAATTTTGTGGGTTTAAGTCCCACTTCGCCTATATAAAAATTATTTAGGAGATGGAAATGTTTAAATTTTTTAATAAAAATAATGAAAAACTGGCAGATAAGATGTTTAAAAAGAATGAAAAACAACTTATGGACGAACTTGGTGAAATTCTTTATATAAGCGGTGTTCATCCAATGGATATTACGGATGATGAATTAATTAGTATTCAAAAATCATTAAATAAAGCTATTGAAAATCATACAATTAAAAAAAATAAAAAAGTTCAAAAAACTAAACAACTTTTAGATAAAATTAAATTATTCTTTAGCAAACATCAGTTAAAGAAAAAACCAGTCATTAGAAAAAATGTTATAGATGATGTCAAAAATGATACTAAAAATGAATATAATAAAGTCGTTAACCAAATTATTGATTTAAATAGTAAAATTGCTTATTCTGAATGTAGAGAATCAAAAGATAAAAACAAATATATTGATGTAAATGATTTTGCATTAGATGATTTTATTAATAAAAATCAAAATGAATATAATGAATATTTTAATAATTTACCAAAATATTATCAAGATAATCAAGTTAAAACAAGATTTCTTATTAAATATTTGAATAAAAAAATGAAAAAACAATTGCCAACAATTATGAAAGAAATTTATTCTTTAACAAATTGTAAATGGGTTGAATATAATGATGAATTAACAAAGAAAAATTTAAATAATATTATTAAAGTTGTATATGATAATTTTGACCCTGAAAATATTGCTCTTTCAATACAAAGAGTTGACCGTAAAGACTTTGTTGTTTTAATTAATTTTAAATTAGGTTTTAAAGTTAATGACATTATTTGTGTTATTCCACAATCAAGCTGGCTTACACCTTTAGATGATTTTTCAATAGTAATTGATACAAGAGTTATGAATGAAATGTATGAACAAACAAATGAGGAAAATAATGAATAAAAAAATTATTGGTATTTGTGGTTTAGCAGGTTCGGGTAAAGATACAATTGGAGATATTATTGTTGGTAATATCTCCAACTGGGAAAAAATGTCTTTTGCCAGTCATTTAAAAGATGTAACATCTTTATTATTTGGTTTTGATAGAAAAATGCTTGCAGGTGAAACTCCAGAAGATAGACTTATAAGAGAACAACCTGATAAATTTTGGTCAAATAAAATGAGTAAAGATTTTACTCCAAGATATGCATTACAATTTTTAGGAACAAATCTTTTAAGAAATCAATTACATCAAAATATTTGGGTTGATTGTCTTGAAAAAAAAATTATGGAAACTAATAAAAATGTTGTTATTACTGATGTCCGTTTTCCAAATGAAATTGATATGATTAGAAATATCGGTGGTGAAATATGGCGTGTAGAACGTGGTGAATTACCTGAATGGTTTAAAGAAGTTGAAGATTGGGGAAAAAATTCAAAAGCTTGGGATAATTGGATGACAGAAGAACTTTGGAAAAAACTTGAAAATATTCACGAATCTGAATGGAAATGGGTCGGATATGATAATCCAAAATATATTATTAAAAATAACGATACAATTGAAAAACTTAAAGAAAATGTAATAAAATTGGTAAAATAGATAATTAACAAATATAAAAAAATATTTTGACATTAAAAATTAAATTATATATTATGGTGATTGAATGTTAGATGATGACGAACCAGATTTCCATATTGAATTAGGAAAATTTGATTCATTTGATGATGAATTAGACTGGGAAAGAATTATCTTATTCATCATCATTTTTATTATTGTATGGAGTTTATTTTAATGAAAATAAGAATAATTAGTGATTTACATTTAGATGTAAACCAAGATTACCCATTAATGTTACCTAATAAAGATAGAGGTACTTTTACACTTATTGCAGGAGATACCGCTGGTCATTATCGTGATTATATAGATTGGATAAAAGATAATTGTCCTTATGGTATTTTAGTTGCTGGCAATCATTTAGTATATAATAATTATGGATTATCTGTACAAGATTTAAAAGCAGACCTTCGTCAATATTTTCCAGAATGCTGTACAATAAGATTTCTGGATAATGATGTGTACACTTTTATTGATAGTAATATTATGATTATTGGGTCAACTTTATATACTGATTGTCATTTAAATGGTATTCCAACATATAGAGGTAAATCATTAATTGAAAGAGGATTGAATGATTTTCGTCTTGGAAAATATTTTAATGGAGAAAAATTAGTAAGATTGAATGGTGACCATCACGTTCAAATGTTTACTGAATCATTTGAATTTATTAAAAAAACTGTTGAAGAAAATCCAACAAAAGATATTATAATTGTTACTCACCACGCTCCATCTAATCAGTCAATAGCAACTTATTATAGAGATAGTAAAGTTAATTGTGGTTATGCTTCTAATTTAGGTGGATTTATTATTCAACATCCAAATATTAAATGTTGGGTTCACGGACACGTTCATAATTATAATAATTATCTTATTGGAAATTGTCGGGTTATTTCTAATCCACGAGGTTATGTTCGGTATGGAGAAGATTATAATTGGAATCCAATGTTTTATTTAGATACGGATACTTGGGAAACTTCTTTTGATGAAGAATGGTTTAAAAGAGAAATATCTGAAGAAGAAAAACAAAAAAGAAAAGAATTAGATGATGCTTATAATACTTTATTTGGAGCAATGATATGAGTCAAATTGATTTATATCAAGGTGATTGTTTAGAAGTAATGCAACAACTTATTGATAAAGGAATTAAAGTTGATGCTGTTATGGTTGACCCGCCGTATGAAATATTAAATAAAAAATGTAAATGGGATAAAATGATTGATATTTCTTCAATGTGGAATTGTTTAAATTTATTAACAGATAAAACAAGTCCTATATTATTATTTGCACAAGAACCATACGCATCATATTTAATTTCTTCAAATGATAATTTTAAGTATAAATGGTATTGGGAGAAAACTCAAGCAACAGGTTTTCTTAATGCTAAAAAACAACCATTAAGATGTATTGAAGAAATATTAGTGTTTTATGAAAAGCAATGTATGTATAATCCTCAAAAAACTGATGGGCATAAACCAATAAATTCATATACAAAATATTTAAAAACTGTTAATAAAAGTGTTGTTTATGGAAATTGCTCTAAAGAAATTTCAGGGGGCGGTAATACAGATAGATTTCCGAGAAATCATTTAATTTTTAAAAGTGATAAACAAACTTGTTATTTACATCCAACCCAAAAACCATTAGCATTAATGGAATATTTAATTAAAACATATACAAATGAAGGAGATACAGTATTAGATTTCTGTATGGGAAGTGGAACAACAGGTTTAGCTTGTAAAAATTTAAACAGAAATTTCATTGGAATTGAGTTAGATGAAAATTATTTTAATATCGCTAAGGAGAGAATAAATGGATAAATTACAAAAATGGAAAGAAAAATTTGATGGTCTTAAGTATGACCAAACAGATATTATTTATGAATGTATGGATGAATTAAAAAATGATAATGTTGTCATAGCATTTGGTGCTTCTGATGATTTATTTGAATTAGTTGGTGCTTTAAATGAAGAATATGATTGTTTTTATAATGTACAGCTAAATTGGTTTTCTGATAGCAACGCTTTTGTTTCTTCAAGCAGAATTGATGAATTGTTAAATTATGTTGAAGATGAATTTTATGATTTGTATGATACTATTGAGAAGGTTATAAACAATAGCAGACATAAATGTTTACCATATATTACTATTAAACATCCACAAGGTGTTCAATTTGAATATGAAACAAATATTCCGTGTATATGGTTTAATATTTTTGATGTAAATTCTTTATTAGAAATAAAGGAAAAAGATAATGAATGATTTACATACAAAAGAATGGTATAAAAATTATGCTGATGAAAATGGTTATAAGTTAGGTAAAATTTTTGATAAAATGTATGATGCTGTTAATAAATGTGATGGTTATTGTCCTTGTAAATATGCTATATATCAAAAAAATAAACCTGATGAATTAGAAGATATTAAATGTCCTTGTATATTCATTCAAGAAGATATGGAAAAAACAGGTCATTGTCATTGTAAAATGTTTGATAAGGACAATAATGAATAGAAACATTTTAATTGATGAACAATTTAAAATTAATAGAGAAATTGATTCAATATTAAAAATTGCAGGATGTAAAAATAAAGTAAAATTTTATAATCTTTTTGAAGAAAAATTTGGTATTAACCGAATCGCAGGATTTTATAATGTTTTATCTGGTGAAATAATAGAATTACAAGATGGACAAACACATAGTGATGATGAGTTTTCTTTTACATATGAAGATTTTGATAATGGTTGGGTAAGATATGGGATATATCCCATTCCAACTAACACTTTTTTATATGTTTCGACAACAAAAAGAGAATTTGCTAATAAATGTATAAAATTTATTGAAAACAAATATCCCGATAAAATATTTTCTAAATATGAAATTGAATTAATGACAGGGCCGAATACTGACTCATTATTAATTACTTTAGATAGTGATAAAAAACTGTTAAGAGAAAATAATAATTTTATATTTTCATCAAAAAATATTTGGTTATTGAAATATTTTAATATTGATGATATATTTAATATATATGATTTATAAGGAGAAAAAATGGTTAAAAGTTATAGAGGTAAAGAAGTTGATATGGTTTCTTTAGCTAAGAAAAATGAAAAAACAATTGCATTAGGAAATGCACATATGAATGGGCGTGGAGATAGAATTGGTAAGGGTGGAAAAATTATTGAAACTCGTGAAGAAATGTTAGAAAAGTATTATAATGCTAATACAATGCAACAAGCACAAGTTAATTTAAAAGATTCTAATGCTAATGAACAAATTGAAAATGAATTAAAAGAATTAACTGTTGAATCTTTAATTGAAAATCAAACAATTAAAGTTGCAACGCCAAAGAAAAAGAAAGAAGTTCAAGAAGTAATTATGGATTCGGAAATTAAAGAAGATAAGGATTAATAATGATTGATTATGGAGTAACTATACCAAATTATATTGAATGTTTACCAAATTCATTATTTGTTAAAAATATTGAATATGGAGAAAGAACTTTAAAATCTGGTTTTATTTTACCGCCTGAACAAATGGATTATGAAGGAAGATTTGCAAGACCACGATGGGCAAAAGTTGTTTATAAGGCTTCTAATATTAATTATGTAAATGTTGGGGATTGGATATTATTACGGCACGGTCATTGGAGTACATCTATGGCAATGACAATTAAAGGTGAAGATAAAACATTATGGTATGTTTCTCCTAAATCAATTAAAGAAGGATTAATGGCAGTTTCTAAAATTATGCCCCAGCAACTTAAGGAATTTGGAATTGAAGATGAGTAAGGATACTGATTTAAATAAATTATTAAAAACTATTGAACGATATGAAAAAGCTTTAAGATTTTATGCTGGATGTGGTCATATTGAGTACGATACTGAAACATTAAAATATGCTTATATGAATGGCGGTAGTAGAATTATTGAAAAAATTAGAGATAGAGGAGAAGTTGCTAGACAAGCATTAATAGGAGAAAACGATGATTAATTGGTTAAAAAAGTTATTTTCAAAAAAAGAAAGAGCATTATATTATGATGTTGTAATATCAAATGATGATGCTAAAGAATTAGAATATTATTGGGAATCATTGTATTATCATTCATCTTCAAAAATGAAATTTAGAAAACAATTATTTCCAAGCCTTATTAAAAAAGGATTAAGATTTTATTCAGATTCTGGAATTTTATTTGAAGTTACAAAAGTAATGGCAGATGGTGGAACAATACACGCTAAGAGAGTATCAGATGAAAATTAAAACCTTATTAAAAGAAATTGAAAAATGTAAACAACAATATCCTGATTTTGAAGAATGGGAAGTTTATACAGAACAATTTGATTTAGCTGTTCCAGATGATTTTAGAAGTATTGAAGAAGAAATTCAAGTTCAAAAAGAAGATTCAGAAAAATATGGATTACCCTTTAATCAAGAATGGATTGATTATTTAAAAGATTCAGAAGAAAAAATCAATAAATTAAAAGAACAAGGATGGCATTTTGTATATACTTCATTAGGTGATGTTTTAAGAGAAACAGGATATTTTAAACTTCCTGATGGTCGTGAAGATGGGTCAGTTGCTTGTTGGGAAAAAGAAAAAGTATTTGGAATATTTAATAATATATAAAAAGGATTAAATCAATGGAAAGAATTACTGTTATTAAAGCCACTAAAAGAAAAGATTTGTGGGATTTTAATAAAAATAAACCTATTGAAGATACCACACCTATTGGTTTTACAATGGATGTTGATGGAGCAGTTCCTGAAAGTTTTATTAAATGGACACCAAATAAAATTTTTGATAAACGAAAATATCCAGAATTATATGCTTTATTTGGAAAAGACCATTTACCAAATGATACTGAATTAAAATGTTTTGTTCAAAAAAATTGGGAAAACTGGTATGGTCAAAGAAAGAAGAAATCTCATCCATTTTTAACAATTATATTGACAATTTTATCAATTATAGGTATAAGTTTAGCAACACTATTTTTTATAGGGTAAAAATATATGGAAAATTATTTAATACGTTGTAAAATTCCTTATCGTGGAAATATAATCTATGTTCCAATACAACAGATGGATTGTAGAGGGTCTGGAAGATTAAATACTATTTTAATTACAAAGAAAATGGTAGAAGAAGTTTGTGAAGTTGAGGATGTTAATGAACGTAGATTTTTACAAGCAATGCAAGATGAAGGTTTTGATATTAATTATTCAGAAAACTATATTAAAGGCGATGCATCTATTGTTATAGATGTAATTGATATTCAACAAATTTGTGAGGTATAATAATGGTAAAATTTAAGAGTTGCTGTTTTCAAGCAGACAAAATAAATGCTAATGGTAGAATTTATTCACAAGAAATTATTGAAAAAGTATACCAAGATATTCAAGAAAATGATATTCCTCTATTGTATGAATTACCAGATGACCCTTATGATTTTGATAATATCTGTGGAAAAATTGAAAAAGCATATATTAAAAATAATGAATTATGGATTGAAGGGTCAACATTTGATAGTCAAAATGATATTATAGTTGCATCTATTAATGATGTCATTTCTAATAAAAAAATGCCTGTATATTGTTGTGCAACTGGCATAGGAGAAGTTGACAATGAAGGCAAAATATCTAATTATAATTTGACGGCAGTTGCTTTATGTGTTAGTTGTTCTTTTGATACAAAACCATTAGAAGTTATTGAAGAAAATGATAAAAATTCTTAAGGAATTAAAATAATGAATGATAAAGAATTAATGGTAACGTTTGCATTTAGATATTGTTTAGGAAGAAGTACATATGCTCCTAAAACATTTTGTGATTATGTTATTAATGAAATTGGTTTAACTAATTTGTCTGAATTTTGCTTAAAATCAATGATTAAAGAAATTGTTGAAGCGTCTGAAATGCAACGAATTGGTGATTTAACTGATGCAAATGTATGGTATAATTTTATAGATAAATTGAATGAACATCTTAATGAGGGAAAAAATGAATCAAATATTAACTGAAAAATATAGACCAAAAACTGTAAATGATTTGGTATTTATTAATGATGAATATGAGAATAAATTTAAAAGTTGGGTTGCTAATGGGCAAATTGATACACATTTAATTTTCTTTGGGCCTCCTGGAACAGGAAAATCTTCATCAATTAATGTTTTAATAAATGAATTAAAACTTGTTGATTATGTTCGTTTTAATATGTCAGATAAAACTTCTATTGATGATATGCGTAAAGTAATTGATTATGCTTCTGTACCACCATTTCAAGAAGGAGTTATTAAATATGTTATTTTAGAAGAATTTGAAAGAGCTTCAAAGCAAGCTCAAAGTTCGCTAAAATTTGTTTTGGAAGAATATTCAAATTGGTGTAGATTTATTTTAACAACTAACAATATTTCACATATTGATGAAGCAATAACTTCTCGTTGCCAACGTTATCATTTTAATACTTTAAAATTTGAAGAATTTGTTGGAAGAATTGCAACAATTTTACAAGATGAAAAAATTACAGTTCAAAATATGAATGATGTTGTTAAATATGTTGAAGTTTATCAGCCAGATTTAAGAGCTTGCATTAATGCAATTGACCAAAATACAATTAATAATGTTCTTCAACCATTAAATAATGATGCCGCATATTCATTTGATAAATTTAGTGATATTGTAACAAATATATCTACAATGTCTTGTTTATCAATGAAACAAAAATTAGCACAAACAATTGCTATGGAAGAATATGAACCATTATATCAGTTTATGTATAATCATTTGGAATTAATATCAACTGATGTTAAAAAATATGATAAGATTTTAATAACTATTGCAAAATATTTATATCAACATAATTTTGTTGCATTTCCTGATATTAATTTTATTTCTTGCTTAATTGAAATTAAATTTATATTAGAAAGCTAATTTCTATTGACAAAAGAAATTTATGTGTTATATTAAGGTTATCATATTTTAGATAACCTTATTTTTTAAAGGATATAAATGAAACCTTATGGATTTTGGATTTCTCCTGATAACAAAATTTATACAATAATGAATGATTTTGGTCATAAAAAATTTATTGAAAATTTATTAGGAGAAACATATGATAGTGATGAAGATGCCACTACAAAAACTTTAGAGTTAGGCTGGATTAGAATTGTTAATGGCAATCAAACATTAATGGTTGATTACCGATATATTCAAACAAGAGAACAATTAAGATTATTAAAAGAAATTAATAATCAATTAGAATCTGATGGATATTTTCATAAAGATTTTATTTTATCTTATGGATATGATTATTGGAATTTTGATACATTTGATAAATTAATTAATCATATAAAAAATCGTTCGTGTTAATATTTCATAAATATTACTATATATAATGGAGAATAATATTATGGATGTTTCACAAATTAAAGACAAATCAAGAGATTACTCATTTGGATATATTTATGGTCGTAAATTTATTGTTGAAAATAAATCAGTTGACCAAATAGAAAAAGTTATTGAAGATGCTAAATTAAAAAATGCTGAAATGGCAGAAGGTTTAGCTGATGGTGTATATTCGAAATTAACAGAAAGTTTTGAAATGGAAACAAAATTAAATGAAATTTCTGACCCAGTTATTAAAAAATTGTTAGAAGGAAAACCTTTTGATTCTGATGTTAATCCTTGGATGCAATTACAATTTATTAATGCTAATTTACCAGAAAATGATGAGTTAACAATTAAAGCAGAAGAAATTTATCGTGCAATGGAAGATGGAAAAATTGATGAAGAAACTGCTAAACAAAGATTAGGTAATGTTGTTATGTTGGCTCAAAATAAACTTTGGGGTAAATAAAAAACGCTCCCATAGGCTAATTGTATAAACCATAACGCTACGGACGTTAAATTGGGGGTTAGAATCCCTCTGGGAGTGCCAAAAAAATTCTTGACAATTAAAAAATAAGTTTCTATAATACCTTTAATAAATTTATTAAAGGTATTTTTATATGAGTTTAACATTAAACGATATTCCTGAAAAATCAACTTTATTGGACAAATATTCTTATAAAACTAAAATTGATAATATAACTGTTAATTTTAGATGTTATCATTTTTTTAGTGAATATTTTAAAGAAATGTCAACATCAGTAGATGCTGAATATTCAGTAAATGATTTTCATTATGTTTTTAAGAAACGTTATGATTCTAAAATGTCATTGGAAAATTTTGATATAGAATTTAACAAAGATGTACGAAAATTTGAAAAAATTATTTCATATATAATAAAAAACTATGATTGTGAGGAGAAAATTGATGAAAAAATTTGAAATTAAAGTTGGACAAGTTTATCAAGAATTAAATGATAAATTTGTCATTACGCATATTGATACATATAATTCAAATCAAGTTGGTTATAATACTTTAGGAATCCATAAATTTTATAATAATGGTAAAGTTGAATTTGAATCATATCCATTGACTGGCGATAATTATTCATATATTTCAGAAGAAAACTTTATTGAAGAATATGATAGTTGGAAATCTGCTATTCAATCTTCAAATTTTTTAGATAGAAGTCTTAAAGTTATTGAAGTTGCTAATGAAGATAGTCTTAAAATGCTTACTGAATATGAACTTAACTATGTTGTTTATGACCAGCATTGTATTGATTTTGTATTTTTAAAAGAAAATACTGTTCTTAGAATTAAATCAAAGTATACAATTAATAAACATTGTAGTGATATTGCCGAGATTTTAGGTAGAAAAATAACTGATGTGTATATAGAACATAACGGGGTTGATGATTATTTAATATTACAGAGTAAAGATTGTGATGTAATTTTCTTTATTTCTATCAATAATGAATTTGAGATTGAAGTTGAAAGAATAATAAAAAATGAAGATAATTAAATTAGTTATAAAACCAGAAATTAAACGCCGTGATTTAACGGCACTTGAATTATGGTCAAATCCTTTATATAAGCAAAAAGTTATTCCTTCTAAAAAGAAATATAATAGAAATAAAATAAAAAGATTGATGAAACATCAATGGAGCAAAGATAATGATTAAAAATTTATTTAAAAAATTTTACTTTAGTGAAAATAAAATAAGTAATAAATTAAGAGCTTTTAATTATCATAAAAAATTAAAAGCAAATAAAAATAATTTCATTATTAAATTAAATAAAGAAATAGAAAATTTTATACAAGAAGAAATTGTAAGTGTTTATATACAGAATTTAAATAGATATAAGTGTTATTTAAATGATTCTTATTGTGTAGCTCATATTTTACGCTTTTCAGATAGTTGGACATTTATAAATTATTTTAAAAAACATCCGTTTTGTAGTTCATATAATTTCATAAAGAAAAGTGATTATTGGAATTTTAAATCATTATATTATCATTTAAGAGAATTTGAAAATTTAAATTATACATTTAGTAAATCAGTTCTTGCCAGTATTGATTTAACAAAAATTAATGGGGAAGTATTTACTATAAACTTTTTAGAAGAAAATTTTAATTTTCTAAGTATAAAAGAAAAAGATATGATAATTATATGGGAAGATGGAACAAAAGAAATGTTTCAAAAAATTAAAAAGAATTATATTGAAGAAAAAGCTCAAATTATTTTTGAATGGGGTAATTATTCTTGTAATTATTTTATTGAAAAATTAAATAAATTTGAACGAAAAATGAAAAAACTTGAAAAAATTTAAATTTTCCTATTGACAACTATTTTCTAGCTGTTATATTAAGCTCATCAAACAACAAATGATGAGCTTTTTTTATAATATGAAAGGAAAAATAATGGAAAAACTATCAAAAAAAGAAATACAAGCAATTGATGATGAAATTGTTGAATTGTTTAAAAAATATGTTCCAGAAGTTGGAATGTGTGAAACAGTTGGTGGTGAAATTATTCGTGCAATTAATCGTCTTGGGTATCGTTGGTGTAACGATGGAGATAAATTTTTTGTTGGTTATGGAGTAGAAACTTGTGGTAGTGATGCTCTTTATTTGGCAGATAAAGGATTTAAAAATCAAATTAGTAAAATGACTTCATATTATTTTGATAGTAATGATGATGATTATGAAAATTCTTTAAATCAGTTGACGAAAGATGTTTTAAATTATGTAAAAGAAAATCCTTCTATTTTTGAAGAAAAAAATACCGATGATTCTCGTTTGGTATTTGCCGAAAAAGCTGATGAGATGTGGGGAGAAGATGATGACGAGTCAGATTATTAGTCTGACGATGATGATTGTGAATGGTAATTGTTAAAGAAAGGGAAATAATGATGAAACTTCAAAGAATCATTGGTAATGTTATCATAAAAGATATTAAAACCAGACAGATTGTTGAAACGATTCCATATAATATGGTTGTTGGAAGTCGGAAAATGGTTAATGCATTTTTTAAAATTAGAGGATTGTATCAAAAATACAATACTAATAATTATGTTGTTGAATATCAGTATAATTCAGTCGAAAATATACCTTTTGAGTTGGATTATGGTATTCGCTCAATTGGAAAAATTATTAAAAAATAATAGGAGTATGCTATGGAAGAAAAAACATTAGAAGAAAAATTGAAAAAACAGAAAGAAAAAGAAAAACGTGATTATGCTAAATGGCTAAAGAAACTTAATGGATTTTATCGTTGTAAATTTAATCCAAACGACAAATATTCATATCGTAATTATAAAGGTATTTTTGAAAAGGAATAGAAAAATGAAGATGATTAAAAAAATTCAGGTTTTAGGTTTAACAATTTTGGTTGCATTCTTGGTTGGCTGTGTTAGTTGGTTTGCTTTTAGCAATTCAACCGAGGTTAAAACAGTTAATGGGGTAGAACAGACGTTTCCTATGAAATTGTCAAATGATTTTGAAATTATTGAAGCTCATTTAGATGAATACGAACTTACAATTTTTATTAAAGATAAACATACAGATGAAGTTTATGAAAGTACATTGCCATCTGAAGATTTAGAAGAAATAGTTTGTAATTTAAAATATCACAATGCCGAAGGTTCTTATAATGAATATCGTTGTGAAACCGAAGAAGATATTGTTAAATCAATGATTACTGAACTTGGTAAACAGACGATTGAATTGATTAAAGAAGAAAAGTAATAAAATTTTTCATTGTTGTTATTCTAAAAAATCCACCAGCAATATTGCTGGTGGATTTTTATTTCAATAAATATTTGATATAAGCAAAAGGTATTAGAATGATAGATATTTCAAAAGTACAATTAAATCGTATATATGGATTACAAACTTTATTAGGCGGATTTGCTCCAACTTTTAGATTTGTTCATATTAAAGAATTAGATACTACAATTAAAGGTAAATCATACGCACAATTATTTAGATTAGGAAAAACTAATTGTTTTGATAAATCTACAATTGTTATTGAACCTTGTAATATTCCATTAGTATTTAATAATGAATTGGTTAATTATGAAAATTATGAAGCAAAAGAAATTAATCCTGTTTCAATATTAGATACTGGTTCATCATTACAGGCAGGAAAAACTTATTACATTTATATTACTTCTGATAAAGAATTAATTTGTTCATTAAATGCGGATGCTCCAATTGGTTATACCATAGCAAATACTCAATGGTTATCTTCATTCCATACTGTTTGTGCAAATGTTGGAACTATTTCTGGTCATTTATTATCAGGATATAATGCAGGTGATATTTTACCAAATTCAGTATCTTGTATTTCATTCCGTCCGAGATTTGCTGATGTTGATGGTATGGCATATATTGATGCTATTGATAAATGGTGTGATATTTATTTACAATCAGGAACTGGTTTAAATACAAAATCAGTATTTGGTGGTACAATTACAGATACACGTTATTATCAAAATCACGTTGAAGATTTATTTTCAGTTGGAAAACATTTAGCAAATGATAATGAATTTACTGTTTATGCATTTGGTTCAAATCAAGGAACTGCAATTTCAGGTGCGGCTGACCCTGTAACAACTGGTGGACACGTAGATACTGCTGGCAGAAGAATGATTTCTGTTTATGGTATTGAAGATTGTTGTGGTGCTTTATGGCAATATTTAAATTCAACTGGTGCATCTGGTGGAAGTGGTTGGACAGTAATTAATACTGATATGGGTAAAGGTTCTTTTTACGGTGAAGGTTTCGTTTTGCGGGCTGGTGGTGATTGGTATGATTCCTCTTACTGCGGGGTTGGTTCGCGTACTGGTGACAATTCCCGTGCTGCGATGGCGATCCTTTCCTCGGTGCGGGGCTTGACAGCTAATGCTAAAGGATTTGAGTGATAAACTCAAATCCTTCTTTTTTAGACCGCCTTGTGCGGTCTTAATACTATAAGCAGGGCATCCTTGTGATGCCCAACTCTATTCAAAATAAAAATAATTCCGTTTTGTATCTTTTTTCAATACAGTTTCAAAAGGAAATATTTTTGTATTTTCTTCTTTTTCTAATTGAGAAATTTCTTCTAAATCACGAATAATAACTGATGCTTTTGTAATAATGATTTTTTCTTCATTATCATAACGTAAAAAGATTTTAACAGTTTTAACTTTTTTATCATCATCTTTCTTTTTACAATATTCCCAACCAGTTATTGTAATTTCTTTATTAATAAAATCGTTTATTTTCATTGATAACATTTTATTTGTATGTAATTTATTTTTAAATTCTGAATATCTCATAATTATCTCCCTTAAGCTTTCTTCTATTTTATATTTTTTCATAAATCTATATGAATCAGCGTGTTTACACCAACCATAAGAGCTGGCAACTTGCCCATTCATTCTAAAAAGTTCTTTTTGTGTAAGATTACAATTATTCAATTTATATTGAATTTTTAATAATCTTTTCTTAACTTTTTTAGCAGTTCTTTTTCTAACTAAAGTATATTGTGGAAAATGCCTATATCCAACAAAATCTACACCTTGCTTTGTTTTAAATAAATCACATTTACTTAATTTCATATCAAGTTCATTAGTAACAAATTCAATTATTTTTTCTTTGCACCAATTTAAGTATTTTTTATCATTAGAAAATAGACAAAAATCATCACAATATCGTAAATAATTTTTACATTTTAGAGTATGTTTAACAAACATATCCAATTTAGTCATATAAATATTGCCAAAAATTTGCGAGGAATAATTTCCAATAGGTATTCCTTTACTAGTATCTTTATTATGGCTATCAATAATAGCATATAAAGCATTTAAAAATTTTACATCTTTAATTTTTCTTGCTAAACAATTTTTTAATATGTTATGATTAATATTTGGATAAAATTTTGAAATATCTAATTTTAAACAATAATCATTATGTTTAACAATTTCTTTACATCTGGCAGAACATTTATGTTGACCTTTATTTTTACGACAACAATAACTATCATAAATAAATGTTGGCTCAAAAATTCGTTCAGCAATCATCATTGATGCCCAATGATAAATTCTTTCTTCAATCCGAGCAACATATATTTTTCTTTCTTTAGGTTCATAAATTGTATGTTCTTTATAACCTTTAAATTCAAAAGTTCCATTAATTACTTCTTGGCGAATTTTTTCTAAATACTCATCACCTTTTCTCATAATAGCTTTTACACAAAACTTTTTAACTTTGCCTTGCAAAGCTCTTTTACGAGCAATAAACCAATTTTCTTGAGAAGTAAATTCGTGCCATAAATTATTAATTCTTTTCATTTATTTTACTCTTAATAAAAAATAATATGTTCAAATTCTTTTACTAATATCATTTTTTGGTTTTTGATATTTAGCCTGTTAAGACAAGGTTCAAAATTCAGCTAATGCTCAAAAAAGAGATTATATCAAGCCCCGCACCGAGGAAATGACAGCCAAATCAGCACGGGAATTGTCACCAGTACGTGAACCAACTCCGCAGTAAGATGAATCATACCAATCACCACCAGCCCGCAAAACGAATAAACTTTGAACCATTAATATTAATATAAAA